TGTTATCAATGCTTATCTTATGCGTATGGCTAAGACATCTTTTGCTATTGCTTATGCTGAATTAGTTGGTAGCAAGAAAGTAGCTATTGTAGCCCCGGGCAATGCCAGAATCTTCTGGGAGAAGGAATTCGAACGATTAGGTTTTAAAGAAGGTAAAGATTTCATATCCATTCGTAATTGGGCAGATACAAAGAGTAAAGCTAAGTACCATTTATATTCTTATACGTGGTTAAGACAGGAAGACGACCCTTGTTGGAAAGCACGTCAAGATTGGGCTGGTAAGCTAAAGCCATCCACTCGTGATGTGAAGGATAAAATTACTAAGCTATGGACTGCTATAAAACTAGAGAATCTATGTCCACACTGTAAGCAACCATTACAAAGGTTTGTTAAATCAGAATCTTCTGAAAAGATGGAATGGACTAAGTCTAGAGGCTATAGATGTCTTAACAAGAAATGTTCCTATGTTACAGACAATAGGGAAAATATTGGTAGTGCATGGCAATCTGATAAGTTGATCAAACATACTGGTGGGTATGTAGATTATGAATTAGCTGCTCATGCAAACTGTTATGACTGGAGGATAAAAGGACGTTATTGTCCTAAGTGTCATGTAGCTGATGGTAATTGGACACCCGGTAGATACAAGAGACTAATGAAGAAGTATACATTAGTTATACCAGATGAAATACATAACTGTAAGGACGATCTTACACAAAGTTCTAAAGCTACATTTAATCTAAGATCTCGTAGGAAAATAGGATTAACTGGAACTTTAATCTCTAATTCACCAATGGACGCTTATTGGCCATTGCATTATACACAGAACGGACCAAGCTCACAATTCCCTTACTTTAGGGGAGAAGGTGAAAAAGAGTTCGACTATAAGTATTGTGATTCTGTTACATTAGAACGTTCAGCAGGTGTGGAAACCGATAAGAATGGTAAACAAGTTCAACTAACGAAGCTTGTTAGAAAACGTGTTCCATTCCTGAAGAATCCACCAGAATTCTGGACCTTCATGGCTAGTAAAATCATTCGTCGTAACTACGAAGATCCTCTATTTAAGAAAACTCTCGTAGCTAATGGTAGAATGATGCCAAAAGCAGATGTACAGAAGGTAGTCTGTCCAATGGATCCATATCAGGCGGCACTAATGCTGTCTTCTATCAAAGATTTTAAGAAAACCTTTGAGAAGATGGCTAGTGAGGCGGATAAGAAGAATCAACAGATCAATTCTACCTTAGTCATAAGTCAAATGACTACTATGAAAATTGCTTCTACTTGCCCAGAGATGTTGAACGAGAAGCTTGGTAGGGAGATATATAAAGGAGTCGCTGGCGGTGGAAAGATGTCGCAGATTCGTCAAATAGTAAGTGATAAAATTGAGGAAGAAGGTAAGGTCCTTATCCTTAGTGATTTCCGTGCTATGCATGAATCAGTGTACAAAAATCTATCCTCTGGTAAAACCCCTCTGTTGAAACCAGAGCAAATAATCAAATTCCAAACATCTTGGGATGATGAAGCAAGAAAAGAGAACTTTGATAAATTCCAAAGTGATAAAAACGTAAAGGTCTTTATCGCTGGTACAAGAGCAATCCGTGAGGGTGTAGACTTGTCCGCCGCAGACACAGTTATTTGCTGTGATTTGCTATGGAGTCCAGCGTTCCAAACCCAAGCTTGGAGCCGTGTAATGGCTCCACAGACTAGGGAGAGAACTTGTGAAATTTATATCATGTTGTCAAAGAACTCTTTAGACGAACATATCTTCAATGTGTTTTATAGTAAGATGGTTGCTGCTGAACAAGCGTTAGATCGTAAAGTTGGTAGTCGACGCGCAAGAGAAGTAGATATCCACTGGTTCGTAGAGAGAATTCTAGAAGAGGAACTATCTATTCAAACCTATATGCGTGAAGCTGGTGGTGACACAATGTTCGTACCAGAACTAAACTTATCTGACTTTGAAGATAGGATGGATTAATGATACAACTAACTAATAACCAAACTACTCCAAAACTAATTCTTACGAAAAGAAATAGTTTTAAGGGAGAGGTAAAGAACTTAGAATTCCCATTAGTATACGGGCATACTTGTCCTGTATGTAAAAATGTGATGCAAGCTCTATTCAAAACCCCTACCCCGATAAATCTTTGGCCTTACGAAGAGACAGACGTCTTATCTCAGGGAGCAAAGAATGCAGGAGAGTTGTTAAAAACCTTGCCTAATAACAAATCTGATTATGGGGAAAGCTGCTATGAAGTCAGCTTTCACCCAGCAGGTGGTGGGTCACAGAAAATTCGTCTGAAGAACCATATTATGCGAGTTAGAGCATTAGCAGAAAGACAACTCACTGGAGAGGGATTGTTCGAAGTTGGAGAGAGGTGTTGTCCAAAGACTGGTATCTTCAGTGTTAAACAATCTCTCTTAATAAAGGATTTCTGCTTGTTTTCTATGGTGCAATCTGCTAAACTGAATTTATACAATCTACCAAACATCGATCAGATTATAAAGGGAGACGATGATACGATAGGTCGACTAGTCCCAGCGATAGGTGAAGCTCCACCAGTTATTATCCTTGACCGTGGTAGGCTAGTAGCTGGGTTTAACTTCTATGTTGAACCCAGATTAGAGCAATATAAGAAAAAAGCTACTGGTAAGTAGCAGAACTCCTCAAATATATGAGGACATCTTACAATTACAACTGCTGTTCAGGAAATGGAGCTGTGGTTTAGTTCATCAAAATGTAGTACTATCTTAGGTCTCATAAGGACTTCGCAAGAATTGATACCAAGGGTGTATGAATATATCAAGAAATATAGGAGAAATATCTTGAGTTGCTTCCGCACGCAAAACACAGAAATGAATGACAAGGTGACTCTTTGTGACGCCTTGAAGTCTTTGGGATACAAGCCAGAGGTTAATGACAAGAAGGAAAGCGTTCGTGGTCACGGTTCTGAGACCTACAAGGCTGAGATCATCCTGAAGAAGGAAGATATCGGCGATGGTGGGGATATCGGATTCTCGATGGGCAAGGACGGCAAGTACAATGTAGTTGGTGATGAGTACGTTCTACGTAAGTCAGATCACAAGCTATCTGCTATCACCAAGCAGGTAGTTCCAGCCTATGCTGTAGCTAAGGCAAAGAAAATTGCCAAGAACGCTGGCATGGAATTCATTGGTTATCGCCAGGTAACTAAGAACGGAAAGCCCGTTCAGCAACTACAATTCCGCCACGTATAATCAGTTGTGGGGCTATATGCAATGTATAGCCCCACTATTTTATAATAGATAGTAGAAGGATAAAATGTCTGCTTACAGAACACTAGATACAAATATGTCAAATCAAGAATGCCTTGTTGATTCCTTAAAGGAAATGAAATTCAGGGGAATTAAAGAAGGTGAACAAGCTAATCCAGAATCACACGCAGAGGCTCAGAATTTAGAGGGCTACCACGGTGAGAAGAGGAAAGATACGGCAGAGATAATAATTAGACGTAAGGAAGTTGGTAATGCGTCTAATGATATTGGTTTTAAGAGGGGTCCTGATGGCAACTTCAAAGCTATCATCTCTCAGTTTGATTCAAGTTTTCACAACGAAGCTTGGATGAAACAGTTGAAACAGAAGTACGCTGAGAAACATGCTAGAAAGATAGCTAATGGTTCTAATCTTAGCTTTCAGGGGAGAACTGTAACCCCACAAGGTGCTATAAAACTAACATTCAAGGTGGGTATCTAATCTAGGATACCCTATAATAAGGAGAAAAGACATGGCGGATAAAATTGTGACAGTTGAAATAGATGGTGATGGTAACTTCAGTCTGGATTTAGAGGGCTTTAAGGGTAAGGGCTGTAAGGACGTCGCGAAGGCTTTCGAAGCTATGGGTAAGGTGAAATCTGAGACTATCAAATCAGATTATCACAAGGAACAACCCAACGTAAACAAGTTGAATGTAGGAAAGTAGACAATGGATAAAGTCGTATTAGTTCGCGAAGAATTAGTTCCTCCAACAGTCCTGACGGACCCAATAGAATGTCCAAAATGTAAGGGGCACACTCTTACTTTGCGAGGCGAAATACGCAGAGATATCCAACAGGAAGTTGTTGATGGCAAAAGTATTAGTAAAACAATCTCAGAGGAAGTAGAAATAACCTTGGGGGCTATAGAATGTCACAATTGCAATATCAACTTCCTGATAACTTCGATGGATCAGTGGGAACTACATCTCAAAATAGCCGAGCTAGCAGAAGAGCTATCGAAACATACAGGGAAGGGCAAACCATGTTAGTCTACAGTAAAATTGATTCGTCAACTGCCAACGGCCCAGGGAATCGGGCCGTTCTTTGGTTCGCTGGTTGTTCACTTGGGTGTCCGGGATGTTGGAATCCTGACACTCATGCTTTCGATAACAAGAAAGAAACTTATCTATCAGAGATTATTGACTGGGTAAAGGGTCTTAAAGACGTAGAAGGTATTACCTTCTCTGGCGGCGAACCTTTCCAGCAAGCACAGTTCTTGTACTTGTTATGTGATGCTATTAGAAGAGAGCGACCAGATCTAACTATAGGTTCATTCAGTGGTTACACCATAAAAGAATTAGAGACTGGTAAATTCAAGTGGAAGTCAGCAGAAACTGGGGATTGGAAGGCTGGTAGCCCAGAATTATGGTGTGCTATCAAGAGCTTATTGGATTGGGGTGTATTTGGCAGGTACAACCAGTTAGTTAGAGCTACCTCTGACCCACTTCGTGGTTCGTTGAACCAAGAAGTAGTGTTCTTCACTGATAAGTATTCAGAGAAGGACCTTCAGCCTCAAATCATGGAAGTTATCATTGATGAGGATGCATTAACACAGATAACTGGCTTCCCACCGGAGAAGTTCTTGGAAGAGTTCGCCCCAAGTAAGCCAACTACAATGGATCAATTATTAGCACAGCACACCAATGCTAAGAATTCAGACGATCCGGGCGATAACTTGGTACCTGTATAATGAGTAACCCAACAATCTGTGATAGTTGTAAGAATGGTGATCATTCAGCACACGATGAAAGTGTATGGGCATTAGGCTGTCAAAATAATTATTGTGAATGTCAAGCTCCTCACCCTAGTAGAGTTGGGCAAACATTATCAACTCCAAACGGAGCGGCTCTAATCGCGGCGGAGCGGCAACGGCAGATCACAGTGGAGGGTTGGACGCCAGAACATGACGATGAACACAGTGATTGCGAATTGACCGCTGTTGCCAAGTGTTATTTGTGCGCGAACGGTTGTCTGCACCCAGAGCGCGCTCCATTAAACGAGATTTTCTGGCCCCCAAAATGGAGTGATGAGTGGTGGAAGCCGTCGCCTGACCCTATCCGCAATCTCGTGAAAGCGGGTGCACTCATCGCAGCAGAGATTGATAGACTACAGCGCTTGCCCGCTGCCCACGAAGGGGAGAAGAAGACTAAATGAATCTACCAGAAGAGGTATTTCAAGCAGCTAAACAAGCGAGTATCAAAGCACTGAACGAAGCGGGATACTCATACAGTCCTGAGTGGTCAGGCTGGCGTATCGTTATTAAAACCGCAGCCGACCACCTACCCGGCAAGCTACTGGAGCCACCAACACCGGAGGAAATAGGCGACGCTGTCGAAACGATAGAAGCCACAACAGGTAAGCAGTATGGAGGCTTGGCCACCACGATTCTTCGTGATTTTGTTGCCTGCCGCAATGATTCCCTTGTGCCAGTCAATAAGAGGCAGGAGATATTGCTTAATAAGTTGCAGTATTTTTTCCAAGGTAGTAGGAGCTTGAAAAAGGAAGCCGCTGACGCAATCCTCGCCGCCCTTGACGCGGCAGAAGGGAAGAAGGGATGAGTTACGATCCAATTTGGTGTTCATGCCCACCAAAGAAGCGAATCCTGAAGTATGGGGGAGATTGCAAGCTGATGTGCGCCCGTTGTGGATTCTGGATTAACGAGAACGAGAAACCTCCAGAGCCTAAGCCGAGTTTGATCCAACGGATAAGGGAAGGGAAATTATGAACGTCGAACATTACACGAGCTTTTCTCATTGTCCGATGTGCGGGCAAGCCGCGATCAACGGGAATTTTCTATGTGGGTGCGTACCTGAACCATCGGTTACCACCAGCAAGCTTGGCGGCAGTATCCCGAAGATACCGGACGCGCCCGACGTATCGTGTGAAGCGTGCGACCGTGGGGAGAAAACGATCACGCCTCCATTCAGTTCGATTCTTGGGCCGGGGCTTCCGGTGCATCATCCTAGCGGGATGTTGTGCTCAAAGTTTCTGCCGAAGCTACCGGACGCGGCAGGAAAGAGGAATTCATGAGACAGGAATTTGAGCTATCACAGCAGCAATTGGATCGCATCCTTGGCGCGAGTAAACCTGTTCCGTACATCGCTGTCCAGTGCGGGGAGCCATCTAGTCCGCAGGAGAACGCTAACAGAGCGTGGCAGTCCGTTGCACTGGAACTCGGGTTTGTATGGGATTCCGCCGAACCTGTACGCAGCAAGGGTGATCGGTTTATAACAGCGGAGGCCATACATCAAACACTACCGCCCTGCAAAGGAAAGAATTGTGGCTGCACGGATGGGCGCAGTCACTCACCGGAATGCCTTGCGGAATATGAGATTGCGACGAAGATACCGGACGCGCCTTACGAAGACATCTTCGGAGGAAATAATCCGGAGCACGACAAGCGGTTCGCAGAAGAGAACATGCCTGACCCAGCGCGTGGAATAAAGAAGTCGGAGGCCAGCCCAAAGCACGCTTACGCGCACCTCGATGCATCTAACATCCTGAAACGTATTGTCGAACATGATCCGGCAGAGGCCAACCAGCCCGCGCCGGAGCCGATCGTGCAGCCTGACCCGAAGGTAACGCCGCCAATGACTTGCGATTGCTGCCACGGAAAGTTGCCGTGTGCTGCACATGGCAGTCCCGCACCGGAGACGACTGACCCCGAAGTAGCACCGCGCAAGAAATGTAACTACGTTGGTGCTCCGGCCATCTTTGCACTCGAAACGGCGTGCCGCCAGCTCACCGAGGCATTCGGCGGTTGGGGGTGCTACCTTGTCGGATCATCCCTTGATCGTCCTGACTGGCGTGATGTAGATGTGCGGTTCATCATGTCGGACGAACAGTTTGCCACAGAGTTTCCCGGCGCTGGTAGATGCTGGGAACAGGATGCGAAGTGGCTGCTGCTGACTGTTGCTATTTCGGAACGGCTGTCAAAGATTACAGGACTTCCGATTGACTTCCAGATTCAACCGAGGACATATGCCAACGAACGACATAGAGGATCACGGATTGCGCTGGGTATGCATATTGGAAAAGAGGAAACAAGATGACTGCCCCGAAGGTAACGCCAGCGGAGCCGATCAAACGATACCGTGTTCTGGTATTCAAAGGCGGCGATGAAATACAAGCTTACGAGCATCCCGAAGGTTCTTTCGTACTCTATCATGACCACGCCGCCTACGCTGCCCATATCGCCGCCCCGCTGGAGGCCGAGAACACCACGCTCAAGGCCCGCGTGGCGGCATGGGAACAGTGGCGAGATTTAGAGAAGGTTCGCAATGCAACGGCACTCGCAGGAGTGAGGGAGGAGAATACCGCGCTCAAGGCCCGCGTCGTAGAGTTGGAGGCGGCATTAGATAAGCTGGCGCGTCTTGGCAACGAACCGGACTTCGGAAATAGCAGGGGAAACGAGATTGCGCGGGCGGCGCTTGCCGGGAAAGCCAATGGAGGGACGAAGTGAAGCACGAGGACGTGAAGGGATAAACTATGGCATCAGTAGTTAAAAACAAAAATTATGGCTTATGCGACTTTTGTAAGAGTCTTATTTCTAAAGAGAAAGGTATGTGGGGAATTTGGGTTCATGAGAATGGTCTGAAATATTGCTCAACTCCAATCGCTAAGCCACGAGTAGCTAAACCTACAAAGCCTGACGGACGAAAAGACTCAGATGATGATAATAACTATGACAAATTCGACCCAATTGACCCAAACTTCTTGTAAAGGGAAATATAATGAGTGATTATGAGTGTCATGGGCAATGTTGTATGAAATTGGATGTACCAGTACACCCGGTACAAACGCGAAGAGTGGTACATCAGTCTGCTCGCTGCCCACAAACGGTAACTATACGAGCTTATGAAGTATATTGCGCAGTGTATGGAGAACAAGCAGCCCTCGTTACAGGAGAATGCCGTGGTGGCTTTAGTGCTGGTGAACTGATAGCTTTCCTATATGCTCATTCATTCCCACAAAAAGAATGGCGAGCACGCGTAGAAGAAGCATTACACGGTATGACACAGCTATAAATATTAATTGTTAAATGTAGGTACAATATGAATATATACACAGAACAGTTAGTAATTATAATTATTTTAATATGTAGTATGATTGCTGGTATCGCTGGAGCGGACTTCACAAGACTAGGTGGTCATCTTTGGGAGTTCTTCCTCAGTGTAGGATGTTTCTACTTGGCTTTATTTTTGCTTTGGATAATGCATTATTTAGAATTAGAGAAAGATAAGGAAACAGAAGATGAAGAAATATGTTAAAGATGGACTTCCACATGACTTACCAACACCAAAAGGTACAGTTATAACTACTGGTAAAGGGTGGTATTACATAGAAAAGAATAGCATTGATTTATATGTCCAACCAGAACATGGTAATCTTTACCATACCAAAATTGGCCGTAATAGGCTATTAAAGATGCTTAGTAAAATGAAACCAGTGAAGAAATAATATAAGTTAGGTGGCGGTATGCGTTCAGATGAAGATATTATACAAGTTAGGATGACTCTTGCAGCTTCTATTAGTCTTGATATGCAACGCATAGAGGAAGATGACTCTTTAGTTTGGCAGCAAGCTTCTGCTGATATGGATCTAACAGACCCGGATCAGAAGAAACAAGCTGTCTTTCGTTATTTAGGCTTATACATAGCAAGAGAACTACTACTAACAGGGTGTCCCTCAACAAATGGTCCTGGAGAAACATGGCCTATAGAAATGGAGATAATAAAGTATGGCATTTGCGACAGTGAAGAAGCAGCAACCGGAACAGCAACCAATCCCGGAGTTCATCAAGACGATCAAAAGTGATTATAGATCCAAGATTGCCCACGTATTCATCGTTCATGGTAACATCAACGATTATTGTGACAACACAGGAGCCAGACAACCAATTGATCGTACTATAGCGATCGCTATGGACGATAATGTGGCTCGTGAAATTAGAGGCAGTGTGTCTGACAAAGTGGGTCGTGGTATACAAGATGAGCAGGAAGTAAAAACAAATCGTAATACCACTAGGATATTAGCTTCTTTTAACCTGTCCTCTGGACTAGAGTTTGCTAACAAGAATAGTCACACTGCTTGGGTAGACACTATGAAGTCCTTCTATGGGGAAACGGTAGAGAACTGGCCGGCTGGTTGGGATAAACCTACCCAGATAGAAAATTGTTGTTTAGTTTTACAACGCTGGTTCATAGCTAATAAAGAAATTCATCGTTCTAACGAGATGAAGATAATGAATAATCAGGCTACTCAACCAGAGTTGTTGTTGACTGTGTTGTTTACCGATGGTGATTCTTTGTTTCCTCAGGGGGATATAGCACAATTATATGCCGATCGCCCACAGATTGTTCATATCCGTAACTGGGCGAGGGATGAACAGTTAGGTAACCGTAATAGAATCATTATTATGACACGTCACTTATCTGAAATCCACGAGTCCCTTCGTGGAGGCGGTGTTGGTATCTCCACTATTCTTATTGGAAAGCCAACAATCACAGAACGTGAGGAGTGGCTAACCAACTTCAGCAGAACCATTGAAAATAGTGTAGCTGCTAAGGGCAAACCTATGGTTATAGGTAGTAATGAAGTCTCCAAGGTGAACTTGGCTACTGGATTTGATCTCCATCAATTTGCTGTTCAATCTGCTGGTATGTCAAGAAGACAGATGGAATTTGTAATCATGAAATCTTGGCTCACTGGAGAAGCTATCGACTTCCGTTTGGTTCGTGAACAGAAGCAGAGAGCTTTGGAAGATGAATATCAAGGCTTGGTTGAGTTCTTTGAGCCTGAGTATGGCTTTGAACAAATTGGTGGGCACGAACACTTGAAGAGATATTTCCAGCGTAAAGTTATCATTCCACTACAACAAGGTAATGCTCGTCTATGTACCCGTGGTATGTTGATGACTGGACCCCCGGGTACAGGTAAAACTGTCATTGCCAAAGCTCTAGCCAAGGAAGCCAAGATGAACTTTATGATTGGACACTTGGATCGTCTATTCGGTGGAATTGTAGGTGAAACCGAACAGAAGACACGTAAGTTCTTGGAAGCTGTAGACTCTGCTGCTCCTTGTATTGTATTCCTAGATGAAATGGATTCAGTACTAAGTTCTGGTAGGACCTCTGCTGGAGATTCTGGAACTTCCGCTAGAGTATTTAACTCTATCATGACTTGGTTGTCAGATGAATCTAGAACTGGTAGGGTTGTAGTAATCGGTGCTTCTAACCGTCCAGATTTACTTGACGGTGCTCTGATTAGGTCTGGTCGTTTTGATGCCAAGGTGCCAGCGCTACCCCCTCAGAAGGGTGATAGTAAGGGAAGGCTTGACATCTTGGCTGCGTTACTTCGTAAGCATGGTGTAAAGTTTGCTAAGGAAGTAGCAGCTACAGAGAAGACAGCTGATAATGGTTTAGGTCGTCTGTTGTATGATAGCAAACGTGTTTGGACTGGTGCTGAGATTGAAGTTGTTCTGAAAGAAGCGTTAGACAATGCAGCGTTTGCTGGTAGAGTAAAGTCAGATGGTAAACCAGACTATTCCATGTCAATAGCAGACTGGAATCAGGCTATGGACGATATCCTACCTAACACTGAAGAAGTTGAACGTATGACGAAGCTATCGCTTATCTACGTTGACCACCTAGGTTATTGCCCACCTGAATGGAGGGCACTAGCCGCCGACAAAGCTGCCTTGCGTAGAGAACTTGGGATACGTAGCAAGGGTGGTGAGTTCGGAGACGATGATTAACTAAAGATGGCAGTGGTTAGTTCCACTGCCATATTGATTTAAGGAACAGATGTCAGAAGAAACATTAGTATCAAATTATACTTCGCAAGCATTAAATGCTACGATAAACATATATTTGGACAAAAAGTGTATGTTTTATGCAACAATAGGAAATCATCGTTATGAAGCTACTTCCTTGGCAGGAATTAAAAAGGCGCTTAGCACAGAATTAGCAAAATGGCCTAATGTACTACAATGGGTTGATGTATTAATATTATCCAAAACAGAACCATATCACGATAGGTCTTGTGCAATAGATACCAATTTTTCACACATAACTAGATTTAATAATCAATGGTATCGTTGTCAATATACACCAGATAATGAGATGGCCCGTGCTAATTATATGATACCTTTCCATGAGATGCCGATATCAGAAGATCCACCGTATCATACAAAAGATATTGCTGTGTTACCTTACAGTCGTGACTTGGAAAACAAATTGTTCAATCTGAGGGAGACTTGTAGACTTGTGTGTAGACAAGACATACAAACCATTATTACCTCTCCGGATACTAATAAAGCTGTTGATTATTGGATTAACTTCTTTGCTTCCAGAGACATAACCAAATATCAAATTTAATATCTAGAATCCTAGGATATCTGGTATAATTAATATATCTCATTGAAAGAAGCCCAACTAAATAATGGCAGAATTTCGTTTGTTTCCATACATCGATACAGCTCTAGTAGTTCAAGAATCCCACGATGCAAGGAGTTCTAATACCCCTGCTATCTGGCCTTCCGAAGCCTCAGCAGACCGTATCGATAAAACTGTATCAAATATTTATGGTACCTGTAGACGTAAAGCTTACTTACGTATGACAGGTGCCCCAATTACAAACCAAGTTGATCCTATTGGTGCATGGCGTTGGGTTACTGGACGTCTTATAGAAGGTACGTTAGTAGACCTGTCTAGAGCCACTTCACCTACAATATTCGCTGCTAACGGGGTAAGAACCTTCGTAGAAGAGTTCTATATGCCATTAGAATTAGACTTGGTAGTTGTAGACCCAATCACTAAGACAGGTTGGATTTGTGAATGTAAAACGTACTATGGCTGGATGGCTGGTAAGGATATAAAGAATGGCAAGCCTAAGATAGAGAATGTAATGCAGCTTGTCATGTATCTAAACGAAGTCAAGAACGGCGCACGATTAAAAGCACTTATTAAAGAGGGCTTAGAGGATAGAGCTTCAAGCGCAAGATCTAGAAATCGTATAGAAGCTAATTTAGACATAGTTGAACAGATGAATGACGGCGAGATAGGTGCTAAACTAATTTATATATCTAGAGATGATTGCGCCCGAACTGAGTTTACTATCAGTATCGCTGAAGACTTTGATGGTGCTCATTACCCAGTAATAGATGGACAGATGTGGAAGATATTCACAGTTGAAAATATTTATGAACGGTATAGAACTCTCCAGAACTACTGGTTTAGGGCTAGAGAAGAAGCAGAGCGACGTCTAGCAGAAAAAGGTATCCTACCGCCTCCTAGTTTGAACCTAGTTAGAGGTAGAGGAGATCAACAATAGAGAAAATTGTATCTATGGATAATCAAAATAACATACCTTTGGAACTAAATGACACAGAGAAAGCAGCGAATGCTGCTTATTTAGAACTGCTAGCAGCAGAAGTTCGTTTGCTACCAGACAGTTTCCTTCCACCGGCTGAGTATGAATGGGCTTATTCTCCTACTAAGGTAGAGACTTTAGCTGCCAGTGGAGAAATAGGGAAGACTAGATATCAAGACTGGAAGAAGAAGAAACTAGGTAAAGATAGAATAGGTGATTGGCAATGTTTATATTGTGCTTATAAGTCTATCTGTGTACCAAAACAGAACCCTAATTGGGGATACCAGCTTTACGATATTTCTCAGATGGATATAGAAACGGAATAAGAATATAATGTTGTATTCGATTTTAGATGTATTAAAGATTAACAAAGAAGAGGATTTGTTCAAAGCTCTTGGAGAATTCGAGACAGAATATAAGGCAACGTTAAAGCCTTTACAAGATAAACTGAAAATGCAGGTTCTTACCCAAGATGTTCCACAGCTCGAACTACATATGACTTATGTAGAATCTTGGAGAGATAGAGTATCTCAGTATTTGTCATTATCCTCTGCATTTGTTGAGCATGGGAAGTCGTCAGACTTCCTATTGCCCTCAAGTAAGGGTGTAGGGGCTGCTGATAAAGAAGCATACATGAGAAAGATGACTAGTGGTTTCATTCCTATCAAGTTATATTTGGAAGAGCTAATCAGATCATTAGACTCCCGTGTGAATCTATGTAAGAAGATATTAGGTATTGAAGGCGATGGTTTCAACGGTCGCACAAAGTTTAATTAGGATATAATGTCAAAGACAAGTAAAAAGAAGATTGAAAACCCTGAACTAGACTCCCATTTTGAAAAGGAACTGGCTGAGAATGGTTTAGCTGGGTTCTTCCGTAAGATATGTGACCGCGTAGATATGACTGTGGAAACCTTGACAACAGGTCTCCCACGTCTAGATAAAAATCTACATAGTGCAAAGCCTGGGTGTCCACTAAGTAGACGTGTAGAAATTTATTCTAAAGACCCAGAAGTAGGTAAGACTTCAATAGCCCTACAGATAGGAGTTATGTGGCAGAAACTAGGTAAACTAGTTACTATTGTAGATATAGAAGACACTATTACAGAGGAATATTTAGAGGAGCTAGGTTATATTATGAATCCTACTCTTGAGTCAGGTATACATCCTGTATACCTAGCTAAGGGGTACGACCCAGAAACTGGTGAAACAATGAATGGAGAAAAGATAGTTAATTATGTAGGTCTTGTCTCCAGAATTTGTGATTTGGTAATTGTGGATTCAATGGCTGCTTTAGCAAAGAGAGTAGATTTAGAACGAGACCCGTCAGACCCAGCACAACCGGGTGGTATAGGTAAACTTATGTATGATCACGTTCGTAAGTTTACTCATGTAAGGGCTACTGCCCTATGGATTAATCAAGCATTGCCACAGATAGGTGGGTATAGTCCTCAGGGAGTACGGTATAAGACCTCTGGTGGTAACGCTATGCCATTCTTTGCTACTATAAGGTTAGAGTTACGATTGGTCGAAAAGATAAAAGGTAAGAACGATGAGATCATCGGTGTAAAGATAGACGTATACACAGCAAAGAATAAGATCTCTGCTCCTTATAAGCATGTACTACTTTCTTATATAAATGGTCGTGGATTCTGTCCTATTTGGGATGTATTTGAGACCGCTAAGCAATCTAAAATCATAGAGAAGAGTGGTTCTTGGCTCTCCTTCGGAAATGTAAAATTGCAAGGGGATCTTGAATTTTACAAACTTATGTGTGAAGACCCAGACTTCCTAGAAACCATTAAAACAGCTATGGCTCCTAAGGAAGTAGTTGAAAACGACCAAGAAGAAATTGTTAACGAGGTACCTGTAGAAAATGCCGTGTAACATGGCAGAATATTGTGTTAATTCCCCCTCCAATGCTGGAGACAATCAGTTGTGTTCTATTTGTAAATTGTCTCCAGAAGGATCAGATTTAACTGTTAATTGTTGGGAGCCCACTACTCAAGCGCGTAAGACTAATAATCGTAAGCATCCAGTGTTAGAGAAAGAAAGATTACAGAAGAAACGAGATGACCACTGGAAGAAGGTACGAGATAAGCAAAACTCGGACCCAATACGCAAAAGGGTGGCTGCCCAAGCTGCTCTTGCTGAAAAAACAACTGAAAAGAATATCATCCGCAGCACACGTAACTCTGGTAGAGTAAATAAAGACGGAGATCATGTAGCACAAGGCTGTATTACTTTAGATACTAAACACCAATCAGGACGAGAGAATCCTGTGATATGGTTATCAGAACTAGCTAAAGTAGGAGAAGATTCCAAACGAGCTAGTACTTTATTTGGAGCGTTAGTGATAAGAAACAAATTTAATGTAGGAACTGTTGTATTAGCCGAATCTGATTTTGCTAGGTTAATAAAGTGTCTGAATCCCAAGGGGAATAATGAGTAATGTAAGACATAACCTAGATCAGGTTAAGGAAAGAGTTAAAGAGTATCTACCTCAGTACCTCATTCAGATGGGTGTACATGTTAATGGGAGAGGTCTCTTTAAGTGTATTAATCCAAGCCACAGTGATAACAATCCTTCCTGTGGAATAGTACCAGAATCAGACAACAAGGTATTCCATTGTTTTGCCTGTCGTTCCGTGGGAAATATCTTCCATGCGGCTGCTTTCCTTGAAGGGAAGCCTCTGTCTGGAGTAGGATTTTTACATGATAACTTAATTTATCTAGCTACTCGATTTGGGGTAGAGGTACCTGAGTTTAACCCAACACCAGAAGAAATATATGAAATGGAAATCTATTCCGCATATAGTCATGCTGCTATGTACGTGCGGTCATGTACACTATCTGATAGGGTTAAAACTAAGGTAGCTACATTAGGGTGGTCAGCGGATGTAATGTTAAAAACTGGTACTGGGTCTGTAACTAGCTATGAAGACTACATGTCTCGTATGACTAAACCCACATCTGAAGGTGGGTTTGGCCATAAGTTAGACTTCCTAAGAGAGGTAGACCTCACCCGTAAAGCATTGTTTAACCCCGATAACTTGATTTTCACGATCAAGGATGAGCATGGCGCACCAGTAGGATTTGCTGCCCGTAACCTCAAGTATGAGGAAGAGAAAGCAAACTACGATAAGCAGAAGCAAGACATCATCAATCTGAATGGAGAGGATGCTCCACAGTTGAAGGAACTCTGGCACCCAACAAAGTATATTAATACTGCTGAGACTGGTATGAAGAATCACATCTATCAGAAATCAAAAAGATTATATAACTTCGATCGTGCTCGTAAGCGGACCCCACCACTTTATGTAGTAGAGGGTTATTCCGATGCAGTAACAATGGACGCCGCAGGTATCCACAATGTGTGTGCTATAGGTTCAATTAGTTTCACTAAGGAACATTTGAACTTAGTACTTAATGTTGGTGATAAAAACGGGGAGTCCATAAAGCATATCATCTTCGTGTTAGACGCGGATGATGCTGGTGAAGAAGGAACAAGACGATTCGTAGCTATGCTTGAAGAGACAATGGCTGGGCATATCGGACTGCGCGTGGAGATTATATCTATGCCAGAGGGAACCGATGACCCGGACGCGTTCATTCGCATGCATGGGCTAGCGAACGGCGGAGCGGCCCTCCGTAATCTTGAGCACTTAGATATGTTCTCTTGGCGACTTAGGAAGGCTATTAAAGATGGCGAAGACCCGTTAACATTGTCGGAACGTATAATTCCAATGATAGTTAACGAGCAGAATTATCTACAACGTATGCGCATGTCCGAGCAGTTAGCCAGTCAGACTGGTCTAGACAAGCAAGGTGTGTGGCGTGAAGTAATGCGTAGGGTAGATGACGACGCTATGCGCTTGGAAGAAGAGAAGGTTCTAATTGCCAAGCGGACCTCTAGTGAATTGGCTAGGAATTCCAAAGACATACAAAGTATCCTATCTTCTGCTCAAATTCAAGTAGAACTGATTGAGCGTAGAAGATTAGGATATGATCCTTCTAATGTAATGAAGTCGGTTGAGTATGTATTTGAACAATCTGAAGCTAATATTAGTGGAATTGAACTCATAACTGGGTTCAAACATTTGGATGAAGCCTTGGGTGGCATGCCAAAAGCAGAAAGTTTCCTCTCTGTGCCAGGAAAGCCAAATCAGGCCAAGACGACATTTCTTCAGAATTTAACTTGGAGGTTGTTGGATAATAATCCAAATGTTATTGTACTCTTCCATACAGTTGATGATGCATTGAGTGCTTTTGTGCCAAGGATGTTGGGTGGTAGATATAACCTACCTAGCGTGTGGTTCAAACGTTCAGGTTATTATATGAATGACCCTGTTGGTATAAAGCAAACTCAAGAGTGGTTACAACAACATGATATTACTATGACATTCGAAGAGCTCCATGGCATAGCAAATCAATGGATAAGGAAACAGATTGAATCAGAACGTCTAGTATTAGCAGACGTGGTTGGGCTGCCCGGGTCTCTACCAGCGTTAGAAACTTGGGTTAAAAATCTGAGACAGAAGTTTCCTGATAAACCATTGATAGTCATAGGTGATAACTTCCACCTGTTTGATCTCCCCGGATATGATATAGGGGAGGGCAAGACGCGTGAAATGTCTATGTTTATCAAAAGATTAGCCAATCAACAACGTTGTACTTGTATATTCTCCTGTGAACTACCTAAGGAATCATTGAGACCGGGCGTTAGACCTAGAGTGTCTAGAATTAAAGGCACATCAGGTGTAGCCTATGACGCAAATGCGAATCTTGGAGTCTACAATGACCTTAAGGATTTGGAGAGTAAAGCTACTATATTCTGGACAGATGACAAAGATTTAGATACTGTAATTGGTAATGGTGGGATATGTAATCATGTCCCAAAGAGAAAACCAATAATTGAAATAGTTATAGATAAATCTAAGTTATCTAGTTTTGATGGAACTATTTATTATAAACTGTGGCCAGAAACTGGTAGGATGGAAGAAGTATCAGATGAAGAACAATCCTTATTCAGAAGCAGAGCAGCAGAATACAATGGCTCTGAGATGTCTTCATCGTATGCGACAAATAGGAGAATGTAGTGCGGGATTTTATTGTGTATACTTCAAGCCCAATTAATGGTCTAACATTTTCAGAGGCAACTGGCTGGAGGACTTATGTAGCTAGCCAGCTGTCCCCTTTTAATATTCGATGTGCTTCTCCATTACGAGATCAAGAATATCGTAGCTACACAGGGGTATTGGGGTCTACTACCAAAGAAGCTGGCTTATTGACTGCTAGTAGAGCAATTATGACTAGGGACTATTTCGACTGTGTTAGGGCAGATATGGTACTAGTAAATTTACTAGGTGCAAAGAGGGTATCTATAGGAACTTGTATGGAGTTAGCTTGGGCTTATCAGGCTCGGATACCAGTGGTATTAGTAATGGAACCTTCTAATATACATAATCATCCGATGATTACAGAGTCAGTAGGTTGGATGGTAACAACTCTAGATGAAGGGGTGCACTTAGTTAAACATGTGTTACTACCTGAAGGGGCTGGGTGTTTAGTAACACAAGCTGATCATGAGTCTGAATCCTGTAGTTAATGAAATTGAATTAGACCGGGTACTGTTATGTCCTATGATGGTACCCGGTATTGATAATAATATGTGGGCTTATGAGTGTGCGTGTGATACGTTACGCTGGGCCATACGTAAGACCTTTGATTGTTATAACCTTTCCCTAAAGGAGATACGTGATAAGTATATGTTATTTTGGGACGCTCTATGGTTTAAAACTCATCAGATAGTAAGTAAAGATGATATACCATTAAGCGGGCCTTATTGGAAAGGTCCTAGACAGGCTATTAAAACATCTAAGAAAATATATGATTTTCTTAAGCTGTGCTATATCTTAATGCCAGAACAACCTTATGAGTTGCCTTTAGAAGGGTATACTATTCAGGGAAGATACAGTCTTGTTCGTAAACGTGGTAAGAATAGCATTGTTATGATATTGGTGTACGAAGCAGTTGAGCGTAACCATCATTCAAAACCGGAGAGCACACTACCTCAAGCAAGTTCTTTAGCTAGGTATATCCACGTTAAGAATACTTATCATGAATATAAGGAAGTGGGTATTTATCATCTTCCTTTGATACATGGGACACCTTGGATTAACAAGTATGTAGAAGAACGTTTGGCAACAAACATGTTAAGATCTATAGTTAATGTAATAAAGGTTAAACCTTTTTATGCTATCCCGGGCTCACATTGTGAACATTGCTCAACTAAACCTTGTTTGGAGGTACTACGTGAAAAAAACCAATTCTTCGGAATCATTTGACCCAGAGCCAATGAAGATCATTGGTAAAGATGGTCAGATAAAGACTGTAATCATAGGAACAGACGTTACAGAACTCAATCGTTTACATGTACATGTTATAGATTACGAGCAGCATCCTGTGTGCTTGATCTGTAAGCGTGAACTATCTGAGGAAGAGGTAAATGATGCTATGTACATGTTATAGAACGCGAAGAAATCTTATAAGAAGAGGGTAAATTAACGCAGAAATCACTAGATGATGTAAAGCATAACAAATTAATCAAAGAGGAGCTATCTGATGCCCACGTACGAGCACCAAGAGAATAATGAAAATCAAAAGAGGGGTGTCCAACAGAACCCCACCGATCGTATATCACGAGCGGTAAACCCTATGAACACTCCGATTGAATGTGAAGAGTGTGGTGGTACTTATTTCTATACAACCTATGCAGAACAGTTTGCAGGTTCTGGATATGGTTCAGTAGAATTTCGTTCACTTAGTCCTAGTCCTATGCCTATTAGAATCTGTTTATGCGGTCACCCATTAGTACCAAAGCAAACTGCCCAAGGTGGCTCGCAAGTCACTTTATCTAATAGACAAGCTTTCTTTAATTCCGCTTCTGCAGCTGTTGACCGTCGTAAAAAGCTACGCCCAGATAATTTATTGAAGGTAGTGGCTAGTCAAGCGGACTTTGAATCATTGAGAAGTTCAATGTCTGACACTCAGATAAAGATACTAGGGCGTATAGAGGAATTAGAAGATAAACTAAAAATGGTAGAAACGAAAACTAAGGCTGAACAAGTTTTAGAAACTACACCTGAAGCACCTAGGATCACAAAGAAATCAGGAAAATAACCCCATGGAACAATCGATCTCGTACAGAGACCCAGTTCGAAATGTTAATCAAGAATATCTAGCAAACCTAGAGATCGTTTCTAATAAGGTTTATCCATTACCGGGAGCAACTTTCGATCGTGTTGGTGAACCTGATAAGCGTTTACAACTGTCCCCTTCTAATATCCAGCAGAATAATAAAGTAACATACTTTGAACACATTGCTACTGTGTATCACCGTCCCTCCAAGAAATACTTTGTAGCTTTCCGTGAAACTATGGATGCTTTGTATGCTAGGCAAACGGATATGAATAAGTATCCGGCATGGTTAATGGATAGCGAGCGGAAGAAGTCAGAGCTAAAGATTTATATTTATATGGTGAGGGAATCCTCTCCCGGTGTACCTATAATCCCGTCTAAATTACCTACATTATCTACTCATGAGGACTGGTTGGTTCATATAGGAGATGGTCCAGATTGGGTATTTGACACTGTAAGTTATTTCTTACTAAAATGTGCTAAAGTGCTTGACGATAGTATGTATCATTCAATTGCAAGATAGGAGAACGTATGGCAGTATTAACAGAACGTGTTGACGGTGATCTATGGAAGCGAGTTAAAAATACGTTTTCCGAAGCGTCCTCATACAAAGTAGATTATGATAACAGTAGTAGGGTTTATCATGTAACCTTATTTTTCTTGTCTGGGCACACACAAATGATTTATTTACCAGAGAGTGCGGTTACGTCTATGTCTACTGGGATGGGCGCAGATCTGGAAGAACTTTTGTCTTTATATAAAGCAGACCAAGATATATATAAAACTTTACAAATAGCATTCCCAGAAGGGAATTCTTATGGATTCCGCGTTGTAGGAGACACCACAGAATGGATAGGCAGGATTAATTATCCAGACGGTACCTCACAAGTAGTAGAAGGTAAGGGAACAGAAATAGTTTTAACTCATGCTAGAAAGTCTGAAACAAATAAACATAGTTCTTATGTTGATTTGCAGAAAGAGCTTATAAACTTTATTGAAGACCCACAAATTCTGAGAGATCGAATGGCAATGCGTGCCTTATACGGTGCAGAGGAAAGCTTTGATTCTTTATTCGAAGAACGAGAGGAATAGTGATTCCCCATTGGTTACTAGTAGTTATAGCAATCCATATAATGGTGGACTTCTTTGCCTTGAGTGTAGTAGTTGTTGTTATAAACATGCTTTTACACGATTTAAACGAGACTAATGTGAGATTATCATCAAGTATAGATGATATTAGAGACACTATTCTAGATGTTGCTGTCTTGTGTGTAGAAGTTGAAGATCTTAAGATTAAGCAAGAAGAGCCTAAGACTAAGCAAGCTGAAAATATAGTTACTTATGATAACTTGCCTACATCTGACAACCAGCAACAGCCCGACATGATCGATTCATTAACATACGAGAGGTTGTCTTAATAATGGAAGATAAGAAGAAAAAGAAGCAGCGTAAAATGCCTTCTGCACCCATAAAAGCACCACAAAGCAACATCAAAGGGATAGGTAAACAAGGAATAACCACTGGTGGATTAGTTCCTTCTGTAGTTGCCCCTAGAAGTGGTCAAGGAACCACTCCTAACCCCGGCACTGGCGCTGGGATTATGCGTGGGTGGTTGTCTAATGATCGAAAGAAAGGCAAGTAGTGCCAAAGACAACAGCGGAAACAGCCGTCATTTGGTTTAGTCCTATATGTAATTTAGTATTAGCTCGTTTGCAAGCATGGGACGCTTATTATGATAGTGTCCATGGTTACAAATTAACACTACCTATTATAAGACAAAAGCGGAGTATGTATTATAATGTTAAAGTAGAAGTTATTAGTACACGTAAGTTTATGGAAGGTACGCAAGTAGTGGATAAACCTACCGCTTATATTCATTCTATTCCATGGACTTTAATAGAACTTGATCATTTAGTCAGGATTGTAACTACTTTGCGTCCTAAATCCACCGAAGAAGAAATAGTATTGAAGATGAGGGACTTATGGACAAATCCAAATGGAACTCTATTGTCCGGGGGCTACAAAGTTCTGGCGTTACCATTTTATCAGGGGGCAATAAAAAGTCTGATAAACATATTAATGGAAGCAAAGAATGGAGTAGTAAATCGGGGGATAGCACAGATAAAGAATCAACAATCTTCCAAGGGAAAAGATCTATTCGAGGTGTAAATGAACACAAAGTTACGAGAGAATTTGAGAGTAGAACCTGCGCTAGAAAGACTGCCTTCCCTAGTAAGAAGACAGCAAATTGGGCTAAGGAGCAGATGGCGGAATCTGGGTTACATGTTTATCGTTGTACAGTAGATCCAAACCATTGGCACATAGGTAGAAGACATGGAAGATGGGAATAATGGCAGGGATTAAACCTCGAAGTTGTAAAGCTAAGGGAAGAGTTTTCCAGCAACTAGTAAGAGATAAGTTAAGGGAAGTTGGAAAGATAGTAAACTTAGTTAATGAAGATATTGAAAGCCGAGGCATGGGACAGCCGGGGGTTGATATAATTTTATCTCCAGCGGCCCAACGTGAACTTGGTAATCTACAAATTGAATGTAAAAAAGTAGAGAAGTTAAATGTAATAGAAACTTATATGACACATGCTAATAGATACAAAGATATCGAAGGGGAGAAGCTGCTTATCCATACTAGGAATAGCACTTCTAGCAAGAAAATCCCTGTTCTTGTTACGTTATCCTTGGAAAGCTATCTAGCAATGATAGAAGATATAATTATAAAAGATTTTGTTATAAAAGGGTATGAAAATCTAGAAGTAACTGGAAGCAATAATAAATATAAGTAAATTATAATAACTTCTTTTGACTCAATGAGTTGTATTAGTGTATAATAAAGATGTTACTGGGTACAATTGCTTCTGGTGGGGACTAGGAGCAAGTCATTGTATAGAAATTCAAACTTAAGTTCTTCTCACTATGCCTCTAAATGGAGGGTTCCAGTTGAGGAGGATTTCAATAACCGTGAAGAAGTTAATCTTCTAGGGGTTACCTATGCTTCTCTACCCCCAGAAGCGGATAGGGAAGCTATCCTATTACGATTGATGGAGTATTTTCATGGTTATCTGATGAAATATTTACATATGATCGTTCGTGGTAATATGCCTCCTATAAAGTCTGCTGCTGGTAGGGATACTGTAGTCTTCCTCAAAACTTTAGTACCAAAGACGATGGATAAACAAACCATCTCTAGGCCCGTCCTTCAGAACGTATGTAAAACACTACACCTAGCATTTAAACAGATGACTTGTGATGATATATATGATATACTTGTCCTATGTTTAATGAGAGCTGTGGATAAGTATGACCCAACGTATACAGACAAGGTACGAAGGGTACACGAAACAATCAACGAATCGTTTCCAAAACGTAGGGGCAAATCAACAATCGAATTTACAGCAGCGGAAATTACCTCCAGACTCGGTTTTGATAGTACTGGCTGTATTCGCTTGCTGGTGCGCAAAGGTTTTCTCTCCAGTGTTGCTGGGCCGAAGAAGAAAATCACAGGATATAAAAGGCTTTCATGGCCACCCCCCAAGTCCTTTTTCGAGTCTGGGCCGGTTGGTCTCACCTATTTCATCCAGATGTACTTCAGATACTACTTACATGAATACATCTCAGCAGAAATGTCATCCATCGAGTCCCAAGCAGGCATGTTGCAACTCGATTATAGAAGTGGAAGAGCCCCTGACAATGATGTCTTCTCTTCTAAAGAGTTCGGGATGCCTAACGCAGACGGTGACTTCACTGATTCCGATGGGCAATCTTGGTCAGCGGATACAGTCTTAATAAGACAACCATTAGACATAAGTGAAATGTCTTTAGGTTGGGTTCAGGAAACTAATGACAAGTTATTCAGGAACCTAACACCTATGGAAAGGAATATCCTTCGAATGGTGTGGGTTCTTGAATATAGTTGGAAGGATGTTGGTGCCGTTCTTGGCTGTGATAGCCAAACGGCTAAGAAAAGATATTCTGAAGTCATGCTATATCTTAAAGGACACGCAGTACGCCTTAGAAAAAAGCCCTCTGTTTAGAGGGCTTTACTTATCCAGTAAAAACAAATAACGAAGAACAAATAAATCATTAATTTGTTCTTCGTTGCTATTTATAGGAAACTTCTTTATAATCCTTGGTTATATCTCTTACAGATTTGATATCTATTGTATATTGTTATAGTTTTATTTGTTTATTGTTTCTATTGTTAACAAGTGATATCAAAAAATGCTACTTGAAGTTTCTTCGACCTTTTTTTTAACCGGATAAGATTGAACCCTAATTTGCCCCGATGACCTGCCAATTACTACCGTCTGAAACTACCTGTACAAACTGATTCTTGTTAAGAAGTTGATAGTTTGGTAATATATCTATAGTTTGGCTATTAATAGTTATAATGTTCACAATTCCAACATCCGTATCTGCCTTCTTGATGTAATACACTTTACTTAGAAGGGTGGTAGCGTCCGGCAACGTAATGGTAACCTCTCCTGAACCCGGTGTACACAATAGCAGCCCATCTGTGATAAGGAGTGGGCGGTCCACATTTGTTGAGGCTATAGAAAGACTTGGAGGTGTGACCCAAACCACAGCACTACCTGTAGAGGTAAGAATTTGACCATTGACCCCTACTGAAGCTTCTGAATCTTTAAGTGTGCTAGTAATTGAAACATTAGGAACGACTAGATCTTCAATGGATAAAACACCATTAACATCAATCCCACTGTTTAACACACCAGCGAAAGCTCCTTGATTATTCCACTGCAGTTGACCGTTGTTGCCACCTGCGGTAGTCGCTTGTGGGTTAATAGTGGCTACGATGTTTCCATTACCAACATCAGTAAAATTAACGCTAGCACTATTTTGTAGATTCAGTAATGTTTGTGAAGAACCATTTGCGTTGTTAACCTGAAGAACTACACCGGCATTACTTCCTTTGGAGGTTGTTATACTGCTTAGAGCAGTTTGCACGACAGCAAGTGCAGACTTTAAGTCATCTATCTGGCTCTGTACCACTAAAGCATATTGGCTTAGGGTAGTTGTCATCCCTCTTACTTCACGAGACAAAGTCTGGGTGACCCCATACGCTCCAGTGGGCAAACCTTGCCCGTCTAAAGCAGCCACCTGCTGTGTTAAAGCGTCTACCATCTGTGATAGCTGTTGTGTTGTATAGTCACTCATTAGTTTTCTCTACTGATGGAGTAGAGCTCCTTCCTTACCTAAATATTGCCTACTATTTAAAAGACTAGAGCCCATCTCTTGAGCTGCCTTCTGCCGCATTGTATATGCTATTTCATTATCTTCGTAGTTACCACCGAAATGCATTCGTTTTTGGTATTCACCAACGTCTTTGAACTCAGTGACAGCAGATTCTACATTTCTTCTAATGCTCTTGTCCATACCAATATTAACCGCTGCACCCACTACACCACCAATTACTGCTCCTAAACCCGGAATTGGGATTATCGCCTGTCCTAAAGTTGCAAATGCTGTTACTGTGGCATAACCTGTTACTGCTGTAGCAGCAGCACCAAGACCAGAGGCGACTTTGTTGCCTCTTTTACCATATATCGTAGACGCAGCTATATCTGTTAAAGCTATAAAGGGGAAAACTCTTTTAGCAAATGCCCCAAACTTATCATGCTGAGCAAATATTTGCAGTGCGCCTTCGCCTACATCTCCAACTTGTCCTAATGTATAGCTACCTATTGGTGTGAACATATTTATCCTTGATTAGCTAGAGTTTTTAGCATAGCTCTTACTCTATTAGGCTCTTTCTTTACTTCACATTCCCAAATAACTATTAGATCATAGCCACGATTCCTGAAATAGGCGTATCGTCGACCATCTTTTATCTGTGCTATTTTCTGATTTTGGGTTGGCTCCTTATTACAAATCATACAGCCGTGCCAATAACAACCATTTAATTCTACTATAGTGCGTGGAGGTAGGAAAACATCTACGTGGCATCTTCCTATTGCTTTCTCTCGCACAAATGGGATTTCTTCCTCTTTTAACCACCCACCTACTGTGATTTCTAAACTACTTCTAGGTCTTCGCCGATTAGCTTTACGTATCGCGCTATATGGTATAGATTTGCGTGGAGGACGTCTTATCTTCGGCTTTCTAATTCTTCCCATAGCCCTCTTTATATAATTTATACATTAATTACCAACTACTCTCGGAACTAACAGCACCAGTACTACTCATTGTACCAGTGAACGGTCCATAAACGGTTCCACTTCGAACGTTAGCAGCACCCGGATCAGCTGGCACCACCGTAGCATGGCTATTTACAACCCCAAGCGTATAACTAGCATCCTTCGGATAGAGAATGTAACTAGTAGCTGAAGGGGTAAATAGAACTGGAGTCAGTGCACCCAGTCCTTTTAATCCATTAATCAATGAGCCTGTGAGTGTAATAGTGGAAGTACCAGTATTACATCCTGTAGCTGCAGTTGTATTTGAACCTATGCAGTTGCCAATAATAGTAGTTGCCCCGGTCCCCACAAGATTCATACCATAGGATGATCCACTTCCGCTACCTGCGGTCACGTTGCCAATTATGGTTGTAAGACCATTTCCAGACACACTGTAATACCCATAAGTTGACGATGTTGTCCCACCTGTTATACCACCAATAATATATAGAGCCACCGTTCCATGAGTGGTAGATACACCATAAGCGGAAGCTACACTGCCTCCAGTGATATAACCGCATATAGTTCCACCACCACTGGTTCCTGACACAACTAGCGCTGGTGATTTAGTGGCTGTGACGTTCATATGTGTAATGATATTGGTTGCAGTTGCATAAGTGAATCCACCACCATTCGTCGTGTTCGTCTGAATGGTTGGAGTAGTGCCCCCAGTGCCACATACTCCAGCGCTGGCTCCGCTCCAGCCTGACCCCGGTTCGGTGGTGATGGCGATAGCAGAACAGCCGTTGGAGTCGAAGACATCCGTGCTCGTACCACTGCCCCAAGCCAGCGTTGCTCCACTCCCAGTGACGCAGTTTCCTCCGGAAGTGGCGTGCCACGTAATTGCGCTAGCATTGGCTGTCCCACTATCCGCATACCAAGTCGCCGCATGAAGAGCTCCAGCACATAGTATTATACAAATTAAGAGTAGTTGTTTCATAAATCTCCTATCTCGTTGTTGTCATTGTGCAACGGAGTACCGTACTAATTCCATCTGCCACAAAGGTCCAGTTTGTCCAAGCGTTCGATGCAATGGTGTAATGAGTTCCGCTCACCGTACCACTTGCCCATGAATTTGTTGCTGTGACTGCCCCAGTCAATAAGGCATTAGCGCTATTGTCCGCTACGTTTCCAGTCGAAGAACCGTTGTTATCCGAGTAGCATTTAACGGCTGTAGCTGTGTACGTTACCCCGTAGACATTAAGACATCGCGCTGGTAAATTATATGTGCCGGCTGTAATCGCAGCCCCACCATTCCATAATCCTACTGAGCATGGTTCTATAGTATATTGTGTTGGAAGTGTATAAACCGCAGGCGCGACCCATGATCTCACACCGGCAGTAGTAGACGAAAGATAATAATTATTCGCAGCCGGAAGACCTAAGTACCCTTCCGAGCCACCCGATGCACCAAGCATCGAACATCCTACTGCACTACTTGTCGCTGTGTTACAAGCAAAGCTAGTACCGTATGGATAACTGGGATTGTTAGCCACTGTGATTCCAGCGCCGTTATTCAGGCCTAGTGTGTTTTGCGCAGCGTTGGCGCTTCCGTTTGTCGTAAAGGTACTGGGCGGAAGTGTCAACCCCTTCGACGTTAAGCTGGACATGTTCATGTAAGATGCCGCAGCACCCGGCACGGACATGAAGTTATAGGTAAATGCCGGATTCGTTCCGGTGCCCATTGCGCCTTGGAGGTAGCCACAGAAATTTGCCGCCGCCGACCCATTCCAGCCCGATCCGCACAGGCCCAGGTAGTAACTGTTTATATTTGCTCCGCTGGTAGCCACGCCGGCAGGCCCAGCGTAGATGCTCTGGAAAGTTTGATTAGCACTCCACGGGTTGCTTATTGTGTAATCTGCAAGGGTTGGCGAAGCTATTGGACTAAATTGCCCAACTGGATTCCAATAAATGCCTCCGTTTACAATCAACGAGATACCAGAGTGGGCTGAGAGTGTGGAGGGTATGTGGGCATCAAGTATAGCCCCTCCTGATGCAGTGATCGAGCTACCTGTTGAGCTGTTGTTGTAAATCCAGAATGGGCCGAGATTGCCAGTCAACGCAGGAAGCACGACAGCGTTCCCATTCGTTAGGACTGCACCAGAAGTGGACGATAGAGTGACAGTGCCTGCATCAGAGACTTGGTTCAGAGCAAGAGAAGTCGGTGCAGAAGAACCACTAGTTCCACTGAAAGCACCAATTGGGTTGTAGTAAATACCCGAATTGACTACAAAAGAAACTCCAGTACCCGGTGCGATTGGAAATAACGCTGAAAGATGTGGATTGGCTACTGCCCCACCTGTAAAGGAAACCGCACTACTTACTAAACCGTTATTAAAGACCCAGAATGGTCCAACATTTCCAGTCATCGCCGGAAATATAAGAGGTTGGCCGTTTGACAGCACAACCCCAGAAGTCGGAGTCAGAGTAAACGTAGCGCTTGGCGTGACTTGACTCAAGTTTAATGAGCTGGTTGTAGATGAAGACGAGTTCGCGGACCCACTGCCTCCTGGCAACTTCATCATATGGTTATAAGCCAAGGACATCTGCCAGTAACCGCCTGTAATGCCCGTTGTTGGGTCGTTCCCATTTGGATGGAAGTCGTCGTGGTGTTGCTTCGACGTAGACCCTACATCTGCTGTGGTAGTCCACGCGACTGAGTTAAACCCCGGCTGGCTAAATGTTATAGTGTTACCAGAGATACTATTAACGCTCCAGAAGTGGGTGTTTGAAAGTTCTGTGTGCGTCGTGGTTCCCCAGATCGTGTGATAGTCACCGACATACACCCCAGCGGGGATCGGCAACGTCGAAACCACCGTCAGAACCGATACGCCATCGTAGGCCGTAGTGCTGATCGGGACATACGCGTTGTCGAGATAGAAACTGGCTACGTCGCTACACCCAAGCGGCTGGATCGGACTTGCCGGGAAGCTCGCGTAATCTCCCGCAAGGCCGCATACATAATAGGCATTCAATCCATCGTTCTGTACTAAGGAAAGGTCAGTCTGAATCATTCCGTCATAAACATTGGTGGGGTCTGATGGATATGTCTCTGTTCTCGTTACTCCGCCTTCCCAAAGGCTAGGTGGCCCGCCTGCAACTGGGGTAGATGCTGCGATACCTGTTCCGGGTGTTGCTGCAGCGATAAAACTGAATCCCATGCCAGAGCCGGTCGCTCCAGTAACTGTGAAGGTAAGAATATGAAAACCAGCGGACACTGGGTATCGCCCTGCCAATGGTGCTGATTGTGGTCCTCCACTCGTTCCAATAGGTGGGGCGAAGACATTGTTGTGTGTGCATATACAATTTCCAGCGGTTCCGGGGTTACCACTGTTTAATGTATCAACTGTTATACCATCTATGGCGAGAGTCGCCTGACCACTATTTCCATCCAATTGTTCATACTGAACATATATTGGTCCGCCAGTTGTCGTGATCGGAACAGTGAGCGTGGACCCGTTCGCGTTCGACTCAAGCGTCGGAGCTAGTGTGCCAATGCGAGATGTATTCAGTACCCAAGTCCCACTCTGTACAATCGCTCCATTTGTGGCTTGGACTGTATTACTCAACGGGATTAAAGCACGCGATAGAACGGCAAGATGTGATTTTACAAAGATAGCTTTTTGGTTCACTGATGAACCATAGTTAGCACCATCATTTAAACCGTCTTGCAAGGTCATTCGTGGTGCTGCTCCATAGGCGAATGGACCTAGTGGGTACAGTTGTAACTGAGCCACATCGGGCATCATAGAACCGTCCCAAGCAACGATGTTCGTTACGCCGGGTGTCTGCAAACCAAGAAAGTAATTGAATCCGTTTCCATCGTCGATATTGTTCCCGCCGTAAGCTCCCTTGGCTGTTGAGTCGCCCATTGCAAGTAGCCCGGAAGGTTGCCATCCTGAAATATTCGATGAATTAAAATTACCGGTTGCATCGAGTTCAGCTAACTTTGTCCAGTTTGCCGAAGTAGTACAAGGACTAGCATTACACTTATATAACCCAGTCCCAGAAACATTAAACAACGATCCCTGAGCAGCTCCTGTGGGTAGACTGCTGCCATAACGAATAGGGGTAGACACACCACCTTGCTGACCTAATAGAGTAAGGCTAGCAAATATAGTAAATATCGCGATGCGTAGTAGATTTTTCATTAATTAGCTCCGATTACTTGCCAGTTGCTACCGTCACTCACGACTTGTACAAACTGACCTTTGTTAACCAAATTGTATCCTATATTAGAATCAATCGTTTGACTGCTAGTTGTAATAATATTTACTGATCCAACACCAGTATCAACCTTTTTAATGTAGTATACATACGAAGCGTATGGAACTGCGCTAGGTAGTGTTAAGGTTATCCCACCTGAACCAGAAGTACAAAGGAAAACACTGTTCGTTGCAGAAGTAATATTACGATTAGAATTTAACGGGACCGTAGTAGCACCTGTAGTAGGTACAATAGGTGCTGGTGTATTTGGCGATATTGGATACATATTACCAGTGGCATCTACAGTAAAACTCTGTGATGTAGTAGAACCAGGCGTTGTACTTATCGCGGCTGCGTTATGTACATTACTGGGCCAAGTAAAAGCGTGTCCTCCTACACCTTGTTGTGTTATTAAAAATGTAACTACTTGCGCGCTTGATTGATTAATTACTACTGGCGCTGTTACATCACCACTTAGTGCCATTTGGAAGGTGAGTAATCCACTAGAAGGAGAACAATCAAAGGTTGGGGTGGCAGAATACGGCACTTCTGTTAAGGCTCTTGGTAATACGTTTGATCCTCCGGCCCCTAATCCTGCTACTACTTCTATGGCATTAATCTCTGCTTCCAAATTCTGTATGGTATTTAATATAGAGGTTATCTGCCCAGAAAAGTTATTTAATACCGCTGAAACATCATTCTGGTTGGTGGTAGCCAATCTAGATTGTAGCGCTGCTAACTGAACCGTTTGATTACTAAGGGTAGTCTTAAACGTTTGTAACATACCATTTAATACTCTTAATGAGTCTGCTATACTTAGTGGGGAACCATTGGAAAAGAATAGTGAACTTGTATCACTAGTATCGCAATAGATAGTTCTACCTTCTACCCCAACTGGATCCGAAATTGGCAACATCGCGGTATTAGGTAGAGAATTGAGTAAAACACGGACGGTATCATTTAAGAACGATACTACCGCCGCCAGATCGGTTAATTGCTCTCTTTCACAATCATTATAATCTTGTGAAGAGGGAGACCCATTTAAGGGAGCCGTTCTTAGAGTGGACACAAGCTCAATTGTTTCAAGATTTAGTGGTGATGTAGACATTATCTATTCCTAAATAGTATACCAAGATTTAATACTCTTGGAGAGTCGCCCCATAGAACACTGGGCTGGAAGCTATGTCTTCCGTGTCAAATTTGACCTGTAGAGCAGCAGTTATCGTTGCTGGGCCACAAGTATAAGTTATTGTATAAGAGGAACCGAAGTTCGCGAATGGATTACTAGAAATTATATAAGGTTGCCACCCGCTGGAACCCTCGACTAAGCCAATATAAGTTCCTAATAGGTTCTGCTGCGCCCCATAAGAAGGAACTAATCCTGGAGCTAAATCTATAGTTTCTCCAGTAGCATCAGATACTACGTGAACAGTATTTAAATAAGTATTTAATGGTAGTTCTGTACACAGTATGCCAGCGTATTCACAAGTGAATATAGCTGGGCGCCCTTCCCCGAAAGAGGAAACCGTAGCCCCAATAGTGGTAGGCCAGCTTGGTTCCTCGCTACCTGTTGTACCCGCTGATGTGACTTGGTAAACGAATCCATTATCAACAGAGGGTCTAACAATCATTCCTAATGGATATAAAGTACGCGACATAAAGGTCCCATTCGGGTATGATGTTAATTCTGCTGTACCAGAAACTATCATAAGACCGGGTGTAGTTGGCCATCTAGGCTCTCCAGTAGCTTGTAATACACCACCATAAGGAGCTTGATAAGCGAATCCGTTAGGTATAGTTGGGACGACAAACTGTCCGGGTGTTAATGATAACCCATTTAAAAATGTAGAGTACTCTAATGATACATCTGAAACATTCTGTATAGAAATAACGCTTGTCCCCGGTAATGGAATAGGGGTATTCGGAGTAACTTCTACAAATGGTGCTTGTGCCGACCCCTCTGGCGTTAATGACAAATAATAAGAAATTCTAGGGGTAGTATCTGTTATAAGCATTGCTTGAGATGATTCTGGAATAAAAGTCAATGAATTCATCATCAAGAAGGACTGTAAAGAATATTCTATACCAGTAGCATTGAAGTTAGTCAGTCCAAACGTAAAACTATACCCATTTGGGGTATCTGCCATTACTGGTGTTATCTGGAGGGTGAAATACTTTACGTCCATTGAGGGAAACCAAGCACTAACAGTATAACCACTTAAATCTATTGATGTAGCCTGTGTATAATTTACTCCATCTGAGGAAGCACTAGCAGTCATAACCGGTGTAGAAGATATTGCTGATATATCTACAACAATTACATTAAGATTAACTGGATTATCTAATGTTATGCTAAAAGATCCAGTTGGTATAGCCCCACTTGTAGTTACAGTCCATAAAGTATTAGTGTCATCTAAGGTTTGTACCGTTCCTATATTAGATGAAAATACTGTTGAGGCTACGGATGCAGTTACGAAGTTTGGTCTCTGCTTAAGTGTGGAGCTTTGTGAATCTATACGAACTGTGGCACTAGATTGTGTTTGATCCACAGAAAACATGTCACCAACACTGAAGTTAGCATAAATACCATAGGTATCCAACCTATTTGCCCGCTGTCTATGAGCATCTATAGCCGACATCCTACGATTTAAATCTATCAAAGTGGTTGTATTAGTATTACCTAACTCACTAAGTGTTAACGTACCTTGGTTTACCAGCGATTGCAGAGCTTCTAGATAAGTAGAAGCACTTGCTTGTTCTCCTAATACAAACGTTGGTAAACTTATCGGGGTTATAGATGGGGTTGACATATTTAAACCTTTTCAAACCTTGCTTCGTATAGCAAAGGTGTATAATAGCTCTGAAGATCAGAGATAGAAGCGGCTCCAAGAGCACTTGTAACATAGCTAACTACTATATTAGTCTGTGGTCCAGAAAAAGATAGAATTTGATTTGCAAAATTATACTGTACGGTAGTTAGATACACATTTCCCATTTTGACTTGTAATGTGCTCGGTAGTGGTATCTCTCTGAGTGGCACTGGTCCGACAATAGAACTAAACGTCAATACTCTCTGACTAGTTCCGTTACCTAACGGGATATACGTAGTGTTACTTAAGGTATAATTAGCGGAACTTGCTGGATCTAGAACATTGCTATTAACAGTCTGAGCAGACATATTAAATGCTTGTGTATTCCTATTTAGTATAGCTCTATACCATAGGTATCCTGTTGGAATCGTTATAATATCCCCCGGAATAACTGGGATATAAGTAGAACTATTGTAACTTATTTGATGACTCACAGAAACCATCGGGGACCACGTCAGTTGATTCGTAGTAAATTCTACAGTTCCTACAGGTCCAAGCATGCGATTACCCACAAATGTTGCAGAAGGACCATATTGTAATTGGTATATCGATAGGTTTCTTAACCCAATAACCCCCATCCCAGAGGTATCCTCTATTACCATACGCAATGTAGAGGCGTGTCTTGGTGGGAAATCTAATATTAGCTCTCCTAAATACTTTCCCGTTATTCCGTCTAATAGAATAGAGTCTTGATTGATATCTAGTAGAACGTCCTCATATAAAGTACCGTCTGGAGATGTAGCTAACGTGGTTATGTTCATTCCATTGTATTCATCCAGCGTCAATATAAGTCTATTTATTACCTGTGAGCTTGGAAAGTTTAATAACAATTCCAATTCTGTGCCATTCCAAACCATAGATGTTTGTACTTTACCATCTGTCAAATTAGTTAATGATGAGGACGAATCTAATACTCCAACAGAATTTGAACCTATTGTTATAGTTGGAGATATTGTAGTGGTATTCAGAACTGGTAAGGTAGCAACTCCAGCAGAGAAATCTACATTGGCTGTTGTAGCCGTTGTGTTTGTATTATCAGCATTAACAAAGTCTTCTACATACTTGACTGTTGTACTCTGATATATCTTTTCTCTAATGAACTGCCGTAATTGATTCTGGCTCGCCGCAGCTAAATTACATACCCTAGCTGCTGCACTCTCTACCACTAGTATTTCACTTAATATATCTTGTGCGTCTTGATTCAATTGAATGAGATTAGTAGAAGTATCCCCCACTATAGCTGGACCGGCTGTCATAGCTTTTATAGGTTGCATATTATTGCCCAGGGCTATGACATTATTTACCAAGCTGTAAACTGCTGCTTGATAGTCCTCCTTAGTCGAATAATCTAACGCCCTAAGAATTGGGGCTATCCTATTCAATCTATTCATTAATAGTGTTTGAGTTGAATCGCTGCTATTAAACATTTGAGGTCACCTGAATCAAGAATTTCTGTATTAAAGCATCCGTAGATCTGTGGATAAAAGATATCCATACATCTACATTATTAATATCAGCGTGTGGCACAGTTGATGCTAGTGGAAAACAGAAACAACTAGGAGTAGCTATAAGTATCCCTGATAAGTTTTCATCTACTATAACACCATTACCATTATAAGCCTTATAATATAAGTAACAACTATAGGTTCCTGAACCTAAACAATCAAACCTCATTATTTCAGGTGCACCATTAAAACTATAAGGACCAGAAGAGAATACAGTGGGAACTGTACTGCTTCTATCCTCTCCATATATGTTTTCAAATCCAAATTCATATAATACCCCGTCATATTGTACAGGAGACGGTGGCAGACTCCTCTGCACAGCATAAGGTAAAAGTGGTTGTACCTGCGCCATAATAGAACGTCTTAATTGATCATTTGGGTTGACGGAGTAAATCTCGAAAGTGTAATTCTGCTGATAGAAGGTTAATATAGCTTGTTTTACTATTTGCCTTGGAAAGTTTATAGTCAATTCTCTATCTAATATAGTGTTTCCTTGGAATATAGTCGTTGTGTTCTCAAAATCTACTATAGATACGTTTGTTAATATTGTTGGGTACTCAGTATACGTTGATAGGTGTACACCAGTCATGTAAGTAGGTTGCTCAAATTGTACTGTTAAAGTAGCTGTAGCACCTACATTTGTATCCGCTTGATTATTTACTAGTAGATATAGCTCGTAGGGTAGTGGCTTTACTAGGGACATATAAACCCCAGTAGCATTCCCCTCTTCATCTGTTATTGGGAAAGAATAGTTGGGTCCCCAAGGAATTGGAGGAAATAGAGTTTCTGTATCAGGATATGGCCTATCAATATCCAGCATGATTGGTTCACTCCAATCTACTTGATTTACTGAGCATTGATACGATGGGTACATCTCTGTGAACATTACCGTGAAAGAACTAGGTAAGTCTATAGAGGTTAAAGTTCCTGCCAATACACTTGCCCCTCCCTGTTCTGAGTCACCACCTAATGGACCAATCCATCCTTGTAATGTATAATCTGTGCCTTCTGAATAGAAAGTGGTATCACTGAAAACATTAACGTTATTTAATGAGAACGGATAAGAATTAGCTGATAATGTAACGCTACTACTAGATGCAACATTGCTAAAAGATCTTTGTACCTGTCTAGGTGTAAATAATATTCTTACATAAGTAGGGATCATCCCACCTATAGTAGATCCAGAGAGCTGTATATAATTACTAATGTTTATTGAACCACCGGGCAAATTGATGGGGAATTGGATAGTAGCATTTATTTTATTATACGTAACCAATGGATATGGTTCTAACAATGATAGCTCTGTCCAATCGTCCCCATCTAATTGTTCTACCTGCGCATTTCCAGCGTTGTACCCCCAAGTCATATCGTTTATACTTATTTTAGTGACTGGGGAGCTCGGTATTAATCCACCACCTATTAACCCAGTAGATGTTGATAAATATGTATTTATCTCTGGAGAGGGGGTATATATAATTCCTGTATTTGGATCTTTTAATGGTATATCATTAGATATCTTCCCTAATCCCATAGTGAAATCCCATTGGGCGGTTTGAGCACCGCCAAGCTGTGGCATAGATTTACACCAAGCATCAATAGAACCAGCACTAATTAATTGGTCTAGTAGGGAGGTATCCTTCTTGATAACGCTGATAAGTGCATTCGCGGTTGTTGTAAATGAAGAAACTTCTTGTGCTAGGGATGCGTATCTAATAGCTAATAGCTGTAATGGCCGATTTAGGTAATCATCAGTTACCCGCTGTCCGGCAGAATCTGTAGGTAATGCTGCAAACGACTGTGCTTCAGCTATTAATTGTTGTATAGTAGCTGTGTCAAATGTTGCATTACCAGAATAATCGCCTGCTTGAACCGCTTGTGATAGCAAGTTCAATAGACCTTGGTAATACCAAGTAGCTAATTGTGATTCGTATGCCCCTAATAATTGCATTCTAAAGTTCCAGTGCCTCTAAAGCCCGATCTAGTTGGTTTTTATATACTGAGTGTTGAGGTCTATTCTTAGGATAGTCTCTTTCTGCTTGCCTTAGCAGTTTTGCTGCCTCAGCTATATCTTTATATTTCTTCAGAATCTCTTTTGATTCCATTCTTACTCCTATATAACATCAAAATCAACATTTAAGTTGACACTAATCATTTGTAACTGATCTGCTAACTCAGGAATGGTAACTTGGACAATCATAGAAGCCATATCATAAGGTCCTAGAACCCCATCAGCACCACCTGTGCCAACAGCTATCTCTGGTAATATTATCCAAGTTGACGGATCCCCGATATAACCATGTGTTTGATCAAATAATGTGAAAGTCTTACCACCATCAAAACTAATTTGAACTCCACCCGGAGATGTAATATTTTCTGTCCATGGAATAACCTCCGAGTTATTACTTGGTCCTTGTATAAATGCTAATTGATCTGTGTCACCTCCTAAATAAAATCTTACGTTAGTAAAAGTCTCTAATGTATGTAAATCAACGGAAGATGAAGTCATTGTTATGGCTGTTCCTTGTGTCGTTGTTCCAGGAAAGCTTACTGGTAGAGAAAGACCTGTCAATACTTTTGTACCTGATGAATTAAACCCCACTACTTGAGTCCCATTTATCCACCAATTTATATATACTTGTGGTACATGTGTTATTATTAGCATATTATCGCCTATGGGAATATAGTTTCATTACCCTTTTGGTCATAGTACCTTATACTTGCCATAGTTCCCATTGGTAATATAGAGGATACCACACTTGATACATCTGCTGCTGAAATAGTATCTGTTCCATTACTTTGTACGCCTGTTCCATCTGGTGATAGCGGTAGGTAAAGAACTACAACACCACCTATTGGCCATGGCTTCCCGTCCCAATAACCCAAGTCCCAGAAGTTCACAGCTTGTGGTACATCTTGGTGTATAATGGCTAACCCACCACCTCTTACTCTTACATCCTCTACTGTGAACTGATCTATACCAACTGCAGTTCCAGAAACAACTACTCCAAATAAAGTCCCAGTGACTGACGGGTTAGTGTCGTTAGTCAACAACGGGATGCTGCCTTCTTGAGCATCGAATGGGTATACCGCATAAAAGATATTCTTAGTCGGTATCGCCGGGTCATTCTTATAATAAATATTTATTACATTATTCTTTACCAATGGATTTGTGTATGGGTTTACATCCAAATCTATCATTAGGTAGTTTGGTTCCATATACGTATAGAAACCAAATACGATATCAGTTGGGTCTAACGTTACAGACAAGTCTACTCTAGCCTTATAAAAGTCTGTTGTTGAGGCAGAAAGCATACCACGAGTCCAGTTGTACATTGATCCTTTAGTTTGTATCTCTGTTGTTCCTGTAGTTTGCGCGCTGGCCATTCCTTCTAAAGCATATTTGAATGAGTTATCAGCATTAAACACTAATATATCAGGTAAATAATCTGGGTTCATCCCCGGGCGCTCGAACTCAACTAATGTAGTATCTAATACTTTACCGCTTACCCAAGTTCCCAACATATATGGTTTATATGGTTGGAAAGGCATCTTTGCCCACTCAGCAGGGAAAGCTGACACCGAATACCCTATTCTCAAATACCAAGGTGTATTTGGTGAGGAGTTATAGGGAGGAAATACTTGATATCCTGACGGTTGTAAGAATCTAATAGCTGCTGTAGACGGTAAGTACATTGTTATGGTTTGAGCATTATTATAATCATACTGAGTAGCTGATGTAGCGCTACCCGGTGTCAATACTGGGGTATACTTTAGTAACGTAGTCGATACGTAGTTACCTGCTGGATTAACGTATCTAATCCTATATGGTTTTCCATCACAGCTGTGGTATAAGCAGGAATCAACTATCTCGAATGGTTGATTAGTGACTATATTACCAGAGATATCTAATAGTGTAGCATTAGTTACGCCTGAAGGCAACTGGTGAAAGTAATAAAGTGGAGTCCCAGCGATATTTGTGCTAATAGCAAATTGAGTAGTCAGTTCAAAGTATTGATTCTTAACGACATAATCAGTATAATCAGAGATAATTACAGATACCCCATAGTCTATTGCCCCTGCTGTAATCGGGAAATGAGGAACGGGATCCGTAATATCTTGTACAGACGGCACCCACACCCCTAATTGGCCCGGCCCTAACGTAGGAGCTGTAGAAGATAAAGGAATATTATCTATATTAGTAATCTGTGCTGGTGTGTTTATAGGCGTAGACACGTAGGCTATCGCTACCGACTTTGTAGGTGGTAGTATCTGACTATAGTAGAAATTTACTATTCCTTCATTCATTACAGCTCGTGGAGGAACAGGGGGTCTTGATATATTTGTCATGACTCTTCTAGTAACCTATAGCAAGCCAGAAGAAAGTAAGAGGCCATGCACCAAAACCAGATTCTCCACCATTGCAACTGAATGCGTAGTTAAACCCAGAAAGAGCAGCTGCAGGACTGGCATCGGGGGCAAGCGCCCCTGTTGCCTCATTTGTATGATCACCGAATCCGACTCCTGTTGGATAAGGATTCACAAGCTGAATTCCTGTATAAACTCTTGCCATGGGAAAAGGAATATTCGGTGCAGAGAAACTCACAGAACCGTTGATGTTGAACTCCACAGGGGGTGTAATCGTCACAGTGCCCCACTGAACAAGCAAATTTACTCCAGGAGTAGATGTTGGAATATTTATATAACCATTAGCAGACTGTAACCAAGGGAACATTGGTTCTACAAGACTTGGGATCTGTTCTATATTTGGAGCGTCTATATCGTGAGCTACCAGCCCGTGTGGATTACAGTGACTAATCTGATTTACATGAGTGGCTAATACTGAAGCTACGCTAGACATATGACCAAGGGATTGACTCGGTAATGTAACCACAGTAAGAGCCTCAGTTCCATTTGCCGCTGTTGCTACGTTTACATTAGCCAAAGAAGACCACACATCACCATCATGATTCAAGCTAACAAGGTTTTCAGTGGTGTTTTGAACACCAAATGCTGGGTCATCTGGAGCTCCAGCCCCAGCAGTTCCTCTTGCTAATTGGAACCCTCCAGTGCTAGCAGTGACTAATGGTTGATGAGATTGGTATATACCAGCGTCAGTACCTAGACCTAACTGGGTTCCTACGTGTTGGAGTGGTGCCGCCCCAACCATACTAGGGGTTGGGATAGGATGGACGTTTGTTGGACCAAGGGTAGCCCCTTGGTGAGCGCCGTAAGCCGCTTGTAGGATCAAGAACTGATTCTTAAGCCAGTTCCATCCATCTTCAAGGCATTGTGTGGCCACTTGAAGTAGAATTTTGGTGGCACTGACCCCTTGGGTATCTGTGTATACCGTTGTTCCATCCGTATTAGAATCACTAGAAGCTGTAGGAGCGTAAACAGTAGAATTAGTAACTGATAGAGGTAATGGTACGCGAGCGTCCGAATTGCGTGGGTCGCTATTTGCTACAGCAACTCCATTAGTTTCATAAGTAGATAAAGATACCAGCCCAGAAGTGGTATTAGAAGCTAGAGCTTGTGGTATGACATTATCAACTGGCACACTTACTAAGGTACTACCATTAGCCGCAAAGGTAGCCACTATAATTGGAGAAGTATTCTTTGCTATCTGAGTGCCAACTATAGAAGCCGAAGAGGTATCAATAGCAGAGAATGATAACTGTAGTTCCCCAGCTGGGGATACTAAGGAAGTGTCAAGAGTATTCGGTACAGAGACTATTACCCAATTTAGATAAATATTCGTCTGTGATAAAGATAGATTCAATGAAATAGGTGGAAATTCTGGACCTATATCTGTCGTGACAGTTTTGATATTCTCAAACCTATCGCGTACAAATACACGCATTGGGTTAACACCATCAGCAGAAGTATAAGTTACGGTATACCCGCTTATACTACAGACAGCATTTAATAAAGCTCCTTGCTTATATATAGCACTTAATGCATTAGAATTTGCGTTGTTCCCTATAACTTGTAATTCATTCAATTCACTAGCATCTAGAATATATTCTGGTTGGAACGTTATCGACCTGTATCTAGTTGGGTCATAAGTAGACATTAATTATACTCCCGGAAATCTAACATTTGGAGGTCCATTTTTGGTCCATCCCAAACGATATTGATTAAGGACACCTTGTATTGTGTCGTTAAGGGTCAACCAAGGAGTTACCTGATTGGATTCGTCCTGGCATACACACTGTAACATGATGGTATTAGAAACTACATTAGACCCACTCAATTGAAGCTGAATGGTTGGGCGTTGGGTAAATACTACAAAATAAGCCCCTAACCCAGTTGGAGTAGGTAAAGATGTAGCATATTGTATGTACTTAACCTCTCCATTAAAATCTTCAGAAGATTGGTTATGCCCGTTTATATCATAAACATTAATAGGATAAGTTGGTACAGAAGGTAATGGGTTTAGTATTGATATATCAGGTGATGGGAAATGGGTAGTTGTGTCTAACCACGTCACTCTCATGCCGTTAGTAGCGTATCCTATTGCACCGGGAGTCCCTGTAGTTGCCCAAGGGACCTGTCCTAATAAAGGATTTGCTCCTACCATACCTAATTGAGGCTGATTATCTAAAACTGTATAAGTAGTTATTGTCCAATAGTTGGGAGCGTTCAAAGAGTTCCAGACTTGTCCCACCTGTACCACCTCTGGAAGGACTAAAGTATCATTTGTATTAGTGATAGTAAACGTACCACCAAGAGAACCAACACTAATTGGTGTTGGAGCAGCTATATTTGGTATCCAAATGCCCGGATTAGTAGCCGGCGTATATATAAGATTGGCTGAGCCATCTGCTCCAGTTACTACAGTAACCGGTTCGATAGTCGGATCTATATAATTAAGTGTGCCCTTCCAATTATCTGGGTCAACTATAACGTTCAATGTTGCGTTGGGTACTGGTGTTATATTATCATTGCTATATGCGGTAACTGTCAATAAAGTGTAATCAAAACCGTAATATATAGGACCATACGCTATTAGACCTATAATACTGCTTAGTGTCTCTGGGATTCCTATCCTAGGTTTATCACAAGCTAACTGTAGTGAAGCAACTTGTTGTCTACGGTGCTGTAAATAAACATATCCAGAGGATACACCACTAAACGCTGGATTCAAATCTATACCAATTTCTGTTGTAGTAACCCCAGTATTCTTTTCATAGGATACTGCTATAGCAGGGCTACATTTTGCGTATACACCTTGTCCAACGTTGGCATTCTTAATAGATGAACCTGAACCAGTGGTAGAAGTTATAGTTATTGTCCCAGAAGATTGATTAAATACAAATTTATCAGCATATAATGGGAGTAAAGGCTCCCCAGAAACTGAGTCTACACCGGGATCAGCATATACCAAGGAGATGTTGTATATTGGATATACTGGTATATTGAAATAATCTACTGGATTACCACTTATTGTCCCCAATAACAAAGTTTGTGTTGTAGGTTGTGGTGTATTTAACGTAATAGAATTAGTACTTCTATTTAGTGTATAGTATAGGGTTGGTAGATCCGTCCTAGGGGTGTTGTCTGGGTTAACTAGAGTACAAGCATACCTATACTCTAAGTTCTTTTCATAGAAGTTCTGTCTATCTAACGCCCAAGTCCCAACAAATATTGGTGTTTGTGGAGTTGGGGCATAAGGTAAAGTAAATGTTAGATTTGGACCATAGGACGGATAAAACCTCAAATCTGGTTCAGCAGGCAAATAATAACCGTTAACGCCAGTGAAATAGCAACCATGATTAACTTCCAAGTGAATGTTATCGTCTGAAGTTTGGATAAGGTCTAATGGCTCTAGATCGTCGTTACAGCCAATTCCAGCTATAAAATCATCCATTATCGCAGAAGTGTTTTGGTCCCAACTTGTTGGAATAAAAGATGTTGCATTCCTTGTGTCTTCACCTCTCCACCTATATTGACCAACTATAAACCCCGGCATAGTTGATGGGATCTGTCTATTAGTTGCCAACAACCTAGTAGAAATTGATAATCCTGCATCGCATCTGAAAACATAGCAAGGAGCTGTGGGTGAGGTCTGACTAGCTCCTAATGTGGTTCCATTAAGCATTATTAGAGATGACGCCTGTATACCCCAACTATTAAAATCTTGTTCGGCTCCAGCTGCCACAGTAACTTGTATATTTACTGGTACAACAGTCCCACTGGATATGTGATTGGAACTTAGAATTACTGGCATTCCTGACACACCGAATGGGTTATCACCAACAGACAAAGATACAATTATCCCGTTTGCTAAGTTTGGCCCGAATGGATAAATAATTATGTTTGATCCGGGTGTAACCACACCACCGCTAGAAGTTGTATTCGAGCTTACCCAAGTAACATTATCTGTATCACCAAGATATATAGTAGTTGTCTTGGTATAACCATATTCTGGAACAAGGAACTTCTTTGGTATCCCACCACCAATAGGAAGAGATAGAGTGTTATTTATAGCGTCATAGCTTTTATAGAATCCGATCATTTATTTAGTCCAGTACGACCTATCTCTCGTCATTACGTCATTCAATATTTCCATAGCTTGTTGTGTTAGTATCGAACCGTTTGTAGCTATAGTAGCAAAAGCTGGGTCAGTAAGACCAAACATACCCACATCACTTACAACTACATCAAAAGGCATCGCTACGTACACATAAGTTATAGTAGCTTCTACAGGAACTTCTGATGAGAATAGTATGGTACTACCATGTATTGTGTATGAAGGCACAGCCATATTAAATGTTATGGTGCTAATTTGAGGGTTTTTCTGCTGGAATGTATGAGACCAACCATCTACTGATTCCTGTGTCCATAAATAATTTGTTTGTTTTGATAAACATAGAGCCAATCTATCTTGAATAAGTGTTGCTGTAACCCCGCTAGTTGTCGTTGTTATATTTATATCAGACACTATATTGGATAACATCCTCCAAGACCAAACATTATCTTGGGCTATAGTTAGTAATGGAGAAGAGACATACTGTATACTTCCGTTCAGACTTGTAATTACTAACCCAGATATTGAGCAAGTTACAACAACGGGTGTTGTTGCTGTCAATTGTATCCCAACATAAGTGCTCAATCCTAGCTCTGTGGCTATACGTTGTAACATAGAGGCATACGCGTAGTTCTGTGGGATATTCCCCATGACAGTTACCCGCTTCATAAACTCTGATGCTGACTCACCCGGCAATCGTGTCAGCCCAACGTTTACACCCAGCATATCAACATAAGTAGTACTATTTACTGGCGTTATGGTCTCTGGGCCAAGATAAAATGTTGACATTAATTGGTTACCTCTATACTGTCATAATTCTTTGTAACATAGATGGCTTGATTAGCTATATCTAATATGTAAGAATCATAAGTAAACATCACCGGTATCGCATAAGATCCTGTCCATATCCAAGCTTGATCAAAACTATCAAAACAAATACCAGCGACCTGAGGAACGAATGGGACTGGTAACGACACTTGTGGCGCTAGAGCCAAATTATTATATAAGACGGACTCCTTTGTTATAGCCCCAGTAATATCTTGACATTCCAAAGTAATTGTATAAGTTCCAGTATTAATTAATGGGAAGGTATGTTTGGTTGGGTAACCACTACGCCAACCAAAAGATACTTTAAACGATGTAAAAGCACCACTATTCGTTATGCTATATTGTGTTCCGTTTGGATCCAACACAGACCATCTATATTTGAGAATCTGTGCACCTGTATATAAAACAGGAAGAAGGTTCACCCATCTCTGCTGTGAAGGATCTTTTGAAGTATCTAAGTGTGCGTTTATTCCACAGACTGGCTGAACCTGTATAGCCGTGGCTGTTAAATTAGTTGGTAGGGGTTCCCTTCTATCAATATAGATTATTGAAGATTCGGTGACCGCGAATAAACCATATGTATTTGGTTCTACAACCACATCTACCAAATCTAAATCAGTTGAATATGTATTACATATTTCTAACCCTGTATCTAGCCCTCTGATATACACTTCACTTAATAAGTTTCCCTGAATCTTCCAATATCTAGGAATATTTTCATCCCTATAGGCGTGATTCACGTATGGTCTATCTGGATCTGGACATGCGGGTAGATTAAATGGGAAACACCAACAAGTTAATGTGGCACCATTAGGCATACCCCTAACAGTAATGTTATCTATAACTTCCCAACGTAGATCAGAAGTGAAAGCCCCTTGTGAGACTGTAGTTACAAGGGATTCTTGATATGTACTTCTTTGCTGTGTCCATACCGGTCTAGGATACAATTCTCCAGTTATAAGAATCTCTATTGATCCAGTGTTTACCCCCATATTATCTAACCAGAATGTTATGTTATTTGGTATAGGCATAACCAGTGGTCCAGATTGTTGTGTCAGCGGGTTATTATAGGAATCTAAAGATCCTGTCATCCTTATCATAACTGCGTTTGATAAAGGCACAGAAGACCTAGTGGTATCAACCAAAATTCCTGTTGGAATGGGTAATGTGTCATCAAAAGGGGTTAGAGTTATAGTCTGAGACCCTAATGTCCCGGTTACACTATGTAAAACTGGTAGGATAGTAGATGCAGACACAGTATTAGTTAAATCAAGAGATGGTGGCAAAGCAGCCATAAAATATCTACCCATATTGTCTATATTTAATGGAACCTTCATTGGGTTGGCTGCGTTAATTTCCCTTGATACGCGCATGTTTGTACTCTCTCTTGCGCAAGCAGCAAGATTCAGCATTTGTGAATCAATTGTGTAAGGTTGTTGTGCTACACGAACATCCTTTGGATCAAAACAATTGAGAAGCACTTGAGTAAGATGGGATTTATAATTAGGCATTTTATGAATTACTAATAGATAGAGCTATTGGATTTGGTATAGATTGTTCCACAACAACGCGCTCACCAAGAGCTGGGGTATAATCTGTAACTAAGAATCTACTGTATCGTGTGTTATCTGTTCTATCTCTCCAGATAAATATATTTTGTAATGGTTTATTAGGACTACCTATGTCTAATATGTTTTGACTGGCGTTCATCATAACATCTGATATCTCATTTATAACTAACGTGTTACCAACTCCTAAGTTATTTATATAGCTTGCTGCCGCTGTTGCCGCTGCTGCCATAGCGGCGTTCTGCTCTGCTAACGAGAGCCCTTTTATTGGGGTAACTGTTGTCTCCAAACTTATACCAATCAAATCTGGTGCTAGTGCTAACCCAGTCAATGGGAACGCTGTATTGGCATTAATAATTGCTTGAACCTGTTGAAGTAATGCAATAGATACGTTTGGTGATATCCCGTACACATATACATTAAAGGTTCCTGCTAATGATTCAAATACAATATCTTGAACCCCTGTTACCTGCAGTAATGAAAAAGTTAAATCAGCTCGTGCCGCCCCACCAGTTCCTTGCAGCTTAAGATTTATTCTATATCTATAACTATCGTCATCTTCAACATCTCTACCAGAGACGACCCCATAGTTATTTGTTACTAACAAAGATCCATATATGGAATTAACATAGTTAGTAAAATTACTATAAATATATGTATTAGCAGCAGAGTTCCCACCAGAACCTGACACACTACAGGTAACGCTTATGTTTTGTAAAGATGACGTGGCTGAGAGAGCGGTTTCGTAATCAACTGTGTAAAAAGGATCAGATGGGTTACCATCACTAATAGCAGTGCCAGTAGGTATGATTATATCATTACCATTATTAATATCCCCAAAAGTTCCACTAGCCACATAGAACTGGAAGTTGTCATCTGTCATGTCTGAAGAAGCGTCTTGTGCAGGGATTCTAATTACGCCGTAAATAGAACCTATAAAATCTAGATTCTTACCAGTAGCCGTGGTTAAGAAGCTCTGGGTGATCATATTAAATACTCGAAGTTCAGATGAAGACGAGATTGACGCCACAGCGTCAGCCCAAGCTCTTGCTTTGCCACCAGCAGTAGTTTGTCTCACCCCACTATTCGATAATCCATTCAGAATAGTCTGTGAAATTTGAGTGGAAGTGTATGGAACTTGAATAGACATTAGAGTATTACCACCGTTAGTGTAGACCCACTTTTATCTGTTGTTGCTGTTGCCACCATTGTACCAGCTACATATACAAATGCCTGTACCATATCACCAGTAACTAACGTTCTAATTGATATAGCCCCTGCTGGTAGAAATGAAGAAGTTAGAGAACTAATTATTCTACGACTTAAGGATGTTGTTAGTTCTGAACTAATAACTTGTCCCATAAAACTCTGTAAATCTGCTCCAATATTGTATAAAGCCCATCCTCTATAATCAGCCTTAAGTCTAGACTGGATGATATCCTTTATACTTTCCATATTGGTTGTTGTTAGAGAGATGTCACCAGTGGCATCCATTAATACTCCACCTCCCCCGGACATCCATCGATAATCAGCTATTATCTCAGTCGTAGAGTTTGGGTTATTAGGAGATGGGGGTATTAACGTTGTTATAGTAGTAGCCATTATAGTCCTACAGCCCCTTCTGCAGCACCAACAATACCTGATAACCCACTAGAAGCTCTAATTAGCTTCGGAGTGGCGGATTTAAACATTGGCACTGGTGTAACAGCACTAGAGGGTAACATTGATAGATTGAGTGGATTAAGTGTCCAGTATCCACCACCAAATGATATCTGTTGAGGCATAGCTGATAAGCTCATTGGACCAGAAATAGTAACTCCTAGCTCTGGGCTAACAGTTATAACATGCTTCTGATCCCCAACCATAGCCAAACCATTCTGCTGAGCAATGATATATGGCTGTCCAGTATAACTATTACCAGCCATCATCTTTTGTGGCGATAGGGCTGGTGTTTTATTAGTAGAAGTACTAGTTGGTTGTGTTTCTAGGTTTACAGCAAAGGTCTTTTGTATTGAATCTGACATTACACACCTTCCGGACATTGATGGTCATCAGTTGGTACTCTTGGGACATTGAAGAAGAAGTTCGCTCTTTGTAAGGTGCCACCAAAAGGAGTTCCTTGAAAGGTATCACCAAACAATTGTTCACAAGGGATATCTGTCACTACTATTTGATCACTTTCCTTTAGTGCACCACGTTGGAAATATTCATTCTCGTTTCCAACTGGTACATAAGGGTATTCACAACAATTTATATAACTAGTATCAAAGGAATCAGATAATATATCATTGTTTACTACCTGCCCGTTATTAACAATAGGTGAGTTATCTTTTAATTTGGCTACCCAAACTAATATAGAGTTTCCATCATTCCAATATACTGGATTTACGAGAGAGGTGCTTGTGGTATCGCCATCCCGTTCGTTACCAGTTAACGCAAGTAATGGGTAGGATTCAGCCCCAGTATCTGGGACCGGTCCTGTGGCAAGCGACAAATCGGGTGGTACGTTCTTATTTAGACTCTGCCAATACCTACGTGGGCACTGTGGTTTCCCATCAGTTCCTGCTGCTACATTCTGATTTTTACAAGTTGAACAGGGGCTAACTATAGCCAACGCTGATCCCATTATTACACCTCTATTTAGTATAGCTTAAAAGACTAAGAACAACAATAGATTTATGAGTTCTGATTCCAATGCCCCATAATATTAGATACGTAAGTTTGTGTCTGTGTTGGCCATTGCGTGCCCTTATCTAGATGGTGCTGGAGAGCTCCCGGCCCCATATTGTAAGCGGCTAGTGCTAATGGCCAAGTATGAAACTTATCATATAATTGCAACATATACGTTATACCACCCTGTATATTCTGTTCAGGAACATAAGGGTCTACATGTAAACCAGCAGCTGTACTTGGTAGTAATTGAAATAACCCTATAGCTTTCCCCCATTTAGTCATTGGACCTATAGCATTTGGGTTAAGAGTAGATTCTTGCTGTGCCTGAGCTATGGCTAAGTCTACAGGCATCGCTTGGTTTTCGGGTCTAGCAGCTACTTTACGAATTAATGCTATGATTGCTTGTTTATCACTAGATATTTTAGATCGTGGTCTAGGTGAAATAGGGGGAACAGGATTTGGTGTCATAGTTGGGTCCTGCAAAGATGGTGTTATGCTTTGTTTTATTTCCTGCCAAGTGCTCATTAATGGAGCTATTTCATCAGTATAAAATTGTATCCAATGATCCTTTAACCAATATACTATATCACCTGCTCGATATCCTTGTAAACCACCCACCCAAGGGTTACCAAATCTCATAAGTGGAAACACCATACATAGATTCATTCTTGTAGAGATATTTATAGCTGTAGCAAATGCCCTACCAGCAACCATTACTGCTACAACATCCCCTATAGGACCGCCAAAGATGGCTGCTGCCGTTCCACCAGCTACTACTCCCAGTAATGTTGGTGTAGTTACACCAATGGCCGTTGTAGCGTCTCCATAAGCTTGACTATACCCATTTATTATCTGGGTCGCGTTAGCCCAAGCCCAACGATATCCATTCAATAACCCCATGGAAGCAGCATCATTAACTATTATCAACGCTCTAGGCTTAATAATAGTAATAAACCCCATTTCCTGATTGAATGTGTGAATTACGGAGTCTACTTCTACGGGACCCATCATACCAGTTGCTGGGTCTGTTATAACTACAACATCCCAAGGCTCAATTTCTGGTGTGCCTTTAATAATTAATTCACCATAATACATCTTTCCACATTCTTCTCTTAAGAAGCTCTGGATAGTTGCTAGACGCATTGGCTCATTACCACCACTTTTTAAATTCTTATCCACAGACTCCACAAGCTCGTCAGCGTCTAATACCCGTTGGTGATGACTTGGTATCATCTCATTTATACATAGAGTGTCATCAGATAACTTTATTGTATTGAAGAATTTATCAGATAATTTTATACCGTTGTGGATTATGGATTCGTGGTCTATGTAATTCCATCTACGAACTGGTTGAATACGTAACGCCTCATTAACTTTACCGATAGTCCCGTTTATCTTTAGAGTTAAATAATATTCAAGTGAGTTACGAAGATAATTCACCTCTGTTCTAAAAGACTGCATCTGATAGTTTTGTACCCCTGGCCACCATGATAATAAATCGTTTCCAGTTCTGTTTATCATAGTATTTAGAGAGTCTAATTGTTGGAAATAAACATTAGGGTCTTTTGTACTATCTATCTTGTTCATAAATGTGTTTACATAAGTGTCCCCAGGCTGCACGCCGGGTAACACTGGTATGAGATAGTTATATAGCATGGCTGCTGTTTGAGACCTACCTTGTTGGTGATCCCACCAATCTGCAAAGATAGGTTTAGCTACAGCAGGCTGTAGCTTCATTGCAGTAAGTTCCCCTAAGATTAAATCTCTAGAATAATAGAAATCATTAGGATGTCCAAATATACAAGTAGCATTTGCCTGATATGGGAACCCATATTGTCTAACTGCTAGAACGTAATCTGGGTACCTACGTCCTACATCTTTGATATAGAACCAAGGTGTGCGTGCTGTTCCCCCTTTAATATGATAAACAGGCTTTGTACAACCGGGCTGTTCGAATGTCCAACTTCTAGTAACTGGGAACTTACCAACAACTTCTGTTCCACTATAATTAACCAAATGATTAACTAATATGTTAGCTCCAGACCTATCATAACTATTATTAAGTGTCGAAGCAATTGGTCCAGTGCCTCCTAAGGCAGCAAGCGTGTCACTCCATGTAAACCCTTTTACATAACGATCAGGTAAACCACCAATCTGCCATTTTCCAAAATGTCTTGCCTGACTTATCTTAAGAATCGCTTTTATTACATTGGAAGCGTCACCATCCCCAGATAAATTCAGCCATCCGCCGTAAGCTGGAGCTCTAACGTAAGTTAATCCCGCCCATAAATCACGAAATGCCATCATTGGCTGGAATTTAACTAGCCGTATAGCAGCGTCAGTAACACTATTAATTATGTTACCAACAAGACCGGGCACAGAAAAACCATCGCTGCTAACTTCGTCTGACATAGAGGTATCCAACTCAGTCAAATAGCTTTGAGCTACAAGAGTTATAATCCCGTCTTCTTCATCTATTTGTGTGACTTGTCCAACAAATACTGGGTATAACCCGTCTGGATTATTAGAATAACCAAGACGTACTTGTATCTTTGATCCAGTTTGTAATGGGTAATACCGCAATGGCACCTTAGGTTGGTTTGTAACGAACGTTTCTCCGGGGGAGTTTAAACTACCTTGACCCTCTTGATAGTTATGATTGCCCATTCTACCAGCCATTACAGCACCCGGCATACCTCCTGGGTTAACCGTTGGTGACCCGTCAAGGGAAGTAGGGACCTTAACATCATTGCTTAATTCCCATTCTCTCTTACCTTGTACAGAGTTATCGAATAATCTATATGACAACATACCAGATAGGTTTGTAATTCTTATCACAGCAGTATCAGGCTTGTCCCTATACTTAATCATTTCCATATCAATTACAGAGGCATAAGAATAGAAATTATCATAACAATAGAAAATACTAGTGTTCTTATCCTCCATAAGAAATAATTTGAATGTTGGGAAACATCCCCTCATACTATATTTTGGTATATTAGAACGTAGGAGCATACCAGAAACATTACCTTCTTGTATACCAAAATCTGAAAGATCAGTTGGTATTGTTGTTCCCTGACCCTGCTGATTTTTTGTATTAAAAGCTTTGAATCCAGTTAACATTACAGATAAATTCTGTTCCATTTGCTGGGCAGCTGTTGTTAATAGCACATTGGAATAATCAATGAAATATTCAGCCGGGTCCCCATCATAAATCCCTAAGTCCCTATAACATCCATGTTTACCATTAGATGGGTCAGACCCGGGACTATATAAACCTTGTGCTTGTGTCGATGAATCAAGAGAGTCTTTGAAAGATTTCGAACGAGCTATTTGATCCAAGTTATTCGACATTACTCGGTCATTTGCTGCCAATAGTTCAAATGCCTTCTGCCATATCTGATCTTTCATGGCTTGGGTTACTTGTGGGTCATATTTCTGTTGGATAGCTAAATCTGCTTGATACCTAGTTGGATCATTCTGACTAGACAAAGTATTTAGTCGTGTTAACACCCAATAGTCTGTATAAGACATTACGTATCCAGGGCTGTTCTTAGCGGCTAACCAAGGCCAATAACTGCTATCGAAGGGTGTACTACCATAACCAGCCGTTCCGGGCAGCCTACTTACAGTAGCACTTAATGGGCTTTCTTCCTTAAGTGTTAAGAATAGATTAGCCTGCTCAGTAGGGGTCAACGATACCCCACTAGGCATTGGTATACTAGGCAATGTCTTTAAAGTAGACGCTGTTGTTGGGTCTGTAGATAATAAAAGATTCGCTAAATATTTATCGTCGTAGCCATTCCAAGCGTTACGAAAAGCTACAAGCTTTTGCATTCCTGATTGCTCAGCTTGAGTTAGCCCAGCAGTTAAGGCTGGGGACCTAATATAACTACTCAATTGTTGTGTATAATGGTCACTACCATATACAGTAAATGGATCTAATAACTCATAGTAGTTTTCATATTGTCTAGCCATGAGGGTACAAGATAATCTACCAGCAGAATTCTGTATAGTAGATACATCAAATTCTGCTACGTTAAGCCCCCATACTCCTAGCATATTAAGGAACTGATTACGAACTAGGATAGCCTGCCTATTATAAATACTAGCAGCAGATTTCCAAGAACGGAATTGTAAGAATTGTTTCTTCAACTCATTTATCATTCCAGTTAAACCAGTTACCCCTAGGGATTCAGCGCTATCAGATTCCATACCCATAGAGATAACGGTAGTTGCTGGGCCTATATGTTGATATGTAGGATATTGATAATTAGCTAATGGTAATTGAGCAAACTGATTTACAAATACAACGGAGAGATTGGTAGGAAATAAGCCTTCCTCAGAGCTTGAGCCATCTGAAGAATCTAGATGTAATCTATTCTCCTTATATCTATAAGTCATATCATCTGTGAAATGGTCACACTTCCATTCATCAACATCTAAATCGCTTGGAGCAGCAACAGGGAGCCCTGGTTGTGGCATATAAGTCCGCCAAATAAAACTCGTATCTTCCGGGTCTTGCTCCTGCCATGGGCTGTATTCCCCTTCTTGTGGAGCATCTAAATTATTTTCTTTCCATTCATTCAAATACTTCTTAAAAGCATCTGATTGAGTGGCGTCTACCGGCAAACCACCAGTGCCTACATAAGCGAAGTCTTTGGTAAATGGAAGATAATTAAATAATGTCATAACTAGTTGACACTTTAATCCATCTACTATATCCTCTGAAGTTGATACCTTAAATTGACGGAGAGCAAAAGCTAAACGAACATATTTAGTACTATCAGTAACAGCTATTCCTGAATATGAAGATTCGTCATTCCTCGATGAAATAACTGAACGTACAAGATCATTCTCCACTTCTACAAATGGAGCAGCTTTCATCATAGCTACAATGGTGCGTACATCCTCCCATTGAGCCCAATGTGGGTCATCATTCTCTGAGAAACTTGGGGAATCAGAATAATTCTGAGGGTTTTCCTCATATACTGCTGTCCAAGATACCGTCACATCCCAACGAGCGAATCCACTTTCGTTTATGTATGGGAACTTAGCTCTTAAAGCAGTAAGTTCGTCTACATTAGAGGTCTTATGGATATTAATATCCTCTGGTGGAATCTTTAATATCACATTTCCAATACGAAAATAACCACTTTCTGGATCGTCTAGTTGTGGGTTACTAATTGTTATACTCATTATTGTTCGTCTCTTATCTCTCTGATGCGTTCTCTATTTCTGAGACTTCCTAACTTATTATTTACTTTATAATTAATCGTGGCGTTTACATCACCATTACTAGACATCATAGCAGCAGCTCTAGAATAGTCAGCACCTTGTCTAGCACTGTCAGTTACAATCGTAGCTTCTACGTTTGAGGTTCTATTCATTGGAGCCACCATTGTAGTTCTCACTCCTTTTTCTACATATCTAACTGATTTAGGAGGATTAGTTGGTGCCATAGACCCCGTAATTGGCTCTCCGGGTATTGCTCCGTCAGTTCCTATACGTTCTTCCGGTCTATGCCCACTTGGTCTAGACATCTTAGCTGTTGCTAATTGCTTTGGATTCCTAGGTCTATTAAATAGTAAACCAGCCCCAGCAGCAATAGCTAAACCTACACCAAGAACTTTACCTGAATCTCCACGGAAGAGTTCGGTAACAGTTGAAGCGATAGATCTCATAGAAGCACCAGCCGCAGCTTTTGTATTGATAGTTCCTAAATCGGCTGCGCTACTCATAGCCATAAATGCTTTACGGAATGTTGGTGGAACACTAGCTTCTAACTTATTGTATATCTCTCTAGTAACTTTCTTTCCACCAGTAAGAACACCACTTGTTATATCTACCCAATTCTCAGTTTCTCTAGTGGCACCTTTCATTAAGTCTTCACTGGCTGTTATTCCTTCGGGCGTTTCTAACCATCTAGCAGCTGCATTAACTTTACCACCACCTTTTGCTATTTCTTCAGGAAGGGGTTGTGGAATATTAAATCTCTTTCCCATTACAGGATTCCAATCAACTGGAACTAGAATACCTTCCTTTAATACAGCCCGCCTTAACATTTCAGCACCTTGTTTTATACTACCTTCAGCGCCACTCGTGCCAAGTTTAAATGATTCCTTAACTTCATTTGCTATATTCATAGCCATTTGTTTATTGAACAAAGTCTGAGTCTTACGAGCATCAATAGGCGCTTGACGTAATCTTTTTGCTATATCTGTTAAATAATCACGCACTACCTCATTATTCTTAAATGCTGGAGATCTCTCTATGTGAGCTAACATTCTACCAGAAGCAAGGGATAACGTACCAGTAGCCTCTGCTGCAGACCTATTAGCTACAGCGGCTTCTAGATTAGACATTAGCGCAAGTTTCTTAGCTAGTCTCTCAGCTAAGTCTTTTTGTACCGGATTTCTTACTGAGGCACTTTCGTCAGCTGAGCCCATTAACGCACGGAAGTTTTCTACTCTTCTAGCTTGTCTACCACCGGGTGCCATTACCCTTAGAGCTTCTGCTTCACCTGTTGAACCAGCAGCATAATAATGTAGGTTGGCTGGATCAAGGTCATCATCAGCACCTATTAACATACGAACTATTTCATTGATACTAAAGAACTTGGTTCCTTTTAAATGTTTATCTTCTATTACTTTAACTGCAACCGCATCTCCATAAGGCTGGCGTCCGAGTAAAGCAGTGCCAAATCCTTGCTTTTCTATACCTTGTTGTATACTGGCGGGTAGCGCTTTTAATTCTTCTGAGGAGATACCTACTATGAAAGGTTCAGCGGTTCCTCCACGGGTCGTGATGTATCCAGATCTACCTAATGGATCATAGCTACGTGGTCTCCAAGCACTATTCTTCCCTGTTAATAGGTCATCGTGAATAGCATCTATTATTCCTTGGGTTGAACCGCCTTTTCGTTTAATACCCTCTATTAACGCGTCTCTAGCTTCGATATTACCAGCTTTTTCCTCGTTATAAATATTATGTAATTGATTTTGCCAGTCATGAGTTTGGTAACCTACGCCTTTCTCTTTATTATATTCTGGGCTTATAGACATATAAGCATCAGTCCCCGGGACAGGTATGAACTGTGGTTTACCCTCTTTGTCTAGGTATTTTACTCTAAAGTTTTCCTTATATCTTGAATCGGATGGATCAAATATAGTTCCATGACGCCCCTCAGGTCTTGATAGCTTTGCGCTACCTAAGAAAGCTTTATCTAAATCTACTACTACATCTTCACTTTCACGCATAGGTTTGGTGTAATCATTATCTTGAAGATATTGACCGTATAGCATACTCATTTCTGGGTCGCCTTCGCCAACAGTTTGTAGGCGATTCCGAAGCTCAGCAGCCATAACTCTCTTATCCCCTAGGTTTGAGAAAGTATCGTAATCATGAGTTACTGTGGCATGTTCTGGAAGATTAATATTAGCATGAGCCCAAGTTCTAACGTTTACATTTACACCATTACGTAGCATATAAGCTTCAAGACTCTTACCTGCTTGTACGTCATCTGTTATACCACTACCTGTTTTATTATACCACCCTTGATAGACTTTATACCCAAGACCCTTCTTGCTTCTTATAGAAGCTGTAGCATCAGCCATAATCTTATCTATAACGCTGTTAAGTTCCTCCATATTAGCGATCTTAGCTTCTCTAGAGGCAAATTGCTTACGAATAAACTCGTGCTGGAAGATCATTTGTCCATCAGTATAGTCTACACCAACTTTAGCTAGTTGTTCTGTAGCAGAACTTATTAATTCTTCTCCAACAGCTTTATTTCGTGAACTTATATTATGTAGGGTATCCTCTGCTATAGACATACGAAGCAACATTGGGTCCATCTTATTTTGAGCATAAGTCCAATCAGCAATACCGTTAACGGTATATTTATCTATTACATCTCCCGTTCTTGTTGTTTTTCTGAAATCATTTATTGCTGAAAGCATAGTCTGGAAATTACCTTGATAGGTACCTGTATGGAATTCTCCCTTTACACCGAAAGTATCATGTTTCGCTGCGTCCATACCTTGATAATGTTCCATTATTATATGATAAGTAGACTCATCTGCAGCCTTGGTAGAAAGTATCTTTCCACCAGAATCAGGGCTCACAACTTTATTTTGTCTAGTACCAAATTTGAAATCATCTTCGACATCTTTACCAACCCAATCCTCAGGATTGAAATGCATCTGATCTACTTCATAAGTGGTCGTATACTTTAGTCTACCAGTCTTCGCTAGCGCGTCTGATATGATGATATCGGTCTCACCAAGGCTACCAATTTGTTCGAATATAGTAGCACCATACCCTAGTTTGGGCTTACCAAATTTATCAAGCTTTGTCTTACTTCTATAGAAATGTTCTATGTCATTAAAAGCTTTTTCAGCTTTTGCTGGAGAGATATTCATTTCCATAGCTCGTTCTATAAACAATGGCTTATAAGCTTGTGCTTCCTCCCAAGTCTTATACATACCAAAATCACCAAGGAGTGTCTTCTCTTGAGGAGAAATACCAGCAAGTCTCATATTGAATTCTGGTACTTCCTTGGTACCAAGGAACTCTTCATAAGCTGTAGTCGAGACCTTTGGTTTAAGATCTAGTCCATTCTTATTCTGTACGAATTCGTACGATACACCTTTAGATAGAGAACGATAGTTCCAATCCTGCTTTGTTACGTCTGCCACTCCGCCCATAGCAAAATCTTCCATCTTACGCAATTGATAAACTCTATTACCCCAAGCAGACTCCGGCCCCATCATAGACACAGTTCCACTATTGATTAATTTCCTCTCGAAATCTGACTGAAATAGTGGGTCTAACTTTTCAAAGCTTACAGCCTCATCACCCATTTTGAATCTAGGTAGAGAAGTTAATACAGCAGCTTGTGATTTTAATCTAACCTGATTTTCTCCGGCGAAATTCTTGCCAAATCTAGATCCAGCTTGAGAGTATATCGCCTCTGTATCTGCTGGGTCGTGAGCTGTGAAGAATACAGCACGATTAATATCCCCCATCAATTGTTTTTCAGTATAGTCATTACCTTCGGTAACCATCTTAGCTACCCACTCATCAATACGATATATCTTTCCATCATAATCCATAACAGAGCGAGCTGTTCCTATGTATGGACCAATACGAACAGCCCCATTAGCATCTGGAATAGGTATACGTATACTCTGTTCTACATCTTTCATTGTTCTGACAAAATCAATATAGGAAGCATCAGCGGTGCTGCCGTCTATAACTCCTTGAGAAACTAATTTTACCTGAAGGTTTAACTTATCAAGGTTAGACCTATTCTTTAGGATATTGCTAACTCCACCTGCTCCGGCATTACTCAATTTCTCTTCAATAGCCTCTGACCACGAGCCAACTTGTAAGTTAGTGACTACATCTGGTGGAAAGAAGGTGGCCCCTGCTGGTACAAAAGCACCTTGATCTACTAACCCTTCTATTCTATCCATATTACTTTGTAATCTTCTTGGGAATCTGGTATCTCCTCTGCCCTTGAAGAACTCAGCAATCTCTAACATTTTGTCGTCTGACATAGATACGTTGGTTCTATTATCTTTATCAAGCAACCCTTCTAGAACTTTTGGTGTACTAATCCAATCATAAGGCGTCATAGCATCCTGTGCTGAAGACACAACTGCTTGTGACATCATTCTTCTGTTCTGATCAGTTGCCTTAAGAAGACCTGTGGCTCTACTGTATAAGTTATTTATGTCTTCTATTGGTCGAGCCTTTGCTAATCCCATAGAATATCTAGCTTGAGCTTCTTCAACAGTTCGTATACCAACAGTACCATCCTCTGCAAGCTTAGATAAATCAGAACCAACAATATTATGTGCTGTATTAAATATAGGATTCTTAGCAGTACTCATAGTAGCATGGAAAACAGACTCAGCTTCTGTCTTAGCCGTGCTGAATAGCTTTGGTAACATCTCTGCCCCAGCGAACAGTATTGGGGTAGTAATCATCGCTGTCCTGAAATAGCCACGATCTTCGCTGTCATAGAAGAATGGGACGATAGCAGAAGCTGCTAATACGCCATGATGACGTTTTATTAAGTTTGCAACAGACAGTACTGTAGAACTGATTATAGTCATTACGATCCAAAATTAGGTGGCTTAATTTGGCTGGGCCTGTAATTACAGGATTCAAGCCACCATGAAATTAAACAGAACCCGCTTTATCACTAGAATACCAAGCTAGGACATAATCCACGCTTGCTGTACAAGAAAGAGTTCCTACTGAGGTTTCTTCACCAGATAACTCACCGGTTACGTCATATTTTTTAAGGCTAAACTCAAATGATAGTGCACCATTAGGGGCTATTTCTAATCCGACATCTCTGGTGTGAGAAGCCCACATTAAACCAACTCCCCCGTCGTGTAGAGGGAGTATTTTAGGAAATGTTAACTTACTATCCTCTATATCTCTCAATATAACTTCTAACGTTTTCATCGCCTTAATTTTGATGGCTGGGCAATTATGGCCATCCCAATTCTTGCGAAATCGTTTTAGATGAGTTATAGCATTGTCAGTGGAGGTAACTGATATTATTTGTTCTTCCATCTAAGCCTCTATTTCAAGACATTCTGGTAGCTTATCTATTATTTCACAAGGAATTTTATCAAAGTATAGGGAACCGTTTCTAACTGAAACTCTTACAACATCACCAAGATTAATCTGTGAGCTAAGAAGCATACTACTAATAGGAACCACAATGTTCTTTTCTAATACTCGTCTTAATTCTCTAGCGCCGTACTCTGTGCTTATACCTAATCCTAGTAAGTAGTCTTCAGCCTGTTTATCCAAGATTATGACAAACTTCCGAAGATTATTAGAATTTAATATTCGTCTCTGTATATGATCTACTTCTATGCGAAGAATCTGTCTAATCTGTTCTTCTTTTAGGCTCTTAAAAACGATAACTTTATCTAGACGATTAATGAATTCTGGTGAAAAGTCCTTACGCATGGCGTTTACAGCAACATCACAAAGCTTTATATCTAACTTTGTATCTTCCTTACCAGTATCAAACCCCATAGGTTTAATCAAATTTCTCATTGATCTAGCACCTACGTTAGATGTCATAAATATTATACTACTGGTAAAATCTACGTCTATTCCACTACTTATACGTAGTATGCCTTTATCCATTACTCCTAGTAAAAGCTCTCTAAAAGACTGGTGTGCTTTCTCAAGCTCATCGAATAAAACAACTGATAACTTTACATCTTTGGTATGACATTTATTTAATCGTTCTTGAGTTATAAATGGAATTGATTCTTTATGTCCCACATATCCGGGAGGAGACCCAGTGAGTTTAGCGATATCGTGTGATTGCTGAAACTCGGCACAGTTAATTTTAATACAAGACGAGTCACTATCTAGAAGAACTTCTGTTACTACTTCCACCAATCTTGTCTTTCCAACGCCGGTGGGTCCTAGAAATAATACATTAGCAATTGGTTTGTTGGGGGCTTGTAAGCCGGCCATATAAGTACCAATTACCTCAGTTACTTTCTTAATAGCGTCTTCTTGTCCAATTACATTCTTTAGAAGATTGTTCTCAAATTCGATAGCATCTCCACATCGTAGATCAGGATCCAGCGTTACCGCTTTGGCTGGTTTCATTTACCCTCCCGGGACTAATCATAATTCTCCGGATTACGTCGCATATCTTTTAGCAACTCTTCAGTCTGATCCACGTTTACATTAATGGTAGCGCTACCCCTACTATCTTGAGATGGGTGACCACTAGTGAAAGGGTTAGCATTAGGATTCTTAGCTGCTAGCATAAGTCGCTCAACTTGTCTTCTAATCTGTTCTTCCGAACGATCGTTTCCAGACGTTAACTCTTGTACTGCACCATCTACATAAGGTTTACGCCAAAGTAATGAAGCTCTATCATCAAATATATTGAAGTCATGGTAATCACGACCTTCCATCTCTATAATCTTTAGCTTTACGTCTTCATAATCAATGTTTGGGTCCCATAACGCTGAATCTGATTCAGGAACTGATAATCCAGTCTTCGCGAAGAAATCAGATATCTCTAAGGACCTTTCATAATCACCATAATCGAGCTTTGTTGTTGCTTTCTTGAAACGATCAAGACCTTCTTTATTCACAAGGCGACCACCAGAGAACTGTATATTAGTCTCCTTGCCTTCAGACTCTGCTATCTGTGCCTCTTTACCAGCCCACTGAGCTTCTAAAGCTCTAGCCATTTCATCTGGCACCACATCTAGTATCTTCTGTCTTTCCTCATCGTCAGTAGAATTTACAAATTCTTTGAAGTATCTAGTATCACGATCAGGCAGTGTGGAGCCTAGGAAAGTGGTGGACCCAGTAAGATTTGCACCTATAGCTGTCCTACTAGCCTTACTAGTATACCTGCCACGACTCTCAGAGTCGGTAGAAGCTAAATTCAAATCTCGTAGATAATCTAACATATCTACCATAGTATTTAAATTCCGCTTTTCTACTGTTGCCTCTGGAATAAATACTTCTCCGCTTACCCTATGTAATAGCCCATGGTAATACGGAGCCAAGAAGTCTTTAATCGGCTTATCCCACCTACGCATACGAGTTCCGACAGTTTCTTGATCTACGTACTGAGCTAGCGCTGAACGTTCTTGCCACAGCTTGGTATGATAAGGTGTAGGTAACCATCTAAGGGGGTTCCACCAAGGTGCTTCTTCAGCGAATGAGGCTTCTTCTGCGTACCTTCCTAGTAATCTTTCTGCTGGATTGAACATAGCTTGCCATTCAGCCCCAGCAGAAGCTTTATCGTAGGTACCGTAACCCTCACCAACTATAGCTTTATTGATGTTTAATCCATCTATTTCTAATACAGATCGTATATTAGTTTCTTTATCTAAAGCCCCTTTCTGGAAAGTAGCCGTTACTTTTGTGCCAGCAGTGAAAGTATCTGATAAGAATTTATCTAGCTCAGCTCTTCTTACATCTATTTCCTTAGCAGCATCCTCCTTCGTCATATCATTATATTGTGATAATACAACGGCAGACATATCTGCAGCAGTAGTAGAAACGCCGCTCATTCTAAATATACGACCCGGATATTCATTTAACTCTACACCAGCTGAGCCTAGAGCTTTTACTGTTCCAGTGGTTTCTTCTACATCCTTTGAGAACCTCTGCTCCTCTGTCCGAATAACTGATTTGCGCATCTTATTAGCGCGAGCCATAATACTCTCATACTCAGCTAAACTTTCTGTATCTCCTCTGATGTCCTTCCTAACCTTTCCTTTGAAGATAGCAAACTCTCTAGAATATGGTGCTACATCCCCTAAGATACGTAATTTCTCCATATCTGGGTAATCCTCTGGACTGACACCTTCTAGTTCTGGGTGTAGAGCTGCATAACCCTCACCCGGCAGACGAGCGAATCCAGTTGAAATCTTTACATAAGGGTCACCTGTTCTGAAGTTAATAAAATAATCCTCTCCAGGAAGCCAAGAAGGCATTTTATTCTTAATACTATTAGCCTGAAGTAACTTTCCTTCGTTCTGTACGAAACGACGGAAAGGTTCAGAATATCCAAATAATTCAAAGTCAGGACTTACACCAGATACAGCACCTAGTTCTAGCTCGTAGTATTTACGACTATAATTAGTCATTTGTCGGGAACCTTGGAACTTTACATTCTCACCCATAGATCCATATCCAGGGAAAGTTTTATTCCATAAGCTACGCCCGATAAAGCCCGGCAATCCAACGAATTCAGTAGCAGCTTTAATTGATCTTTGAGCTGTGTCACCTAAAGAGAATTCTGATGTTGGTTCTGCTGCTGGTAATGCTTTAGGACCTCTCGGTTCTAGACGAGTTGACCCTAATGTATAGTCAGTTGTATCCCACTCTGGATGCATCTTCCTGATTGGTTTTACAATTTGACCAATAGTAGAAGCTAATAGTGGTCCTACTAATGGAACATTAGTAAACGCAGGTGAAGTCTCTGGGTATGGCCTATCCTCATAATGCTTTTCTTCTAGGAAATAAGGATCTCTTAACCAGCGTAATGGATGAAGTATCGGGTTATGTCTCCAGTACTCTTTCTCTGATCCATATAAAGCCTTCTTCTCTGCTTGTGCGCGCCATAGAACAGACCAGTGTGGGCGATACTCCTTTACACGACCACCTTCTAACGCTGTGGTTCCCATATCCCACCAGCGACCAGCTTTTATTTCTACTGGATCCTCACCAGAGTATGTCCGTTGTAGTTCTTCCTTTGTTTTCCTAGACCCAATCATCCCCGGAATGAAGGGAAGCATTAGCGCTAGTCCAATAGCTACACCAACAGCACCCTTATTCTCACGGTTTAGGATACCTAAGATTGACTTTTGTCCGGGGGCGGAGAAGAATTTACTTCCTGAACGAAGTAACTCTGCTGCTTTTTCTCCCTTTGTGTATCTAGTTCTTAATACATTAGAGTATTGAAGTACCCCACCAACAAAGGCTCCAGATACTGGTAAGGCTAATGGACCGTACTGTGGACCGGGTACAATCTGTTCATATTTATCTGTTACACCACGCAGAAAATGATCAGTAAGGGAAGCATGGGCTAATCTAAAGCGCTGGAACGTATCTAATGCTATACCGCTTAAAGAATGGCCAGTTTTATAATCTATGTAAGGAAGGGCTAATCCAACTAATAGAGCTGCTGGAGCGAATCTCTTAGTAAGAAGCTGGTTAACTAAACCACCCTCACCTATTATAGGGACGTGAAAAGCTTTATTCCACGTACCTTCTTTTAATCCTAACCCTATATCAGATAATAATCTCTGTACACGTTCGGCTTGACTAAGAGCTGTTCTATTAGCAGTTTCGGCGAAATTAAATAATTTGCCTCTACTCTTTATATTAACTAGATATGGTTGGAAGACACCTTCTACTTCTTCGCCAACACTGATAGCACCTTTATAACCAGTTGGTTCTTGTGAATGACGAAGGCGACCAAAGTTCTTTGTAATAGTTTCCCAAGGAGTACTCTCTTTTAGGAAAGTTACAGGAACATTTTCAAGAGGTTTGTTGTATCTATAACTAGAACTAGATAGACTTCCACGCTTTGTAAAACGGGCACGGACGTCTCCTCCGTATCCCTCAAGTTCCATATAAGGACCATAATCAGTCCTTATAAAATTCAACCCTTTTTGGGAACGTAAATCTACATTAGAACCAGTAAATAGGCGATCAAAATGTTCACCTAACTCAGTATATTTACCACCCTGTCCTACTAATTCACTATAACCAACGTGTAATTTACTAGGAGTAGTATAAGAACTTATGTATTGACTAATACCAAAAGTTCTACCAATTTTAAATGGGCTGTAATCTTCTAATGTACTTACAAAGCTGTGTAGTTTATCTACAGAGAAAGGTCCTTTTCCTGGAACGATAACCTTACGGAAATAGGAATACCCTGCTGCAGCAAAGCCAGCTGCGCCAAGAGCTTTATAATTTAAGCTACTATTATCTTCTCCTAGTCCGTGCCATCCAGAACCAAACGAGGTGTGTTTGTGTCTGGAATCCTTGGCTTTACCATTATCTGATAAACCAACAATAGTAGTCTGTCTAGAGGATCTGGTACTGAATGCTAAGCCCGCTGCTATTGCAGCGGCGGCTCCTGCTAGTAAAGCAAACCCATTTAGTGGTCTTATGTCACCGATAACTTCTGTTACTTCTTTTATAGAAGATGCTTCGGTTCTCCAAGCACCATACATCGCTTTGATGTGCTCTAGAGTCAGACCGTTTGTAATTACAGCCTCGTATATCATTCTCTCTAATGCTACATCTGCGGCTGCACGATGAAGTTCTTCTCCAAGACCTAGCATTCTAGCTATCTTAGAAGCTTTCCAACCCGGAACGTTCTTTAAATCTTCAGAACTCTTAAGTTCTAATGTAAGATCAAATGTTCTGGCACGAGCCTTATCTGTAAGATGACGCATTAAGTCAGGATTCTGCGAAGCATGCGTCCATACTTGTTTAAACAACTCGTCTTCTAAGCTTACAAACTGTATCTTATTAGTAGCATAGGCTTTATCAAAGAATTCTACATATTTATTTAGAGAGGAGTATCTAGCTGCAGAGGCTTTAAGAGAAGCAATGTCATATTTTACATTCCATCCAGCAAGCTGAATAGGACCACCAGCTTTTATAGATTTTCCTTGCACAGCTTGGAAGAGTCTTCTTAGCTGTTGCTCCTCTGTAAGAGTGGCGTACTTTAAAGCATCTGCTGCAATGTCATTAGAAAACTTGTCTAAGAATATAGGAAATTCAACATTCTTAACGATATCTCTATAAGGTAGGATATGATTCTTATCTAGGAATAGTTTTGTATAACCAGAACCTTTCTTATATACCTTAGATCCATCAGCAGAAAATTTCCTATATGCCTTAGATTCTTCAATATGCATCTGAAGGATTTGGTTATTAACAAAGGCAGTAGAAAAAGCTGAAGTGCCGTAAGCACCTTCTTTGGAAGCTTCGAAGATCCCTCTGATAGAAAACTTTCCTTCTAGACGATTGAGCTCTTCCCAATTAGTGTGGGAGGTTTCAATATCTAGGATAAACATATTCTTCTTAGGCTTCCGTGCTTTTGCCATTACTTTTTCCTTCTATTTCTATGTAATGCTTCTCTTTTAACATCTTCTGGAATTGATGGGGCTTTAACTTCATTAGGGTTATTTGGTTCTGCTAGCCGGCCCAATACCTTCTCTGCTCTTGCTAACATATCAAAGAAAGTTATTGGATCCCAATCTTCCATTTCTTCGAATCTATATTTAAATGCTGCAGCTATCAAGCACTTCGCTGTTTCTAGATAACTAGATTCTAATCTCTGTCTAGATAAATATAATTGACCTTTTATATCATCATAGGTACCATTGAATGGGTTAGTACTTAGCTGTTGTATAGCAACGTATGCTACTATTCCCGCTGGCACAAATTGTGGGAGTGGCCCATCTAGCATCACTAGTTTGTATACATCTAAATAAGCCCCCATAGGATAAGAAAACCTAGAAGAGGCTCCTAGGTATGATGGTTCTATTCTACGATATTCTGCCCAAGTTAGGTTGCGCCACTTGACAGTATAGCCGTCAGGCCATGTCGCTTGATAAATAATCATTGTATGTAATTAGGTGGGTGTTGAGACACCCACCATCCTTATTCCTTATTTCATAGACCCTAATGAATCGAAGTCAAGTATAATTTCTACAACTCAGCAGACAAAACTTCAAAAGCAGTTGGATCCATAAAATCAGACAACCAACTTATGAGATTGAATAGTGTACTTGGTAGGCCAGCAGAACCAGTACGTAACATCTCAGCAGTCATCTTTCCATCTGACGCAGCATTAGTCCATAAAATACAATGAGCAGCGATTAACAGCTGTAATTCAAATTCTACCTTAGCTGCTTGTTGTTCTTGTGAAAGGTTTGCTCCTAGATTGGTGGGGATTGAGCTTTGAATGCGTTGTAGTTCCATTGCCCCAACGGCCCTTACAATGAATACACGCTTACCACCATCTGGGGTAAACACTCTCAATCTGTTATTAGGGGTTTGTGTCTTCCAAGTTTCGATTTGAACCTTACTTGGGGATCCATTAATAGTTGCTAGGAACTCGTAAGGATCTGAAAACTTCTTTTGTGTTGCGGCTTCGTTAGCCTCAACAATGTTGTCGACTACATCTACGTCGCTCATCGGAGATCTCCTTTATCTTATTTACTCTCGCTATATTTTGCGTCCATAATTTAGCGAACTTTACGAGCAATGAAAGAATAATCATCAGTTATAGGATTTCCACCATTGTCGTATGTTTGTGAATTACCGGTTAATACACACTTTTCTAACTTGCGTGTTATTGTTCTACTTCCATGTGTAATATTTATAACTATATCAAACATTATATCACTATATACAGCATTAAACATATCTTGATGCCCAACTAATTGTGAACTAGCCGTAGCTTGCAACTGACTCACCGCTGAAGGTGGAAGATTGGATAACATACTAGTTTGTTGCTGTATAAGGGTTTGCAATTGTTGATTAATAGTTTCTTGAACTATAACACTACCAGAAGCTGCAGCTTGTGCTTGTGTCTGTAATGTAGCTATACTTTGATTTATAGCTTGTAATTGAGCTGTTTGTTGACTATTAGCTGTAGGTGTGGCAAAGACTATGTTATTATACTCTTGTAAGGCTACATATAGATAGCCCTCATGAACAAAGTTAATAGACAACCCACCTTGAACTAATGAACGTCCCTGACCAATAGCGTCATAGAATCTACTGTGATAACCATAGATAGGTAGTTTATTATCTTGCATATAGAAGTGAACTACACTTACTTCATCTATAAATAAATTACCTATGTATATCCTAGCGTTGTTGCCAGTGCTATACGTCCCATCACTACTATCAGCAGCAACCCAATTAGGATCTGTATAAGACATTGGGCTAGGGGCAGCAGAAACCGCTGGAATTGGTTGTGCACTACCATTAGCTGTTGGTTTGGAAGCTACTGCTGTTTCAGAGCCCGGGTCATTTGACAATACCATCTGAATGGTAGTAGAAGTAGCGGGACTGACTACATTTACTGTAGAGGTATTAGTAACACACCCAGATTGGGTTACAACTATTGTAGCTGTCCCGATTGGAGAACTTATAAAAATACTACCAGTTGCGTCTGTTGTGCCAGAGGATACCCAAGACCCAATAGTAACAGTAACAGAGGCAGAAGCACCGTTAGTTGTTGGTGTACATATAATAGTTAATATAGAGCCACCACTAGGAGTTGACGGAGTTAGATTGGCAATAATTGGTGTTTCTGTATTAACAGTTAATTCTTGTATTTCAGTCTGGAAACTAGTGGCAGACAGTGTAAATTGATGGCTGTCGCTTGGCTGCTGTTCTCCACTAGCTGTGGTAGTAACAAGCGTAGAAATAGTAATCGTGGTAGTCCCTGAAGAATCGGTAGTGCCACCCGTTACACCATCTACAAAGACAGTAGCCCCATTGATAGGGTTACCATTATTATCATTAACCGTTACTGGAACTGTATAAGTGGGCATTATTACATTACCGGGGTGCTATTAATAGGGATAACTTGTGAAGGGTTGCCATTAACATTTCCATACTTTTGTACCTTACCCATAGGTGTTGGTTGTGAAGAAGTGTTTGGATTGCCATGCTTTGGCATATTAAATACACTGCTCATATTCACAGGCAGCAGGGGTGTAAAATCCTCACACATAAACGATACGGTTTGTTCAGATAACATATCCTGTATAGAGTATACCACACCATCCGTTACAAATTGAACACCTAATAAACTTCTTGAAGAAGCGTAACCTTGTTCATTACTAAAGAAAATAGACATATCAAATGGGGGTAACTGATCTACTTTTAGGTAGGTACTATCTTTTGAAAGGTCATTACCATTGTATGCGCCTGACTGTAAGAACTTCATTAGGACTTCTACAGTAAATTGTGTCATTACCATCGTCCCAGCTATAGTCCTAGTACCACGAGTAAACCCTTTAGGATTTATATATCCTAGTGCTCTTACTGGAGCTTTTTCTCTATGTATAGAAATAGATAAGGTGGTACACTCTATCAACTGCTTCGCGTATTTAGGTGCGGCGCTCCCTTGTTGCTGGAATGCTAGATTACTAATTCCTATCATTATCTTAACATCAGAACCTGTATAAGAGACAACCCCGCTATAAGGATTTGGAGAGTTTGATTTTAATGGGGATACCGCTGGGTTTATCTGACCTGCCTTAGTAGTGGGGTCAAAGGTCATTTGGGTGCCAGATCCCATATTTATATAACCATAAGTGGAAGGAACTACCACGTTTCCGTCTATATCATTCACACTACAAGTTGGTCCACCGCTATTAAGACGAAGAGCTTGTACCACAGGGTTGGTATAGTAGTTTCCTTGTGTAATTTGTGGGGTTATATTAGAAGGGGCAGTCTGGCTTATAACAGGCGAAGCGCCGCCAGACAGTACTGAAGAATACTGTAGATTACTAATACTTGTTTGATTACCAACAGAATAACCGCTGGTTGACCAAGAAGTGTAAGAGGTATAAGAGGAAAATGCATCGGGCATAGGCATCCTATTGGGCCGTCATCTTCATGATAACGGCCCTATCGGGCTATTGGTGGCCCGGAAAAGGGGTTAGCCCCCAACTAGGTTTTCAAACGGAGTCTGAACGGCAGCCCATGGTTCAACTAAGCGGGCTACAAATGTTGCTTGCATCTCGGTTACGGCGTCGTCGATAGACACACCAGAACCTTCATTAAGAATTTCTACACCGAAGATTCTCATTCCACTAGCAGCACCCATTTCATTGTTAGCTACTAGAGTGATATCAAATGGCAGAATTTGGTCTGAATACCAAGGCGAAGCTAGAGATTTTAAAGCTGATACAGATGTAATTGGAACTGAATCCAAAGCATCGATTGTAGACGCAGCAGAATTAGCAATTCCCCCGGTGTTAATCGTACGGACTAACGCTTGATTAAAGATAGCTGTCTGATTCAACAAGCTGGTAGACGCAGTGCTATACTGAGGACGAATGTCTTCAGAGTTAGCAACGAACATTCCATTCGCTTGATAGAAAACGTTCAGCAAAGCGTGACGATCGAAATTAACCCAGATCAAGCTTCCAGCGATACCACGCTTGTTGCGACTGAATGCTCTTGGATCTGGGGATCCCATCGTATAGATAGGAGCCTTTTCGCGAGTCACACTATAAGAAACCGCCTGGAGTTCTGCGAACTGATACGTGCCGATACAGGCCATAATATCAGAACCAGAAAATGAATTATAAGACCTGGATATTTCTGATTCTAATGGACCACCAGGTAGTGTTGATGCTGTTGACATTGTTTCTCCTATATTATTTGTGACTCGCTACGGAATTCATTAAAGACCAACTAAATTCTTAAATAGAGGTCGTCTAAATGAGCTAGGTACCATTGTATCTGCGATACCAGCGTTATATTTTGCTGCTGCCCCCATACGTTCAAATCCAGCACCCCAAGAATTTCTCATCCCACCTGCTCCAGATCTACCTTGGTTCCAAGCACCTCTCCCAGCTCCATAAGCATACCTGCCTAGACCACCAAGTGCTGCGCCTTTTAAACCAGCAGCAGCCCAGTCGTTACCATTATTAAAAGCATAATCTTGCGCTACACCAGCAGCGGCACCACCAGCAGCGTACATTCCGACAGATTTAAGGGAAGTGCCAGTTATACCAGACCGCCCGCCCGCTGTTACAGTCTTAGCATAAGATAATGACTCTTTGACAAGTGGGGCTGACATGGCATAGGATATAGTACTTTTTAGTTTACCGAAAGCTCGGCTAGCATTCATATAAACACTATCTGCGAAAGCCATATTTATATCTCGATAGACTCTCTAGGATAATATCCTAGAGAGTCTTGATTTGGAAGGATTAGGAACGGCTAATACCAACAGTTGCTGTTAGCTGAACCAGCTCGTCTGCTGGGTAGAAGTTGACGTAGATATTGGCGTGTCCAATACGTTGTTCTGCTTGTGTTACACTTACCACAAAGCTATAACGACTGATATATCCGCGCTTCTGTAGGTTTGTCAATGCTGAATCCAATGCTGTTTGCATTGCTGTCAACTGTAGACCATCTGTTGAAGACTCACCGATATAAGGATCGGCTGTAACACGAATTGTATCAACAACCAAGCCCTTAATACGCTGGCGAAGCAGGTTATGATAATCGCTAAGATCCGTAGCAATAGTAAAGCCATGAAGCATTACTGGCAGAATTCCATTTCCCTTGAACCTTAATACGTTAACACCAGCCCAAGTTAGAGAATCCATCTGTGCGAAGGAAGCTTTCCATAGCTGAACTGCGTTCACCGGTTTGTTAGTCAGGTTTGATTTCTCATCTAATGCTGAAGCGATACCTGCCACATAACCCGCTAGATTAGTACAGTAGTTTGTAGCGTATCCATTGCTAATTACACCTTGATCTGCGAATACGTGGATATAAGCACCGATGTCAACATTATTACCATTAGCATCCTGAACAACTATGCCGTCATACTCACCAACAGTGGTTGCGAATAATCCACCAGCACGCCCAATAGAACTATCCGTACAAAGAACACTTAGATTAGACGGAACAGTTCCAACTATGGTAGGTATACCTAATATACCATTACCTGCTGTGATAACTTCATTCGTAACAACTGGGCTATACTGAGGTAGATAGCCTATCCAATTACGGGTGTCTATAAGTGAGAAGCTATTTGGTCCTGTAGTACCAATAAAGCCAATACAAGTTCCAGACTGACCAATTGTTTCTTGGACATAACAGAAGTTAGCTAGTAAGTACTCAAAATGAACTTCATGCCAACCAGCAGCTACACGAGCAGCTGCAGTAGTTATGCTACCTGCCATAGGTGTAGCGACAGTTCCGTTACTATCAACTGATTCGCTCGCCCACTGATATGTCTTAACACCAGTTGAAGAAGACGTTGTCTTCAACCAATCTAGAACGCTAGTGTTACCAGCAGCAGTCATTCTATAAGCAACGTTTGGGGCATCAACAAAAGCATCTGGGCAATAGACAGAATCTACTGAGAAATCCATTAGTAAATCCAAAGCCTGTGCCAGAGCAACATATGTCTGACGTAGTGTAAGGGATGTACCATCAGCACCAAGTACAAAAACTGGTGCTGGTGCAGCAGTTGAACCAGTAAGTGCCCCAGCTTGCGTTAATGTTAGGGCTTGTGCTGTGGTTACTGCTTGGGCGCTAGTGCCAGTTCCGAGTTCTAGACCCAAATTTAGGATATTGCCAGTGATTGTTATGTCACCAGTATTTATTGAGTAGCCATTAGCAGCATCATTTGAAAATACTAGGTCTCCGTAAAACCACACATACAGAATCCCAGCTTTATACCAGATTTGATAATCAGTAGAATTATCTGTATTCGTTGAACCACATTCAATATTGAATCCTGAATAAGTGGCCATTCCAGTAAGACCTGAGGCTGCAGTTGTAACGGCTGCATTAGATAGTGTTAGTGCTACAGCTGATGAAGCAGTGCAGGTGAACGTTCCATTAAGTGCTGAAGGAGTCATCCCAGATACAGTAATCGACCCACCAGACAATGCGTTTGTTGCTGCGCCAGTAAATGTTCCAGTATACACACAAGTGCCACCAACTGACTGACTGACAGCTGTGATTGGTCCGATTTGTGCTGCTCCAACACCATTTAGGTATGTTGGTCCTGTTCCTATACGATATAGGATGACGTTGTCACAATTAGCAGCAACTTCTTCCATTGCCTTGATAAGTGAGCCGTTAAGACCGAAGGTGCTTGCTGCTGCGGCACGATCGGTTACCTGGAACGGGTCGTTTTGAGGACCTTGACCGGCAGTACCACAAATCAATACTGACTTATCTTTGGGAACCGTGCGTGAAGCAAGGCCACGATCGATCGTGTAGACCTGAATTCCAGGTAGATTTGGATAACTAGACATGAGATTAAATTCTCCCTCTCTATAGCAAACAAACTTTATTTGTCGCTGTTTGGGTCACTTGGTATAACGATCGTGTCGGTCTGCTTTGCAACCCCAATTATTAAGTCAACACTCTGAAGCGTCTTCTCCATTAGTGTGTCCAGGTATTCAAGACGGATCTCATACTTCAATCTACGACGGTAGATTTCCTGTCTCTGTTCTGAATCGAAATCGTCGTCGCCACGTGCGACGAATCTAAAATGCTGTACGCCACGAGCAAGGAAATAATCCAGTTCGGTAGCATATTTAACCATGAATCGATGAAACCAATTAGTTAATAAATCAGCTCGTAAATTTGATCTTGACCAAATGCTAAACTCTACAATAACTAATTCCCACCAACCATAGACGACGAGGTTGTAGCCCGCTTGCTTTGGGTGAGGCATTATTTGTCTCACTTCTGGAGTCCGTGGTGCTGATCCATCGTTCATTGTTGGAGCCATTGAACTACTAACCACTCTAAAAGTAATTACATCGAATGGATCATCCGTTTTTGTCATTCGTTCCCTAGGGAATTCATGCTCAAACTTTGGGGTTGTCCCCTCTGGAGTGCCATAAGATTTAATATGAATCTGTAAAGCAGCCTCCACCGCATCAAAAAATCCTGGTATATCGACCGCTGGTAAAGTAGATCTTATGGGTGGCTCTAAAAGATGTCTATTTGTTCTAGGTTCCTTCTTGTCATACCCTCTTTTAAAGTAGCGATCCATATAACTCCCGATATCTCTCCAACTATTCCTAATTAGTATAGCAGTTCTGACTCTAACTCATAGATTTAAATACCCATGCGAACCTTATTTATACGTTTTCTTTTTCAAGTGCCAACTCAAAGTATTCGATCCTTGAGAAATCACCATGAACGGGCACTACGGTCAACACTTTCCACTTTATTGTTCGTGTTAACGGATGAAATAAACTACCATCTTCGTTGACTTTTAGTTCATACATCTTGTCGTAGGATAGGTGTTCTGGAAGGGTATATCTCTCATAATTTATATAACAATCAAACCTAGCGAACGCTGTGCCAGTGTTCTGATCTGTATAACCATACTGGGCCATAGGGTACGAACCAGTAGCCAGAACTCCGGGTTTATACACAGGGGCTATGCCTCTGACCACACACATAGTTTCATAAGTTTCTCTCCATAGATATCCCTCACCACCACAATAAACACACATTCTATTTGGACCACCAGAAGTTTCATCCCAACAAACACATTTATCGTTTGTTATTCTTCTTAGAATGACACGTTTACCAATAGAATTTACATCCGAACGCCCGAACAACAAAGCGTCCATTTCTTCACGTAAATCGATATTTGGTGTATCTGGAAAATATTGCATTTACTTCTCCATAAAGGAATAATTCTTGCCTGTTATTTCTCTTCCTTTAATCTCATTCCATAGGGAATAATTTTTGACTGGGGTCTCTATTGCTCTAATCTCACCCCATAATTGTTCTGACAAGTTAACATTAGAAAGGACTGGATACTTTGTTGTGGGGTCAGTCATTATATTAATTCCTTATTAAATACTTATACTGATAATGGATATGCTGTTTGAATAACTAATGGATAAGTTCCTTGGAAAATACCAGATCTTAGATTAATAAGAGGTGGAGAATAGAATGGAGAAGCAAAAAACTTTGTTGGTTTTCCACGACCACCAGTTGGTGAACCGAAATCCATAGATGTAGCGTTTGCACCTAGACCAGTTGACGTCCAAGTTCTTGCTGGTGTTCTTTCTGTCCAGTCATATACACCTTTTGCTGCCATACCTGATCTTGGTCTTCCACCGGGAAGTGTATACCCAGAACTTCTTAACGCTACTTCATAGAATTTGATTGAATCACCCAACTCCTTAAGTTTGGCTGGGGTACCCTCAGTCTGGAATCCTCTTGATCTCTCAACAGAGAAATTTGCTAATACGTGGGATTGTGGACCACCTAATAGTGTACCCTGACCTAAGATTAAATCCCTTGCAGCAGCGGCAGTTACCCACTGATTCCTACACCCAATTAACCTATGATGTGTAATATTGTTATAAGGAGTATTGTTTATTACAGAGCTAGAAAAGGGCATAGGTGAAATAAGACGTGCTTCTTCACTAGATTGATAAATCTGACAAGCTATTGTTAAGTCCGATAGCTTACGAAGTATTTGCCCACCAGCTAGACGTACTTGATCTATAGAACAAAAATATGGCTCGATTTGTGATACCAAATCGTAAGTCACGTCTTGTTCCAATATTCTGCCATCAGTTAACGATAGTCCTTTTGGTAGTGTTACATGCAAAATCAAATTTCTCATTATTGCTCCAATTAAACGACTAAGCTGGCAGCTACTACTATTATTGTTCCGTCTGCCCCAAATAAAACTAAGTTATAAGTGCCATGAACTAAAGTTATAGGGGTGGACAGCCAGTTACCAGAGCTGTCTATATTCGTAGCTGCCAATGCAAAGTTTGTGGCAGTCTTTCCAGCGTCCCAATCAGATGTATAAAACACGTAAAGTACGTAAGAACTCGGGTTAGATACAATGACTTTATATCTACCAATACTGCCATAATCCTGACTAACACCTACGGTAGCACTCAAATCAAAGAATGTATTAGCGTCATCTATATCTTCTGAGTCTTCGATTCTAATCTGAGAAGGTGGGTCATACATTTCTAGATAATCGTGACCCGCAGCAGAAGGAGTGTACTCTAATATATACCTACCACTACCTAATTCCACCAAAGATAAAGGATCTGTGCAAACCACCGCGTTTCTTGTAAAGAATACCTGTAATTGGGACAAAACCCTCCCTGTAATTGGGTTGCTAGATAAGTCAACCAATCTGAATTCTATGTAGCGTAAGCGGTTTACACGCCCCATTTATTGGGATCCTCTCCATACTACTTCATAGTATAGGTAAATGATTGATTATTTTGTCCTAATCGGTCCATAAGCAAGGGAGTTATGTGTGTATACCCTCTTATCTTTTGAGGATCCAGCAGCAAAAATCTTTCCTCCTAGGTATATATGACAAACCCTACGAATTCCAGCATCGTAAACAGTGACTGGTGACCATTCAATCCCGTTTCCTATATCAGTTGCTACTAGCTGTAGCTGCATTTCTGAAGCATACCTTTGTGTATTATCCTTTAATACCATCGGCGTATTCCTAGAAACTATTACAGTGGCTCCATTATCCGCTTTCAGCTCTACACAAGCTGCGTAAGTATGAGAATTGGAAATCACTAGCCCTTTGCTTGATACATCGTTATTCAGCAGAATATCTAATAAATCCCCAGCTACAACTTGCTTTGCTTGCTTATCCTGAGTAACCCACATATTTTCTGCCGGGCAAGCCCCGTTGCTTCCAGTTCCGGTATAAGTTATAGATACAATATTTGAAATCACACTTGAAAGACCACTACTGTTCGTAGCTGTAACACAGTAGTAATAAGTTATATTAGAATACGACATAACGAAATCAGTGTATGTACTAGTAGTACAGGTGCCTAATAAAGATCCTTGCGAACTAGTCGTTGCTCTATAAATCGAATAGCACGTGAAATTAGAAGGAGGGGTATACGTAATGGTTAAAATACCTGAATAAGGGGCGGTAAACGTTTCAGAAACCGTTGGAGCAGTTGGTACTGTGCCACTACCGGTTGTTGAAGTTATAACTAGAGGAGAACAGAAAGCACTAGTGTTACCAAGAGTATCCCCTGCGGCTACCATAAAATTATAACTAATAGATTGTGGTAATCCAGTTATAGTAGTAGTTGGTGTAATACCAGGAACATTTATAGATGTTGGTGTACCAGATAAACTACTAGCTTGGTACTGTAATAGGTAATGGTCGAAATCCGGCTCTATATTTGGAGTCCAACAAATAGTAGCAGTAGCTGTAGATCCACTATTCAGGAATGTCCCACTTAGACCTACCGGTATAGCAGGAGGGGTAGTATCTATTAATACAGGTACTGGACTTGATACCGCAGGAGTAGCAGACACTACACTAGTATTATTTACTGACCAAATTCTAAATGTCCATAATAATTGGCTTATCGTACTAGATTGTAGCCCAGATACCCTGTATCCTGTAGAAGGAGCTGGTACCGTCCCTATATAACACCAAGGAGAAGATACCATAGTGTTATTATTTGTTGATTGGCTTTCAATTATATAATAATTTATATCTGTGGAAGTAGAAGCAGGCCAAGATAGAGTTATATCTGTTGACGTCTGTGGTGTGGCTGTTATACTAGCTGGTGGAGCCGGGGTACCTGACGTCTGTGGCATGTATCCAGTCAGATCAGGAGGCGTATTCATACTAACTGGAGCAGACTCTACGTATAACCCAGTAGATGAATTAGGGCTGATAGAAAGAGCTGTGATATGCGCAGAAAAATCAGTTGTTAATAACGCTGCTGGGTCTCCACTAGTTAACACGACTGTAGCTGTAGTTCCAGAAACTGTAAATGAAGTAAAAGAAGTTCCATAATTGTTCGACCAATATACTTTATATTGGTTAATATTGCTTGGAGAAGGGGACCATGTTAAAACTATCGCCCCCATAGTCCCTGTCCCAATCACACTGCCTGATGGCACCGGTTCTGGAAGAGAATAATTAGCAGAGGTACAGGTAAAATATGTAGAGCTAGGGGGAGATTGATTTCCCACCCTATCGAATGATGAAACATTATACCAATATAACGCTCCTGGGTTAGTACTAGTATCTATAAATGTTACTATATCCCCACCAGTAGAAGGTCCTATAGAAATTGTTGCTAATAACGAATTCCATAATGGGGTTGGTGTTGTACCAGACGGGATTATCATCCTCCATAAGTTATAACCACCTAGAGTTACACAATCTAAGGGGGTGATCCCATTCCAAGACACAGAGATACTACCATCTGAATTTGCTACCGCCCCACAACCACTGCCAACCAATATAGGAGTCGGTGGTGGTACGTGGATGTCTGTCACTATCTGTATATCATTAGGAGTCTGTGATGTAGCAGATAAAGGACCGGCTAGAACCTGATTTCCTTCATTACCGAATCTATCTATTCCACGTAATTCATAGGAAGCAGTAATATTATTGTTTTCTTCCGGTTGTAGATCAGAATAACTATTGTAGCTAGTTATACCGCTGGCAGACACAAAAGAGGGTACCTCTGCTATCTTTATATAACTAGTGGATACTGGCATATTTGATTGTTCAGAGACAGTTACCATTCTCCATATCTCAAACGCACCGTTTATGTAATCATAGTAACCACTAAAATCTCTAGATGGGTTAATCCATGATAAATTAATAGCCCCCAAAGACCCAGCAATAGATAACACAAGTGGTAACCCATTTACAAGATAAGGTTGTGGTCCACTAGTCTCAACAGCATTTACTTGTTCCGTTTTACCATCAGCATAAATAGTAGCGAAAGGACATTGTTCAACTTGTGCATCATCCCATATGGCTGTTTGTGCTGTATTTGTTGGGTCATTAAGAAGAGTAACTTTAGCTATGGTAGCTGCGATAGGAGCTGTAGCGGTAACAACTAATCTTTGATAACCTATATTCGTTGTGATCCTATTACTATTATAAGTTTCTGATAACCCTAATGTATTAGAAAACGTTATCTGCATTTGGACAGAAGTGTTTGGATTAGGGGACCCATTAATAGCTGGGTCACTAGTAACAAAGCAAGAGGCGGTATAAACTAAACCGCCAATCACCTCTATTGATTGTGATAGCTGTGTAGTACCATCTTGCTTCATTGCTCGAAGAGAATTATTTCTGGTATCAGTAGTTATAATAGATGGAGCGTCACCAATATAAGACCAGAAAGGGATACCAAAAGGAGAGGTGGTTGGTACATCTTCAAACCCAGGGTTGAACACTAGATTTGGTGAAGACAAATTACCACTTGTGTCTACACTTCTCACCCTAAATATATAAGAAGTGTTAGTAAAAGCATACGGCTCTAAACCATTAGCAATAAAAGACTTAGTCCCAGCAGTTGGGTCGTTTATAAGTGCTAATATAGACCAAGAGCTAGGTGTATCATCGTAAACAGATTGTTGCTCTATCTGATATCCAGCTAAACTATTAGTAACAGGAGCTGTCCAAGTAAGCGTAATAGAAGCTGCGTTACTTATGACTGGCGTAACTTTAATAGGAGCTGGTGGTAACGAAGTATCAGCCGGAAAGTAATTATTTAAATCTGGATATGTTGCTATTAAGTAAGAGTACGGAGAATAATCCATTATCGAATTATATGAACGGAGGCTCACCTCAAAACTATTAGCTAATACATCTCTTGTTGGCGGGCCAACTGGAGATTCTGGGTATTCCAGACCAAAAATTGTATAGGAATTAGATTGTACATTTATTGGGTCACTCCACGAAGTTAAATCTGATGATCCAACTTGCGCAAATCTATAGCATATCTCATAACCAACAGCTCCTCTTGTAATAAGCCAAGATACGTTTACCCCACCTTGTACCCCAGTTAATACAACATCGCTTGGAGCTGCTATGGTTGTTGTAACCGTTGAGGTCACCATAATTAAATGATCTGTGTCCATACTACTTTCATCGCCGTATGAGTCTACAGAGGTTACCCCATAAGTATAGTTCATTCCTATAATAGTGTAGGTATCTATATAAGTGATAGTAGTAGAGTTTACTTCCATCGTTGTTGGTAAATTAACTAATGATAGCCACTGAGCAGTTCCAGTAATTCTACGATAGATATTATAGGATGTAACTGTTGGGGCTGTTGTTAATGTTAACGATTGAAAGGAGATAATTATTGAACCGTCTGAATTTACTGTTCCAGAAGCTGTTACCAAACTTGGTGTAGGTGGAGGAGCTACACTAGTACCAACTAGGCTTAATGGTCCTACAATTGGCGTGACTGTGGTGTTGCCACTCAGATTTACTTCAACTATATAGTAATAATAATCAGTAGAAGTAGCAGGTATCGAATGGTCGATAAACACCCCATTAGGTATCATAACGTTAGTAAATGTAGCTACAATAATGGGAGCGACTCCCCAAGATACTGGAGAGCTTACATAACCATTTCCTCTATAGAGTTCATATTGACTAAAATCTGGATCAGTATTGAGAGCACTAAGAACTATCTGCGCACCACCAATACATGGGGCAGCAGTAATAGTTATAGCTGTAGGAGTAGAAGTATTTGTTGTTGTTGTTATTTCTACTGCTGTACTCTCTGTTCCTGGCTGTCCGGTATAATCTACAGTTCTAGCAGATATAGAGTAATTTGCACCAGATATTAACGCAGGTAAGGTGTAAATACAAGAAGAAGAATATGGTAAAGTTATTGTATTTGTTGCTTGTGCCACACCGGCTATCGTAGGTGTACAATCAAACATATAATAATACACATAAGGACCACCTGTATCCGCCCAAAACGGAATAGAGGGATCAATCAACTCAATCACTACAGAGGAATAGCCAGGAGTAGCAGATAGGGCTGTGGATATCATAGATAGCCCAATAGGTGGTGGGGCAGGTTGTGACCTGCCCAAGTAACGTGCATCTGATTGGTATCTAGTGAAATATTGTGAAGGGTCAATCAACCGGGTCATTAGGTTTGTATTCTTCCAGAAGTAGTTGAGTCATCAACTATGTTATAGATAGCTATAGTGTTACCTTCATAAGTTAATGTCATAACTACTGGATTAGTAGTTTTATCAATAGACATATCAGCAGCCACTATAGATTCGATGTAATCTACTACTGTCTGTACTGATAATACGTCAGATTGTGCAGCAGGAATCGCTGGTATTAGATCTGTTTTAGCCTTTATAGCCATTACCGTTGGATTGGAAGTTGGGTTTATATTAGCCAAATCACTAAAGTGGGCAACAGTAGCATCTTTAGCAACAGTAGCGTTTAAAGCTACTGTATTATTTAATGCCACTATTCCAGTAATCCGGGAATCCCCTATGGAAACAGTCTCAAATGGATAACCTGAGAACGTATTTCCATTAGCTGCATAAGAGGCTACAGCTACATATTCCCCTGCTGTCGCAGAGGAAGATATAACCCACGTATACTTATATACACAGGTGGTACTAGGTATTAAAGTCATTGCACCAGCGGTTCCTAGCACAGAGGTACCAGTAGCAGCATTTATTATCTGTATCATTGGATTGGCCGTTACGCTTGGAGTTACACCGGTAGAAGTTGTTATAAATAGAGTGAATGTGTAAGAATCGCCAGGATAATACATTAGAACCTCAGAATGAGAGGATGTTATGGCATCCTCTCAAAAATTAACTTATTTTACTGCCAAATTGAGCCCTCATGCATCATCCACATATCAGAGACTCCCGATCCATTACCACTTGGGTCTTGATAATTAAAGAAAGCATAAGGCATCCAATAACAACCGCCGTCAGTGCGGCCTTGTGCTGAAATACCCCATGAACTGCCCCATGAATTCTGGATAAATACACCACCAGTGGTTTCATCTGGGAAAGCAATTGTGTCATTATAGTCTAAAACTAGTTGTGCATGACCACCTAATAAACTCTCGCCAGGTGCCGGCATTGGCATAAACCCAGTAGTCTGTATTTGGGTTTCTTCAAAAGAAGAATACACATTAATTCCTATACCAACGGCATAGCCAGAAGAAATTGAGAATTTAACATCTGTTAATGTTGGTAATGAATGATATGGTCCTCCTTTATAGATAAGAGCTTCAGCATATTCTTGTTGAGTAGGGGCAGACATATAATCTGTTCCAAGATATGGTTCTTGTGGAGCTAGACATACACCAAACTTATTTAAAGTTTTAAACGTTGTGTGGATTGTTGATCCCGCATCCTGTCCAATATCACCATCAGCCGCAAGGTTTGTCTGATAAGCAAAAGCTGCTGAAGACATAAAGTCCGCTGTAGCTATTGTTTTATCTTTCTCAAACATATACAACTTACGGTACATCCAATCACGGTATTCAGCTTTCAATTGCCCCGTGCAGGAACCCTCTTGTGCTTGATCACGAATTGGGCCCATCCATTGAGAAGTAGTAGCAGTTGGTGGTAATACTAAATTAGATGGAGCTGTTATTTTAAGTAGTGTTTTAGCTGGGGAAAACGGGTTATCAGGATAACGCCCGTAACGACGACCGGCGGGTGACAGTTTTAGAAAGCTCATTGACATTTCCTTTAATAGACCGTAACCTTATTAGGGTTACGGTCTATTTATTTACCAAGTTACAAGTTTATGTCTGCTTGATAGCACGGCATCTACTCGTGCGTCTCCGCTCTTAGTGCGGATTAATTTGTTATAACGTTTCTTGTAGGAACTAACTGCTGTACTAGTCCTGAATTGAACCTGAGAAGCAGATACAGTAGAATTAGAAACTGGCAAAGAATTGATGATGTCATTCACAAGATCATCACCAAGTAAAACAAATGCTTCTACTTCTAGCTTTGTTGTTGGATTAACAACGTTAGTTGAGGTTAAGATTCCATTTATATTAATCTGGATATCTTTAGCTACAGCTAAAATCTTCTGATCCGTGGTAGTAGCATTAGCTGTTGAATAACCAGCACCTAACAACTGAATCTCTTGAAGATCAGCGTTAATCTTCTGTTCAACAGACTGAATAGAAGCCACTGAAGTTGGGTTTTCTGTAGCCATAACAAGACCAGTAATAGTTTCAGCTATAGGTAGGAACGTATTTACATAACCCAAGATTGTGCTAATCATTGAGGTTGTACAAGCTGTAGTAATCATGGCTAAGCCTAAAACTATAGCTATAAGTGTTTTATTCATCTAGAACCGACCCTCCTAGGGCCGCTTGAATTTTCATCTTTATCACAAAGTAGGAGGTACCTAAATACCTCCTAATTTGAGATTAGATTAGTTACTTTATGTTTGAAATAACGTTATTTGCTACCACTTTTTGTACAGCTAATTCTATCAATAGGTTTGCTATAGAAGAGGTAACATTTATTCCTTGAGATTTTGCATCAACAGCTATCTTCTGGAAAGCAGCATTTCTTTTATCTGTTGATGTTGCTGGTGAACCATTAGGATTGCGTACTAGTGAAGAGGATGCCATAACAGCATCTGTCGCAATAATTCCTAAACCGGTCTTTAGTAGAGCTTCTGCGCCATGCGCAAATTCCTCTGCCGCGTCTTTGCCGAACATACTTACAAATCCAGCGCTTGCTTTGGCATAATTTGTTTTGAAAAATGCAACAACTTTATCCCAGAACGACATGATCTTATCTCCTAGTCTTCCTATTAAGAAAGACTTAATTACATTATACACTATTCAATAGTGTTTGTTTGTAGTTTCTACTTTCTTTATCCTGTATTACACGATTTGGTAATATCATCCCACAACGTTTGCATCCCAGAAACTTTTATAATCTGTCTAACCTCGTTATCTGGCGCATCCTCTGGAAATCTTCCCGTTATCTGGAAATAGTTTCTTTTGTTTGTAAGTTTTCTTATATTCCTTGTGATAAATAGAAAAACTAATTTTGGCACAATCTTTACAACAAAAACAACTATTAAACTGAATTGGCTTGAATTCATTATTACATTGTTTACAGAATCTATTCGGAAGACTATTTATAAGTTTATTCAATGTTTGTGAAGCTATCTCTTTAACGTGCTGTGGACACTTTCTACCTCGCATCGCAGCAGCTTGTTTACCTCTTGTTTCTGCACTTACTATGTGTCCTAATAACGCATTTCTTGTCTTTTGTCTATTAGACACGTTTGAGAAATAAGCTTTCATAGAATCACTATGCTTCTTACGGGTTTCAAGCGACTGTTTATGTCCAAACGTTCCTTCTCCACCTTCAGTATGATTCGTAAGAGGGCATTCAACTTCTTGTAGTGAGATATCCACCATCGTTCTCTATCAGCCCAATTATCGCTAACCTCTTCTATAATCTCCATCTCTGGTTTTAGATTCCTTGATAATAATTTATTAATCCAATTATCACGATGGGTAGACCTGTAATTCTTACGATTACTTCTACCACGCTTAGCTTGACTTATGTGCACTATTAATCGTTTACGTGGATTAGTAGTTACGCCGACATACCGCACATTGTTATCAATTGGATCTTTAAGTATGTAGATTACTTTCATTTATTCGTCTTTCTATCTCTTTCCAGACCGCTTGAACCCCACCTGTTGCTATGATTTTTCGTAATTCATCATCTGGAGCGTCTACTGGACCTATATTTGCTAACTGGAAATGGGGTTTATCTGGGATACCCTTCCAAAGAGCCCCAGAAACTAATCCTAAGCCAGTTCCAATAGTCCATATTTGTTTCCAAGCAGGGTGGGCTGCATTCCAATCTGGTGCCCATGGGTCTTCACCAGAGATACCCGGGCAGACGTCTACAGCAACTCCCATATTATGCCATGAATACCCTGGTGGGGCATCAGTTACCTTAGGTCCTGGAGCAGTTCTTCCTTTAGCGTAAAGGTCGCCTTGTTCTTGGTATGTTCGAAGCCCTTGTACCACCCTAATTTCAATACCTTCTTCTAATAGCTTCTCAGCTAGAATCCTTATTTTAGATGCTAGAATTGGGTATACCTTACTTAATCTAGCTTCTGAATTACTATCCACCATAACCTCCCCAGTTCCAGTTTTGTTCCCAATCTGGTGGCCATCCTGTTATATTTATATTTATAGTTGTGGCATCCAAGCTTAAAGCTACGGTAAATACTAAGGTTGATGGGACTCTTACATAAATATCATTCAATATTGGATCTATACTGGCTTGTAAATCAGCTGGACTGAATGTAGAAAGATCAATCGGAGCTGGAAATATAATATTTATTTCTTGGGATAAATCATTACCAACAGGCTTTAATCGTGGGGCAATGTCTATTTTTATATCTCCTGGATAAATTGGATTCCTAAATGGAGGTAAAGGACACTGTATAGGAGGGCTCTTTACATTGACGTTCCCTGTAGTAAAGCTCCATTTATATGTGTTATCTAAGGATAACCCACTCGTCCCTGATACATAACTCTTACTTAATCCGCCGCCAGTTCCAACTATCATTATATTATAGAGCATATTAGGCTGTAAAGGCTTATCTGGAACAAACGTAAGTATTGTCGACGTTGGGTCCCAATTAAAACTACCTAATATATATTCTCTACCAACTACAGATAACGGATTGATAGATTCCAACTGTTCAGGACCAATCATAGTTGTCTGACCGGGGCCCTGTAGTAGGAAGGTATCAGCAGTTACAGTTAGTTGATTTATAGGCTGACTAAAAGTCAATACTATATTACAACCTAATATAACGTCTGTTGCGTTATCTAGTGGTGACACAGATAATAATGTTGGAGCTGTAGACATTAATTTACCTTATTATGAGATTGTTTAGACTTTGCCATATCAATAACTTCAGCCATACTCGTTATTAATTGTTCCGCGCCCGACGTGTCTATTTTACCTGACTGATCAAATGTAGATTTAGCTACCTCTACCTCATCTTCATTTACTATAAGTACGCCCATAGTAGCTAACTCTTCTTCACGCTTAGCTTCATCCGCTTCATCTTTCGGGGCTATTACAGTAAGACTACCGTCTTGGTTTATCTGAAGATATACTTTCTTACCTTTTTCTTCTAGTACATGAGCTGGACTATGTGAAGTTTCTCCTATAGAAACCCCTTGTATGTTTTGGTCTGTTATATCTAGTAACCTACCATCAATTAATCCTTGACGTATTATTCCTTGTTGGGCTGTTGGCTCTACCACTGAAAAAGGACGAGCCGGTCCCAGAGCGAATCCTCCACATTGGAATCTCTTACATACATGTAGATTCAACGATATAATACGACCTGTTAAGTCTTTGTGTTCTGGTTCTTGAATTAATGACATAATGGGAGTTTGTCTCCTCTTTCATTGAAAGAAAAGGCAGACAGGAAACCTGCCTGCCTTTTGGGTTGTAGTCGGTCAGTATGGTTACTGTGAGTTGACATCGATCGGCACATTGCCGAACAAAGCTGTTGTGTTGATATCCTGGAATCCAGAGTTTGGATCTGACAGGTTGAATACACTGCGAGCCGGCATGACGAACTCGTTTGGACGAATCTTAACATTCTTTGCTACGCCGATTGCTAAGCCTTCATTCAGGATACCGAAACCGTAAGTCTCTTCGATTCCTAATTCCTGTATTCCATAACGGTTATCTTCGAAGGAACGAACATGTGGCTCTTCATCTACAATCAGAGCTCCAAGGTTCTTCGAGTTGAACATCAAGATGTCGGTTTCACGTGTAAGCGGGTCAAAGCGCATAAATGGCGAAACAAGAATCTTAAATGGCAGTCCTAGATAACTAGGTAGGACTGGTGCGGAGTTCATGTGTGAAGGGACACCCTCTGGAGTAGAAAGCTGTCCACCAGTTAGTTGACCTTGAGTATACTGCCCAGTCTGACCTGTGCTATACCCCATGCCTCCGAAGTTGTAGAACATATTAGATTGTGATGCTACATTGCCTGTCCAGTTGGCGAAGAACGAACCACCACCAGCTTGGATAGCAAATTCACGCATCACAGGATCCTTTACCCACATCAACCATGCCATTGGATGTACAAGCATAGTGTCAGGGATAAAACCATTTAATAGCTGTTGAGCGTACATATCAAAGATGTCATCAACAACCATGGAGCCATTGAACTGACCTTTGTAATTACGTCCGGTTGTAGGTCCTTTGATAGGTTGAACTGGAGAAGAAGGTAAACGTGAAGAAACGCTATTATCAAATACAACTTGACCAAGTTGTGTAATAAAGGAGAAGATATACTCTTCCTTGTGACGTGCCAACGCGTTACCAGCAAGACGCAGCCACATATTGATCCACGGATAAGTAGATTCTTCTACGTAGCGCTTTGCGATCTTCAACATAAGACCATGCCGCTTTACGGTTGTACCATAAGTTGCCGCACCACCAACGTTGATGTTGAAGATAGGTAGACCCATGTTATCGCCTACTTCTTCAGCATGCAATGGTTCAATAGCTGGGAAAACAGTCTGCATGCCGGGCACATAATCGATCTTCTGCAGCAGGCTGGTACCAATCAGAAGAGGCTCAATGCCCTCCTGGACAATCTGGGTCATTACCCTTGGAATCATGAACGCCGCATTTTGGATGTCCATAGCATCCTTAATTGTAATGTGGCGCTTTTCTTCCGGGTCGAACCCGTTAGCGCGGAAAATGGTGTCAAAACGACGGAACTGTGCCCGTTCTTCGTCAGTTACTTGCACCATAACGTTCTTGGACATGGGTGAATACCCTCCTGGGTATATAAATATAGGTTAAGGCTTTACAGCCAACTCAACAACTATCTCTTGGCCACATCGTTCGCACTTAAAAGCACCAGCGACTTGGCCAAGAGCATTCTTTTTCACAAGCAGTTTATTACAAGGGGTTGTTGGGTCTTTCTCACGAGGAAATTGACACCTAAGCCCATTCTGTGTTAGAACTGCTCGGCCTTGCTTTATGAAGGTCTGATTTGCCATCACTTTGCCTGCCTTATAGAGATATGTGAACTAACACATAAGTACTATATTCTGGGTGAAGTGGTCTACCTTGGGTGTATGCCTTTTGGAAAGCCGCATCAGTACCAAGGTTCAACTGGTAATCAATACCAGCGGTTGCGGAACCACCCATCATGATAGATGCTGGGTTAGGATCCTGAATAGGTCCTACTAGACGGTTCGGATCCCACAGGGTACGAACACGATTTGCATAATCACGAATTGGATACATATTCTGGATACCAATAATGCGACCACACACATCACGTAGAGTATTAGCGTTGCCAGTAATTGGGTCACCAGAAGTAGCGTTATATGCAGCATAATTGCCCGCATCTTCGCCAATTCCAGCTACAACCATATTACCGTATGCTAGACATCCATCTACAACACCAGGAGTAGTTACAACTGGTGCGGTAAAGTGGACAAATGAACGACTGTAAAATCCTTGGGTATAACCAACTACACCATCGGCGTTCGCCATTGTCTGTAGAGCAGTTAAATTAGCACCAATCCAAGGTAGGCGTAGAACATACTTTGTCTGAACAGCAGTTCCCATTTCATGCATATAGTTCATAACCTTGAACTTAGTTGGGATAATACCATTTAGCCAGTAGTGCATACCGCCGGTGGTTGTTGAAATAGTCACACCACCAATGTATTGGAATACGTTACGTAGTGCTACACCAATCGGCTTTACAGAGCCGGCTGGGAACAACGTACAAGCGTGGGCGTTAGTAATATCATGATTTGTAGTTTCACTAATGACATAAGTGCTACCATCTGCGAAAGTATAAACGTCACCGTCAACTCCATTGCTTGGGGCCGCTAGAACAGCTATTTCACCAGCTGTTGCTACGTAATTGCCAGTCATGGCGTTATAAGCAAAGCCTACATCATAAGAGCTATACTTCAGAATGCAATAACCACCACCAGTGGCGTGATTAGCATTAGTAGCTGTTTGTCCGCAGAATAAACCTGCTGGTACGAATGCGCCGCTTGCGTCCTGACCAATTAAGTTTTGGCTAGAGAACACCACGTTCGCAAGAACTGGGTGACCTTGATCCTGACGTCTTGCTGGAAGGTAAGGAGCGGGGTACGGAACTGGTAACCAAGGACGAAGCGATTCACTTGCTTCTGCATCTGGGGTGGTATGACCAACACGGTCACGACCAAACAGATCGCCATGGAACCCATTATTGATATCGAAAGGCATCTAAATTCTCCGTTAGTTTTTCTTCGCAGCCTTGGCTATATCATAGCCTTGGGAAAGCAGGAACACTCTACGTTCCTGATCTGTCATGTACCGAAGTGATTCATGGAGTTCTTGGGCCTTACGAGAAGCCTCAGCCATCACAACCTTTGGATCTTTAACTTCAGGTCCAGAAGTTGGTTCGGTTATCACCTGCACGTTGTCGTTTACCGTTTGTCCGGACTCTTTGGTCTTGTCCTCCCGGGGAGCTTCTATGGAAACTATAGCATCATTCCACTTTAACTCAGACATAATATCTGCCACGGTATCTTTAAGGGATGTTACGTGACGTTTGCTTAACTCATCTACCTTAGCTAATACTTGTTCTAAAGTAAGATCCTTAAATCCATCTGAACCTTTTAATACACGGTACATAACTATCTGAGTAGCATAATTCTTCTTTATATGTAATAAGAGCTTACCCTTAACATCTTCAGAAGCAATCAGAGACTTCTCTAATTCTGCTTTCTCATCAGTTAGTTGATTAATAGCAGTTTCTTTATCAGCTAGTTCCTGTTTAGGTAGAACTACCATATCCTGCTTGTTCAATATATTTTTATAGTATTCAACGGAACTTGTGGTATCCCAGTGCTCGCCTACTGCATAATGTAGATTACGCATCTTCTGTCGTAACTCTGGATCTGATTTCTTATAGCAACCTTGTAGACCATCGTAATGTTGCCAAATTTCTCCTGGGGCAGTTCCTTCTTTAGAAAGCTCAGAGTCACTAAACTGTTCAGCTACAAGAGGATACAAGTCTGGACTCTTCATTTTTAGAGAATCTAAAGTAGAGTCTTTCTTTGCTCCACCACAACCCATTCTTGAAGATTTACCAGACACACAAGATAGGATCTTAGACTTAGTACCACTTGATACTTTAGCTCTTCCGATTAATCTACGTGCTGCCGTTACGTGGGCACAATCTGGAACCGGGAAGCTACGATTTGGACCGCAGAATGAACCGCCCTTTAACTTGTTACGTGATTCAGAACTAAGCTTGGCGTCTTTTATATCTGTTAATTCGCCGTCAGCAAGAGCCGCGTCCATCTCGACTTCCATCTCAGCATAGATACCATCGACGTCACTAAAGAATAACTTATCTTCTTCAGTTAACTCGTCCATATTCCATTCTGGTGGTGTATCATTATCTGTATCTGTGGTGTGGCAGGCTTTACATTCAGACAAAGCTGCTTCAATTTCTCCGCTTTGTTGAGCTGTTGTAGTTGGTGTCTCAGTTACTGTTTTCTTATCCCAGCTGTTCTTCTTAATTCTTGCGTTCAATGTTGAAATTAAGGAACGTTTCTTAGTCTTTAATTCATCAGTCTCTGGCTCCCATGTTTGAAGCTTCTTCTTCAGCTCTTGAGCTTTCTCTGAAACCAACCCATCGTCCTTAATTTCAGCTTCGAAGGTAACCGGATCGATATTATTTACTTCCACTACTGAAATAGCCATGTCTTCCTCGAATTCGATATCATGACCTAACAAACTGTCGGTCATCTTAACTCCACCTAAGGACTTACGTTCCTTTGTGGAGAGGCCCATGAAGAAACACGATTCTCGTGAATACTTCGATAGACTATCAGCCAGCTTATCCTTAGAGACTACGCCAGCAAATGGATCAGCAGGGAAATTCACAAACGATAGCTCGTCGTATTCAAATCTACCGCTGATAATAAACATTTTCTTCTTATCGTATAATTCGCCCATTTTGTGTTCGCATTTATCTTCTTGCGCCCAATCAGTGTGACAAATGCTACAAATAGCAGAATCTGTTTTGAAACCTACTGAGACTGTAAGGTACTCATCACGAAGAACTCTTTGAATACCCTCTGGATTAGTAATCTTTGATCCTAATTCTATATAACCTAAGCCTGCGTATTCATCCTGCTCTTGTAGGTTATCAACTATCCAATCTATAGACTCGTATAAACCAACTCTTTTATCTGCTGCTGATTTATAAAATACAGAATCTCGAACGGTAGGAAAATCAACAACATATTTATGACTTTCGTCGACATATCTTGCTGACATTACACGTCCGAGAACCTGACCGTCTTCGTTATGTCCTATTAGTACTGGCTTTGGAAATCTATTCTTAGGCAACCAAGATGTTGTGCTTTCCTGCATCCTGTCGGGACGATAAAAGCGAGAGTTACCATTAACTATGCCAGCATGTGTAGCTGCTACATAGATAAGTAATGATTCTGATTTACTCTCTGAATCCATTACTTTATGGTTATCAACTCTAATTATCTTCTTTGTGGGACCACTAACAAAGTCCCTCATACGGATCCAAGACATTACTTTTCCTTAAATGGGTTAACTATTCTATTCGACTGTGGTAAGGGAGTCTTCGTTGTTGGTCTTCCCTCTCGTGGGATTATCGCTGGGTTCTGAATTGCTTGGTCCAATGGCACTCTCGTTGTTGGGTGCTTCACTGTCCTCCAGCCTTCCGGTAACTGATTCCACCGCTGTGTGTTCGACATCTTCTAATTCCTCTGATTCAAGCCAGCTGTCTAACAAGATACTTAAGATTTCTGGGTCGTGGGTTAGTCCAACTATATTCTTTAGTCTATCTAATCCCGTTCGTATCTGATTAGTATAGGAATTCTCTGTGTCATCAATGGTTTGGGAGTCCTCAAATTCCAAATTTAAATCATCTATCACTTTTGCTGATACTACTGACCATTGTTCAAGGTTAATTACGTTAGATCGAAGCTCTGTTAGCCTATCTTTTAGGAGTTTCATGAATTCCAGAGAGCTTTTAGCCTTCGTTGGTCCGGGGTTAGTACCATGTTGGTTAGTAGGCATATTCTTATTCTTAGTTGTCTTAGCTGATGGTGTGGCTTTCTTCACAGCCTTCCCACCACCAGTAGCTATAGCATGGGCAGTCTTAGCTTTCAAGACTTTGTGCTGAGCTTCCGCCTTTATTACTTGGGCCTGTGCTTTCTTTCCTTCTGCTTCGGCTTCGGCCTTTAATAGAGACATTTGAGTTGAAGCACCCTTTTCTGTTTCTTTAGTCTGATGGGTAAGTAAAGCCTTCTGTTGTTCAGTTTGAGCTTCGGTAATCTTAATCTGGGCATCAGCTTTAGCTTCAGCTTCTTCCCATACCAAGTCAACGATGTGCTGCTTGTAATGGGTTTCTTTACGCATGGAGTTATCCATAGGCTTCTTATGTATCTTCTTACGAGCTTCTGTTTCGGTAATAAGATGGTTGGTGTATAGCTGGATAATATGATTCTGTTCTTTAATCAGGTTATCCAAATCTATCTCATGGAACGCTAGATGAGTAGATGCCACAGCTCTTTGAACAGACAATGAATAAGGAGCTTCTAGAAACCACTCTTTAAATATCCAGATACGAATTAAATGGGCAAATGTTTCCTGATCCGCTTTTATAGCATCTTTCAGATTCTGGGAGATATTATCAGCGGTAGCTCTATTAGCCGAGTCCCCTTCGCCCATGTCTAAAGGGGATACCCCTAGACCTGTAAACACCCTTCCCTTTAAATGGGTAATGATGTCCTTAGTATCAAGAGATTCCCCGCTAGCACCAACGGCTTCTATCTCAACTCTTTCATCAGTAACGAAGATACCCTCTTTTGGCATGGCTTCGATCTGATATCGGATTAGATCTATTTCTGAGTTACCGTCTGAAGTATAAGTACACGGAGCTTTTTCATTACCAACTTTTACATGGAATAAAGGAAATAGATGGTTTATAAATAAGAGCTCTATGTTCTCTTCCAACCGGCGAAGCGCAAATATATCATCTCTAACCCCAATTGTACGTGGAGTGCCAAAGATGTGACTTGGCTTAACATCCCACTTCAAATGTATAATATCTTCAAGAGGGATGTCTTCGAATGGCATACCGGTATCGAAGTATCTGCGCCACTTAATAATAACACCACTCTTTAGATAAGGCATTATTTGATGTGCTGGAATGATTTGATACCCAGCAACAGGAATTCTTTTATTATTATTATCTTGCTTTACACCGGGCGATGCTTTCTCATCACGAATCTTCCGCAGAAAACAATTAGAACATAATTCAAGATTATACAAAATGTCTTTTAGAAAGATCTCTGTGGCCCTATTTGTCACATACTCCATTACATCAAAACGAGCCTGTATATAATCTACATTCTTTTGTCCTTGTTGTGTATCCTTGTCAAAGTCACTAACTAATTCAAACCCATTCCGGAACATTAAAGCTTGTCTACGAACGATTGCTTGCTTGACGTATACCTCGGTATCAGCAATAACGAATGGTTCTAACATGTCATATTCTGGACGTAAGATTCCATTGTGGCCATGATAAGTACCCATATAATCACTAGCCTTGGCTAGCTTAATAGAAGCTGATGAAGGGTCAATAGCCCTTCCACCATCTGCTGCTTTTTCATCTTCTACAGAACGGGTAGACATAGGTCTCCAAGGAAGAGGCATCTTCATCTTGGACCTATCTCCTAAACCTTCCACAAAGGGCTCTAATGTCTTTCCGTTTATACGGCGTTTGAAGGACGAAATAGATTTAGATTGGTCTCTTTCTAACCAATTTTCTAAACGCTGTTGACGTCCTATTTTTTCAATATCTAATGTATTTGCTGTTTTACTATTACTCATTGATTTCCTAACTAGACAGATTTAGCTGTTTTAATCCACCGGTTGCGAACACAGAAGCGACAGTTGGTGGTATTGGGGGCACGTTTGGTGGAGAAGCTATAACTGACCCATTACTAACACTATATGTAGTTCCGGTACCTACACTAATATTAGATAGTATATTAGTTATTGTGCTAGGTTGTGTTTGTTGGGTTGGCGCTAAACTTTGTGGTTGAGAGGCGATAGCCTTACCAAAGGATACTAATGTTTGTATAGATTTAAGTGAACACATTAGCTCTAACATATCACCAGAAGCATTTATTCTACGTTCACATAACCTACGGAACTGTTTCATAAGTTCTTCTTCGCCCTTCATTACCTCTGATTCAGCCCAAGCTAAATGTGAACCTAAGGATGCTAACCCAGCTGTGACGTTATGTAGCCCCGGGATTTGTAAGCCCCTTACTTGCGCGTAAACAGAAGAATTAGATCTGGTGGAACAGCTACTCCCTTGAATCATCCCCTTTAATCCACCTACTGTTTGTGTGCCTAACTTTGAAGCGATGCCTGATATTGCAGAAGATAATTTATGAAGAATGCCATTAGCTTGTTGAAATGGAATAACAGTTATATTCATAAGTCTATTAAATAAACTCATAAATGTAAAAGCTTCGCATTGTAATCTTACGAAAGCAAACCCTAATAAATCATCAGCCATATCCTGTAATCTAGTCAAACTCGTCAGTGTTTGAGCAGCACTTAATAAAGATGTTATCATATTTAATTCAGAAATGGCAGTATTAAAATACTGTGACAATACATTGTTTATATCGCCCTCTACAGCATTTATGCCAGATACAAGTTGATATGTCCCAGCGTAAGCTGTGGAGTATCTATCAGCATAATCATTTAAATATGAATTAAGAGGGGGCGACACATCTAAACTCGATGCAGGTATAATAGAGGTGTTAGTACTTGGATTCGCCAATTGGGAAGCTTGATATTGATCGTATTGTACTACAGGATAACTCTGTAATGTTTGTGCTATGCTTTGGAATATAACTTGGTCACCCTTAAGATTACGTAGCATCGTTGGTAATATAGAAGAATACGTGCCTTGACTCTGTAGATTCTGTTCTATAGACTGAGTTAGCGTCAGTATATTAGCGTTCTGATATGGACTAGTCACGAAAGGGCTATTACTGCCCAATTGCATATCTGCCATTGTGGCACCCAATTGTGAATCTAACATCTGTGAATATGTTTTTACCGTTACTGTGTTCGAAGGATTTGGGGTACCAAACAACCCTATCATAGCTCTAGAAGCATCAGGATCCACATCAAAATCTATAGTTATAGGTGTATCTTGTGTCTGCTGTAATATAACTTGCTGTAGATAACTAGAAGTTGCAGCTAGTCCATTATACCTAGATATCAAAGACACAGCAAAGCTAGTAGCAGCATTAGTAGCAGTGCTTACTGGATAAACATTCGGGTTATTCGTCGTCGTATTAGGAACATAAGACGATGCCTCAGGTAAAGGGGCTTCAATAGTCCTAGGCGGGTTATATATAAACTTAATTGGTTCGAATGACATAGATTCTCTAAGAAGTCAGCTCCACTTTTTTCCAAGCACTATTGGCATATACCCAAATGTAATTTCCAGAGGTATCTAACATCATACTGCCTACCTGTGGAGCGGGAGTTGTTGGGGCACCAGTAGTTATTGGTAATATTGTTATCGGATTAGTCCAAGAAAGCTGTTGTCCGGTATAACCTAGATATTGCCCAGCTGTAGTTGGTACCCCACTGATAGGTACACCAGCTACTTGATTAGCATTTATTGGAGAAGTGGTAGAAGTTGTTCCGCCCATACCTGTACCAGTATCAGTTGGTGAGGTTATACCTGCTACTGGAACTGGTGCGTTGATCGCAGAAGGTGCCGATCCAATAATAGAAGCAGCAGGTGCTAATTGAGCTGCTGTGCTAGCTACTACTCCAAGTGTTGATCCAGTTGAACCACTACTAGAAGCTGTACTAGCCGCGCTACTTACTACACTAGACACTGTATTAGTTGCTTCATTAGTGATTTGTGTTAACGGTGAAGCCGCAAACACCGTCCCAAATCCAATCATATTCAAGAAGGCGTTACCAACTGGTCCCATCAGTATATCATAGTACATTTGTAAAGATACTTGAGCATTAACAGGAACCATACTAGATATGGTACTCCACGCTTTAGCGAGTATTGGATGCGTAGATGAATATATAGTCATCTCCGTTTGGAAGTCGCTTAACCCATGGAAATCATTCTTGATATAATTTATTATAGAGGCATACTGTAATTGTTGTTGACCTCTCCATTGAGAGGCTTTGGAAACAATAGGTATAGATATACCATTAATATCAGTAAGACCTGGAATGTTAATTGCCATTAATAATTCCTATCTTTATTACCTGGGGATTTTCTAAATATGCTTGTTCTCGATCCTGTTTGCATTCTACCAGAACTACTTCTAGCGGGGGCAATTAAAGACCCACTCTTCATTAGATACATTAATCTATATTCATCTTTCGGAGAAGTAGTTGTTGGTTGTGTTCTGTTAGGGATGCCTGCGTCTTCTCTCTTCTTATTCATTGGATCAGAAGAGGACTTACCGAATCCCATATTAGCTCCGAAGTTTCCAACATATACAATTTGAGTCCACTTTTTTAATTCTTCTGGAGTCTTGAACATACCATACGTCATTTCAATTGCTAGGAGTGCCAGCATGAACGCGTCTAAATCGTGGTCTCCACAGTCTCCTTCTACTTCATAAGAAGACGGATACCCGTGTGCTGACCAGTTCTTTACTCTGTAAGCTCTTAATTGTTCATCCAATAAAGAGTCCCCTTGCCAGAATGTAACAAGACCTGTTTCTATAGCCATTACAGCGCCTTCAACCATAAACGGCTTAGTTGGGCGTTCTAGTTCATTCTTGTCTTCGGGTAAGTACTTAGAGTTAGGATCTCTTAATGGAACAAGTTTATTAGTTATTAATTTAGCACCGAAGTCTATGGCTATTATATCTCGAAGTCTACGGGTATCTGCATCAGTTGGGGGAGCTGTTACTCCTCGCATACGAATCATTTCGTCTTGTGCCTGACCATAACCCCTGTCTATAAATACCTTTTCACAATGCCACTTCTTATTTAATATCTGAATAGCATCAATAGACTTATTAACTGTCCAAGTAGCTTCATCTACAGTATGTGCTGTTACACAACGTCTTATTCTACTAATTGTGTCATAAGACAATACACGTATACGGGTACCAGTACCTTCACCATTCCAATCCACGCCCATAAAGTACCTTAGGTTTGGGTCATACTGACAAGTATCATATCCTTTAGTGTGTGGATGTTGTGGGTCTTCATATACCCCTTTTGCTCTATCTACGAAGATGCCTTTGAATACACCTTGTGTGGGGTCACCAAATTCAGCTAAATATTCATGGCGATATCTATCCATGGTTTTAGCTTCTAAAATACACTGTTCTTCTTTCTCTGGACTCCAGTCTGGAAGAACAGTAACTGGGAAATAGAATTCTTTATATCTAGGATATTTGGTACACATGTTCCAGAACTTATTACGTGAACCAGTAGGGGTTGAAGCTCCATGGAACTCAGAATCTGAATATCTATTTAGAAGAGGTTCTATCGCTCCCCAATCTTTTTCTGCTAGATAGTCCTGCTCCTCGCAACGAACACGTCTAGGCGATTGAGAACGAATAGAATCAGCACCACGACCTGAAGCGGAACCCGCAGTGAAGATGGAGATAGTAGACCCATTATTAAATCTAAATATTTTATAAGGCTGTTGCTTCTTCTGGGCTAGAGCTTCTCTCAATGATGGAGAGTTTTCTACTTGCACTAGAATCTCAGTGAACCATTTTTCTGACTGTGAATCAGCAGGGCTTACAACAAGGATATCATAATTCTTTCTAGTGATAGCTTTATGTAATTCTTCAATTACACCTACAGTAGTTTTCCCGGTGCCCCTACCACATCTATCAACTTTCTGCATTGCTGTACAACGAAGAATCCATTCCTGATACCAACGAGGAACGAAAGGAACCAAGTCACCTCTATGATCTTTTCTATAGATATGTTTTCTCGCCCAGTAAGACGGATCAGTAATTTCTTTAATAGTCTCTAAATCTGGTGGTTCCTCATCTGGATAAGTTTCTTTCCACTTCTCCCTTATAATTACATAATCGGGATCATCATAAACACCATTACACTTAATCTTGAACGGAATACCCGGGTACTTCTCTTTATATCGGGCGTGACAATCCTGACATATAGGGTTCTGGAAGCGTTCGAGCAATCTAGGGTCTCTCTCGCTTCCATCCTTGTTTGTATTTCTTTTATTAACCTCAGATAAGAAACTATCTAAAGTTATATCTACTTTCTCACTCATAATTAACTCGTTAGACGATAGGCTACAGTTACTGTTCCAGCTGAAACATTAGATACCTTTATCTTAACAGGCGCCCCATTAAGATTTATATTTTCGAAGTTGCCTACAAATATAGTAGTTGAAGGCAATAAGTTATCTGTGTTATCTGGGGGTAATGGGTCCAAATTTGTTCCTGTAGCTGGTTTCTCTACTTGTGAAGCCGTCGCAGTAAATAGGGATTGTGTATAACCATCAGCAGCAGAATATACATCAATCTGACAGGTAGCTAATGGTGCACTAAATGCTACATCTATTTCAATAGATCTTGCTTGTATATTTAATTCAGCAGATACTGTAGCTGTGCTAACAGCAGCTAGAGTTGGTATAGGTTGAGCCAAACCAACACTAGGTAGGTCAGATATATTGAATCCATAAGGAATACCATATATCGGACTCGGGGAGTGTGTAAGAGTTTTTGGATTAATTGAATTACTATTGCTTGGCATGTTGCTCCTTTTGTTTTATCTGTGTAGAAATTTAGCTTCTTGTCCTAAATAACGTCTGTAGGGCATTGACGCTCCGCTCATTTCCATAATAGCTTCTCTACGACGTCCGATTGCGTTATCGGTGTCATTGTACCCACCACCCATGTGTAAAGCTCTTATCTGTTGACCCGCTCCACTAAGAAATTTCATACCATTCATCATCTTAGCTTCTAGCTTCATTTCTGGAGGGATAGCTAAACCTAATGCTAAGTAAGTAGCTACACCTACATTAATCCCGGGGATCAACATTAATCCAGCAGTTATCATTGAAGATATGACACCATATGTAACAATACCTACTACACCTGTAGTAAGAGTTGGGATAACCTCTCCCCTCTGAGCAGTCGCCATTTGTAAGCCAATCATCGCAGTGTTCATTAAACCACCGCCCATAGCTCCCATACGCCAACCCCTCTTTGCACCATACTTCAGCTTGCCGAATCCACTCATACCTATTCGTGGGTCGTACTTCCAAACATTGAGTGTTTCTAACTCTGCTGAACTATACGGGATATTTAATGCTTCGCGCTCTGCTGCGCTATCTGGTCTAATTGGTGGTTTTGGAAAAGGACTAGCTGCCATGTCTACCTCCGTGTAAACCCATTACTATACTGCCAGTGGCGTTTATAGTTTGTAATCTTCTGGAATAGTTGTATTCCTCTGATTCCTCTTGTGATGCTTCTTGTGATACAGGAGCCCTATTACTCATCGAACGTGAAAGTATAGCCCCTGCCCCCAATAATAAAGCTGTTGCAAGCAAACCACCTTTCACTACAGTCTTTTGGATTCGTGGCATAACTTTCATATTCGCTGCTCCTCTAGCTGCTAAAGATAAGCCAGCACCCGCTACAGCCCCAATTGCCGCCCCTCTACCTCTATCTTTCTTATCAACTAAAGCACCAATTCCAGCTCCAATTCCTGCCATAGCAAACATAGAAGAAGACCTACCTAACCTAGATGCTATTGGACTAGTAGCTTCTTTTAAAGCTTGATTATAAGTAATACCTACTTTACTATTAGATGCCATACGATTAGCAACGGTTCGTGCCCTTTTCGCTGCCCCATTTATCGCATCAATAGATTCTTCGAAGGTTTTCCCCTCCATATTAGGCATTTTAACATCTACCATAGGAAACGGACGGTTCATAGCTACAGCTGCTGAGCTTTGTCCTTCAAATGTCGGACGATGCTTAAAAGCAAATACACCAGCGGTTGCTACAGCACCCATAGCAAGCCCAGTGACTGTTGCATTTGCTGCTTTTCCAACTAGACCTAATGGCTTACCGTCTTCATCTGTTTTACTCGCACCCATAAATACCCCAGCCGTTGTACCGGCCAAAGCGCCCCACATATATGGGTTTTTCAGAGGTTTCACTAATTCAGGAAGTGCTGTAAACCAATTTGCCATTATGTTCCTTTGTTCTGTTTAGTATACAGTTATAACAGACCTTTTAATACGCGAGAGCCTTTAGTTATTAAATTCCTTATACCCGTTCCTACTCTTGAAGCAGTCTCACCGTTCTTCATTGAAGCTTTAACAACTGCTGAATCTTTGGCTTGTTTGAATGCAGCAATAATATCAGTTTTGGTGCGCCCACGGCCCGGAGCTAGATGGGCCTCCCTAGCAATAGACTTAGCAGTCATTAAACCTGCTTCGTCAATAGAAGTGAATACTGAAGGCTTATGTAATACTCTTGATTTTCGAAGTGTATGTAATTCTTTTAATTCTTGTGCCCTCTTAGCTACTCTAGAAGAATATGTTTCTTTGAATTCTGCTTGAGCCTGCCCGAAGAAGTTAGTATCTTCTTGAGCTGCTGCTATAGTTCCTCCTCCTATAGTAGGGCTTACTATAGTAGGTTTTGGAGGTTCTAGTAACCTTATAGGTGGTTTTTCAAATGGAGCTTCTTTCCATTCACCTTGTATTGTTTGTGTTGTATTAGGACTACTAGGTGCTGATGGTTTTGGTGGAGGGGGTATTACAACGCCGTTATTAGAAGAAAATGGACGAGACGAAGATGAAGATGATTTATCTTTTTTATGTGTTAAATAGTAATAGGTAGCAGCCCCACCAGCAACAACTATACCTGCAGCAGCAGCTCTTGCTATATTCTTCTGTTTATGGCTGTTTACTACTTTGTCCTTATTATAAAAGACAGCAGTTGTAAGAGCAGCCGCACCAAGAGTTACCCCAGCTGCAATAGCTTGACTTTTAAGCATTCCTCCTAAGGTGCTTTCTTCACCATGTAAATGCGAGAAGAAGTCGTGAGCCAATTCAGCCACGGCAGTAAAAGGTTCAAATACTTCAAACTTACCCCAGAAGTATTGAGACCTAGTCTGTGTAGACTGCTGCTTATTTTCTGATTTGAACAAAGTAGTCCCTTATAGAAAGGATGATTTAGTAGAAAGGTATTCTACTAGCTTAGGATTTTCTTGTAATACCTGTAATAGATGAGGAGATGCGTGGGTGACAAACTCCTCTTCTTCAAGTATGTTTGATTTGTTTGGAATGGCGTAGAATATAGCATGCAGAGTTTCGTGTAAAAGTATCTCTTGCATCTTTGTATGAGTAAGGCTTCTTAGTAGCAGAATTTCACAGGCGTCAGAATCTAACATACCGTTAGCTTTGACCCCTTCTTCTTCTAACCCTGCTACTAAGCGAATTTTATATACGTGAGCCCCTACTTTAATTTCTTTTGGTATCTTAGAGACTTTACATCTTGTTACTGGTGGATCTATCATAATCCACCTCCTATTTAGCCGGCTGATACGGTTAAGACACCTGAGTTATTCCACAATTGTCCGACTACTTTTGGATCTTCTACTGGTAGACTCGTCATCTTAACAACGGTGCTACTAATCGTAGTTTCCCCATCATCTGGGTTAATAGGTACACCACCACCTGACGGTGTTTGTAGTAAACCTAATTGAGATAGGTAAGCTTTACCTTGTGCTGAATCTGACGAGATATTCTTTGCCGCCATTTGTTCTAGCAATAAAGTCTGAAGTGATAAATTTGGATTTGATGACACTTATTCTCCTCTATCTTTGATATGGTACAAAGTTGGTTCTCTCTAAATCCGAGATGCCGGCGTATTGCCATAATTCTGTATAGCCTAATACTGGTGGACGGCGAGGAAGTAATTTGGCGTTACCTGAGTAATCTGGTATCATTGCCATACAACCGTTCTCGATACCAATCTTACCAAAGTCTCCCCAAGTCTTTCCTGCCATGTGTGTATGACATTGAACTACTACGTTAAATGGTTTGATAATACCAGCAGGAACATGATAGCTCATTAATGTCTTAATCATGTCTTCTGCCACTTTGTTAGGTTGCTGTGAAAACTTCTCAGCGTGACTTACAACACAATCGCCATGCTGGTACAAATAACTAAACTCTGCGTAGTCTTTATTTAATGGTTCAATTACTTTTACATTAGGTAAGCCGTGCGCTAATACATAAATAGGATGCATAGCGTGTGCACCATAGATGTATTTGAATACTTCCATAGCCTCTGGCTTAATACCCTGTCTTAGTAAATATTTAATAAATCTATCATCATGGTTGCCCCGCATTAGAATGACCTCTTCGTAAGCTTCACTTAACGCTACTAGCACAGCCTGAACTCTCTTCATTTCTTCTACTGGAGTAAAATGCTGATCGAACTTCATATACTTAGAGCACCAGAACATATCTGCTAGATCCCCGCCTATGATAAGTCTATTAGCTCTCTTGCTAGTACGACTGATAGCCCACTTTAATGCTTCTTCGTGATGATATGGAACGTGTAAGTCACCAATTATAATTGTTAACTCCGACTGGTTACTTGATACTGGATGAACCACCTTTGGAGAGGGTTCTTTGAACCAACCTAACCAGTCACGATACTGTTTATAATAAACGTCAAAGTCACTATCTGTATATAAGTTAATTGGCTTCTTTTTCTTGAGGTTATCCCCTCTTGTTCCCGCTGGTGTACCAAACTTGTATACCCCAGTAGATTGTACTGGAGCTGTTATATTTGGTGTGTTAATTACTTGGGATGCCTCTTGTATTACGTGAGAATTAAATACTTCTGGTTTAGATTCTTGTAGGAAAGCGTACATTGTAGGTATAGAAACACCATACTTTGTAGCTAGCTCAGAGATTTCTAGAGTCTTAGAATCCTCTAACATAGCATTCATATTCATTTCGATGCTTTGACGTTCCATATCACCTCTAATGATATTATTTAAATTATTCCCAGGATCGATGCTTTGACCCTGGGCTGGGTACATCGGTCAGGATACCCTGACCTAGTGGGGAACTTATTCTTCTTCTTTTTCTTCTTGATTAACAATCGTCATACCTAAGTCTCGTAACTTATCGGCAGTGGCTGATTGTTTCTTGCTAATATCATTTCCTACGGTACGCCCTTCCCATTTAGCTTGCTTTGCTTTCTGTTCTGGGGTCAACATCCAATCTTTTAGAAGCATCCTTCTTTGTGTTACTAACATATCTAATCTTGCCATATTAGCGTGTACTACTCTTTGCCACGATAATATCTCACCGGTTTCTGGGTGGGTTTCCTTCGGGTCTAATTGTGTTAATCTAGATGCTTCAGCTTCAGACACAATGGAGTTACAACGTAATGCTTGGGTATCTATCCAAGTTAGATCAGATACAAAGCATCTTTCTGTTTCTGTTAGTTGATCGACAGTCCTATTAAGTTCTTTTGCCCAATCAGTAAAACGAGTGGCTATATAATTAGCTTCTATTGGGCAGAGCTCACCTTGAGGAGCCTTTCTCATCTTTAATAATTCACACTTAGAATAATAAGGGCATCTTTCATCTTGTGGTGTGTTTATCTGGTTTCCGGGGCATACAAGGCAACTTCCTCCAGCTGGACCTAATACTAATAAGGCTGTTTGTAGTTTCTGAACACGATCTGTTTCTTCTAATGTAAGCGATATATGTTTAATAGGAAGAAGATCAAAAGCTGAACTAGTTAGAGCTTTAGTATCAGTAGTGATTATTTTATCTGATGTTTTTGAATCGTTATCCATACAAACCTTATTAGTATACGTTAATAGGAGAGTTTTCTTCCCTCTAAGTATTTATCTGACCAAGCAAGTGCTATGTCCTGTGTATTCATTATCTCTACTGAGTCCGCCCGAATAGATAAAGGAATGGCTCTATTCTGTTCCAAATCGTCCACAGCTATAGTTACTAAATCTATAAGAGTATCTGAATGTCGTTCAAGATTATAGCCATTCTTCTCATACCTATATGTCCATCTTTTAACATTAGAGGGAATAGTATTAAATATGTTTGTTCTATTCTTACGCAATTCTATTCAGGCACCTGGCTGGCAAGAGCAGCGGCATGCTGGGCGCGAACCATCCGAAGCGCACGCATCCCTGTTATAAATGGAGTGTCCTCAGGAGTTAACTTCGGTGATTCCAGAGTTAACTTCGGAGGGGTCTGACTTCTTATAGTTCCAGTTCCCTCACAAGCGTAACAAGGGCATGGCTTCATAATATAAGTAGTAAAGGTGTCCCCATTATTATTTAATGCTTCATCCGGTGCATATTCCAATTTCTTACCGGTACCGCTACAGATAGGACAATGATAGCCGTATAACCGATTGTATATGCCGCGCCTGCTATACTTGATAGTCATATTATCTCCACTTAGGATAAACATCTATTCTCCGTGCTCTATTCGTTTATTACTTATTGTCTATAACGTTAGCTTCCAAATTATAGATTGGATTATATGCTAAGTTTGATGAGGCTGTCCCACCAGACATTGAGTTTCCTAGTCCAGAAGTATAAAAGTACTGTACTAAACTCTCTGTGTTTCCAGTAAAAGTAGACTCCACTTGGCCGGTTAGGTAAGGTACATAAGTTAGTAAACCCTCAGTAGTAGTAACTTGTGGTGAACTATAAATAAATTGTTGATAAGGTTGAGTATAACTAATAAATGGATTAGTTATAAGCTGTGGGTTAATAGACTGTACTAAGCAATCCTCAAAGAGTTGTTGCTTCTTCTGTTCTTCCGTCATTCTGGCGGAACACAACGTCTTTTCATAAATTCTAATTGAATTCTTTATAGCATATCGGCCATGTCCTCCAGCAGCCTCGCTGGGGAGGAATGTATCTAGTAGCCCGCAATAACAGCATTTAATATTTCCAGCTTCTTCGTGCCAACAGTGGTGTGGTAATACTTCTATCACTGTAACCCTAGAAAATTTGATCATCTTCGAAACCCTTTCTAGTCTCTTCATAAACACAATTTATTAACGCAGTAGTTAAAGAATTATGTATGGTTAGCCCCCAATATCGGAGAAGATAAGCAGCATGGGCCTGAGCTAATAACTTCCCAGACCGGATAAGTTTTTTAGCTTCATGATCATATAATTCTCCTGGAGAAACTATAACTATAGGAGAAATAGACTCTGGTATAGGTAAAGGAGCAGACCAAATCTGCATGCGACCGATCCTTTTAAAGTCTACATACGAGGACCAATTCTTCTGGTTTATATAGGGGATGTCTTTATACATCATCGCGGGGACCCCGTTCATAGATATTGATGAAGTTCTCATGTCTTTATTATACCATCAGAACTAGAAATATCCAAAGGATCTATAAATATATTTAGTATAGACGTACTGGATAAAGTCTTATAGCCACCCAGAAAGTGTAATGGATTGATAGTATAGGTGATTATGAAGGAGAAGGATTCGACAGATACATTCGAGCCCACCCCTTCATTAAATAAATCACCAGGAGGAATTACAATGACTCACGGAGAAAGAGCAGCAGCTGCCGTTGCAAAGTACAGAATGCTGAAGTCCCTTCACAACGGGGCGAAAGCGATCGAGCAATCGATCGAGAACGGAGCAGGTCACGTCCTTGTAAGTGTGCTCGTGGCAGGGATCATTATCGATCCCTTTACATCAAGGGCGAAGGACGCCGTTGACGCGACACTTAACAAGCTTGTCGCCACATCCCAGGAATGGGATGACAACTTGGCAGCGAGGTTGGCGGAGAAGTCAGGACAGGGGATCGTCCTGCCGCCAAGGTAGTAAACATGGGGGAGTAGGAAACTACTCCCCTTTAACAGGGGAAGATCACGAGGATAGTCTCGTGATAACCCACAAGAGTCCTTTCTAAGAGGACTCTATTAGTAGTGAGGTTGGTTATCTAGAGCCTTATTCTAGAAGGAGGAAGTAAATGAATAACTCGTCGTTCTTCGCCAATCTGTCGGAACGGTCTTATTTATACAATGTAGTAGACCTTTCCAGCGGAACCCCAGTAATTCTCTGTACTCGGTTGAGGTCACCCAACGAGGCGGCGGAGCTGGACCACGCGTGTTGGTTAAAAGGTAAAGACGTGAGACACGTCTTTGCTGAAAACCCAGTGACGTGGTTATAGTTCGGTATTAATCGGGAGTAGCTATGTGGGATAACCACATAGTTAACCGACAAGACCCATTTACAAGATGGGTCCCACGTAATGTGTAGCTTTCGGTTGCTACAAGGAGGCAGTATGTCTCACAATCACTGGAAGAAGGAGCTTGCCGTATGGCAAGCTAGACAGGATGCCATTGCAGCTATTCCCGCTACGAAGTTATTAGCTGAAATAGTATACACCCAAGTGCTAGCTCCGGGTGTATATGTGTTCTTACAACACGCTATTGAACATCTTCTTGGTGAGAGAGATGGTGAGATTACCTGTATTGAATACAGGGAGTTTTGCGATTTCGCTCAGGAACGTATGCTGGATCCGAACAACATGAAATAGGATATAGGTCCTCCCTTAAGTGGGAGGGCCTGTGCTCTTAAGCGTATACCTGTGTAACACATACGTTTAAGAGTGCAGGTTAGGTAATACCTTGCACTAAGGAGTCTGTATGACTCACAAGGAGATGTATATGGCTAAGCTTGATAAAGCTGTTGTTTGGGACGCATTGGTAGAGCTTAATCGCTGTGAAAACATGTATGAATGCGTAACTTGTGATTGCTATTACCCAAAGGCGCTCTATACAGACAATCGCTGTCCTAAATGTATTAATGAGGGGATAGAGGCGTATTCACCATGTGAATATCCTGCAAAGGGTTTACATGGTGGACATTGTCAGCATGTGTAGTTATGTATATAGGTCCTCCTTAGGGAGGGCCTGTATCCTTCTGTACACCTAAGTATTATGTGTATGGAAGGATGCAGGCTATGTAATGTCTGTTATCAAAGGAGCTTGTATAGCTCACAAGGAGATGTATATGACCGTATTTGGGTCTAAGCTCGCCACCGCTCGTACCATTAACATCAATAAGCAGAAGCAGGTGGTTGTTCCATCTACTCTGAGCATTGTGTTGGCACTTAGGGAAGAAGGTCGCAAACAGTTGTTTGCAGAGCTTCAGGCGGAGTTGATGTCAGTGTCGTTCGGTACCATACCAGAACAGACTGTGCGTCATTACTTCAATACGTATATGGGTAACACACGTATTATGACCAAGAAGCAGGCATTGGCTGCTGCTGTGAGGGGGTATACCAAGACTATTGATACGTCTGTAGTTAGGTAATATGTTCAACAGTAGTTATATTCTCCCTTGATACGGGGTTAGTCCCTCCGTATCTGGGATAGAACATAACTGCTTTAGGGGATGTTCTAGGAGGAAGTATATGTCTTTGGAGATGATAATCGACAATTTGGTAGATGAAGCCCGCCTCAAGGCGGAAGATGCCCGTCTCAAGGGGTTGGAAGACAAGGCTTTGGAGACGATATTGGAATTAATTAAGGTAGCCAATGAATAGGTTTATCCATTCGCTCTTTGGTGTGGTGGTAACCATTTTGGCGGCGAGTGTGTATTATTATATGCTCGCCGCTGTTGAGCTCCCACGTTATGGTGCGTATGCAACTGTGATGTGCGAGTTTGTTGTTGTGTTAACAATTGGATGGACGACGTATACCATCCATATCTCGGAGGAAATATAGTCATGAAAGAACAGAAGAAGTGCAGCTTTGGGGAGTGGGTGATGTTTGGAGTACTCGCACCTGTGAGACCGAAGAGTCTTAAGACTGCTTTGGTTGTTGGAGCACTTGTTTTAGAGACTTACTGGATGTATAGGGCAGTAAAGGAGCTGTCCAAGATCAAGATGTAGTTATGTCGAGAGTTCTAGGTATAGTGACAGTATACCTAGTCCTTTGGGCATATCTGCTATTGAAGATATGTTCTATTGGAGGAAGTATGCCTATATTGATATACACAGCGTTCCCTAAGCCTTGTGCTCAGGCATTGGGTCGTTTCTTGGAGTATACCCTCTCTTCTGGGGAGGGTACGACTCTGCAGTATAACGAACTTACCAAGAAAGCTCGTCGTGAGATGGGCTTTTGGGGAGGTAAGTTCAAGTATCCTTGGATACTTGCCCGTTATCTGGGTCGTTTGCCCAGAAGGGAATGGACAGTGGCGCATGTACTTAGGAGCACTTTGTATGCTCTTAAGCAGATGTACAACGTACCACAAGGGGATATCCAAGTAGTGGATTTATCCTCTATGCTTAACTTGAGGGGCGGTGTGGATATGGATGAAAACTCCGTATCTGAAGCTTCTAAATACATGAACTAGATATGCTGAGAGTTTAATACTAGGTTATGTCCCTAGTATTACTCTTTGAGCATACCTGCTATAAGAGGTAGCTCTGTAACAAGGAGGAATAGAATGTCGTTGTCTGATATTGATGTACGAAGGGTGTTCTTCTCCCAACGTGTCACCATTGCTCGTGATAAACAGAGTGGTGAATACCGTGCCCTATTTATTGAAGAGGGCGGAAGCAAGATAGCGGTGCCTTTGAATGTATGCGTTGGCACTAAGGAAGAAGTATTAACTGCTATTGGTTATTGGATGAACAACCTCTAGAAACATCTGTCTCGTATTGTTATACGAGATACGCTTAAACGTGGATGTGAAAAGCATACCACTAACGGAGATGCCCTTCTGGGCATGGAGTGTGTTATGGATTCTAATACGTTGGTTGCGTTGTTTGCTGCTATGGGTGCTTCTGCGGACAAACAGGATGGTAACAAGACTTTGTTTGTCATCGGTGGTTTGTCGGTGATGTTCTATGAAAATACCGATATCTGGGCGGTTAGGAATGAGGAGGCTAAGAAGTGGATCCGGTCCAATGTGACTAAGGTAACACTTCTATTGGAAGCTGAGAAGGCGTTGGTGAAGGTACCTGTATCTCAGCCGGCTGAGCCAGTTGTGGAGAAGAAGGCTGAAACTCCTAAGGTAATCAATTTGTTGGATTACCTAAATAAGGAAGTGGGTAAGCCTTCTTTGTCTATGCCGGGGTTCCAGAGTTGGGACATTGGCACAACGTTTGTCGCTCATAACATTGATGCGAATCGCTGGGGTATGCGTTCTATTGCTGATAAGCAATTGAACGAGGTATCTCAGGATGTGATTGTAAAGAAACTGCTTGGCGACCAATATGTCTCTGATACCGTGGTGGATGAGGCATTTACCAAGCTTGGTGAGCCTCGGATTGAACCTGTTGTTGAGAAGGTACCGGTTATTGAGGTACCTGTTAAGGAGAGACTATTTGCCTTCTTGAATGAGAAGGTTAAGGGAGCACTCCAACCTAATGCGTTAGATACTGTTTGGTATCTAACGAGTGGTTGGTGTGTGATGTATGAGTCTGTTAACAACAGATGGCGTTATTGCCTTCGGGTTAATGCACCTATGGTGCGTATTAGCCCTGAGCAGCTCTGGACTAAATTGAATCCTCCGGTTCCTACTGAACCGGTTAAGAAGGATGTTGTAAAGGAGGTAGTAAAGATGGATGATGGAGGAGTAAAGAAGATCGCTGTTGTTGAATGGATGAAGAGTAACAAGAAGCTTGTTACTCGGACTCCGTATACAGAGGCTCATCGTCGTAATAAAGTTAAGTTTGGGTCAAAACTTGACGATGATCCTAAGTTCTTCAGAGCTTATGGGCCGTATGCGGAAGTTCCATGGCTGTTGGAAGACGCATTAGACTGTACCTACATAGAGTTTGTAACTGATGACTCTGCGGTAGCAGAGCGAGTTATGAACAGTGGGTATCAATACGAGGGAATCCACTATAAGTGTTTGTTTGGTTATCAGAGAGATGACAGGGCTACTGCTTATCTCGTTCCTGATGCCATGACAAATTTAGTGGATTTGAGAAGTGTTGGGATCTGGATTGAGCTCAATGATTTGGAGAAATGCCTGAAAGCGGGTAAGTATTTAAACCGTGAGATGGCACCAACTTGGGTGCATGCGTTAGGTAAACCGGTTAAGTTCGATGTTGTCGCTGGTATTGGTGTGTATCGTTTGGATAACGGTGCCATCATTACCGTGAAGTTTAATAGCATCGATGGACTGACAGATGATGACGCTGCTCGGTTGGATGGTGGCGGCTTGGTAGGAGAACATGGTGCAAAGTCTGTTGGACTTAGCAAGCATCCACGTATTGGAGATGCATGGCAGTGCACTATTGGTGAGAGGTATGTAGGTATGCCGAAGGGTAACTTCGTCTATAAGGAGGATTTGGAGTATGACTTCGTAGTGTATGGGTCCAAGACTATGATTAAGAATGAGCGGTTCTACTTCGGCTGTTTTGGTAAGCTGAAGAAGATCATGCCGTTCAGTGATATGCAAAGCTGGGATAACTTCCGCTTTGAGCGTCCGGGCATGATTGATTATCAAGCTCAGCTGTTCCGTCTGGATTATTGGAACAAGACGATGGATAACAAGGAAATCACGAAGCTGTTGGTTAAGTATATCAACAGTGTACGTGATGATGAGCATTACTACAATGATGGGATCTCAATGATTGATTGGGATGCTTGGGTGCTGAGAGAAGCGGTCATCAATGGATGGTCTGCTCTTAAGTACCCGGGATTGGGTCGTAGGGTTAACAACTTCATGATGTATCGTGTCATGCAAATGGAGCGTGGACGTATCCCATTGGATAAGGTAGCTGTTAGTGGATATTGTATCCATGACCCGTATATGCATGATACGGAAGGGAATCTGTTACCAATTGAGGATGAGCTCATTGGTAAAGATGAGTGCTGTATGATGGACATCCCTGCTGGTATTTTGGTTGCCTGTTATAGACAACCAAATGAGAATCAGAATGCATTCGTGATTCTCAAGAATATCCACCATCAGCGTTATGCTAGGTTCGCTGGGAAAGGTATTATCATTCTCGGCGCTGGCTGTAACAAAGTGTTAGCCAGATTAGGTGGTGGTGATCTGGATGATCGCTTCATCGTAGTATTTGATGAATTCTGGGTTAACAAGTTCAAGGAATTGAACGATAACCCGTATCCAGAAACTGCTAAGATCAAGAAGTCAGGAGCTGTGCTTCGTCGTCAGTTTGATGAAGAAGCAGAAGCTGAAGGTTATAAAATCCCCGGTCGCGGCGTGAAGGAATGGTATAACAATCGGCACTTTGCTTATCAGATTGATAGGAAGCAGAGGAGCGGTGCTGGAATTGGACCTGTTGTTAATGCAAATATGATTGACAATAGGTTGTCCAATGCAGCGGATCGGGCATATATGTTTGAACAGCTCGATGCTGAAATCGCTGAAGCTAAGAGGTTTGGTAACCTTGCTAAGATTGCTGACCTCGAAGCAACCCGTGAGTGGTTTGTGATGAGACCTCTTTATCAGATGAGGAAGTTTGAAACTAATCTGGAACATGTCATTGATGGCGTTGTTCTGGATGCAAACATCTTGGTTCAACTTGGTAACGTTAGCGATGCTGTACGTCAGTTCCATAGTGGCTTACAGGAAGGTAGAGAACCTGTTGAGAACATTGGATTGGAAGGGACTCTGATCTATCCATATATTGCTACTATGGGTAAGCGTATTAGTGGGAAGGATACCCTTAGAATCCCCACCACTAAGGTAGCTAAGGCTGATTATCACATTTATGACTCGCTTATGTGTAAGAGTCTGAAAGACTTAACACATAAACGTGATGTGTTGATAGATCGTCTGAAGCTGCGTGAGTGGATATCAGTAGCTCCTGCCGATGAAGCATTTGTGTTTGAGATGGGTGGGCATAGCCCGGACATCGCTGTCTATCTCGGTTCCAATCCCGGTCGGAAGCGTGAAGATGCGCCTGGTTATATACAGGTGTGGAGAGGTGGCTGGAAAGCTATCCTTGGCGCTGGTAATCCAATGACCAGAGAGGGTCTTAACGAAGCGTATAAGAAGGTAGAGAATGATTGTGCTGAGTATCTGGCACAGTTTGATGATGACACTGTTAAGCAGATGGCTGTAGAGCTGCTCTGCTATCTGTATCACACCATCTACGCAGATGCTCAGTATGTTGTTGAGGGAGAGGAGATGGGGAAGCGAAAGAGCTTCCCAGATGGTATGTTGTGGACTAAGCGCATGGGTAATGCGATTATTCAGGCGAGTCGGGATATCAAGTATATGGATATCAAGACTCGTAAGCTGCGTCCAATAACTGGGCTTGTAGTACCAGTGGATTTGGACGAGGAGTTTGCTTATGACCTTGGCGAAGCTAAGGTTGATGTTGTGATCAAGGAGGCTGGTATTGTGTATCGGTTAAGCACTATGGAAGCTATTGGAACTATCCCTGTAAGGCTAGAGGACGAGGGGATAGAGTTCGGTGGCTTCACAATGGAAGATGGAATGGTGATTCTGAGAGAATCACACGAGTCTTTGTTGCCTCAGAAGAATTATGAGGCATTCGAAGAACCTAATCCTGATGAGGTGGGATAAAAGAGACAAAGAGGTCATATTGTACCGATCCATAGGTACTACCATAATAGTATGAGCCGTCTGTTAGGCGTAGTCGGTGTTCAGTAGGGATGCTTCCTTGCTGTCTACCTGTAGGGGCGATTCTTTTGTCCCCTTACTATTATATAGTATAGGATAAACAGTAGCTAGATTGTCCAATATCTAGTGAATAGATGATAATTCGAAACTATACAAGTGTCCAAGCTTGTATAGTAGGTGAGTCTCGCTCACCCCGATGAGAGTCGGTAGCGTCCCGTGAGGGCCTATCTTCCGGTACATGCTACGGGCCCAAGACCAGTGTACTTGTGAAGCAACATCAACAATTACAACAGCTTACAGCTGTGAGTAGCTGGGATTAGTGGTGTGAATATACCACCACAAACCTTAAAGTCTTTACACACGAGATGATATCGGTGTATTAGGATGGAGAGACCTAGTATTAACAGGGTTATCAGAGTTAAGTATTAACAGGGTTACACTGTTACTGTTAAAGTGTTACACTGTTAAAGTGTTATCAGGATTAACAGGGTTATCTCTATCCTAGTGTTATTGGTATTATCTATTGGTATTAACAGGATATAACTAGTAGCTCTTGGTTGAGCGCCGGTCTGGCTGCTTCCAAGCGACTGTTTAATGTTTCAATAAGGAGAAAGACAATGACCTTGCTGAAAGTGGAGGGGAAGACGTATGTTTACAACCGCAACTTCCTAACTATTCAACAGCTTGTAAAGAATCTCAGTCTTACTAGTGGGACTGTTTGCACGGTGCAACATTGTGAACAGGATCACCTACCTGATGAGGAATATGTCATCGAACAAGATGGCTCTCCAATTCGGTTGTAACAGATCTATCGATATATCTTAGTCTCACGATTCTGGTTGAGCGCGCTTATGTATAGCTCCCAATCGAATGTGCCCAAAGGAGAAGGTTCATGAACCCAGAAGAATACAAGTTTCCAGTATTTGGTACTCAGGGTGGGGGACTAGTTAGAGAAATAAATGGTAAGTGCTACTTTGTTGAGGCCCCTCCAGAAGGTATGGGACTTACGGTTGGTGATGAGCTACCTGAGCATTGGTCAACAATTCCTGCCAACGAACTAGCAAGACAGTTACTACGAGATGAAGCCCTCAAAGAGGGTGACAACTTTGTAATCAAGTACTGGTAGAGGAGGTGGGATAATGCCAAGATCAATTAAACCGGGTGAAGTTGTTGTGATTGTCACAGCAAAATCTCAATTCAAAGATCGGTTTGGGTTTGCTAAGCTGGAGCATGTCCAATCTGCTACAACTAACCAGCATGCTGTTGAAGTTTATGGTCTTTATCCTGCCGGCCCCGAAGATCTGGGTGTATGGTTTATGCCCAGTGAAATAAAGATCTTCTGGCCAAAGGAATAAGGTATGATTGTACCAAAGTTAGAAATTGTCAAGAATCTCTCTGGCGACCATTGGTCAGTTTTCAAAGTTAAATGGTTCACAACCCTGTATGGTTTCTGCTTGGACAAACATATTGTCTACGTCTGTCTGCTAAGAGAGTGGCCAAAGCGTCCGGCCCCCGGTTGCAGCCGTGGATTGACATGGTAACAGCTACAAAGCAAAAGGAAGGTGAGTAATGGAACTGTTTACTTTCTATTGGCTGGACGGAACCCGTGAGATGCTCATTGGTAAGAGTGTTAACGATGCCCTGAATCAAGCGGGCTATGGTCATGGTGCTTTGAAAGCACTTGACTTCTGGAAGCAGGGAAGTGACAGTTCTTACGTTTGGACTGGTTCCAAATGGAATAAGATTTAGTCTTTGGAGATCTTTGTGCTTGTTCTATGTGGCTGGTGCAAACGATTCGTTAAAGAAGTAGATGGACCAGTTCATTGGGTAACACACGAGTGCTGCCCCATTTGTAAGGAGGCGGTCGAGTTATCATGGAACCCAGAAAGGGAGACAATGCCTTGTGCTTGTGGTAATCCAGAATTCGGGTTCCCTTGTGTATGTGGCTTTACCCACGATCACCCTGGTGATATCGAGTTCACCTGTGAATTCTGTGGTATTTACACTGCTTCCCAAGCAAGGTGTAGCAAGTGTGAAATCATGGACGACGAAGACCGTATTAAAAACACGGTTTAGGAGGAGGGATAAGCAGAGATTCGTTTGATCATCACAAAGTTGGTTAGTACTACCGTAGTACAGGGGCTAGGTGCCCCCAGAACTAAGAGGCAAACCGAAGCTGTATACATCATGTCAATACACAGCGGCAGTCCGTTATGTGATTCTTCCGTATGTAGTGGCAATCCAAGATGTCATATATCGAAGCGGCAGAACATGTCGAGTTAAGTTCTAACTTAGCGGCTAGACATCACAGAGTATAACTTGGCGGCAAGATAACATCTGCCGATGCAAAGCGGTATGGGACGCGGCGGCAAGGTTACATTCCATTACATGTAACATTGCAGCTCGACATTACAAAATTCCACATAGTGACAAGTTGAGACAAGGCTCAACGAGACGTGGTGGCAAGGTAAGATGAGACGCTACAAGACTGAACTGAGCAGCAAAACTTGACGACTCGTGATCTGATACTTCGAGGCGGCAAAACATCGTGACACCGCTTCCATCTCAACAGTTTTACAATCAAGGGGGCCTATATGGCTACATTTACATCGGACGATGTGGAGGGACGCTTTATAGGCCTCACTGCATCATTGGAAATTCACGCAACATTCTTAACGAAGGTTGTCGGTGGACAACCCGGCGGTGAAGAAGGTGTACGAGCATTCGTCGCCTTTCAGATGAAGCTACCGCAGGAAACGGAAGAACAGAAAATCTTGTTCGAGGAGGCCGTTAGGCGTATACTCAAACAAGAGGTTGGTGAGAAGAAACCAACCATTCAGGTTGACCCAAGCAGTGAAGCTTCGGTAACGGCGGCAGCGCCAGAGATTGTCGAAGTGGAATCTTACGGCGTCAACGTGTTACGGCACAGCGACAAGGGCGTCTGGCTTGGTGACTGGATGATGAAGGCCATGCTCAAGCAGGCAGCCAGCAGAACAGGCTTATTCAAGGGCAAAATCGGCACCAAGGGTAACTTCTCCGAAGGTGGGCGTGTCAGAGCAGTCGGTCAATCGTTGATCGACAGCGACCATCCGAACCATGTCTACATGGTAACGCCAGCCGGCGAACCAGTGAAAACGCACTTCGAGACGTTCATGGGTCGTGTTCAAACACCCAAAGGCGCGGCATCAATCGTCCATGACAGTGAAGTGGCTCCAGAAGGAAGTCGCATTCACTTCGTGTACCGATTCGTTCCGGGCAAGGTCAATGAGGATGACATCCTCAGTATTCTCGCCATGAGTAGCAACTGTGGACTCGGCAGCGTACGAAGCCTCGAATGTGGCAAGTTCCGAGTGGACCAAGCAGAGGTGCTCAACCTGAAAGCTTAGCAAACACGCGATTTTGGTGGTAGGGCTCCTCCTTCATAAACTGGCTAAGACAGCCTACCAAACTATACCATGTACATACTGTCTTAGCCCTCCTATTTCATTTGGAAGGGACAAAGCTGGAGGTGAGCAATGGCTCAATTGTTAGTTGGAACGGATGGGAAGACAACAGGTTTTTACACTGGTAACGTGCCAAAAGGAATGGAATTCCGACTGGTTACGCCAGTGCAAAAGATGGGTGATTGTAAATTACCCATGGAATACGTTTGTGAACATTGTGATCGGCTCGTTTGTTACAGACACTGGGATGTTCTACGTAGATGCTGTGATACATGCAGCCCAACTGCGAACATCGTTTGGAAGGGCTTGCTACGCCGGATCGTAAGTTATCTCAGAGATCCGGGCTACAAGAACAAAACAATCTGTCAACTGTGAGGTGGTATGTCAACAGTTAAGCCGCCTAAGGACCAAATCGAAGCTATCTTAAAGCGGGATGGTGCTACCTGCGTAAGGCAGAAGAAGCACTATGTATACACGCTATCCAACGGCGAAACATTCGTTTTGTCAAAGACGCCTTCAGCGTATAGGTCATACGCTAACCACTTGGCTGAGTTAAAGGGGATGCTTGGCATCAAGCCAAAGGCGAAACCTTACAAGGCAGTAACCTTGGTCGCCAAAGTGGTAAAGAAGAAGGCGAAGAAATCTGTACACAAGCAGTTGCTAGTTGTTAGCAAGTCTGCTGTGGAAGAGCAAGCTCTACGTAATCTTGAGGAGTTGGCCAAGCTTGTGCCAAAACCCAAGGTGGAGACGGAACCAGAAGTATTGGTGTATCATCCAATACGGAAGGTTCGGGAGAGTAAACCCAAAGGTCAAGTGTTCACTTATAAACAAGAAGTTCTTGCTGAAGCAGCCCGCATTCGTAACGAAAACGGGATGCCAGCAATGAACGCCTACTTGGCAGAACAACGTGAGTTGGGTGAAGTGAATACTGTTAAACCAACGAAGGGGAGTGAAGAGATGCCGAGTATTCTGGATTTAAGAATAGCCGGCGCTCGCGAACTCAAGCAGGATTTAGAGCGGCGGATTATTCGCTGTGAGGAGCAGTTCGCGGAAGCCCGGCGAATAATCGATACTGCCGAAGCTGTTAAGGCTGAGGCAGTCCAACAAATGTCAATGGTCAACGAGTTGTTAAACTGGTATGACCTAGCCATGGAAGAGAGCAAGAAGGTAGAACCATTCTTGTCTGTCTTCCAGAAACAAGCTTTAGCGAAGGCTACCGAGCCAAAGAAACAAACACATTCCCGCATACTGAGTCCTTACAAGCCAACGGATATGGTAAGGACGATTATGGAGGAATGGGAGAAAGAACCAGAGAAAACATTCGATGTTCTGGCTCTCATCAAACTACTCGCCAGTCGTGGCATGGACATCGGTACAAGAAAGCAACCGATATATGCCACTGTCCAATCGTTAAAGGACAGAGGTTACATCAAGGCCATCGACAAAGGAGTATATGGGAGGATTCTCCCATCAAACTCCTCAACAGAGGAGACACAACAACCAACCAACAACGTTGGTTGACACAAGTTTGGCCGTTATCGGGCACAGCCTAAGCCGGAACCGTGTCAACGTCTAGACGGCGACACGGTACTAAGGCCACTACCGTTTCTAAGGGGTGGCATACGCAGGGGCTACTATTCCAGAATATATGGTCCCATGGAAACGGCACCGGTTCTTGTTACAAGGAGCAATGATGGAGGAGAAGGAGAGGTTAAGCTGGAAGTTAAACCGTTTTAGCAAAGATACTACTTTGCTATACAGGTTTGACAAGTCTGTTGATAAGGTAGAGAGTAAATCGCCCGGATGGGAGATTCACACTGACCAAACCAAGGAACGTATGAAAGAGCTGTGCTCTGAATACTCACCATGTAGTTGTCAACAGGGATGTGTGTACTGTGAAAGTGGTGAGAGCCCTGAACCATTCCATCCATACTGTTATAGATGTGTGGCTTGGACCAGAACAAGAGATCCAGAACAAGAGATCAAGCGTAGTTTGACCTTACGTGAGCGCTATTTAGCAGCTCGGGACAAACAGCTTAAACAAGTGGTGGTGGTAGAATCTGTAGTCTCCGGGGCCCACAATAGTGGGTAGGATTGACTAGGGTGACTGTATAAGTTACTGGTTCTATCACCCCTTCATTCCCTGCTAAAGCAGGTGTAAATGGGTATACACCCATTATGTAAGGAGGTTCATGGGAAAAGAGATCGATGAACTTAGCGACTCAGTCGCGGAGAATAATACAATGGAACAAGCCAATCAGAACCAGCCAACAACGGCAGCGCCGGCAGTACCAGCTGCTCATTCCAGTCGTACGGCCCCAGTGGGCGCACCGAGTCCTGCAAGGTCGGCTCGGCCAATTGACCTCGAAGTGTCCGGTGAGTACTACCCCGGTCAGGCTGTCTTCAATATCTCGGAGTCAGCATTGGGCGGGACTTTCCAACGGCAGATCCGTTTGGATGTTTGCACCGGCATTCAGATCGTTCGCGACGTTACCGCTGCTCCACGGGCAGCTCAGGAAGTGAACGTTGGCGGGCGTATCCAGCGTTATCGCGGTCGCACGGAGAAAGGCTACACGGAAACCGGTGAGCCTTACATCTCTTTGATCGGTCGATTCCGTAAGGGCGAAACGATTCGTCTGAACGGATTCGGTCCGGACGAAGATGTGCTCAGATCGATCGCCGACAACGAGGAGGTTCTGAGTCTGAACGTTATCGGTCAGCCGATGTACAGCAGGGCGGCACGCGCTGCAGCACTACGTGTAGGCAATGCCGCTGTTCAACAGCAGTTGGAAGGGCAGCACAGCCTCCGCGTTGAGATGTTGGAAGTCAAGTACAAGGACGGTACGTCCGAGATCGTTTCCACCATCCCGAACGCGACCCGCATCAAGTAGTAGACTCCCCGTAGGAGCAATCCTACGGGGATGTTTTGTTGTCTGTTAGACCATCCAATACGGATGGAGATTAAATTGTTGGTACTTAGCGTACCAACAATTTGTCTTCATCATTAGTATAGGAAAGGAGCTGGCTCATGCTGGATATTCTGGAAAGAATGGGGAGCTGGTACGATGATAAGAAACTTACTGTCGTTCGCAAGACAGCTTTACATTCTCTGTCCAAAAGGCTAGCCAGAAACATTGAGCTAGCGAAGAAGCACAAAGCAGCAGGTCTCAAACAGGGAGATGTTATCTTCCAGAGACTTTGGTTAGACTGCGAATCTGCAATCTGTGAGTTCTGCGCAACTTACGAATGCGAACAGGACAAGGTTTATATGCAAGTCCCCGGTTTACAGGGACTGCTTAAACTCTCGAAGGAACCGGAACCGGAAGCCAAGAAGATAGAGCGTTATACGGAGAACACCAAACACGTAGCGTTTGTTGTGGTACCAGCGTTCTTCGTTATAACCATCTTCTGGTCAATGTATTCAGGGCTATTAGTAAGACTGAATCATTTGATCGTTTCCGGACATTGGGGGTGGTAATGGAATTCCACGCTTCGAATCCATACGTTTACATTGGGTATAAGTGTGCCGTCTGTGGCACCACCAAGGGTGAAACTAACACTTGGTTAGTATCCGTTCCAACGAAGGAAGGGATCCTACTATCCAGTTGGGATCCGGCTATCCTACACATCTCTGGGTCTCGTCCTATATGCGGGGCTACCTGCGTACAGAAGGAAAGTTCCATGGCACTTGCTCTTGGTGAGAAAGTCACCAAGCAATCAGTGTCCTCCAGTTCACCTTCCAGTGGCAACGCTAACTTTGTAGAAAACTTTGTAGAAGCCAGAAAGTGAGGCGTCATGCTGAACCTTCTGTTGGCAGCTGTCGGAATGAAGCTAGCTGAAGTTGGTGGTGTCTGGGTATTTGTTTCCTATCGCAAGAGGAAACGTTTGCTTGATGGGACTGATCAAGATCCCATCAGTATACCAATTCTGGATAGTTTGCTAGCTGGACAAGCTGGTGAACCAAACAAGGTTGAAGAGATTGCTACTAAACAGATTGTAAAGCTAACTAGAACAGTGGTGAATACAAGGCTGTTCGAGTTAGGGGTAGCCAACGTAGTGAACCACAACTCCAAGTTCCGAGCAGACGAAGAATTGGACAGTGACGTTAGCTTAGAAACGTAGGAGAGAGTATGGCAGGAATAAGTTCGTTAACTCCCACTGCTAGATCCAGTTTCATAGCAGGCATGGGGTTGTCTGCTCTATCTTGGCTGATGCTATCCCATTTGGATGCAATAGCCGAAGTATTTAAACTAAGTCGTTGGGTCAACCAAGGGAAGTTTTTCAACTGGGTTGCCAATCACAAAGTGCTCACCCTTTTGACTACCGAGTGTCTGAACTATGGGCATACCGGTATCGACAATCCTAACGCAGTTACGTTCGCAGGAGGAGCTACGATTGTGAATGCAATCGTTATCTTCTGTGTTATATGGCCATTGAACAAACTGCGTGGAAAGTCCATTCAGCTAAAGGATGTGGCATGAAAAACATGCTCGCTGTGTTAATTGTCACTTTGGGTACTATATGCCATCTAGTTTTTTTGGTGGCTGTATTCCTGTGTTCTCTCGTTTTGATTGTCATCTGTTGGGAAACCTTGAAGAAGGCACTAAGACGTTGAAAAACACTACGAACAAAACCCTCCGGCTTTGGCCAATAAGGAGTTGAGATCATGTTGAGATGGTTCCTCGGAATACTTAGCATAGGTGCCATTGGCACCGGTGCTTACTTCAGCCTGCGTTCAAGGGAACAACGGCTGGCAGATTATCAATCCGTTTCTGATGGATTGATGAACGGCATTGACGCCACCAAGGGTTATGCGAGTAAGTTGTTCCACACAGAACAGACGCCAACAACCCCAATCCAGTAACTTCTTGGTGCCGTTCTCTTGGATGGGAACGGCACCCTGAAACTACGTAGTATTGTCACAAGGAGAAGGATGAGATGGGAAACGTCCTGAGAAGAATGAGCATGGAGATACCAGCTGTTCAAGAGGCTGATACTTCCAGTGTGGAGTTTGCCAAGAAAGTTCAAGACGAGCTTGGCTACTCCAGACTTTTGGTTGCTGTGAGGACCCCACCAGCAAAACCGCTTCTTAAAGCTTTGAAAGGAATCGATATCACTCCTTTTGATATCGAGGATGTCAAAGCTTACAAGAAAAGTCAAGAGTACATTGGAATGTGGTCAGGAACAAAAGAAAAGTTGAAGTACTTGGCGATAGCAGTGGTACTGATTTTCCCATTAGTTTTGAACATCATCAATTGGTACGATGGTTTCGATTGGGTAGTCAGGCTACCACCGAAATATCAAGAGTTTCTTCAGCCTGCACTAATCTCTGAGAGTGGATTAGTGTTAACGGTCGTCTTGACCGCGTTGAACGCAATAGCGTTGTTAACTGCTGTGACCTGGCTGATCCCTAGCGATAGCTCTCAATGGGGAAGAGGTGAAAGAGTTGAACGGCATTGGAAGTTGTTCACCCTGAGTACGTTTGACAAGGACATAGAACCATTTGTCTTGGAAAAAGCCTTGGAGATAAGTCGTGCTTGTCCTACAGCACAATTGCTCGTAGAAGCTTTGGTAGAGACAAAAGGGCAAAAGGCTCTAGAGGTTATTGAACCGGACCCGTTCCTCGTAGTGATCAATGGTTCAGAGTCTTACTACGTCGAAGTCTGGGACGAGAAGAAATACGAAGAGATTGTCTGGGCGCACGCGGACAAACCGTAGCTCATGCATTATCCTGTTAACCTGATAATTCGCCCTCTTGATAGTTGTTTATCAAGAGGGCCTTTTTGTACAGTAAAAGGAAAATAGAATGAATGCAACTGATCCCATTTGTTCGCGTGAAGAAGCCGCGACACTGCTCAAAGGTTTAAAGCAGGCTTACTATAAACTGAATGAAACTGAACGGGTTATAGTAAGACTTGCTCTGCTGTACAAAGAAGTAACGGTGGATAATGCCCAATCCTAATTGGTTGTTCTTCATAGACTACATTTACCCATCTCTTATGTTGATACTGCTACTCTGGTATGTCAGACGGAACAGATGTAGCAACTTCGGAATGTTTATGTGGGCGTTCTTCGCCATTGGAGTAACTCCAATGGGGACTTTCTTTCTTGCGTATTTGTATTACAATATAAAGGAATCTTTCCACGACGCGACGAACCAAAGGTTCAGATGGGCAAAGCGTATTAACTCTGGAGGTTAACCACATGGAAGCTGTGAAAGAGAGTTGCCCTGGATCTCTGAGTTTTGGGGGGTTGCAAGAAGATGGTCACACAATTTTATGTTTAATGTGTGACTCCTTATTGGAAGCTTCCGACATTCGTTATGATATTAACGATAAACCTAGGTATGGTACCGTACCAATCCATTCACGAAAGTCTAGTACTTCTGGACAGAGTTAAATGGCCAAGAAGAAACTCAGTAGAAGATTGAATTTGTACAGGACATAAGGTACCTCATGGGCACCTGATGAAACCTGATCTTGTTTCACAGGAGATATGATGCCTTGTCAATTTTTCCACAAAGTGGTGTTATCAATAAACGGGCGTCTGAACGTTCGTGAGTGCGGCTTTGATGGACATTATTGTCCTCGCTGTATCCAACAACAAGAATATGATAGAGTTTTAGAAGCAGCAAGGAAAGAAGCTGTAGATAAAGCTCTCAAGGTAAGGCAGGAACTCGACCTACAGGAAGCTTGGGTAACAAACGAGTACCGTAATCGTATGAAGGGTAAACCATACGAAAGGTTAGAGTTCCTAAGGAGCTCCGGTTGGGAACGTACCAGTATGGACAAAGTAAAGGTTAAGGATTCTTCTGGTAGCCTTGTTGAGATGCTTGAAATTCATTGGAAAGCACCAAAGGCTATACTGGATATGTTCTATCCTGCTGATACGAAAGAGATCCTGCTGTTGCAGACCAATGCTTTAAAAGTTCAGATAAGATATAACTACATCAAGACAAGGCAATCAGCCGAGGAAAAGGAGATAGAAAATGGTTAAGCTGGGCGACCGAGCTAAGGATCGAGTAACCGGTTTCACTGGTATTGTCACAGCAGTGACAGTATACCTGAATGGTTGTGTACGTGTTCAGGTTACCCCTGAGAAATTGGACAAGGATGGTAGACCGATAGCAACTGAGTCCTTTGATGTACAGGACTTAGTGTCTGTGAAGTCTGCTATACACGCACCGATTGAACCAGTTGTTAACGTTCCTGTCTTGGCAAAGGAATCTAAAACTGGTGGAGCAGGACGGAAGGAAACAACTTTACCATCTGCAACACGGGGGTAGTCATGAAGTTTTGGCTGGTAGCTTGTGCAGGGTTGGTTGGTATCTACACCATGGTTCAACTCGCCAAACGTAATATGACAGGTTTGGCATCATGGGTTGGATTCTGCTTGTTAACTGTTGTTGGTAACGTTTGTTTCACCCGTGGGTATGAAAACGGAGCCCAAGCAATGGAAAAAGGTTGGGTAGTAAGACATGAAGATACCGGTATGCTATACCCAACCGATACAAATCCCTTCATCGAGGCTGTCAGAAACAGTCCAATAGGGAAGTGACCTATGGTGAAAGCATTCCATCGTTACATTGCTCTGTTGTTAACTGCTCTATTTGCAGCGGTGCTCTGTAAAAATTGCCTAGCCTATCGACGTAAATCACTGAAGTTTAAGCTCTTTAAGAGCATCTGTGACTGGTCTATCATTAGTTTTTTGTCTTGGAAACTTCCTGTTTTACTCGTAGCATGGGCAGTTAACCTCGTGGTTAGACCAATAACATCACACAACATGAAGATCACGGTGGCTGTCTTCGTTGGTATGCTGTTTAATTCCATAAGTATAAGTGCTTTGGAAGTTCTTGCCCTTGTGAGTGTGTTCAGTGTCGACATAATCACAGGGAATTGTGGATTTCTCGGGTATATCAGACAGCAGTGGACTGAGGAGAAATATAATGAACGAAGAACGAATAGTCCCCTTGAGATGTAAAGGAGAAGACGTATGAAGATAGCAGTACTGGGAACCCGTAGGCCAGTAACAACCCAGTTGTATCTAGCTGCGGTTGTAGCAAAAGAATTCTCGGGAAAGGGTTTTGATATATTCACTGGAGGCTCTAGAGGCGTTGATCAATCAGTAATGATGAACTGCAAGGAACCAAAGTTAAATGTTGTAATTCCATGGTTGAGCTATGCCCAAGATATGCTCCCATCTCATGCAAACATTTATTTGTACGATGAGTTTAGGGACCCAGCATGGAGAGATGCTGTGTTCGCTTTCCACCCTAACCCGTCAGTGTTAAGTAAAGGGGCAATTGCAATCCATGCTTGTACCTACGGTGCCGTCGTAGGTAGTGAGCTGTTAGTTGCATTCCCACAGTCCGGTGGGAATGGTGCCACTGCCATAGCAATAAAGATGGCAACCTACTACGACATTCCTGTGATCCCTATCGAACCAGAGTCTGCTATTAGCAAAGGTGAGCTAATGGCTCTGTGTATCGAACGGTTGAGAGAACAAAGCCAACGGAGGGAATATGAATGGAACTCTGTTCAAAGCAATAGCAAGAGCATTGTTCACGGGGATAACGAAGAGTGGTAAGTCACTAACTATCAAGAGGACATCAATTAGTGGTCTTCGTACCGCGTTTTTCAGGGACACCGGTGGAAAACCTGTCCTTGCAATTGAACAAAATCCAAACAAGCCAAGCCTCTGGGGGAAGTTAGCTAGAGAAGGACATGAGGTCGTCCAGTTCCGAGAGAATGGAAACTATGTTGGTGTAGCAGTAGACGGTAAAGTTCTCTGCTACACACGTTCTCTCGGAACTTTGACACCGAAGAAGTGATACATTGGAGATAAGTAATGAGCAAGATTGCCATTATTGGCACTCGTAACCCCAGTCAACGACAACTTGTATTAGCTGCAGCTGCAGCGAGAAAATTCTCCTTCCTCGACTATGTAATCGCTACTGGAGCAGCAATGGGAATTGATCACGCAGCCATGCTAAACGCTACACCCAAGAATCTACGAGTGTATTTGCCTTGGTACTCATACAACTCGGGGATTATACCGAGAGACTGTACACACAAGATTGTGTATGATGAGTTGGTTCATCTGGATTGGAGAGATTCAGTTATACAATACCATCCGAATCCAAGTTTTCTAACACAGGGAGCGTTTAAGCTTCATGCTCGTAACTTCGGTATTATCGAAGGATCTTGTCTTGTGTGTGCATTTCCACAAGAAGATGGCAACGGTGGGACAAGACAAGGCATTCGGATTGCCACTGGTTTAGGTATAAAAGTGGTAACTGTGTTACCAAGTACAACTTTGACTGTGGACAAATTTCTTGTAACTTGTCTAAGAGAGTTAATAGAAAAACCGGTTAGTTCGTAACCTCGGAGAAAGGTTAGATGTTTCATCCATCAAGTGTAAACCTAGACGGTTTGGTTGTAGTCTTTATAATTGCATCGATAATTTGGCTAGCAAACACGGTTGAGTATATACTTGTAAAAGTATATACATTCATATCGTCAATGATGTTCAGAGCACGGCGTAATGAAGGGAGAAAAGATGCCAGGGAGAGTTGTCCATCTGAAGAGGGGTAAATTTGATATTCGGATAGATAGAACAACCGAGCTTGGTAATCCGTTCACTCATCTAGACGTTAACAAGACTTTTGCTACTTTCCAAGTGGATAGTAGACAAGAGTCTGTGGACTGTTACAGAGCTTGGTTGTTAAAGGAAGACTGGGTATACAATCGTTTCCCGGCCCTTTGGCAGAATAGTTGGGAAGTAATGAGGAAAAATATACTTTCTCAACTAACCCAATTACAAGATAAGACTCTTGGATGCTGGTGCTTTCCTTTGAGTTGCCATGGAGATGTGTTAATAGAATTGGCAGAGAGGAGTAAGGACAATGTGTGGTACAAACAGATACTATCCACAGTCGATGGCCCAATCATCTGAAAACCAACCACTTGATAATTCTGATGATGTCAATGTTGACACACTCTCCACGGTTATAGTGGAAAGTGTTATCAATGGACAGATCATTCAGAAGGAAGTCCAAGTTGTTGTACCAACACCTGAGATCGATGTAACTGACAACCTTCCTTGGTAATAGGAGATAAAGTGGAGAAAGCTGACGAAACTGTCAAAAAGGAGTTAGCAGAAGCAAGGGTAGAAGGTTTTATCCTTGAAGCTCTGTCTACCGACCAGTTGGAAATGTTAGCAATATGTAGGAAACACGCGTTTCCTTCTGCTATAATCTCTCGACAGCTTCTGCTATCTATGTTTGCAATTGGGATTACTGAACCAAACACATCTTTTTGGGAATGTGTTAGGTTCGCCATTGTCTTATTGAGCAGGAGCGCAGATAAGGAGAACAAGGAAGAGGAGAACAATGGATAAAAATAACGAGGGTGCCAAGGAACAGGTTATTGCGAAAGCAAGGGAATACTTGAGCGGTGAGAAGTTATCACTATTCGAATCTGTTGTAGAGCTAACGATTGGTAGTGAAGCTTACAACAACTTATTCTTTTACCTTTCCTTGTCCGTTGCTTCTGTTCACCCTGACCTTGGTTACTGGGAAGTTATGAAGAAAAGCATAGAGTTCATAACTTCGTTTGAAGGTGCAACAATGATGAGAACGATATCAGAAGCAGCAGATGAAAGTAATCAGAACTAGGAGAAGGATTTGAGTGGAAAAGGAATCAGTGAATCAGTAAGGAACCATGTATCAACGTGGGTAGACGACGGCTTAATGGATTTGATTTACCCAGAGTATCAGAAAACTGGAGGAAAGGTCCTCAAGGGAGATCTGAAACTACGGATGAAACGTAGTGAAGATTGGAAAAGGGATAACAGAAAGAAATGTGCAAACGGTTACAATCGTGAGTACCACTCCGATAGTATAACCGGTGGCAAGTCAGGAAAGATTAAACTGATTGTTCATTCACCAACATCTGACTACAGCGCCGACTCCTATGTTTTCATGGTAGATGGTAAAGCTGTAGCAGGTGGAAAGACGAAGCTTAAATCTGTTTTGTATAGCAAAGCGGTTCAAGACAAGAAAGTGGAGACTGAATCCTTCGTCAAATTCACTCCTGCTGAGCTACAACAGATAGAAGCAAAGATGATCTATGGTGATGGGCTTGATAGCCTATTCACCTCCCGAGAAGATTAGCAGGAGGTAATATTGATACTCTCTGACTTCAAGATTGGTGAAACATTCTACTGTGATAACAACCCATTCAGATGCACAGACATCGGGACAAGAGTAATAATTGGTATTCCACTGGATAGGAGTGATAACCCAAGCTGGTACAATGGCCCTCCCTATGCTATCTCGGAGTACGTCTTCGATGAAGACGATCTGAAGGTATGTACATCAGCAGTGGAAGGAACACCAACCAACGAATCGAACCAACCACAGATACATATTTGGGGTGGCTTCTGCCTAGAATGTTTCAGAGGAAACATAATAGAAAGAGTGCTTCCTGAATATGAGATAACAGCTAAGAACGGGGTATTGTTCACTGTGAAAAACGCCAAAGTAGGTGTTTGTAGCGAGTGTAACGTTACCTACGTTGATCCAATTGAATCAATTCGCTGGAGAGTCCTCCTAAAAGAGAGAGGATTGGAACCAAGATAAAAGAGATTGCGGAGAAGGGGCGTGGTGGCTACCACAGTAAGCCTGTTCCATTGTACTCAGGTGCCCTTAGCCTAGCCAGCAACCCGCAAGCCACGGTCACGAAGCCTTTAGAACAAGACAGTTCGTGGGACGGTGGCTAACGTTGAAGTTGACCATGCTCTGGACTTCAGCGGACATATAGAACATGGGCTGGGAACGTACAGAGGGTAGCGTTCAGGCTAATCCCACCCTCCGAACTTGGCAAGGTTGTAAATCTTGTTTGCGCACGATGCGCGCTGGTTGGCCAAGGAGGATTTCCAATGGGAAATCGTTACAATCACTATGGTTAAGTAAGAGTACCTTTTACTTAACTTATTTGGGCGTGATGTGCCTATCGTCTAATTAGTAAGCCTTTCTAGACATACTTACTAACAGGGAAGATACCGGCTAATAGATATGCATTGTCTATTAGTCCTTGCCATTTTTAATGGGGGGATGCAAGGTTCGATACTTGCTAGGCACATCTTAGATCAAGGAGACTTACAATGAATCTTATCTTTATTGGCTTCATTACACTAATCATTTTGATGTGTGTATGTAGCTTCGTGATCCTCGAAGACCATAAGTACAGGTGTAACGCACTTATGACTGAACTCTCCTTCATAAAGAAATCAATGCCAAGAAAACCGGGTGATGAGTGTGTTGTATATGGTCACTCTAGTGGTATATGTAGGTTTGGTACTGGTGGCTGTGTGAAAAGACATGAGTTGGTTCAAGGAACAGAGGAAACCTTTGGCGGACATTTTTAGCTAAAGGTTGAAGCTCCCGAATGGAGAAAGTCAAGATGATTAGTAACATGTCAGATGCTGAACTACTGCGTGAAATAAAAAAGAGCAGACCAGACGCAGATCTCAGAGATGTCTCTGCCTTCCGTAGATTTGCCAAAAACTTCCATGCAGAAGATTCAGAAACTTATCAGGAAGCTCACGAGAAAGTAGTTGCTTCAATGGAGTTGCTTGGAGACGAGCTGGATGGTGTCTCAGACGAAGAGGGTTGGTTTATACTCCGTCGTGCTTACAAGAATCTTTGAGGAGGAAGAGAGTTGGTAAAACATGGTAATCCACCATTTATAGAATGCTCAACTCGTGGTTTCAAAAGGCTCAGTGCGTTCTGGGCTAGAATCCGAAGTCGTGGTAACAAGCCCATTGAAGAAATTTACCAAGCAGCCAAGATCTTCGAGGATGGGACAACTGGGTTGTCTTGGAGACAAGCAAAAGGAAGACAAGCAGTAAACATGGAAGCTGTTACCAAATTGTACTCACAGTTATGGGATGAGTACATCGCTGAGAACCCTGAGCTTTTGTTAGTGTTGAAACAAGCTTCAGGTCTAAGTGATATATTTGGCCAGCTTGGCCATGTTTGTCAAGCGACTGAGTTGTGGAGAATAAGGGGAGAAAATGAACCAGTTAAGGAAGAGGTTATTGAGCCTAAGGCTAATGATAACCTTGGTGTTCGTATCAATGCTACTACTGACACCTACGATGAGCCAAGGTCAGGATACAGACCACGTAGTAGTCCCAAAAAGTCTGTTGACAGAATATCAACTACAGCAAGTCCAGAAGACGGATGTGAAGACGGAAGTTCACAGTTGGGTGGGGGTAGGAAAAGAAGTTGGGGTAGCAATCAATGATTCTATGTCTGCTATTAACATTCAAGCCAACAACTTTGCCCAGACACCAGTTGGCAAATTAACTGCTATTGTAGTAGTATGGAAGTTGATAGGCGATAGTCTTATTGGTATATTGGTACATATATCAATGGGATTACTGTTCATGGTTGTTTCCCTATCAATTTGGCTATGGTCATATAAGAAAACGTGTATGACTAGGTCCGTAGTTATTGGTGAGCACTACAACGACAAAGGTAAAAAGATAAGGGACTATAAAATCGCTGAGTACGTTGGTAGTAACTACTATATTAGCCCAAGGGAGTACCACGGGGTAGCAATAGCTTTAATAGCTATCATTACCTTGATAACGCTCTTTACTTATTGATTTTGTAGTGTCAAAGGATAAATGTCAATCATGTTAAAAGTTTCTTGTGTAATGCCTGCTTACTATGGGGACATTGCAAAAATAGCAATTCAATGTTTCCTAAACCAGACCTATGAGAACCGAGAACTCATTGTAGTCGATAACAACCCTAACGATAAGAAGATTCAACATCTTCTTCCTATCAATGACCCAAGGATTGTTTATATACAATGTGAAAAGCGGCCTGTGGGGGCCTTACGCAACTTAGGAACGCTACATGCAACCGGTGAAATCTGTGTTACTTGGGACTGTGATGATTGGTTCGCAGACAATCGTATTCAGGCTCAAGTTGATAGACTGGCTCAGACAGGCAAAGCTGTAACAGGTTGGCATAACATCCTGTTCTTTGACACAGATAACGAGGAATGCTTTAAGTTCTACCATGATCTATTTGTCCATCCACCAAGCGAGTTTTATGCTTGTGGAACAAGTCAAATGTATCTGAAGTCTTGGTGGAAAGAACACCCATTCGTCTCCACGGGTATAGAAGATCAACCATTTATGAAAGAAGCCAGCGAAGTTGGACAGTTAGACTCTTGTGACGCTGAACAATTGTGTGTAGTAAGAGCTCACATTGATAGTGTTTGCCCTATTGTAAAGTATGTAAATCGTGATAAGCAATTTGTCCGAGTCAATGAAGAAGACTTACCACAGGAATTTTGGCGTATGGAAAGAGGTAAGTAAATGCCTGAGAAGGACCGAAACGTTTTGATATGGGCCTACGGTATCCTTTACGCTGAGCCCTATAACGCTGAAGACTTCTTAACAGCTATGGCTCAAGCTATAATTAGTACAGATAAAGAGAACTACGCAATTATATTACCAAGTATTCTTCTTCTGATGAAGCGCTACCCGGAGTATAAATGTAACCTAGATTTGTGGAAAATACCGGGAGTGACAACATGAAAAGCAAAGTTTGGAGATGGGTAAAAACGATATCGAAAGCCCTACTCAGGACTGGATTAGACATCGGACTTGATACTTTTGGTTCTGTTATACAGCCAAGAGTTCAAAACAATCTTCATGCTATGTTGTTACCTAAGTATCCCCGTTCTAGATTGTACACTTCTAGATGGTATCCTACGAGGTCAGTAGATGGAGCTACCCTTAATGAATTCACGCCTAATCCGGCGTTTGCCAAGTACGCGATTCCGAAGGGTTTACCGATCAGTGGCAAGCGTGCGCTTGCGATCGAGAATGATCCGCACTTTATCACAGACTTCTCTGGGGAAATCGAGGAAGGTTACGGTAAAGGAATTAAAACACTGCTTCTTTCTAAGGTCGGTATTGTTAAGATTGGTGAAAGGACCTTTCCCGCCAAAATTAATTACCACTCTCATAATGCAATCAGAGCTGGCTTGCATTACGACCTTGTCGTTGAGGGGGTACCTCCTGGAACAGAGCAGTGGGAACTTAACATACCATCTGGCGAATTCAAGGGGCGCTATGCCTTTGTGACCACTCCGAAGGGAAAGCTTATAGTCCCGATGAAAGACGAAGGCATGGTAATACCAAAACCAGCTTACAGAACGAAGCTGAGAAACTGGCTAAAAACCGTCAACCCAGATGAGTACGTATTTGAACAGAAGTATGATGGTTCACTTTCTAACGTACTCATCATGGACAACTATGCTACCTTTAGAAGCCATAGAGAAGAAGGGGAGACATATTACGACAGGCTTCCACAGTTGGAGCATATAAGTAACACATCAAATTTGTGGTCTTCCAGAAAGTTGTTCAGAGGTCCAAATTTACGTGGATCCCTTGTAAGAGGTGAATTAGTCCATCCCGATGGCCCTGGGAGAATAGGAGGGATCCTAAATGCTTATCCGGAAAAGGCTCGCCAAATTCAGGCGCTCCGTGGTGAGGCCACCTTTGTTGCTTGGGATATTCTCAAGTACCGTGGTAGGGACGTATCAAAGTTGCCATACGGAGAGCGGCGTGCGCTACTTAAGGATACCATTGCCGAAGTTAGGATTTTCAACAAGCACTGGTACGTGAGTGCTGAGAAAGGGCGATACCAGTCACCAGAAGAGTTCTACGATATGGTTATTGCTCAACCAATGCCATATGGTGAAGGAATTGTCGCCAAGTCTGTTGATAGTAAAGTCGGCGAGGGTAATTGGTTCAAAGTAAAGAACACGGATCCTTTTGATCTACCTGTTGTGGAGATCCTTGAAGGATCAGGTAAGTACTCAGGTTCCGTTGGCAGGATGGTTGTTGAGAACCCTGCTAACGGGGCTAGGGGAGAAATTGGTAGCTTCAGTATTACTGATGAGAAGAGACAGTGGATCTGGGACCACAGAGACCAACTAATTGGAGCGGTGGCAAAGATAAAAGCCCAGAATCTAACTGATAGACAAGTCCCAAGGGCTGGTGTATTCCTTGATTTTCACCCAGACAAGGGAAACACTGAAGCTGCAATGTTAATGTACACTGAAAGTTTGGCTGGAGGAGACTCAGCAGAAGCTAAGAACATTCTTTTTGCCCTGAAATCTGCCAAGGGGTGGCACAGGGCGAGCTAATTGGATAAGGAGATACAGAAAAGAGATTGAACCCGGAGGACTTGTATGAATCTGCGTGTGGGTCTAGCAAACAACTTTTATCTGGCAGAACGGGAAAAAAGGATAAAAGAAGCAATTGAAGAATGGCAAAAGGCATGGAGCACAGTAGAATGGAAAGTTGGGGAAACTTGGGGATGGAACGTTCACCATACTATCCCGTGTGAACCACTAACTGCTCCTCCTGAAGAACGGATTCAGTATATCCTTGCTAACAAACCCAAAGTGGAGATAGTGGTAAGGATAAATAACTTTCGTCCAGTTTTCTCTGCTTTACCCGTAGAAGTGATTGAAAAGGGTAAGTCTTTCAGTGATGCTAATCTAGAAGTGATTGAAGCTAACAGAGATCACTGTAAGACGTGCCAAGATCAAGAGAAAGATATATGGACTCTGCCCTCGAAGCGGTGTGACAAAGCTTTGAGGGAGTTCAACACGGCCTTGGACAAGTTCGTTCGCATATGTAATTGTTACAGTGAGGAACTAGATATTTTGCATCGTTTTGATGTGCCAAACACTACTTGGAATCGTAGTAGCATCTTCTAGAAGGTGCAAAGTGGTAGTAATAGAAAAGAAGGTTAGAGTAGATGAAGAGCGGAAAAGACAGCCAAATAGAAGTATCTAATAAGGCTGAAGAGTCATTCTTGGAGGTAGTTGGGAATCATATAAACCTACTAAGGAAAATCGAAAAGTTACACATAGAAAGACCATCAGTACCAGAATTTGTTACACCGAAGTACTTATTGTGGAGAGAAGCTTATGAACCAGTTGCTGCACAATACTGGGACTCAAAGATTGATGTAGTGGAGGCAGCTATTGCGTTCTATCGTGAGAAGCAACGTGGTAAGAAGCCTTGTGTTGAAGAACAGCCAGTCAAAGAGAAAGGGACTGACAAAGCAAGTATCAAGCAGTGCGTCAGGAAGCCTACGAAAAGGAAGAAGTCCAAACAAAGGAAGATTAAACCTTTACCCACGAAAGGAACAATTTAATGGGACGAGAGGATAAGGATCAGCCATCTCCCGAAGTAGAAGGGACTCAGAATGAACCAGTCCCAGAGACCCTTGGTAACGAAGTTACCTCTTCTGAACCTCAGTCTGAAGTTAAGGCGTACAAGGCTGACATTAGAATTACCGAAGCTGTCAAATCAGTTCTTCCGTCTATTTCGGTTCGCCAAGAAGTCAAGAAGATAGCTACCGGCGATGTAGTCAGGAAAGCTGTCATTGACGGTTTGGCAGCGAAGGAAGTCGAGAAGAACGTTCATGCCACTGCTCTCATTCTTGAACTCATCGAGAAGAACGAGCATGAGCGGAAGCGTATCAAACCGAAACCAGCAGGTTTCTCGTTCGATGAGAATGGAAACAAGAAAGTAGTCGGTCAACCTGTGTTCGATCCCGAGCAAGCAGCGCTAATGGAGAATCTGCTCAAAGAACACACGAAACTCCAGAAGGCGTTGCAGCGTGGGTTGGAGGAGAATGACTTTACGCAGATCAGTGAGATCGTCTCCAACAGTAACAAGGGGAACGAGGGGCGGAAGAAGGAATAGGTATGAGCATCTTGGAAGAGCTTCGAGCAAGCGCTCACGAGGAAGCTGGGCTCTTCACAATGGAAGTGTTGTCCAAAGCTCAGGCTCTTGTCATAGCAAGCAGGCTACGTCGCATAAGGCGAAGACAAGCTAGTCCTGTTACCGATCTAGAGAGACAGTATACATATCATCTACATGAATATGTAGCCTGTAAGCTAAAGCTCAGGAAGATTGGGAACATTGATTATGTCCCTCTGATAACGCTTCGGGAGGGTAGTTCATTCCATTTCCGGTTAGAACAGTCCAGAGACCAGCACCGACAGCAAATGTCTATGCTAGAAGACGAAATCACTGGGAAGTCTCTAGAACCATACTGGGAGCGAGGGTATGGAAAAGTTTGGAACGAAGTTTAACAAGTAACAAATTGGAGCAGCCAAGGCTGCCTTAGCCGAGTTTGGAGAATTTGCCAAACTCAATCTTAGGAAAGGGATGGGTTAGCTATATCGGAGGAGGAACATTTTCAGAAGCGAGTTATGGAACGGCAAGAGCATTACGTTCCAAATCAGGGGTAAAGGATTTCGCTTACACCGAGGAGGCAGAAAAGACACAAAAGGTTAATCAGATGCTTGATCCTCTTCGGATCAACAAGAAAGCAATGGGGGTTCTGGAGAGTTGTGACAGTACAGAACACCCTGAATCTTTGCCTGTCATTCTCACGTTTGATGTAACTGGATCAAACTACAGCAACGCTGTCATCGCACAAAAGGAGCTGCCAACTCTGATGGCACGACTGCTGAAAGTGATACCCAATCCACAAGTTGCTGTCTGGTCAAACGATGATTACCTGACTTCAGGTCCATCCTGTATTCAGGTGTCCGATTTTGAATCAGACAATCGTATCGACGACTCGATATGTGCAACTTGGTTAATTGGACGGGGCGGCTCTAACCCGGGAGAGTCTTACGATCTACTGTTGTACTGCGCCGCTCGCAAGACGAAGCTTGACTCACTGGATAAGAGAGGAAAGAAAGGGTACATGTTCCTCTATGCCGACGAGCCAGTGTTCAGTAAAGTGAGCGCGAAACATGTGGAATATGTTTTCGACGATCACATCCAAGCTGACATCCCCATTGAGGAGATCGTCAAAGAAGTTCAAGCAAAGTATCATCTAATGTTCCTTTGGCCTACCAGTGGACAGACAGAGGCCAGAGAGCAGTATGTAAAACTGGTTGGTGATAACAACGTTATCACCGTTCAGAGTCCAAAGCATCTAATCGAAGTCGTTGCCTCAGAGATGGAGAAAGCTGAAGCGACAGACAAGGAGAAAGCCTCCACAGCAACTGCAAGTGGTGGAGAGTTCTTCAGAGAAGAGTCTTAACCATGCATTTGGTGGAAATCTGGGTAGCGTTCGGTCTTGTTATGGCACTACCTTGGATATGGGCCTATACAGAACAGTGTGATCGTAGGAACCGAACTTTGTTATTCGTAGTCGGTTTGGTCATATTTGTTCTGTTAGGCCCTATCACCCTTGTAGTGTCAATGTTAACACCAAGAGATAGTTTCATGGTGTTCACTGAATGGTTAGATAAGAAAATCGAGAGGTGAAACGTCAACTTCTTGTGCTTAACTAAGTAATCAGGAATGCTTCATCCATGTAAGTATTACAGCACAAACTCAAATAGAGATGGAGGTACTAATGGGTATAGCATATCTCGTTGCTGGGATGCTATGGGGCGATTGCGCAAAAGGAGCCCACGTAGAGTATCTAACCCGTACTCACAAAGCTGATTTGATAGTTCGATACAACGGTGGGCCACAAGCTGCACATAACGTTGTTGAATTATCGAGAAGCCATACCTTCCAACAGTTTGGTAGTGGGATGCTACAACCCAATGTGAAGACTTACTTGTCCAAGTTTACATTGGTCAATCCATTCTACATGATGAGAGAAGCAGCTCATCTAATGTCCCTTGGGATAACTGATATATGGGACAGAACATTTGTTGATGGGGATTGCTTGGTAGTCACTCCCTTCCAAATAGCTTTTGGAAGGTTGAGAGAAATTGCCAGAGGGAAGAACAGACACGGTAGCTGTGGACAAGGAATAGGACAAACTCGTAGTGATTCCATTGAATATGGGAACAACGTCCTATTTGCTAAAGACATAGAATCAGAAGAGGTAACACGTAGCAAATTGAGCTTCCTTCACAAGGTGTACCTCGCCAAGCTGAAAGAGCTGCTTCCGACATTGGAAAAGATACCAGTGGACCAGTGGAAAAAGGACTACGACATCATAGTAGATAGTAATGAAGACTGGTCTGAATGGCACAGTCGGATATATAGCAAATGGAACGCTCAGGTAAAGCCACAAGAGTTCCTTTCTGATTTGCTATCAAAATCCACTGCATCTGTGTTCGAGGGGGCACAAGGAGTAATGTTAGATGAGTGGTATGGGACCTATCCGTATAACTCATGGACCAACACAACTTTCAGGAATGCTGATGATTTGCTCAACATTTCTGGGTTCATTGGTAACAGAGTCAGAATTGGCTGTATAAGAACCTACGCCACTCGTCACGGAGTGGGTCCATTCCCAACCGAGGATATGAGATTAACTGGTTTACTGCCAGAAAATCATAACCAGAAAGGCGAGTATCAAGGGGAGTTTCGGGTGGGACACTTGGACATTGGGCTTGTCAATAAGTCCATTAAGATTTGTAAAGGCGTAGATGAAATAGCTTTGTCCCATTTGGACAGGTGGACAGACTATCTGAAGATAATCGACTCAGAGAAGGGTTTGTTTATACAACCCCCGAGTCTAAGCACTTACTTGTCTGTTCTAAAGAATTTGTTGGAACCGACTATCAACACAATCTCGTTTGGACCAAGGTTCGAGGACAGAATGTCAGTTGAGTCCTTCAAAGGTATCTTAAAATGAAAGAGAGTAACAAAAGTGATATTTGTCTTCGGTTCTAACCTCGGGGGTCGCCACGGAGCCGGCGCGGCGTTAACAGCGCTAAGAGAATATGGAGCAATATTAGGAGTGGAAGGTCATATGGGTTTCCACGGGAATAGTTATGCTATTCCCACGAAGGATGGGTCCCTAAGGACATTGACACTCAAAGAGATAAATGTCTACGTAGAGAACTTCATATCTTTTGCTATTAACCAGCAAAAGAGAGAGTTCCAAGTAACTCGTATAGGTTGTGGACGAGCAAGACTACGTGACCAAGACATGGCAAAGATGTTCGAGAACGCACCAAGTAATTGTTACTTCGATGAGAAGTGGGAACTGTACCTTCCACAAGATAAGAAGATTTGGGGAACATTCAAAGGCTAATCTGAAAGTGAGGGCAATGCCTAGAAAAGTATCAAAATGCTCAGGTTGCCTCCGAAGCGTAGCAAGTACTAAGAGGAAAGAATGGAGCTTAGGTAAGCTCGACCGTGCTATGCTTCATTTACACAACCCAGACACGAATATCTATCTATGTCCGTCGTGTAAACCCCTCTGCACAAGCTTCCTAGTAAACGTAACTATCCGGGACGGATGTAAAACTATGGAACATGAAGCACAGGAGAGAAGAAGCATGGAGTTTGTCCTTGGAAAGGATGAGAAAGACGTGGCAGACGCCCCAAACAAGACATTCGAGAAATCACCACCGACGCCTACGCCAAACCCGTTGCACCCGGCTGATTGGAGTCGGTTTCCACGGCCAGAACAGAAACCTCTGAAACAGTTTAGTCTGGAAGACGTGGTAAACGGTAACTCAGTGGTTCTACCATGTACAGGAGTGGAATTTATCCTCACTCGTATCTTGCTTGGAAGTTGTTCATGTGTTTTGGAGTACCACTCACGTTTGGGTGGTGCACACATAGCTTCAGATGCAAAAGGAATGACGCGTGAAGGTTCCCTGTGCATGGCTCAAAAGAAGATCAAGAAGAAGATTTATGTGAATGTCTATCCAGATCCCTTTGGGTACAACGGGTACAAGCTCGTTTCTCATTTAACAGCAAATAGGGCCAGCGACACCGCTGGGGAACTTGCTGTAGCAGTAGCACAGGAGATTGAAATAGAAGAAGAGGAGTAAAGAACCATGTCAGATACCCCAAATGGGGAGAATGGTGACGAGAAGCCAGCGGAAGAACGAGAGAAGAAGCCACTGAAACCGTTTGATTTGAAGAGAGTGCTAAGCCTTGATGCGGTCTGCCTAGAGAAAGACAGAACTACAGTATATGTCTTAACTCGGGTATTGTTATCTGTTAGACCAGTTATGTTGGAATTACACTCTGCATCAAGGAAAATAATAACTTCCTCTTTGGATGGGATTAGTTCTGGCACCTCAGGATTGTTGTATATGGCACCAAAACGGGTTAGAAAAACGGTATACGTGAACGTCTATGAAGGTCAGTCCGGGTATAGTGCAACGGTACATCGGACTGAAACAATAGCCAAAAACAACGTTGGACCAACAACCGTTGCTGTAGCCAACGCAATCGAAGTAGAAGAGGAAGAACAGGAGGAATAATGAGCGTATTGTTGAATGTCCTCCGCTTATTTTTCTGGATAGTAATCGTTATTGCAGCTAGTATGAAATGTGCCGACGCTGTAAACGATGTGAGAAACGGACTACCCCTCTCACAATCGAGAGAGAAGTTCTCAGAGTTAACTTAACCGGAAATCAAGGAGGAACAAGTGAGCTTAGGTGGAAGCCGTGCAACACAAGAGATCGAGACGAAGTTAGCAGGTATACTCGATACGCCTACCCATAAGATTGATCTGATCGAGTTCAGCCAGAGGATGCTTGGGACGATTGGTTATTGCCTAAGAGCTTGGCGTCTCGTCCCAAATCACAGCACTGGGTACACTGAACCAATGGTTTTGCAGGTTGCTCTTGAACCAGAAGAGGCAGAACATTTGGTTAAGGTTCTTTCGATCGAGTTATTTGGGGTAGACCCCTCTGAAACGGAGCTAGGAGAGCTCATCGAAAGAAGTCAAGACTTCAAGGAAAAGATAGTTGAAGACATGGTAAAACCTGCAACCCTCGAAGAAGCGGAAAGCAAAGTTGATATAAACAGGGCAGTTCTGGAAGGTTGGTTGGACAAACACCAGAACGAACTGTCTTATCCATTGTTCCGCTTGTTCATCAGACTTCAGAAGTCAATTGATTTCGCTGATGAGCTGAACGCCACCATGGAAGAGCACGCTGCGGGCGCTCCCAGCGCGACCGCTGGAGGGGCGTGGGAGGCAGGAGGTTGCGACGGGCCGGTGCCCAAAGAGGGGGACGTAGCAGAAGTTACGGCAGAAGAGCCAAAAGAATCAGAAGTTGGAAAAGGGGTACCCGAGGAATAACCATGGGAGATGTATCCATTTTGATGTACATCCTCTTTTTAGTTGTTCTTGGTTCTGGTATTGTAATAGTTCTCAGAACAAAGGGAAAACCAATACCAGAACCTGAACACAGGGAACCCATGACATTTGCTGAGAAGAAAGAAATGGCTGGGTTCGTAGCATCAACAAGTGCTGTCGTAGCCACTGGAGCAGTTCTATTGCCTCTTGGATACGGTGGCCTAAGACTTTGGTATCAAATCTACAAGCCTTGGAAAGATAAGTACTCCGGGGTATGACCTAAACAACAACCCTAAATGACAACAATCCCTAAACGTTAACACTGTTAATGTCGTACGAACACAGAAAGAGTAAATGGTATGGCAGTAGTTAAAACAAAGGCTGTTGTAGTAACAATTCGCCCACACATATCCCCACGGGTTGGGATTGTAATGGAAGGTAAGGAGATTCGCATGCCAAGACGGAAGAATTGGATGGGTTATACCCTGCAATGGGGATTCTTTCCAATTGCTATCGTGCTGTTAATCCTCAAACTAAACAAGCTAGCTTTAGTAGCTTCCTTGTTTGGACTGGCATATTTGATCAACTACGCAGAAGACGAAATAAGTTGGAGCAGAAAGTTAACGCCACCAATACCTCCCAAAACAGATCTAAGACCGTACGGTAGCTAGTAAACCAAGCAGGGAGAGATGAGAAGAGTCCTAAAGATTGTCAAATGGGCATGTATTGTCATTGGCGTAATTCTTTTGTGCCAGGTTATAATAACTGGCATTTGAGTAGGGAGTCAAGAGTTTGAGGATGTCACCAAATAACCTGATAACCTTGGTTCAGAAAGAATGAAGAGGAAGCTGTAAGCAAGGATGAAACCATGTCGTAACAGTGTTGAAAAGTCCAGAGTGTTATTACTGGAGAACAAGATAGAATGGGGAGAAAAACCAGTAGTGATTGTTGATCTAGACGGAACACTGTCAGACTGTAGTCATAGACTACACTACGTTAAATCTCATCCTAAAAACTTCAAACAATTTCACATAGAAGCGTGTAATGACCTTCCAGTGGACATTATAGCTTCTTGGGTACGGACAATCTCTCAAGATTGTAGTATCGTCATCATATCTGGCCGCCCTTCTTTCACAACAGGGGATCTGTCCGTAGAGTGGTTAAGAAAATATGACATTCCTTTCTCTTGGATATTCTTCTGTTGGGAAGGGGATAAGAGACCAGGCGACGTAGTAAAAAAGGAAATTCTGAATGAGTTAGTTAACTCATTACCAAGAGGAAAAGATCAAATTCTGTTCGCCATTGAGGATCGTAAACGGGTTGTTGATATGTGGAGAAGAGAAGGAGTAAGAGTCATTCCCGTGCGTTGTGTTGACGAAGACTTTTAATAGCGTGGCGGGGAAAATAAGATAAAAGTAATACCTATTCATTGTAGCGAATGGGATGCTAGATGAAACTAAGGAGATTATTGTATGAATAGATTCTGGTGGCACTTCCTTATACAATCTCTCAAGATTGTAGTTGTAACATGCGCTGGGTTATATGTCATGAATTGGGGGTTTGTTGCCTTATCCGCTCCCAGTACTCTATTGGCTTTCTTTGGGCTGTTTGTTGTATTGATTAGTTTGTTCATCAGTTGGAAGTACGCAAGTTCTTGGAGTTATAAATTGTTTGGAGAAACATATCATTACCTACAACTTCAGTATCACAAGGAGAACGAAAATGAAACTAAACACAGCGAATCTTAGCTTGATTGTTACTATCTTATCCGCTTGTCTCCTAACCGGTTGTGGCTGGACGTCAGTTGGACCGGGACATGTCGGAATTGTTGTAAACATGGCAGGTTCAAGCAAAGGGGTAACGGATACCCCTGTTCGTACTGGCTGGGTGTTTTATAACCCAATTACCGAGAGTGTGTATGAATACCCAACCTCCATGCAGACAGCGAAATGGACTGCAAGCCCCAACGAGGGCAAGCCAATCGACGAGAGTATCACCTTTACCAACAAAGATTCAATGGTAATTGGTGCTGATATCTCATTGAGTTATTTCCTACATGCAGAGAAAGTTCCATACTTCTATGTAAAGTTCTTGGCACACGACGAAAAAGAAATTGATACGAAATTCACTCACGGGTTCCTTAGAAACATAGCAAGAGACTGCTTCAATGAACATGCCGGCAAGTATGGCATCGAACAAGTTATGGGTGATAACGCAGTTTTCATTGAAGAAACCAAGAAATGCGTTCAAAGCCAAGTATTAGAGTATGGAGCTGAGCTTACTCAGTTCGGGTTCATCGGAGCACCAAGGCCACCTCAATCAGTAATCGATGCTATCAACAATAAGGCACAGGCAAATCAAGTTGCACAGAAGAAGCAGATTGAGCTTATTCAGGTGCAAGCTGATGCAGCTAAACTAGTTGCTCAGTCTGAGGGTGAAGCTAAGGCACAGATTACCAAGGCTACTGGTGAAGCGGAAGCCAATAGAATCAGGAACGCTTCAATCACACCAAACATCTTAAATATGAGAGCACTGGATAACCAGAATGCTGCTATTTGGCGTTGGGATGGTCGTATGCCAGAGTATCTATCCGGTGGTGACAAGGGTGGAAACTTTCTGATTGGAATTCCAAACAAGTAGACAAGCCATGATGGTTTGGTGGTCAGAAGTAGACAAATACGAAGGGTAGTGTACTTTACTACTTTATAACTTACACTACCCCCTTTTAGTCCTGAGTACTTGGGATAAGATTGAACAAGGAATATATGCCAGAGATAAGTAGTTTAGAAGCTGCTAGGAAAGTAGCTAAGACGTTAAAGCAAAATAACTTCAAAGTCTTCCTTGTAGGTAGGTGTGTTAGAAACCTTCTTATGAACAAGGAACCGAAAGACTTTGATATATGTACTTCAGCTAAACCCAATGAAGTAATGGATCTATTTCCCCACAATATTCCAATTGGAGTAGAATTCGGAGTTGTAAAAGTCCTTGTTGATATAGATGGTGTAGATCACTCCATAGAAGTAGCTACATTGAGAAGTGATTCTACTGAGTATTCAGACCTTCGTAGACCGGATAGTGTTATATTTACTGATCAAGAATGTATTGACGCTGGTCGTAGAGATTTTAGGATGAATGGGATATTGATGAACCCAGAGTCAATGGAAGTTATTGATTATGTTGGTGGTAAATATGATATATCAATACGAAGGATTGGTTGTATTGGTGACCCTAACATTCGTTTCCAAGAGGATCCTCTTCGAATGTTAAGAGCTGTTAGATTCGTGTCACAACTTGGGTTTCAGATAGAATTTGAGACATTACGAGCAATTCGTAATAATGCAAATTTGATGATTAGGGTTTCGCGAGAACGTGTTAGAGACGAAATGACAAAGCTCATAACGGGGGAACACGTCGGTGACGCTTTGTTCTGTCTTCAGAGAACTAATTTATACACCAAAATCTATGAGCAACAACCAAATTCCCTTTTTAATATAGTAGATCAAACTGTCAATTTCGACAAGATTGGACAAGTTAAAGATCCAATCTTAGCATGGTGTTGTCTTTTGTATACAACTGGTATATATTGGAATATTGGGGATGTATTAAAATATCTCAAATTCTCTAACGAAGACAGAAATACAATCTCAGAGATGGTGCAAATAGTAATTGATCTTAGGTCTAATAGGCTTACTTCACTATGTGAAAGAAGGAAGCTTGCCAACAAGCCAAATATAAACAGAGCTATAGAATTACTATGGATTCTAGTTAATGCTAAGATCATCTCTATAAATATGGAGAATACCATAGGGTATATAACTGCTGCTAAGACTCTTGGATTCCCCAAACCATTGGTTACTGGCGACGATCTCACCGAGTGGGGATTCACCCCCAGTAATGAATATAAAAGAATGTTGGAGCGTGCTTTTGACTATCAACTAGAGAACCCTAGTTATGGTAAAGATTCAATTAAGAAAGCAATCTGTGAAGTTTGGTATAAACATGTCAATAGACTTCTGAAAACTGGATTCTTCTCCGACCAATCCAAGGTTATCCGTATAGCAGCAAAGTGCCCCAAATGTAAAGGAACTATGATGTTCACTACTGGGGTTAGGATGAAGGATAAAAACAGTAATGAGATAAATTATCCTCATGGAATGGTAAAAACCACTATCAGGGAAGAATACAATTGTAAAAATGATACAAAAGAGTTCATAATGTGTACAAATTGTCATAGAAGGAAACGAAAGGATTCATTCACCGTCCTAAAAGACGTGTAAGGAAGGTCCATATGGCTGAGCAGACACTAGCTGATGTGTATAAATATATAGTTGGGAAGAAACCAAAAAGCAAAGCTCAACTTGATATGGTTAAAAACCATGCTAAAGAGTGCTTTGATTTCTCCGTAGCAGAGCTCGATAAGGCTTGTGATTTATTCACAAACACTTGTAGAGTAGGAACTGGGGACCCAAATCATTTGAGCGCGGCTACTATCAAAGCTTGTGTTAGTGCCATTCGCTCTGCCGTGAGAATATGTATTGACGAAGGGTTCATTCCAACTATACCAACTGGGTTCAAGATTGAGAAGCGGGGAAAGAAATTCCGCTTGGTTACCCCGGGGAGTAAGAAACTTACAACAAACAAAGACAAGAAAGAAAAGAGATATGTCATACATAATCAGTTATGTGAGGAAATCTCATTGTTAGGTCTTAACGTTCATCAATACAACGAGAAGGTGAAGCATCCAGAGGGTGATAAAGAACTGAACGTTTCAATAGACAAACTCTTGTCTTTACATAAAGAACTTAAACCAAAGTTAATGGAGGCAAGAGCGATATGGATCTCGATATTCGAGAACGTAGTCTTCGGCGCACGCGTTCTCAACGAGAGCAGCTCGATACTGACGGAAAAAGGCGTTCGAGAATTGGATGGCTTAGATATATCTCCGCTCTTCGATCGTCTGCTAGAGGTGAATATATCTGGTTCGCAGCAGACGACATGTCCGACTATGACGAAGTCGCCCTCTTGTTTGGACGAGTCCACATCGTCGAGAATAGATCGAGTGGATTAGAGGAAAAGAAGAGAAATATTCATCATCTTTCCGCTGTTCTACCAGACAAGCCGATAAGTTTTAACGAATTTATACGTACAACAGATACAGTGTTTAACGGTGCTAATCTAGACTTTTGCTGTCACTTTTGTATGAAAATAGTAGAGGATTTAACACTACTATTTAATAGACGTAGATTATCTGACGAAGCCCTGCTGTTTATGACAGTTGCCGACCGCACTATGGCATCAATGGGTTCCGATAGGTATTACAACCCGAAATTCTCGCGAGATGAGATAAATCTAGTTGTAAAAGGATTAGCCATATGCGGTGGCTATGAACTAACCAATCTCGGAGAAGATATAAACTTCTCTTACAAGAGTGGTATTTACACCATGCATACATTTGGATGGTGCGTAACGAGGAAATAATGAGCACAAAGAAGTTAGGTAACAAAAAGCCTACCAAGAAAGTGACCATCAGTAATACAGACAAGAAGACGATGGTAGATTTGCACAAGAAGGGGTATACTTGTACAAATATTGGTAAGGCATTTAGTATTTCTACACAAGCCGTGGCGGCATATGTTGCTTGGGCGAAAATTAGACGAGAACAGTCTTTAGCAAGTCGTTAACTATGTTCCAATACTTGGACTTAGCAATAGGTGCGCTACTAAACAGAACCCTGCTAAAGCTAAGTAGTATAAGGGGAGGAAATGCCTAACGCATCGAGAGTTTCAACCGTTCATGTAAATCTAAACCCAATATTTGGGGTATTAGGCATAGTTTTTGTTGTACTCAAACTATGTCATATAATTACATGGTCTTGGTGGTTAGTACTCCTCCCTTTCTATATAAGTTGGGTTATAACGATACCCTTCGCCTTAATCGTGTTAGTTATAGTGGTGATCGATGAAGTTGTAACCACTATTTCACAACACTTTAGAAGATTAACAAAAGATAAAAGAAAAAACTAATATTAAGTTCAGTTGTAAGCGCTGAAAAAGAGACAGGGAATTTATCTTGTCCTTTCGGAGAAAGCAATGCCCAAAAAGAAAGCAGTAGTCACCAAGAAGAAGGCATCCAAGAAAGTCGTAAAGAAGGATGTCCCGAAGACAACGAAGAAAGTTGTCGAGACCGTTAAACCGGATGTGAAAGAACCGAGCGTCAAGAAGCTAGAGAAGAAGAAAGTGAAAGGAGCGCCAGTAGCCCCAGAGGTTAAGCCTCCAATTGCTACTCCTCCATCGGAACCAGTTGGGATCCCTGAGAAGACCCCTGTCAACGAACCCGACGACACCGATATCGGTAACTTTGATGGCGACGACGTAATCAACGACTACTAACTAGTAAAGGGAGGGTGTAACAACCCTCCCGATCCACTTGGAGGTGGAGTGTATGAAAAGTTCAAAGCTGACAATGTATACGTTGTTGGTTATGATGATGGTGTTTTCAACGTCAGGTTGGGTCATGGCTCAATCTCTATTGTGTGACAACATTGTCATTGACCAAGCAAATCTGTTTGGAAAAGGTATTACAACAGTAGAAACCGCTGCGAACAGGTTGGTTCAACAAGGCGCTGATGTCCGAATAAGGACAGTCGGGTATAGCACCAACCTCGATATCACAGAAAAACAGATGGAGAACCAATGTGCCTCTTGGGAAAGTGGCAGCGGTGGACGTAAAAGTACACTCATTGTTTTTATGTTAGCCGGGAATCATAAAGTAGGAATAATGTATGGTTCCGCTTGGCATTCCGCACTAGACGGAAATTGGAACCGGATCATGACGTCCTATATGATCCCAAGATTCAAAGACGGTAACTATGCACTTGGCATGTCTACTGGTATCGAACAATTCTCACTTCGATTAGCGGCTTCCAAAGATGAAGCTCTACACCCAGTCCAGAACACAACCAATGTCCAAGCAACGGACTATAAAGGTTTATGGACTGTACTACTATGGTGTCTTGGATTGGGGTTCTTAATCTTCATTATTGCCGCAGGGTATATCGCTTGCACCCGTTGGGCAGAAATAAGAGATGCCAAAGCAAAAGCGAAGAGGTTAGCTCAAGTTACAAAGAATCAATGTATTGCGCTAGTTCTTACCCTCAAATCAGCGTTCCAGAGTGATCCACCAGAGAAATCCATTCAAGATATGTTTGATACGTATATGGAAGAGTTTTCCAATATGGAGAACTCAGACTCGATGGACCCCAAACAAAGTATGACAGAAGATGGTTATCAAGCCATTACCAAAGAATATCGAATCCTCATCGATAAGTTCGAGTCTCTACGTTCAGCACACAAATATGTACAGAGCCCAATGGCAACGGAACAGCCGGCTGAACAAGGACCCCCCATTGACACTGCCGATGTAAATGATACCACTGGATACAACCAAGTTAGGCATCATCACCAGCACCATAACATAGAACAAAGACCGACTTATGAACCAACACCGACATCAACTCCCAACAATGATTTATTGACTGGTGTTCTCATCGGCGAATCTATAAACAATCGACCACGTGTGGAAGAGATTCGTCGCGAAGAACCAAGACGAGAAGAATCAACGTACAGAGCTCCAGATCCAGAACCAGATCGTGAAAGCGAGTCTGGTGGCTCATCCAGTTGGGGTAGTTCTGATTCCAGTTCTAGCTTTGACAGCGGCGGGAGTAGCAGCTTTGACAGTAGCAGCAGTTCCGACAGCGGCGGCGGTGGTAGTAGCGATTTCTAAGAAGAAGGGAAAGGCAATGACAGGAATTTTTAGCAAGCTCAGAACGATTGGACTTGGTGAGACCCATGATCTACTTGACAAAGTGATCGATCTTAACAGTCCATCTGCTCTTCGGCAGTATGTAAGGGATCTGGAAGAGGCTCTTGACCAGCTACGTGGAGAAGCAGCGGTAGCAGCAGCTACAGTTCACACGACAAAGCGTGAGATCGACGATCTCAATGCAAAAATCGAGACCTCCAGAATTACAGCAACGAAGCTGAAAAACAACGGGCATCCTGATCAGGCTTTGGAAAAAGCAAAGGAAATTGTTCGGTTACAGAATGAAGTAACCAACAAGCAGGCTTTGTTGATTTCAGAGACGGAAACATCGAACAAGATGGACATTTCAGTCGCCAATATTACCAGTAAGCATGCAGAGATGTTGAGCAAAGTTCGTGAACTTGAGGCACTAAATCAGTCCTCGAAGGCTCAAACTCATGCAGCAACTGCTCTTGAGCACGCGGGTAGATTAGTAGGCAGTGGGGCAGATATCTCTGTCGATGATGTTGAAGGGCGCATGCGAGCACAGAATGATATAGCCACAGAGAAGTTGAACCGTGCCATGGGAGCTGTCACTACATCTGAAGATCCTGAGACAACGGCAGCCGCAGAAGATTTGCTGAAGAATATGTAATAGTCTTCAGTATGCGGAATCGCCGCATGGAAGATGGTGAAATTATTGACAAGCAAACAGTTGAACCTACATGGATTAACTATCATGATGATATGCCTGCTATTCTTCCCAACACCAATTATGGCTGGGGGACGTGGCAATGTCCTACAGGGTACGTACTCGAAAAGCACGAACACCCTGCAGGGACCAATCTCGTTATCATTGATAGTAAGCCAACGTGTAAAGGTTCAGATTAACCTGCCCCTCGATGACACCGCTAATCGAGGGAGAGGAGAAACAGCGGTAGATGTTAATTAACCTTTTGCTACACACTGGTTTCACCGGGATTTGGCAGCGGTTTGGGGACCGCAACGCTGTAGGGAACATCGTCCAGATTTCCGGGGCCGCCAACAAGAGCGTGGAATATGTGTGTAGTTATTACTATTAGGCCAATTACCTATTTGATCCTAGTTAATTCTAATAGTAAGGGCTTGCTGGGAGCCTTCAATCCCAGCCAAATTTAGGAGTATATGCCAACACCAAAGAGTAAAGCCTCAAAAAGGAAGATGAGGCGTTGGAGATTCATAGTAGACGCTTCACATCCAGATGGTCGTAGAACTCAGAATTTAGATTCTAGGTTAACATTCGGCACTAGCAAAGACGCTCAAGAAGCAGCAGAAGATATATGTAAAGAGTATATAGAAGATGAACGTGCCAAAGAGTGGACCATCAAAATTATTCCAGAGGGTCTAGAAACGGTTTCTTTTGAGACATTCAAACAACTAAGAGGATTAGAACTAGACATCTCTATACAACGTAATGTAGCTATGGAAGCTTGTTCTCGTTGGTGTGCTGGAGAGAACCCACCAGCGATATCTAGAGAAGAAACATATGTTAAGATGTGGTTAGATGTAAGTTCTTCAATGCGTAAAACATTGAAAGATAAACAAGGGGATATTGAAATCATAGACGAAGGAAACTTCGCCGAACAGAACGAAGCGGTAGATATGAACGAGTTGCAAGAACTTGCTTACTCTCCACTTCCAAGAGAAGAGTAAATAGATGAATAACACTTTTGTTTTAAAAGACACCAGTCTAGGAAATACAGTACTCGGTAGATGGACTAACATTACTTCCATAAGAGATAGGACTACTCAGGGGTATACCGTCCAAGTTATCCTAGAGAGAGAAGTTAGTAAAGACGATCGTGAAATTAATATTCTAGTAGCTATTATCAACCTAGACTCTGGTCAAAGGATTGAGCTAGAAGATGAAGAGAGTACAACTGTACAAAACGGTATACCAACACGATTCTAATAATCTTTATCACAAAAAACATCCTCAGATTAAGTCTGAGGATGTTTTGTCTTAATTACGAAGAAAATTAGACGTGAACTTCAACACAGCAAACAGCAACTCCCTCTGGAACTGGTTCTGAAATTCCATCAGGTGAATCTATTTCCGAAGCTGGAGCTAGTGTAACAGTACTAGAAGTACCAGTAACTATATTATCAACCACAACAAGTGTGATAGACTTGTCTGCACTAGAAGCAGTTACTTCTTGACGTAGTGTTCCTGCTCTGGGGGTTAGTTGGTTCAAGCCAACACAAGATGCGTAGCAAGCAGATAGGTAACTGGTACTAGTCATTCCAGTTAGAGTATTTGTAGGGGTAGACCCCTTTGTTAAGGAAACGAAAGCGGCTTGTGGGAAAGCAGTAGCGACAGCGACATTAGCGCCAGTGTACGACTGAACTGCTACAGCACATGTAGAACCACTTACTAGGGTTACAGTTAGCGAGGAAGCTGCTGTAGCACTAGCGACTGTTACCCATGCTTCTGCGTCTATAGCATCATCATAAGATACTAAGTCATCAACGGTGTCACCAGCTATATTGCTATTATAATCATGAACAGCGTTTTTAGAGGTTCCTGATGTTTTCTTAACGTAAACGTTTCCAGCGGTATCTGTAACACTTAGAACTGTGACATTCGCCGATTTAACGGCGACGTAAACTACAACGGCGTCACCAGAGGCAGTAACGAACGGGACGTTCAGCGTACTTGCAGTACTGTCCAGATTCACCTTACCAGCGAAAGTTTTTGCGGCAATAGCCATAGTTTGAATTCTCCTAGGGGAAGTTATTTCTTACTTCCTATCACTATTTAGTATAGGATAACTATACTAGAAAGAAGAAGATCGGTTGAAAATACGTCAAACATTCGAAAAGAAAGTATCCTTATCATAGGAGAGATATCATGTATCATGAAATCACACTCACGCCTGCACCAAAGAAGGAAGACTTTTATGCATCTTCTCTCCTAGTAGGGCAGTATGCGATCCTACTTGAAAATTACCGTGGTGGAAAGCATATTGTCACCAAAGTCTATGGTGGAGACATAGTGTCTATTACAGATCCATCTGAGGTGTGGGAAGGAAGTTGCCCTCTCAGAGCTCGCTTGCTCCTTCCCGGGGAAGTGATCACAATCAAAATCAGGTACTAGGAGGTCTTGTTTATGGACAAAGCAATGTCTACTCCTACAGGGTTTCAATACTGGTTTGGAGTTGAATGGTTGAGCTATCTTGCAGCTATGGACTTCTTACTGGATCAAGGCTTTACTGGAGAACATGCTGCTTCGTACCTTCTGGAGCTTGAAAAAGAGTTTAGGAATAAACTGAAATGAGTTATCCAAGGATTAGCAATTCAATTGCTGGTTTAATCATAGCATCAGGAATTTCTCTGATGTTTTGGATCATAATCATTCTGATTATGCGCTAGAGGAAGAGGCTTATCATGGAAGACAAAGATTTGAAGGCATTACTTGAATTCGATGCCCTTGGCGCTGCTGAGAAGATTACCGGCGGTGACTACAAGACAGATGGGAAGGCTAGAGCAATAGGTTCCCTCTTGTACTGCAAAAAGAGCACTTTGCTAGAAAAAGAGCTCACAGCTCTTGATGATACTACTTTCTCCAATAAGCTGGACCGTTACCAGCGGATTGTTGAAGAGGAGGGGTTCAAGAAGGTGATGGAACTAGCTATCCCATCAACAGAACAGTGTGGCTCTATTCACGATGGTGATAAGTTTTTTGTGTACTACCACCCAGATGGCATGCTCCTTCGGTTTGACACTTATGGCGTGGGCATCAATAGCTCAACATTGTTGTTCAATCTGTACTGTGAAGATGTGGATGCTATGAGCAAAGCTCGATGTGATCTTAAGTGCTCAAGTTACCCAATTGATAAGCTCAATTTCTCGGGTGATTTCGATGGGCGAGAAGCATTACGATTCCACATCCGAGAGCTACGGAATCACGGAACTTTGCTCAATCCTTGGTTGGAACAGCCTTTTATCTGGCTTCTGCATTGGGCAGATACCAAAGATGGGTATGACTACGAAGCCATCAACAAGGAGCGGCTTGCTATGCTTCCTGAAGAAGTCCAGAAAATGGTTGGTATTTAGAGGAGATAAGAAGTGGCAAAAGCAGAAAGAATGATTGAACAAGTTCCAGTAACTACATATGAAAAAAGAGTAGTAGGTGTTACTCTTTTTTTAACATCAGCAGAAGCTGAAGTTTTAGCTGGTATTCTCCGAAGAATTGGAGGAGGAGGAAGAGTAGGAAATAACAAAAAGCGTCTGCTGGACATAAGTAATTCTCTAGAAGAATTAGGATATTGTTTAGATATTCCAGAAGAAGAAATTCAACCTGAAAATAGAGCTATTTATTTCAAGTAAATACTGATCTCGTGAAGCTTAGTGATTTAAAGTGATAATGTAAATAGGAAACGGCTCGTAGCTCAACGGTAGAGCCAACCGCTCATAATGGTTAGGTCGCTGGTTCGACACCAGCCGAGCCGACCAATTTACATTCCAACAATATCAATAGATGTGGAGAAAGATGGAGAACGAAGAAGTACTTCCTCAGGAAGTAGAACAGAAGATAAAAGAAACAGAGCCAGAAGGACAGGTAATCGAGCAGGTTATTGTCCCGTCTTATCGTACAAAGCTAGTATGTAGCTCTTGTGGAAGAGAAGACTTTCATACAGGGATACTACGTAATTGTAGAGGGTTATACGAACTACTCTGTAAACAGAATGACGGAAGTGGATGCTACCCTAATTCCTCTCAGGTCTTATGCCGCTGGACTGATTCAGATCAACTGCCTTGTAACCAGTTAGCTGAATACGAAGTTCTTGATTCAACGGGGCGTAAGATTACAGAGAGTTGTTCTGAGCATCTAGGAAGAATGTTGATAAAAGGAACTACAGAAGCACATCAAATATATCCACTTAAGGAATAAAGGTAAAGTAAGATGAGTGAATTGTATACGACGCGCATTGACGTGCCAGAAGATAAGATCAAGGTAATCGTCGACAATCTAAACGTGAATCTTGCTAATACCATGCTGGCACAAATGGATATAAAATTTGCACACTGGAATGTGAAAGGGGATGGATTTCATCCTACACATCTACTATTTGATCAAATCTATGATTATATGGCAGATGCTAGCGATACTATCGCCGAGCGAATAACAGCTCTAGGTGGTGTACCAGAAGGTAAACCTTGGATGGTTACAAACAATAGTCAAGGTTTTACTTACGCTGGTATCTATGATGACAATTGTAGAACCCACATAGAAAAGATGTCAGATTATATCAGTGACATTTCCAATGCAATGAGGAAAGGTATGAAAGTCTCCAGTGAGAATGGGGATCTAATAACCCAAGACGTATATATTGGGTTAGTAAGAGGATTAGAAAAGTTCCTCTATTTCTTGGAAGCAAGTTTACGCGCTTAAAGGAAACTATGATTATCAAATTCAAGACTGAATCTGGAGCGGAATACACATTAAATGAAGAGGTCGGAACTTGGATAAGAGGTGGCGATACTAAATATAACATACGAACTACTGACGGGGTTATGACCTCACATTCGAATGTTAAGATAGGCGAACCAGTAGAAATCTTGGGGCCTCCTCTTACAGAAGGAACTGATATTAGACTTATTACGACTACCCCAGTAGCAGAAATAAGTGAAAGCGTGGCTCTTTAACTTATGGTAGGTAAAGTGGCGGTCTCATAAGCCGCATAGCCTAGTTCGACCCTAGGAGGAGCTACCAAATACGAGGTGTCTATGGGCTCTGAGTTCGAATCCTACCACAATTGTAGCCTATGTATAAATGGCTACGTTATGGGGCAACCTTGTCCAATATGTAAACAAGAAAGAGAACTAAGAGATCTTATTGGGATGCCTCACACAGCTCAAGAAGAAATAACAACCTTAAACAACCTTTACAACAAACTTTAAACAACAGAAGGGAAATTATGTCCGACTTGACGTTGTTCAACCCGAAGCAGGAAAGAAACGAAGCAAAAGTTGACGGGATCCACAAGAAATATCGTGGCAAGATTGATCCGTCTGGTCAGGTTCATTCCAAGCGCAGGGGAAGTGGCTTGCGTAAGCACCTTGGCGACCACATCACTGATGTTGGGACCAAACCCAATGAGTTGCGTATCAGGGAAGTTGCATTGGAAGAAAAGAAGAAGAAGAAGTAAAATGTCTTAGGTGGTTGGTCTCATCAACCATAAAATGTGCTTTCACATTTCCACCTTAGATGCTCCAATCGTGGCGGAAAAGATACGATCAATAAATTAGACGCTAAGTGAAGATTAGATTAGGGCTCTGATGCGACCTCACTAATCTAATCGTAGGATGATACTCCATCCTGAACACGAGGTTTTTCAGCTTCGAGGGTTACGGCCCAGTCCGAAAGGACAGAAAACCATGTAGAGTTGGAGAATCGGGAAGCTCTACCGATTGGAGATTCAATGAAAAACAAAGTAAATACTCGCACAATGAAAGTGGGCGATAAGGTAAAGTATCCATCTATAGGAGAAGAAGTAACCATTCTCTCCAAATATTCAGTATCAAAAGATGGAGACAAATACCTTACTTCACCAGCTTGGTGGGTTGAGTGTGGGCATGGTTGGAAATTCCCTGCCTCACAAAGTTCTTTGAAATAATCATATCAAGAGGGTTTATGAATACCTCCTGTAGTTGTCAATTACACAAGCATTGTCACGATACCATAGGTCAAGCAAAAGCACATCTGAGAGGGATGCTAAGGAAAGACCCAGATTGTAAGTGCTTGGTCTATGGTTGTGATTGTGGGCATTATCATATAGGTAACCAGAAAGAAAATGTCCATAAGAATAAATATCACAATAAGGTAGGGTTATGACAGAAGAAGAAGAGTTAAGATTATTAAGAATCTTCTTTAAAGAAGTAGCTTATTTAACCTTTAACCACGATATCCTATCAGACCATGCTGTTGTGTATCCAAGTACACTTGCGCTAATCTTAGCGAAGGTTAAACCTGAGTGGTGGAAAGAATGATATGAACATATTTTGGATAGTATGGTGTGGTTCATTCAGTGTCCTTGCCCTAATAAGTATGAGAAAGTGTATTCAAAGGGATATGTGGTGGTCTGCTTTACTTTTCTTTGCTTGTTTAATAATACAGGTAACAGCTTTAGGATTAAGAATAGGTGTAATGATCCATGGCAGATAAAAACAGTTTAGAGATAGAACGAGACTATCCTATTAAGAAGGAAGTAGTTAATGCCAAAGATTTATTATCTTTAGTAGTAGATAATGTAGAGGATTTTATAGAAGAAGCTGCTCGTAGAGCGTATATGGGCCATACTGGTCTTTCTGAACACGATTGGCAAGAGTGTTCACCATACAACAGAGATCTGTGGATAAAAATAGTCAGACTTGTCTTGGAACCACTAATAAAAAAGAAGAAGTGACACTATGGTAGACAAAAAATTCAGTCTAAGTATAGAAGATGATTATCCAAGTGACAAAGATATCGAAAAGAAAGCTCTTTGAAGATAGAAGTATCAAAAGAAATGTTACTAGCGGTGATAGAAAAAGCTGCAGAAGCAGCATTTAACGGATTTTGCTCTGTCGAAATATGGGAAGAGGCATCAGACCCACTCAAAGCTAAATGGAGACGTATATCCAGTAATGCATTAAGTGTAGTGTTGGTGGTAAAGAAATAATGAATACAAAAGAAGAGTTAAAGAATGGTACGATAACTTATCATTTAACTACGTGTCTAAGAGTAGAAATACTCCGTTTCGGTGTACCCTTTGGATACTTAGAGATAAACAACATATCTACAGCACTAAGTCCTGTACATCAAAGGACTCAAGGTGGTGACCTTGACGTGTTAGATGCAGATCAGATCCACGAAATTATTCATAGATTCATTGAAAATAAGAGATTTGCAATTGTACCATCAAGTCCAAAAGGGACAGAGGACGATTTACTCTAAACTTCTAAGACTAAAATCACTTCCTAACGGAAGTGATTTAGACAAACAATATGCGGGTAAGTAGACAGGTTGCTACGTGGGCCTCATAAGCCCAAAAGCTGGATCGTTACCAGAACCCGCTCCCATAATTTGGTGCAAATCCAACCTCCGCTCCCAATCTTGAGGACTGTTACAATGCTCACAGAAGCTCATCCTAACAAGAGATATTTTGAAGGAATATTAACAGTTATTGGCGTTGTCTCAACAAGAACACCAAAGGGAACCAACGGTAAAAAGGTTATCCTAACAGAGTCAGGCACAATCAAGGCATTGCCGACCTTGGAGGGAACACCAGTCAACTGTAATTATGACTTTCGTTCTCATAACGCGGAAAGACCGGTTGGTATCATTAACTTTGGAAGTCTGGAAGTTAAAGACGATATAACCTATGTAAAGGTATATGGTTATATATTTGCTGTTAACTTTCCACTGGTTGTTCGTGAATTAGAGGACCACAGCTCAAGATTAGGAATGAGCTATGAAATAGTTAATGTACAGACAGAAATTTATGAAGATCTTGATATACTGATAGTAAAAGATTTCACCTTTTCTGGTGCGGCTATCGGGTTAAAAGAGACCGCCGCGTACGAAGGCACAAGCATACATTTAGTAAATGATTATCATGATTTCCAATTTACACAAAATCATACTATACTAAATAGTAAAGACATGGGAATGGAAACCTACAATACCGTCGATCTCAACGCCAGTTCAAGCGTATGGGGGAACTTGCGTAAATAATGAGGGTGTAGATGAGTTAACTCTACCAATCCCTCTATAATTAGAGGGATTTGTTGCATAGGGGGAATATGAAAGCCATTGTTGGTTGGAAGCAGAGCGATCACAAACACTCAAGTGTATATATGGAAGCGGAACTAACGCCCACAATTGAAGCCATACCAGCAATTGGGGATAATCTAAGATTTACGATACCAGATTCTGTTTCACTAGCAGTGTTTGATGCGATGCCTAGTGAAAGAGGTCACGGTATTGGAAGAGTATCAAGTATAACTCATGATTTTACAAAAGTATTACAGACAGTTACGTTCTGGCTTGAAGATGTAGAGTTGAAACGTCAGTAGGTACAACATGTTTATAGGTGGAATAATGTACATAGGTGCAATGGGTGATGTAACAGTTCAACTATTAAGTGACAATGGAATGGAAATAATAGTTGACATGGACTATTACAAACGTCTACCCTTCCATATAGAAGAGGAAGTAACTATAACCAGATCTGAAACTAAAGGTGTCTATACCCTAACCAGCGTAAAATCTGGTTTAACTGGTAGAGTTACATTACGTAACGAAGCAAATGAAAAGTTTATTCCTCATTATGAATAAAGAAAAGTACATTACCAAAGATGGTCACAAGGTAAAGATATTAGCCCATTCTTATATACAACGTACAGGAATGAGAGCTGAACATCTATTCATAGCTGAGATAGACGGTAAGATAGTTAATGGTAAGATGTTTCGTAGATGGGAACATAGAACAAATGGTTCCTCTAGACTCGGCTATAGCTTTCACAATTTAGGGAAATTGAAGAAATCTAAATACCTTAAAGACTTCATTTTCAATAGGTTAGCTATGGCTATGTTAGATGAATTACCAGAACATCCACTTAATGGACATTATATATGTATGGGTACTGATGAACTCAATACTAAATACAAATCTAATAAACCAAAAGGTATCATAAAGTTACCACGTGAGAAAGAAAGTTGTAACAATGATGAGAGGTAGCAAAGTGGTAATGCGCTGGCCTGTTAAGCCAGAGATTCCGAGGGTTCGAATCCCTCCCTCTCAGCCAATTTAGAGAATACTACGGGAAGTAGAAACACTTAAGGTGAATACTATGTTTTGGGATAAATGGTTTGTGGATCAAAAGAAAGAAAGTGGAGTAAAGGAAATTGTGGAAAATGGGATGGATACCCTTTACGACCTAACACTTACTAACTTAGCAGAAGCGTTCAGAAGGATGGGAGACGTAATGTTAACGGCAGAAGAAGTTTCCCGTATGATTCTCTCTCTAAGAAATAAACACAAAGAAGAAGAAGAAACAACAATTGAGAGGTAATTATGATATTAATTCTAATTCTACTTGCCCTACTAGGAAAGGGAGCACTAATTCTGGCTTTCTGGAACCTTCACCCAGTTCTCTTTATTATATTGTTATTGCTCCTCGCATAGGAAATGGTTTGGGTCGAATAGTTAGGATTACCTTATTACTTTGATAAACTTCCTGACTAAGTTGTTTATATCCACACCATAAGAATGTAAAGCGCTCCTAGGGAGCAAATGAATTTATCTAGTGGGTCGACCCGATTGGGTTATCGCCTATGGAGCGGGTTATGGGAGTTCGAATCTCTCTACCGGGTAACCGGCATCGTCTAATTGGCAGGACACTCTAAAACATCCAGTCAAATTTATATCTACTAGATATTAAAGATTTTGAAACGAAGTAATAAAGTTTGGTGGCTTACGGTTATTTGGTGCCTAGAACTAGGTAATTTGTAAGAGAGGAAACCAGCACTGCGGATATATCTAGGCCGGTGTTGGGCCAAACATACAATACCTCTTTCCACCATCAAATCATGGAGTGGGTCGAGATCGTTGGGTTACCTTAAACTGCTAATTTAAACAATATCCCAGCAAAGTTGTTTATATCCACTCTATTAATATCGGCTATGGGTCGAAGAATGAAGGTTATCAATCATTGCAGATAAAAACGCCTTCAATCGTATTATATCCATAGCAACAAAATTCGACCACGGGTCGAACGCGTAGGGTTACCTTGACAACAAACCCTATGCAACATCATATCCGGGGTGTAGGATGACGAGCAAGTTGAAAATTCAATCGCTGAAATCGTTGCGTGAGGAGATGACGGCTGTGGCAAAGGGTTTGCACCCAGCGCCTCCAGACGCCCACGTCCCAAGCTTCAATTCACTGGAAACGGTTGCCCAGCTGCTCACCAAAGAAAATCGTTCTTAAAGGGTAAACCAAAATCTCCAAAGCAAATATAAAGGATGCGAGAAGCCAGATTATCTTGGTAGTCTCGTAAGAGGTCAAAAGAAAATGAAGAAACCCAACCTAACAAATGTGTATGGGGCGATGAAGCCAACAATTCCTCAAAGTGAACCATTCCCAGAAAAGAATCAAGTTCAGAATAACGCTGGAGGTTATGTTTTTGAACTGAGTGACTGGGACCGACTCCAGAGATTTATAATTCTTGGAAGCGAAGGTGGCACTTATTATGTTGGTGCCGACAAGTTGACGCGTGACAACGCAAAGTGCGTTGAACGCTGTATTTCGGCAGATGGAGAGAAGACAGTAAAAACGATTGTCGATATCTCTGTATCTGGCCGGGCTCCAAAGAATGACTATGCCCTGTTCGCGTTGGCACAGTGTATAGCATTCGGTGACAAATCCACTCGTGGTTACGCCTTGGATAAACTGCCAGACGTAGCACGTATCGGAACGCATTTGTTCCAACTAATGGAATATCTGAAAGGCATGCGGTCAAAACAGGCCGAAGGTGCCGCAAAGATGCGTTGGAATAGGTCACTACGCAACGGCGTAGCAGATTGGTACACACAGAAAGATGAGCAGAAACTGGCTTATCAGATGGTGAAATACCAATCACGGCGTGTGGATGGAACACAAGGATGGAGCCATCGCGACATCCTTCGTGCCACCCATGCAGGTACCCATGCTACGTTGTCGAATGGGCAGAAAGCCTTGTTTGATTGGGCTACCAAAGGTCTGCACGGAGCAACCGATTTAGAGAAGGACTTGCCAGAACTGATTAAGCAGTTCGAGGCAATGAAGAATGAAAAAGACCCAAAGGTAATCATTTCAGCGATTCAGAAGTACAACCTCACTCGCGAAATGATCCCTACAGAGGCATTGAACCACGTTGCAGTTTGGGAGGCATTGCTTCAGAAAATGCCCATGAACGCAATGATCAGGAACCTTGGTAAGATGAGTAGCATCAAGCTGTTAGCTCCTCTATCAGAGGCGTCAAAGCTAGTAGTAACACGTCTGTCGGATCAGGAATATCTGCAACGTAGTCGTGTTCACCCACTAACTGTTCTGAATGCTATGTTAACCTATCAAACTGGTCATGGCATTCGTGGCTCGTTGACTTGGACAGTGGTGAAACCAGTTTTGGATGCTATGGACGCAGCGTTCTATAAGACGTTTAAGAATGCTGAAACCACCAATTTGAACTATTACATTGGCTTGGATTGTTCCGGCTCAATGGGATGGGGAAATCTTGTTGGTTGTCCAAACATGTCACCAATCATGGGTGCAGTAGCAATGGCTATGGTAATCATGCATAATGAGCCATGGCATCACGTTGCTTCCTACAACACCAAGATGATTGATGTTGGATTGGTTAAATCCATGAAGCTAGACGCAGCAATATCCAAGGCACTACGCACAGGGTGGGGAGGAACAGATTGTTCACTTCCATATAAGGATGCACAAGAAAAGAAGATGCCAGTCGATGTGTTTGTCAACATCACTGACAACGAGACTTGGGCAGGACCTAAACACGTATTTAGCGCTTTGGAGAGCTATCGTCAGAGTTCTGGACGTAACGCTCATCAGATTGTCATCGGGATGACAGCAACTGGATTCTCGATCGCAGATCCAAACGATGTACGTTCGTTGGACGTGGTTGGATTCGATACCAATGTGCCTTCGTTGATTGCCCAATTCGTTTCAGGGAAAACGGAAGTATTGGAAACTGAAGAAGCAGAAGCGGAGTAAATCCGCCTCTTAAGAAAGAAGGGTAGGGTAATGGCAAAGAGAATTATGATCATTTCAATGATTGGGTTAGCTTTAATTAATATCTCACAATACCTTACCCTTCGTAACTTAAACGAAGCAGTAATCGTACAGAATGACGTTCTAACGGATGTAATCCAAGATAACATGAGAATTCATGTTACACTGTTAAATAATGGACTGATTGATAAAAGCTACATCAAACCACATATCCGAGTGGAACCAACGGAAAAAGGCAAGATCCACATAACCGATAACGAGATACAATAAATACGCCGTTAGCTCAATGGTAGAGTATTTGCGTTACAAGCAAGAGGTTGGGAGTTCAAATCTCTCACGGCGTACCAATGTAAAGAGAGGCTATTATGACCTTGATAACTCAGTTGTTTATCATTGTAGTAGCAATAATGATGATTATTGTTATATTATTACTTATAAAAGAACTCTTGAGACTCAAACCGGGTGTATGTCAATGTGGGCACTTCAGATGTCGTCACACTGAAGGTAAACATGGTTGTTGTGTAATGGAAAATGCACTTACAAGGTGTAATTGTCAAGTATATGTCTACGACCGATACTTTGACAATGATGACGATGACGATGATGATGATGATGATGACAACATGGATGAACCAGAGCCTATTAACCCGGATGTAAGAGAATTAGAAAGACTGTTTAAGAAGTAATATGGACATGGAAGGCCTTTCCATGTAGTAAAAGGCTATCGCATAAGCATGATGTAACGGTAGCATGACTGTCTCCAAAACAGTTCGTACGGGTTCAAATCCTGGTGCTTGTGCCAAAGAATTTAAGTATCAGGACTCAGGAGTCCGATTCTTCCATCTGGTGCCAAAACTTAGTTCTATCTCCGCCCTCGTGCCCATGCCAAACAAAGGAGTTTATGTTTTATCCACACACAGTAACAATCACTGGAGCTGATGATGCTACCAATATCAACGATCTGGTTGAGCTTAGTAAAGAGTTCCCATTCGTAGAATGGGGGATCTTAGTATCTAGAGACCACTTCGGTGAGCCTAGATTTCCATTCAATCATTGGATATCACAATTCTCCAAAGCTGCTGAGATAAATGAACTTCAGGTAGCTACACATATCTGTGGTGCATGGGTTAAAGAATTACTGATTGGTGAGTTAGACTGGACAGCTCTACCTGCTTGTGTTAATATAAGCGATAGAATTCAGATTAACACTCACAGCGAAACACACAGTTCCACATTTAGTATGGTAAACAGACTTAAGGAGCTTAGTCAGAAAAAGTTTATCTTTCAGTTGGACGGGGTAAATAACCTACTACCTTATGCACTGAAATCTTGTGGATTCAGAGCTCAAGGATTATTTGACAAATCCGGTGGAAGGGGTATCATCCCAGACAAATGGCCGTCACCAACGTTTGCATTCCCGATAGGGTTTGCTGGTGGATTAGGACCAGATAACGTGAAGGAAGAGATCTCAAGAATTAATGACGTTTGCCGTGCTCCATATTGGATCGACATGCAGCGTAGAGTTAGAACTGAAGATGATAGTAGCTTAGATATAAACAAGGTAAGAAGTGTTTTGCAACAAGTAGAGGAGATGGATGGCTTACAGCGATAAGGTACTGGATCACTACACCAATCCGCGCAACGTCGGCACCATGGACAAGAATGCAGATGAGGTTGGCACCGGGCTGGTCGGCGCTCCGGAATGCGGCGACGTCATGAAGCTGCAAATCCGGGTAAACCCGCAGACCAGGATCATCGAGGACGCGAAGTTCAAGACGTTCGGCTGCGGCTCGGCGATCGCATCGTCATCGCTGGCGACCGAGTGGGTAAAAGGCAAGACGGTGGACGAGGCTCTGCAGATCAAGAACACCGACATAGTGAAAGAGCTGTCACTGCCTCCGGTCAAGATTCATTGCTCGGTTCTTGCCCAAGACGCGATAGCGGCTGCAATACGTGACTGGAAGAAGAAACAAAACACTAACATAGATGGATAGAATTATCGTATACTAATTAAACATGTAGGACTGAAACAAGTGAAAGCCATTGAGCTTTTATTAGTAGCAATGGAGAACAATGTTCATGAAAAGTAGATACTTAGGTATCTTGATGTGTGCACTTATTGGGATAGCCCCAGTATACGCACAGAAGTCTGGTGAAAAGCAAGAAAAGCCAGCTCAACAGCACGAACAAGTTAAATCACAACAGAGTGCGAAACCACAACATAATATGGACCAACAGCGTCCTCAATCACATCCACGCAGCCAGCCTTCTCAGATGTCGAAGCCGAGCGCTCAACGAGTAGAACAAAGAGATCAACAGCCTAAACAACAACATGCTCCGAAGCAAGCTCAACAGCCTAAACAAGAACAGAGACCAAAAGAACAAAGAAGTGATTGGCAAGCTCACAAGTCAGGTAATTGGGCTGGTGAACATAAGACTTGGGCAGCTCGTGGCGGGTATAACGGGTATCATATTCCAGATGATAGGTTTAGAACGTCATTCGGAAGAGAACACTCATTCAGAATTGGCAGCTACCCATATAGATTGGTTAATGGGTTCCCAAGCTTCCAATATAACGGTTTTTGGTTTGTACTAGCTGACCCTTATCCCGGGGACTGGGGCGATAACTGGTATGATACAGATGATTGCTATATTGTTTATGAAGGTGGTGGGTATTATCTATATGATAGTAGACATGCTGGTGTAGCAATAGCAATAAACGTATCAATGTAAAGGAGTAACAGATGTTAGGAATAATCCTAGTAATACTATTGATCTTCTTCTTCGTCGGTGCGTTGCCTTCTTGGCCACACAGTCAGAATTGGGGATACTTTCCAAGTGGAGGAATAGGATTAGTTCTTTTAATCCTCATTATACTTCTAGTATTGGGTAGGCTCTAACATTCAACATTGTAGGGTGGGGAACCACCCTACAATAACGTGAAGGATTCATATGCTTTGGACGATATTAATAATTTTACTATTTTTATGGTTACTTGGTTTCGGTCTCCATATAGCAGGCGGTTTAATCCACCTTTTACTAGTACTAGCCTTTATAGTATTAATGATAGGGCTATTCTCTGGCAGAAATATCTAGACAATCTGCAATTCTAAACAAAGGTAAAATGGGACAGGAAGAACAGATTACAGTAACATTTAATCGTATTCAGTTTGATATGATAGAAGAAGTAATGACTGAATACGACCAAACAGCAGCTCAAAGATTCTCATACGAGAACTGGAGAGTAATACAAGAAATTCGTATTATCTTAGCTGCTGGTCGCAATGCATTAGCCACTGGGGAACCGGGCGCACCACCTCCTCCTTTTATATCACCACAAGATCAGGACATGTACTAAAGTACCATGCCCTTTTAACTAAACTCAAACTTACAAAGAGAAACCCAAGTGAGGTTCAGATATGCCAAAGCTACATGAGTTACTAGCGGTTGAGAAGAATTTGGAAAATCAAGCCGCAAAAACACGGACTGAATTAGAGGCCACCTTCGAGAAGAAAAGATCTCATTTCAGTGAGATTCGTAAGACCTACTCTGCTTATACAGAAGGTGCACCAGTCAAGATCGAGGAAGTGTCAGAGATTCAGACAACAGTGAAAGATGAACTGTTGTGGTGGTCGGCATTCCAGATCAAGAGTATTGACCTGTCACATCAGGTTGATGTAGCAAATACTCAAGCAAGAGCAGATGTGGTAGACGATGACGGAAACACAATCCTGAAGGATGTCCCCGCCACAAGTCTATTGCAGTTGGAAAAGAGGTTGAAGGAAGTTCAGGTTCTTCTGACAGCTATTCCAACACTTGATCCAACAAAAGGGTTCAAGCAAGACGATAACCGCTCAGTAGGAATCTATCAAGCGAGAGACGTGGAATCAGAGCGCAAAACACTTGTAAAGAAACCACTAGTTCTGTACCCGGCTACAGACAAACATCCAGCACAGTGTCAAATTCTGGAAGAAACCATTGCAACAGGTCTATTGAGAACTCAGGAATGGTCCTCAATGTTGACTCCAGTTATGAAAGCTTCACTTCTGGAGAGGGTTGAAAACCTGTCAAGATTCGTCAAGAAGGCAAGAGCCCGCGCCAATGAGCAGGACATTGACGTATCAAGCTCAAAGATTGGCAAGAAGCTGATGGATTATATCCTTGTTCCATTAGCATAATAAGTTTTCTCCTATAGGACGGAATCCCCGAGGTCGCTACGAACTAGTCGCACGGACGTAGTAAACGGAGGTTGGGTCATAACCAACAAGAGTCGTGGGTTTAATGCGATGTTACCACCTAGAAGATTCGTCTTCTTGCCGTAGGAGAAATGTTTTATAGAGGTGGTACAATGAAGTTCAGTAACAAGCAGAAACACATTGCATCAGCAAAGAAAAAGATGGACAAACGCAATAAGCCCGGTCTTAAGTACAAAGACAAAGTGGCTAATAACTAACAAGCTTGGGAAGAGTCCGCAAGGATTCTTTCAACCTCAGGGTCAGGTTAAATAAACGATTAAGTTTAACGTTAATCTATTACCCAAGAGGTTCACTTGGTAGAAACAACATCTGGTAGACGATTTCTTTCAAAATCGGGTATGAGAGTTCGATGCTCTCCTCGGGCCCCAAAACATATGCCTGAGTAGCTCAATGGTAAAGCACCGAGATTAACGTAAACAATCGTAGTTCCAGACACGTGTTTATACAACTACCGTAATTTGTTAAAACCATTTAGGTTTGACATCAAATTAACCGGGGTAGCCCGACGCGGATAGCCGGGCTACTCCACTAAAATCCCAAGATGAGGAAAAGAAAATGCCAGAAGAACTTAAGAAGACAGGAACCTCACCAGAAACGTACGAACGTTTGAAAGCGCTTGGCTGGTACTACGATGGTAGAAGTGTTTCATGGAAGTTCTGGTGGTCTCGCGAACAGAAGGCGTTGAGTCGCGAAAGAGAAAGAGAAAGAGATTAAAGATTCTAGTGTTTTCCAACATTTGGTGGTATACTAAATAGGAAAGCACGACGTGGGCTCTTAGCTCATTCGGGAGAGCAATGCTCTTGCAAAGCAGCATCATTTTCTCTTTGAGCTATACGATCCATCGTGATTAATGTAATGTTCTTTAGCGTGACAATTTGGGCACAGAATCTCTAAGTTTGATAGATGAGAATTGGAACGGTTACGATCCTTGTGGTGTACAACAAGGATCCCTATTAATTCATCATATCCACATCTATTACACTTATTTGGGAATGCGTTTAGAGCTTTTGCTCTATAATGGTGTTCTCCGGTACCTGTGCCAAAATGAGATGGTTGTATAGCTTTTATGTTACCACCGTCTAATCGCTGTCCAAGTTCTTTACACTTACGGTTACAAAAGCGCAATCCGCTTCTAGAATTGGCTTTTCTAACGTATCTGGAAGGCTTAGTAAATGTACTATTACAATAAGCACAAGTAAGCTCTATAATAGGAGCTTTACTAGGAAGAGAGCTCTTATAGTTTCCAGAGCATTTCCTGGAACAGTATTTACCATTACCTCTGGTAATATCACGTTGTGGAGCATCAAATAGTTTGTTACAATATAAACAGTTACGAATTGGCATATAAATGGGTTGTGGGACTGCACGGGGTGGTCACTTCTTTTGCAAAGAAGATTTCAGATGAGTTCGATTCTCATACGATCCACCAACAAATCCTTTCGTATCTATATAGTATAACATTTACAAAGGTGCAATTCTCGCTGGGTCCACCAATATTAAGTAGTACAAATAAGGGAGAGTACGATGATTCACAAGGGTAAAGATCCGGGTCAGGGTAAGATCGGTAGCACTGGCAAACCAAGTAAAAAGGGCGGCTTCGAGTCATTGAACAAGACAGCCACCACAACCGTTGGTGGTAACCGTGGTAAGGGTGGTAAAAAGAAGTAGTTTTAACAACTTTGTTATGGGTCGACCGACGAGGATTATCTGGATGGACGAAAGTCTAACTGTCGCCTGCAGCGGGTTTCGATACCCAAATAAGGCATAACCTTATCAATCCATATCCATAACAATATAAATTCCGCTTAGGGTCGAACGACAAGGGTTATCTAAAAGCGCAAGCTAGCTGTTGCCTACAGTGGTTCCCGGATCCATCTCGGGAAAAGGCATTCCCTTATCAATCTACATCTTAAGCAACAAAGAATCTCGGGTCGAAGTATAAAGGTTATCTACAATTAAAATGACAGCCTGCGTGCAGGCAATACCTTTGTCAATCCATATCCGAGAGATGAATAAATAGTTCCAAACATTAAAAGGAGCTACATATGCGCTGTCGAGTGAATGGAGAAACTGTACATCTCCCAAGGACTGAAGAGCAGAAAGAAGCTACGAGACTTCGTAAGGCAGCTGAACGTGAAGCTCATCGTGAAAGGGTAATGAAAGCATACCCACCCTCTGTCAGATATGCCAAGGCTAAGTTCAAGCCCGGCAAGAAGACAAGAGGTAAGAGTGGTGGAGCAAAACTTCCACTACTTGGATTGCAATAACAACAAACTACGTTCGTTGAACCTCTAGAAGGTAAATATGGGGGTTTTACAATGGTAGGTTTAGTTCTAATGATTTTAGCTGTGGTTTGTTTATTGATCGCAGCTTGTGGTGTTAATTTCCCCAATCCTAGATTTAATATGCTAGCTTGGGGGTTATTCTTCTGGGCTCTAACCGTGTTATTAGGTTTTGTAAACACAGCAGGAGTAACAATAAAGCATTAAGACCTTTGGTGGGTCGCCGGAACTTGGTTATCTCTATAACCGTGCAAGTACCCGTTACCTCGGGGACAATTAAACCTTCTCTGATAGAGAAGAGCTATTTGAAAGAATAGCAAACACAGAGGTTAAATAGTTATAAGCCTGTGTCTGGTTAAGACACTACTAGTATTGAGAAGTCAGTGCGGTTACCTTTGACCACATAAAGGTGTAGGATATTTGACGCTGGTGATGTTTGCTGGACTAAGATATCCGAAATATCCAATTCCAATTATATCCACCTAAGATTTTGGTCCAGTAGCATAACGGCAGTGCACTTCACTGTCTCTGAAGTTTGTGTCGGTTCAAATCCGATCTGGATCGCCAATAGTGAGGGTGTAGGCTCTAGGTAACACTAGACACTTTAGGAGCTACTACAAGATGGGATTGTAGCCTAAAGCCCTGCACCTGATTCCCATAAGATTTCCAAGGAGAGAAATATAAATGCGTAATTTCATGTTAGCTGTTGCTATGGTACTATTAAGTACTTTCGCACTCGCCCAAGACAAGGTCGAGGTCTACGGTGGTATTCAATATCGCCATACAGATGTAAGTCAGTTTTCCAACGTGCTTGGGTATCAAGCAGATGGAACTTACTTCTTCACTCCTAGGTTTGGTGCAACAGTAGACCTAAGTGGCAATTTCTCAGACGGTAAGCGAGCTTATGTATACTCTGTTGGTCCTACTGTAAAGTTATTCTCAGTAGGAAACATAGACGTATCCAGCCACGTATTACTAGGCTGGGAACGTGCAGAGATTAATAAGTTTTCGGATTCTGGATTTGCTATAGCCACTGGCGGAGCAGTTGATTACAACCTATTTAAACATGTTGCTATTAGAGCCATTGACCTAGACCACATATATTCAATTCATGATGGTAAAGGGGTCTCTGGGTTTCGTTATAGCGGTGGAATAGTATTTAAGTTCTAACGGTTAAACCTGTATGATTTATTTGTAAGCATGACCATTAACGAGGGTTCAACTCCCTCGCGGTCCACCAATTATAAGGGCACGGAGGTTGAATCCCGAGTGTCCACCATAGGGGCCGCTCCCGGGTTCGCTTGGTATGAATTGCAAATAATGACAGGTCGTGCTATAGGCTCACGTTAAACGACTATACAACAATAACAGGCAAAACTGTTAACGTAAACGCTGTTGGTATCGACACTCTGCCAGCCTGGATGATTTCCAGCCTAGCCAGTGTTTCTGCCCCAGCGTATTGTTAATCTTCTTAGTTGATTAACCGGGTTAGGGTCTACCTGGGAACAGAAAGACCCATTACAACCAGTGAACCCCAGAGTTCCAAGCATTTAATGGATAGACGGGGACATTGAGTTATGTTACTTTTTACAATAGTATTTACAGAGTTAGCAACAACAGGAAATTGGTGGTTCAGTTTTTTACTAGCTGGGTTTTCTGCTACACTTGGCTTGGTGTATACGTTATATGTACAAGCTAAAAAAGACAGAAAAGAAGCTGAGGACGCGTTGTTGGTATGGAAACAAGATATCGATAAACAACTAACAGTTCTAAATACTCAAGTCACACCGTTATGGGCGACAGTCCAAGCTAAATTAACAGCTGATTTGCATCATCCTCACCCTCGATATCTTCAAATGGACAAGTTATTAGAGAAATTAGATACTCTAACTATCAGTGACGACGAACGTATAGTTCTTAAGGAACTATTAGTTAAGCGTTCAGTTGATACGCACGAGGATATAACAGAAGGTCAACGTGAAAGTGCTCTTCTCCTATTGGGAGTTATGAAGAAGGTTCTAACTGAAGCTGACACCCCGGGGAGATTAACTCACATTGGTTTGGTAGGTACTAAAGAAGAATCCGCAGAGAAGGGTCAAGGAGAGAAGATATAAATGACCGCTCATGAATTTTGGGTCTTTGTACTACCTACAACTGCATGGTTTGTAGCTTTGATAGTAACTTTGTATTTCCATAACTCCTACTCAAGGGCAGCTTTGAAGAGTATAATTGAACAACAAGAACTTAATAGACAGTTATTAATAAATATATTTCAGAACGTTTTGAAATGTGGATCTAAAGATAACTAGGAATACAGTGGTGTACTCCCTGTCATATGCCAAATCCAATATTATTCGCTGAATTCACTGATATACAGCCTACTAACTACCAACAATATCGTCCTTTCAAACCATATACCTTAGGAGAAGAGATTCAAATGAAATCCGTAAAAATGAAGGTCTCCGACCTTGTTACGAAACTGAAATCAAACAGGATCAAACACGAGAAGGAATATCGTGAAGCAGTAGCCGATTTCCGGACTCTGTGTAAGAAGAAACTTACTTGGGCAGTCTCAAAAGTCAAAGAGCCTGATGCTAAGATTGACATTTCAAAACAAATAAGTTCACTAAGCATATCTGAATCAGCCCCATGTTGTTATCTTAGGTCCTACGACAGAGCGATTACAATGCTAGAAATGTCTTCTGACACGATCATTGAAGTAACGGAAGAAGATTTCCGTAATTATGTAATGGACGAATGGAACTGGAAAGATTCATTCACAATCTCAAACCGTGGTTACAAAATGTCAGTGAATGAGTTTTGTATGCCTGCTTCTATGGCTACAGTAAACTATGTTGATGATGACCCCGAAAGTATTGGATAAATAGTTCTGGACTTTGTACTAAGAAGTGCTATACTAATCAGAGTTAAGCAAAAATGAAACCAAGATATCAATTCGTATTATCCAGTGAAACACCCTTTACGGGGCGCACAGGACTCGTGTATTCGGGTAGTTCATTCACCCATATTAACACTACGAACCCTCTTGGTAAAATCTTGTAGCTTAAGCATACAAGTTTCTGTATCACAGAGGGAGAATGTTAATCATTCTCCCTTTTAGTTTAGGTAGGCAAATGGGATTTGGAATTTACCACAAGATAAGAGGGAAGGGACATTGGGAATACTCGGATGAACAAGTATACTCAATGTTAGCTTTAGCCAAAGAACAGGGCTATGAGTCCGAAGATATAGACGAACTAGATTTAGGCGAGCTTGATCATCTAGTGAATTATGATAAATCTTAACGCTTACCAATAGGTTGCCTAGGCAGTCTATTATAGATATTTGACAACTGAATAGCTTTATTGATGGTGGGATACAGCTTGAGCTGTGTTCGCGCTCGTGGTCCCACCATCTTATTTTTGGGAATTACACACTTGACTCCCGTAACTACGGGAAAAGGAAAATCAAATGGAAAGAGTACGAGCAAAGTTCACCGTAAGCAACATTCTCAAGGATCAATATGGGAATGTGGTAGTCAAGCTTTATGCCGTTTACAAGGGCGACGAATCTAACCCGGAAAACGAGAGCTTTTCCAATTCTACACCATCAGGAAGCGTCGAGCTGACGCTTACCAACCCAGCGGCTATCGAGTTTTTCGAGAAGTTGGGGCCAGATACTGCCTCCTGTACCGGAAAGTACGTATATCTGGATTTCACAGAAGCAACAGCGAATACATAAGCGGGAGATGACCTACTCGGTTGGTCAGTAGCCTTCCAAGCTACCGTTGAAAGACATGCGGGTTCAAATCCCGTCTCTCGCTCCAGATATCAACGCTGGTGTAGCTCAATTGGAAGAGCAATACTTTCGTAAAGTAGAGGTTATCGATTCGACTTCGGTCACCAGCTCCAAGAAAAGGACAATTCGTATGGAAATCGCAGAGAAATTAATTAATGCAACAGACTTCTACACAATTCTTGATATTTCTGGTGAAGAAGTGGTCTGTTTCCGATCTGTTAAAGACCAATATATAAAGACTTTAGTGTTTAGCGATCTAACAAAAGTATGGGATTACGAAGCCGCAATTATATATCGTCATAGATACCCTATCTATGTATTGTGTCAGTTTTATCACGGCTATGTATCAAACGAGGGGACATCGCTGAAAACTGACAAAAAGGGTAAAGACCTTTATAAATATATTCAGTCGATGGGGGAATTGTTAGAGAAATTATTCTTAGCAAGAATCGATAACGGAGTTCTTACCCTTAACGATATGATAAGATATTTCCCAGAAGAGAAAGAAGTTGTTATCCAAGGGGAAGAAGCCATTGGTGGTATCGTCAGGAAGTCAAGAATAGATTATACATGGATGGGTCCTGTATTCAGGATCTCCCTAAGGGTTATACATGGGTTATGCGGCAAAATCGTGGAGAATGATTATTCATTCGGAATAAACGGATTCCCGGGTAGCGTACCAATTAGTTCGTTACCAATTCGGTTGGTCACTGACTCTGAGAAGAAGTCCATGTCCGAACGTGGAGAGAAGATTCTATCAATGTCTAAACCGGGTAGGTACCTTCATTACGAAGGCAACATGATATCACCAAGTTGGCTCGGGAACAAGATAACGAGAGCTTCTGGTCGTGTGGTAATCGATCCAGTTTCCTTCTCCAGATTAAAACCTGACGTTTGGGGCCAATGTGGACGTATGTTGGGTATCAATTTGGAAGACGACGATGAAGTAGAAGTTACCCAAAAAGATGAAACCAAGTTAAAAGAAGAAGACTATTGGCGCTGTTATCCATATCTTCTGGGGTTTAGCTTACAAGTTAAGGAATGGGGACGTCTAAGACTTTCTGGCTTGAGCGAGATCAATTTCCGTGAGGATGCTTTTGATCGACTGGTGTTGGATCAAGACAGTAAGGATTTGATTTACTCTCTGGTTAAATACCATGGTGGCGGATTCACCGATATCATTGAAGGTAAAGGTGGAGGCTGCATCTTCCTGCTTCATGGAGAACCGGGGTTAGGTAAAACTGCTTCTGCTGAAGCAGTTGCAGAAATTCTTCACAAGCCACTGTATTCAGTCTCAGTAGGAGAATTGGGAACAGATACAGAACACTTGGAATCTCATTTACGCAATATCTTGGAGGTAGCAACGATTTGGGATGCTGTTATCCTTCTGGATGAGGCAGATATCTTCTTGGAAGCTCGTGATGAGCACGACATCGAAAGAAATGCTATGGTTGGTGTTTTCCTTCGTTTGCTAGAATATCACAACGGAGTACTTTTCCTTACCACCAATCGTGTCAAGAATATTGATAAGGCATTTTATAGCCGCATCTCTGTAGCACTTCATTTCTGTAACAACGGACAGGAAAAGAGAGAGAAAATCTGGTACAACCTACTAGAAGCGGCCAAAATGAATGCACAGTGGTCGAAAGAGATGAGTGTTTATAATCTAAACGGACGACAAATCAAAAATGCCATCCGTTTGTCACAAACACTAGCTCGGGCAGATAATGGTCGTGAGATTAGAATAGGAGATATCAAGAGATCAGTAGAAGTGGCTATAAAGTTCTCTGAGGACATGAAACTGTCTATTGATAGCTATGATGCTGAACCACGAGAGAAGGAATTAGAAGCTTAAACCACATTTGGTTTAGCAGCTCTTTTCTCCCTTTGGTGTAGTTTAGCTTTCTCTGATAGTTCATTTTGATTTGACTTGTAATAGTTTTCACTATAGTCCCGTGTACAATGCTTACAAGTATTATGGCGAATTCCTTTGGATTTGTTCTTCCACGGGAATTCGTCACGATCTTTAGGGATTTTACATTTACGGCAGATTTTAATCAAATTATCGTTCATTGATCACCTCACTATTATATAGTATAGACAAAAGGTTTCTAGTTTATGGCAAAACTTCTTCCATCACAAGTAATTCTGAAAAGCAGAGCTCACATAAAAAATGACCAGTTGAAAATTGGTAAACGTGTTTACAAGACGTGTTATCCTACAAAAAATGGTGTTATAACAGAAATAAAGAAAAACGGGGTGTATGGTTCCCCTAATATAGTTGTAACTTACACCTCTGGTCGTAAATCCGAACCCATGTCTTATGACTACTGGTCAGATTTTGATGAATATTTGGAATTATGCGTAAAAGTGGCAGTTCAGGGGCAACAGCTAAAACACGAATTTGATGAATCTGAAGAAAAGCTTAGAAGCAAGGGTAAGTTGCCTAAGTAAGCTAACTAGAGAGGTTGTCCTAAAGTCAACACGCGAGACAAAAAAGCTCTTCTTTAATCTTCAGATTTAGTGGTATAGCACTTATTTTTCCAGATTCACTAATTTCGATTCTTACATTTTCAGAGGCGGTGGCACAATGATGAAAAAGATAGTAAAGAAAAGTGTAGCGAAAGGATCAATCCTTGACAGGATCATCGATCCAACGGGTAGGAGAATGTTGGATAGTATCCAATCTCATTTAAGTGAAATAGCAAATCTGGATTACGAAAATAAACGGGCACTTGCCAGCTTCGCGCAAGCCGAGAAGAATCTGGAGCAGCGACAGTCTGAAGTTAATAAGATACAAGGACAAGTCGAAGCTGCTATGAAAAAAGTTGATTCAGACAAGAAGCGAATAATAGCCTGTCTTCAGAAGATTAATATAGATAAAGTAAAGATTAATAAAAAGCCAGTTCATGCTAATAAAGAACGAACTGTTGTTGACGAATTGGAATCAAGGAATGAAGTATAAGCTACTGTAGCTCAGTCGGTAGAGTGCTACTTTGGTATAGTAGAGGTCCCGGGTTCGATCCCCGGCGGTAGCTCCAAGGAGATAATTATGGATGAACAGACACTATGGACAGGACATATCAAGATCGTAAAGAACACCCAAGGTAAGACACAAATCTTCTACTTACAGGACGACACAGTTGCTGAACTAGAATTTGATCCTTCTGGTTTCTTCGAGAATAAAGCCTTAAACTCACTGATTAAGGACTTGCAAAAGAGGTAACCAGAGGCATGCTATGGACCGTATGTGTATCTGGCATATACCGAAGAATCTTGAAGTTGGTCTTAGAGTAAACGTACGAGCAGGATCTGGCTATGAATTTACTGGGGTAATAACAGACATTTATCTAAAGGGCCTCATATATTTAAATGATGAATGCTGTGAAATCATAAGAAATGGCCAGAGGTATATTATTCCATCTAAGTATATAGAAAGATTGTGATATGGATAGAATTTGTTTATATAATGGTCCAAGACCTACCAAACTGGAAGCTGGAGAAGCAGTAACTTTTATAAGTGGACCTAATAAAGGCAGTATTTTTATAGTACAATTTCCCCTCAATGATAGTATTAGTAATATTCTTTTCTTGATTGAAGAATTACGGACAGGAAGGTGTCTCTTGGTGGCGGCTGAACAGTTAGAGAGGGCGTGCCATGGATAGGATATGTATATTAATCAAGCCTGAACCCTTTCGTTATGGTGCCTTCGCGTTAACGAAAACAGGATATACACAAATACCATCACACTCACTAGTAAAGATTATATGTTCTCGTACCTACTCTCCTACATACAATGGTCCAATCAACTTAAATTGTAACTATTATGTTGAGTACTATGATGCATTCTTTAATTCAAAGGTATATTGTGTCCCAGAAGAATTTCTGGAGAGAATATAGGATAGATATGTGGAGACTAGGCGAACCATTTCCTACCACAGTTTTAGAAGGTAAGTTAATAAAAGAAGCAGAATCTTTCTTAAAGCGAGGCGGTATAAGGGATTTAGTTATAAGACATGAAGGGACTGATAATGAACAAAGGCTGTCCCACGTATTAGCTTTGTTTGCTTATCAATACGCAGTAGAACTTGACAAAGATTGTATAGAATATTTGAGTTCCATTGCCAAAAAGGTATAACATTGATCGTATAATAATTTGGACTAATCCAATACTCCCCAAGCTAAATATTAGTGATGACGTAATACTCATAGGTGACAATGATAATCTGAGGGGTCGGGTAGGTAAGGTTATGTACTATTCCAGTAATCCGGGTTACTGTTATGTTAAACTAACAAATAAGTCAATAGTACATAGAAATATGGAACAACTTTCAAAATATTAACATGGTGCGTGAAGCCAAACGGTGAGGCGCTGGTCTGTGGCACCTCTGACGACGGAGTTTTTAGTATGGTAGGTATAGTGTAATGAAAGCACGAGGGTCTGTGGCTCCCTTAGCGAGAGTTTGAACCTCTCTATCTACCCCAAATTTCCTCTATCAATAACAGAGTCTATTAATTCACGTGTTATCCCCAAATACTTAGTTTTAAATACTGCGCTCATGCGTGAACATGACGAAGAATTAATAACTGCTAGCTCAATACCCATAGCTTCACATAATCTAACTTTTTGTCTATCATTGTCAACAATTTTAGAGAATTTATCTGTCCCATAGATTGGTTCGTAGTGCAGAATACCATTGAGTTCTATCGCCAATCTGAGCCTCGGGAAATAGAAATCTAACTCTGAACCGATGACTGATTTGCTATTGCATATAAGCTCCAAATTGGGGTACGATAATTTTATTTGTTCTTCTAGAAATCTCTCAAGTTTCGATCTTCTAGTCCCAAATGTTTTATGTGTGTTATTATATTTTGCAGAACACGATCTCGAACAGAAGACATTCTTAGTAGTTGGTATTCTAACTACTTCAGACTTACACCATAAACATTTGACAGTAGTCTTAGTGTTTCTGTATAAACCATAACACTTCGGCGAACAAAATGATATTGGTTCTTTCCTACGAATAGCTGTCTGTAAATCATGTTTTACTCTGTAGAAAAGACTGTTACATTGTTCACATTTACATTCTACTGGTGAGCGACTATTTAGTTTGGTAAATTGTTCCATACTTAGGGTTATCATATAACTATATAGTATAGAATAACTTAGTCGAAAGTGTCAATCGACTCCCATCATGCACCCCAACCCACCGGTCACCAAAAGGAAAGTCTTATTAGCTACCATGGCTCAGTGGAACAGCAACTGATCTGTAATCAGTCAATCGGGAGTTCAAATCTCTCTGGTAGCTCCAACTTATAAGCTAGCGTCCGTTCAATCACGACTCTCAGCTCCATACATATATGTGGACACTTGAATCAATAAGAAAAGAATTAGGAACAACGATAGTTAACTGTCGTAAAGAAATAAGAGAATTATATAATCCTAGTGCATGGAGTGTAGTAGGCCCGGATATCCTTGAAGTAGAGGCGTACAACTACAAAATAGCCCAGCTAAATGCTAAGCTAGAATATGCCGAACGATTATATCTTCCATTCCTTGTAGAAGATGCAAGACTAAAAGAAGAAAAGAACAAAGCTGAATGTGACAAGATAATGGTTTTATAGTTGAGGGAGTTCAGCTACAATTTTAATCTACAAATAAAACTCAAGAGTTCGAGACTCTTCGATAGCTCCAAACATATATTATGAAATCTAAATATCAACAAATTATGGAAGACTATAGTAAACAGACTATAGTAATGGACACTGCACTTAGGGAAGCCTTAGCGTTATTCTTGTTCAAGTGGTCTTTAACCAACGAGCATATCTGGGACACCAACGCCTCTATAAAAGACTTAGCAGAGACGACGAGGGCTATACTAGATCCAACACAGAGTAAAGTTTTATTATTTAAACAATCTAACTTTATCCGTCAGCTAAAGAAAGACGACCCAGTGTTATTAGGACAACTAAGCCCTTTCATATGTGATTACGATCCATATTGTGAATGTGGGCATATATCCTTTAATCATGATTACATAGGTAAAAAATGGAAGTGCACTGGTTGTGAACACGCGGTAAAGCCAAGGGTAAGTGTGAAGAGCTCAAAATCAAGTCTGGGTTCTAGGGAGAAACCTCATGAACAAACAAAGTATGCACAGCTTAGTAGTACATCTATGGGGGAAAGCTCGTGGGTGTACATCAGAGAGGCCTGCTAACTACGACAAAAATGAATGGATTACTTTGGATAATCTTGCCATTCAAGTAGATGAGTTAGACGTGTTACTCCCACCAACAAAAGTGTGTGTCTACTGTCATGGTAAGACCACTACCTGCGAGGATTGTTGTGGAGCAGGAAAAGTTTGTTCGGTATGTGATAAACCAAGAAGAGCCCCAGACCGCTTCATAACTGAGGTATCACAACCAGAAACATTTGGTTGTGATTGTAAGATAGGGTCTAGTAAATGAAAAAACTATTAATTATACTTCTACTATGTTCTTCTGCGTTCGCCAAAAATAAGTGCAGAGTGGTTTGGATGGAAGGTGTCACAGGGTTCGTTGGGCACGGACATTGGGCTGAATGTAGCCTTGTTTGGGATGCAGCTTTAGAAAGTTCCAATCAGGATGCTGCTATTTGGATCGAATATTACAAACGATTCTCTAAGAACAAGACGCTCCTTATCCAGCCCACATTAGTATTACATGAACCTTGTTTACCAACACTATCACCTAGAGAACTACCAACTCTACCAAAGATAACATCTATAACACCATGAAAAGATTAGAGATATTAGCGAATTTTTATAGTCAGAAGCGTATACAATTACCACAAGAGGACAGGGATACTTTAGCCTTACACTTGTTAAAGAAAGTTAGTAAGGATAAAAAGTTCTGTGGTTCTAGAACATTAGGATTAGATTTGTTAGATTTGATGCATACAATACTTAATCCTAATGCAAAAAGATGTCGAACAGAGAAGCGATCTTCTCTATATAGGTTCTTGAAACAAGATCAAGTGCTTCTTCATCAAATAACACCATTCATGTCAATAGGAATAGACACATGTATTTGTGGACATTTCTATTGGTCTCATAATTATGATAATTCTGCATGTAATGAATGTAATTGTAAGAAATTAGAATTAAAGGAAGGGTAGGCATCGATAAGCCAACTGAGCTAGAAACTCAGGGTGCCCGTAAGGGACTTGAGAGTCTGACTCCCTCTCCTTCCTCCAATTATAAGTAATTAGAGTTGTTGTAGTAACCGGTGATGGGGCGTAGCATCAACTCGTTCTAGCTAGTCCGACGCATAACTGAGGGGTCCAATTTTCAGTTAGAAACAGAGGTTACCGGTTATTGGAAGCGTGGCAGAGCGAACTAATGCAGAAGTCCTGAAAACTTCCGATGCCCAATGATGGGGTCCGTCCGTTTGAATCGGACCGCTTCCTCCATAAACTATAGTACCCTAACCGGACTTAGGAGTTCGACTCTCCTCTCTACCGCCATTACTTCAAAGGATTTATGAGTAGAACAATACGACTACCTAAGGTACCACCACGACCATGGAAGCAAGAAGGAATGGAAATCATTTCAGCCGATGGAGAACCAGTTGGACTTGCCTGTGATCGTAGTCATGTAATGAAGTTTATTCTTGACGCGGTAAATGCTTATCCTGTAGAACCACCAACAGAAATAATAATATCTGACTCTCCTTCTTCCTTCAAGGATTAGATATGACAGAAGAGAAAAGAATAGTAGTAGTGGTTGCTGAGACAGTACAAGTAGAAATATTTTCTCACCTTACTACACGTAGAATTCGTAGAACCATACCTCAAGATTGGGGTAGAGCGGCTGCTCAAGTAGCTCATGTCGTATCTAAGATGAGAGTTTCCCTAGATAGAGTTCAAGAACATAATGCTAGAACTAAGGGAAAGAAGAAGGGTATCGCTCCAGGACTTATTAGTTTAATGAAATTCTCTAGGGCCGATGATATAATACCTATTACAACAGTGATACTAGGTGCCAGAAATAGTGATGAACTATGGCATGTAGTAACATTATTAAACAAAGCTTTTATACCTATCCATGCCTTCCATGATCAGAATCCGAAGATATATGGAATAGATGGACTAGTACTAACAGCTATTTGTACAGAACCAATAGAAAGTTCTAGGCTAGTAGGTATAACAGACTACTTACCTTTGTGGTTATGTAACTCAGCAGTACCTATCTCCCAACGCCAGAGCTTGTAAGAGCTTGTAGTAGTTGTAGTTATAAATTCTAGACCTCAGGCCCATCCAGAATCTGTACTATAACTACTACAACATAAGACTTAATACATAAAGGTAATTATGACTATTGTTTTAGTATTAGTTATGTTCATTATTTTCGTAGTGTTAGAACGATTCCTTAACAGAAAATCGTAGTTTAAATATGGCTAGATAGCTCAGTCTCGGTAGAGCAGCGGACCGAAAATCCGTGTGTCGGGGGTTCAACTCCCTCTCTAGCCACCATACAAAGGATATGATATGCCAGAGTTAACCCAAGAAGAAGCAGAAGCTCAAGCGGAAATGTTTGTCAATGGATTTGAGCTGTTAGATAAACATTTACGAGAAAAAGGAGATGTTGTTGGAGCCGCTATGCTAAAAAGCATAGCTCAGGATCTAATAGGTCTCTTAGAATACGTGATAGCAGTACAGGACTAAACAATAAGGGATTATAGCACATCGGCCATGCAGCGGATTCTTAATTCGTCGAGGGAGGTCCGACTCCTCCTAGTCCCACCATTAACCCCAAAGGAGAAGTAGTATGACTGAACCAACAGTAAAGGTATTTTCTCTTCGCAACGAGAATCGCTTCCCCGTTGCTTGCGTTGCTTATACCCAGACCGAAGACGAAGCTATCTTCGCCGTTTCCACACACAACCCAAAGGATTGTTTCAACAAGAAGTTGGGGCGTCATATCGCTGTATCAAGACTGACCAATGGTAGCTGGCTCTCTGATACTGTAAAGGTTGAAGGGGATATCAAAGTAAATATCCTTTCTGCAATCTTGTGTTACGATAAGTTCCCACAGCGTACGCAGGAAGCTGCTCTTCTTTGGCTGAAGACACCACGTACTCAACCACAGGCAGAAGCTGTAGTGGTAGATGAAGTGGCAGAAGCTCATGCCCAAGAATCAGAGCAGCTTGGTCACATGTACGAGGAGATGGTGGCCAACACGCGCAAGGAGTGCACCTCACCATCAAGGAACGAAAAGGAAGCTACACAATAAGTATTAGATGAGGGTCGATAGAAATTGGTTATCTCAAACAGAATGTTATTGGTTCGAGTCCAATCTTCCATTCAATCGAGTGGATGTAGTTCAAATGGTAGAACATCCGTCAGCCGAAAGGCTTACCCAATTCCACCCCATATCCTCATCATTAAATTCAAATCATACGGGTCGACAGAGCAAGGTTATCTTCACTCATAACGAACGGGTCTGGGTTCAAATCCCAGGGCTGGCACCATTTAATAATTTATGCCAGCTTGGTGTAATGGTAGCATCGAAAAACATCTTGTTCAAACTATATCCGTATGACTTAACACAGGGAAGGAAAATATGGCAGCAGGGGTAGTTAAACATTCAACGGTTACGAAACGTAAGTTGAAACAAATGAATGGTAGAGCGCATAGTTCCCCGGGAGGAGCAAGAGGTAGAATGAGAATAGTTAGCTACTGTCCTCATTGTCCAAGTGAGTCCCCCGCATCATGTAACCCAGCTCGTCCTGAAACGAATCCACAAGTCGTATGTCAAACCAAAACGAAGGTTGGTTCTTGTAAAAACGGACACAAATGGAAAATCCACATTTAACCGATAGATTGAATATATTTTTGCAGAATAATAGACCTGTGAAAGAAGAAGCTCCTATTATACTGAAGTTGAATACTAAGCAAGCTGAGACTTTGTTTGATATCTTAATGAGTGTCGGCGGCCCTCGCACCACTCGAAGGTGCTATGCCGATGAGGTACTAAGAAGCCTTGACGCAAGTGGAATAAAAGATAACGTCGGACGCAGAAGATCTGATATGGATTTTGGCGCTATTTATTTCAGGTAACATTATGAAACATATAAGAATAAATGTATTCAATTCCATTCGTATAAGCATACCTAATGAAACAACCTACTACACTATAACCCTCAACTTCGAAGAAGCGCAAGTATTACGTGATATACTGGGGTCTGTTGGTGGGTCTGCTATTACAAGTCGTAGGAAGTATGTTGATAACATACGAATTTCAAAGTGGTATCTACAATAGTGGATGAGAGGATATGAAGGATTCCATATACTTCACTGAGGCTTAATCATGAAGAGTACAAGGATAAATATCTTCCGTTCTAAGGCTGATTCTAATGTAGAACTCTATTCTATTGTACTTAGTTATGATGAGATACGTACATTACGTGATGTAATAAGCCATGTTGGTGGGGATGATGAATCTCGTAAAATACATATCGATACCCTAATAGATAAATTGAATAGACGTGGGATCTTCTTTAAATTTACTACAGATTTAGAGGGTGTCATACGCCTTAAATCTAAGTTTAGTGTAGAACAGATACGAGATGTTAATTTAGGGGCAAAATAATGCGTTGCCAACGCGTAATCATCGGTTCGAACCCGATACATCTCTCCAAGGAAAGTAGAGGTACAAGATGCCTGAGCTTTGGCTCTACTGTGATGGTGGTTCAAGAGCTAACCCGGGAGCAGCAGGGATAGGCGTATCAGGTATACTTGTAGAGGGTAATAAGAAGACTTGTATCCTTGAGAAGAGCGACTATCTTAAAGATAAAAGTAATAACTATGCCGAGTACACAGCACTTATTAGAGCTCTGGATTATGCTATAGAAATGAACTATAATATTGTTGTAGTTCACTCTGATTCCAAGCTAATAATCGAGCAACTGAGCGGTAACTGGAATGTTAAAAGTGTAGACTTATTAGAGCTATACAAAGCAGCCCGTATTAGAATGGCCAAGCTGAAGAAGCTTGGAGTTAATCTTACATTGAAGTGGGTACCTAGAGAACAGAATAAACATGCCGATTCATTAGCTAATCTAGCAATGGATAGAGGTATGAAGCCAGAGGTAATAGCACTTGACAGGCGTTCTGAAGTTGATCAGAGGCTACTAGAAGCTTTGCTAGCCCATGAGGAAGCTATAAAAGATCTTAAGGAAGTACCAAGAGTTTCTAAGATTACTAGGGTAGAAGAAACATTTGAAACATTAGTAAACGCTTGGGCTGTGTTAAAGAATTAATTCGACCTCGTTTAATGGTAGGACACAACTCTCTGGAAGTTGTTATGGTAGTTCGAATCCACCGGTCGGAGCCAAGAGTTATGTTCGATAGAAAAACTATACATTCAAGAATATGTTGGAAGTGTAATGGGACTAAACAAATAGTAAGACAATCTTTGGGTACGTTTAACAATGAACCTAAGATTTATTATTATGTTAACGCTTGCTCAATTTGTTGTGAGGAATTAAATAAGTTAACTACTGTGTATGTAGGGTATTTACCAATTAGATATAACACTTAAGTCCCCAGCATTATTTAATCTCGTAGTTCCGTAGCTCAAGGGTGGAGCATTCTGCTGATAACGGAAAGGTTGTTGGTTCAATTCCAACCGGGACTACCAATTCTTATAAAAGGTGCTATCTACTAACTGGATAGGTAGGTATCCTCTCAAGATACAGAATGTGAGTTAGAATCTCACTAGCACCACCAGATACAAAGGAAATCATGGCAATAGCAAGAATGACTGAAGAAGAACGTATCAAGATAGGTACAGAGATACAAAAGAGAGTGAAAGCTCTGGCAATATTGGACTTAAATCTTACGATAGGTAACACCATTAATCATAAGGTGAAGTCTGTAAAAGTTATATTTTTCATGAAAAGTAAATCACGTAGTAGTTGGAACTGGTCTGATACAAGTGGGACGTCTAATTTAACAACAGACGAACATGTCTATCCTAAGACTCATCCACATCAAAGATTAATTGTGAGACGTACTAGGGAACAGTTTCCCAAGTGTCAATATATTCCTGATCATTACTTCGAGTTCACTGCTACCACAGCAACTGATAAGGAAGTTAACTGGGCGAACAGTGTCCTTGAAGAAATGGGAATCACAGAGGAAACTGGTGATTACTATGTGACTGTAGAAACAATGACTACTATCTCACGTTTGGTAATAATAAAAAGTGCGTATAACGCAGGACATGCCCAAATGATGGCGTTAAATGAAGTGTCTAAAAGCCCAGTCTTTAATTGGTGTCCTAAAGATATAGATGTTAGCAGCGTCAATGTGAAAGAAGTTAAGAAACATTAATATAGCACTATCGACTAAGGGTTAGGTCGCCACTCCTTCACAGTGAGAATATGAGTTCGAAGCTCATTAGTGCTACCAATTAGGAAGGTGTATGAAGAAGAAGGCTAGGGAAAAGAAGAAGAAGGTGGTTCACTTTGAACCTACTGCTAAGCCAGAACCAATAGTAGAAGGTAGTTTAGAAGACTTACAGAGGAAAAGGTTCTCTGCACTTGGGAATAATAGACCTCTCACTGTAGTAGTAGTGAAGAAAGGCGAGAAGCCTTAATAATTGGGAAGTGGCGAAATGGATTAGACGCGCTGGTCTTTGGAACCAGTGTCGAAAGACGTGTGGGTTCGAGTCCCTCCTTCCCAGCCAAGCTGTTTATTGGGGTTCGAATCCCTAAGTCGGAGCCAAGGATTATATAATGGGTACATTGATAACTGGATGTAGATTAGGATGGATACCCCATGCTAACGCACAGAGTCTAATGGGTAAACATGTTTGTCGTTCCACTCATAAGAAGAACATTGGGATAATAATTGGGATAACCCCAGCTGATTCTGAGGACACAAACCTCTACATGAGTATATACGTCTCTGAAGTAAGGGTGCTATGGCTTACTGGAAAGGCAAAAGGTACCTCTGATATAGTAAAAACTTATATGCTACGTGATATTGATAAGTATAGAGGAAAAGTTAATGAAGAAGCTAAAGAGCTTAATGACCTATACTTAGAAGCGGAAGAGAAGTTTAAGACTTACCCAGAAATACAATACTTAAGAGAGAAAAGTGGAGACATGGCATAATGGCATTGCAGTGGGTTGCTAACCCATCCTGACCTGTAAAGGCAGTCTCGGTTCGAGCCCGGGTGTCTCCGCCACAAAGAGTTTATATGCAAGAACATTGGATGGCAGCTATTTGTAAATGTGGTCAAATAATAAGAATATGTATGCATGAGCCTTTATTTAGTAATCTAGACACTACTGCTGGTAGAAAAGGACTATGTGTTTGGAGACCCGAAATGAAAAGCTTTAATAAACACGCTAAACTATTTGACTGTGAACTAACAGAAATAGATAAGACAATGCATAAACTATACCCAGAGAGTTATTATCGGTTTTTTAACTTCGTTTGCTCTAGCTGTAAAAGTAGAGTTTCGGTATCAAAGTTTAACTCATTGCCTGATGTATAGATATAAGTTCCCGTAGCTCAATTGAACAGAGCAAAGGGTTTCTAACCCTTAGGTTGAGAGTTTGAGCCTCTCCGGGAACTCCATTCTAAGGAGAATCATACGAAAGAATTATGGTACGCCCGTAAATGTAGTTGTGGGGAGGTTCTTAGAATAAAGACTCCCCATCCATTATCACTCCATCGTTTAAATCTAATTGGTATTAAAATTTGGATACCTAGCCATAAAGAACTTATAAATGGGGATATTAGTTTTTATGGATGCGAATTAACTAAGGTAGATAAAAAAACACTTAAAGATTGTAATACGATCCATTACATGCATAAATCTTGTGTAGGTATCTTAAATTTAAATTGTATGTCTTGTTCTAAGAGGGCACATATATCTAAATTTGAATTAATGGTGGATAGTGAAAACTCTCATGGAAAAGATATGGTACGCTCGTAAATGTAGTTGTGGAGAGATTTTAAGGATAAGCTCCTATCGTCCAATAATTATAGATGTAGAATATCACTGGTGGAGACCACGAGCTAGAGACTTGATCTCTGGTGACACTGCATTTCATTGTTGTGGTGTAACAAAGGTAGATAAGACAGTGGTTGGCAAGTGCAGACAACATCCATTATCTTTAGGGCTAATTGATGTTCCTATTAAATATGTGAGGTGTAGTTCTTGTAATAGGAAAGCATCAATATCTAAGTTCGAGCAAATGAAAGAGACTAATAATGGCACACTTTGATGAGCATTGTAGAGATTGTGAGCGTATACTAGGTGATAGGTGCGAAGAAGCAAACCTTTGGATGGACTCCGCTTTTGATAGATATGGGCCAAGACATAGGTTCGATCGCCACCATGATGAAGGCATAAACAAAGCAGAAGAATTGTTTGGTGAGATGGGGCGTAGAGCTGCTATCATCCACGTTCTAAAGGATTGTGGGCATATACCCACTAGAAGTCAATGGAACAACGATGAGGTAGACTCATTAGGAATGAACCCTAACTCAAACTTCGTTGGTTATTGGGACCCTGATGAGTTTAAAAAGCGAGCCGTGGCCCTACTATATTTAGACGAAGCAAGACAGAAAATAGTGCAGGAAAACCAGATAGAAAAGTATAGAGTTAAGGAATAGAAATGCACGTATCGTATAGCGACAATTACTACGGGCTGTAAACCCGTCGGTCTTAGACCTTCGGAGGTTTGAGTCCTCCTGCGTGCACCATATCAAGAAATAAGTATACTAATCAAAGATATGAACACCTTTGATTCAGCATTCGATTTCATGATGTTATCCGAGGACTATGCCAGAACTGGTGTAGTTACCACAGAACCCGATGGAGCTCAGGCTAGATTTGGTATCAACAGTAGTGCACATCCTAAGGCAGTTAGTGATGGTTTCTATACCATGGACACTGCTGAAGCATTAGAATATGCTAAGAAGATATATTCCAATGATTATTGGTTAGCTACAGCTATTAATAGATTACCAACGCAAGACATAGCAAACAAGATATTTGATATAGCTGTTAATGCTTCTCCCAAGGAGGCAATACTAATATTACAGAAAGCTTTGATTTCACTAGGTGCCAAGATAAAAGCAGATGGTAGTTTAAATCCTTCTACAATAGGATATACTGAATTAGAAAGAAATTATTTACTACCAATTATTAGGCTACAGCAAAAGGTTTACTATGAACATCTGGTAAGCACTGATCCCGCTAAGTATTCTAAGTACCTAGCTGGTTGGTTAGCCCGTAGTGAGAAATAAGCACCCGTAGCTCAGTGGACAAGAGCAATTCGCTACGAACGAAAAGGCCGGGAGTTCGACTCTCTCCGGGTGCACCATTCTAAGAGACCACAATAATTGATAAGGCCCTATACCAGCACTGTTTCCTAAACAGTTTACTGTAGATGGATTAGGTAGGTTCGAATCCTACTAGGGCTCCCAACATAAAAATCTAGAATTTGAGAGACTCGTATGAACACTTTCTTCACTGCCGATACCCATTTCGGTCACGAAAATATCATAAGACTTTGTAAGCGCCCATTTGCTGATGTATCAGAGATGAACAGCAAGCTCATAGAAAATTGGAATAGTAAGATCAAACCAAACGATTTGGTATATCATCTTGGTGATTTTGCTATGAAGATGAAACCAGTAGACTTAGAACCCATAATTCGTAAACTACATGGTCGTATCATTTTGGTAGATGGTAACCATGACAACCTACTTATGCGGATAAGAGCTAAAACTAGTCCTTTCATTGGCTGTTACTCTATGTTAGAAGTCACAGTAGGGGCTCAGAGTATAGTGCTGTGTCACTATGCTATGCGTACTTGGCGACATGATCTGAGGGGAACTTGGCATCTATATGGGCACTCTCATGGAGGGTTACCACCATACGGGAAGTCCTGTGATATAGGTGTTGATTGTTGGAACTTTTCTCCAGTAAGTTTCGAAGAGTTGAAAGTTTATATGGACACTAGAACTATTGGGGAACATCCTAAGTTTGATGGGTACACCCCAGAGGTGATAGATGGATAAGAAGGATAAAACCAAAATCATAAGTAAGTATTCCAAGAAGATTCGTGGTATCACCAAGAAACGAGATGAGATATACTCTAAATGTTGTAAAGAGTTAAACATTAAAGAGGGAGTGAAGAATGAAAGAGGTTCCCTCCAAGATGATAAACTCTTTGACTACATGTATAATTTCTCTGGTTCAGTGGAAGGTATCTTAGAGAGTATAAAAAATGCTGACGATTCTAAGCAGAAAATGTAGTACTTGTGGTGGTTATCTATTCATCGAACTGGATGGAGACAAGTTTACGGTTTTAAATAATACTTGTTTCTTTAAGGAAAGAGTTAAACATCGTGGGCGTGCACCTACCTTTAATTCCGTACTTTGCGGAATCTTTTCCAAAGATCGCTATATCATCTGTAAACTCCCAAAGATTGTTACATACCACAGTCATGGGGAACCACATAGCTACACTCGTCCTTGTCATGGATATAATAAATTAGGTTTGTTTAAAGAGGTAAAAATATGAATTTATTCCTAGATGACATTCGTGATCCCTATGATAAAACATGGATCGTGGTAAGAGATTATAAAGCATTTGTTAAGTTTATAGATGAAAATGGGATGCCAGATATTGTTAGCCTTGATCATGATTTATCTATGGAACATTACTTTGAGTACATTGAGGGCGAGGGCGACCCAAATAGACCTGTTCCATATACCACTTACAATGAGAAGACTGGTCTTGATTGTGCTAGGTACCTATTAAGAGTTATAGACAAGCAAGGTGTACCACCACCACTGATAATAATACACTCGCTAAACCCAGTTGGTGCTATGAACATAGCCAATGAATTAAGAGGGCACTGTCGTTTCATTATTGACCCATATCGCCCGTGTAGCTCAAATGAATAGAGCACTGTCCTCCGAAGACAGAGGGTGCTAGTTTGAATCTAGTCATGGGCACCATACTTAAAGGATAATATGCGTAAAGACTTTGGCAAAATAGTCTATGAACGTGGTCGTGTCAACAAATACCCCACTGCGAAGACTGCAAAGAAGCTCGATACCAAAGACGTTTCAAAATATGAAGAAGGTACGAGTGATAACATCACGCACCTGTCTTTGAGAGGCCGTGTCTACGGATGGGATTGTAACGACAAGATAGAATATACAACCCCTTTGACAAGATTTTTACACAAGAGTGTTGGAAAACCATGGGATAAAATATACAGTGAGATTCGGGAAGTAGTAGACGCCCGTACCAATGTGAATAATTTTATCTTACACTGGATTAAATGGAACGTTACCACCAATTGCTTCATGGGAAAAGATGGTAAAACCGTTATGGCAATACCTTCCCATTTACATAAAATGGAGGTCTCTGGTTTCTATGTTCATCCAATAACTAATCTCCTTTGCTATAAGAAGTATAGTTATATCGATAACCACAATATAACAAAGCAGATGGCGAAGAACATTCGGACCTTGTGGGTAGACTCTGCTTGTGAGTATAGATTAATTCGTGGGTACAACTACGTTAATAAGGTCAATGAAGAAAGATGGCGTAAGAATAGCTGGGTAACCCTTACCAAGCCAGAGATGCGATGGGATCCAAATATCGGAGAATCACGTATCTATGAAGTTGGGGAGAAAATTCTTGTCGGTTCCCGTCTGGCTAACTCCAGAGAACTATTAAGGATAGAAGAACTACTTGAGAAAGAACGCGGATATATCCTTAAGTATGGTAAGAGGTCCGCTTCAATAAGTGAAACATCAAACAATGATAGATGGCTTGGGTGGTAGACTACCTAGACTATTCTTTTAAACTGGGGAACGTGGCAGAAGGGTGATGCACACGCCTTTTAAGCGTCGACCATAAGAGTTCGAATCTCTTCGTTCCCACCAGCTTCCACCAAGGAGAATTTATGACACAGGTATTTATGATAATGGCTATCTACATTGTAGGTGGAGTGGCCTGCTTCTTTGAGGGTAGAAGGAGGGGGTTGCTGATGGGGTTTAAAATAGGTATAAGGGATGGTGTTCAGGCTGGTGGACAGGCAATGCTAGATTTACTAAACAAAAAAGACTTGCTGAAGGAACACACAGAGAATCAGGAAATAGTTATGTCGGGGATCATTGCCATGGATAAGAACAATGGGGTGAAGATCCATTTAGTGGATGAACTAATAGAAAACATAAAGAATATGTCTAAGGATAAGGACAGCTAGTGTATGATTGGAAAAGAAGAAGAGCTATATGTTCAGTGTGAACTCCAAGAATTGGATGCTAAGTATTATCAACCAACTGGAGTAAAAGTGGTTGTATGGTTGCCAAAGACAAAAGGTTATCAAGTAGATAGTATAATCTCACTTATGGATGACTCTCGTCTATGGAAAGTTTCCCGTATGTTTACAACCTTACGACATAAAGACTTATTACATACGGACTGGAAGGTTGGGGGGTTAAGCTAGCTCCCAACAGGAGTTAGTTATGTCTAAGGAGAAACACCTCTTATTCTCTCTGACAAGGAAAGACTTTGAGTTTCAGACCTTCTGTACAGGCGGTAAGGGTGGACAACACAGAAAGGTAACGGAGGTCACATACTATATAGGTACATGATGAATGTAATATGTACCTACTGTACGAAAGTACACCCCAAGAAGCCCAGTCAAATAAAACCAAACCGTAAATCATTCTGTTCTACTAATTGCTTTAATCTATACCAGAAATCTATACTGGAAACTCCAACCGGAAGAATATGTACTAAATGCAAGCTTGATAAAACATCAGGTGAATTTTACGACCGGAGGGATAGATTAGGAAAAAGGCATATCTGTAAAACCTGCTGGAGCAAGTCTACAGGACTGATAACAACTAGAAACAGACACAAGAACAAAGATAAGATATATGAGCAGTCTTATAATAGTTGCTTGAAAACTAAGTACGGAGTCACAAGGCAGGAATATAATAACCTTCATGAAGCACAGGAAGGCAAGTGTGCTATCTGTAAAGAGAAAGAAACAAAGACAAGACAAGGTAAATTGATTAGATTGTCTCTGGATCACTGCCACTCCTCTGGGAAGCATAGAGGATTACTATGTAGCAAATGCAACACAGCCATAGGTTTATTGAATGAAGATGAGCATCTCCTAGAAGAAGCCATTGCTTACCTAGCTAAACACAAGAAGGGGAATCAAGATGTCTAAAAAAGAAAAGCACCTATTATTTACTCTCACTCGCAAGGATTTTACCTTTGAGACTTTCTGCACGGGCGGTAACGGCGGTCAGCATTAGGTCGGGAGACCTATATTCACAGAAACGCCAAACAGAATGGTGTAAGGTGTATCCACATTGATTCTGGAGCAACAGCTGAGCATAGAGATGGTAGAGACCAAGCCAAGAACAAAGAACAGGCGTTCGTTAAGTGTGTTAATACCTCTGCGTTCAAAGCTTGGCATAAAATAGAAGTAGCACGTAGACTAGGTCAAAGTAATGTTATCATAGAAATGACTGATGAAGAAATCTGGAAGAAGGTAGACCAGATGATGTCCCAAGAGAATATAAAAATAGAATACTTCTAGGAGTTATTTATGACACTTGATGAACACGAGAAAGTTCTAGAGACTCTTGACTTAGCTATTAAAGTAATACATACTAGAACTCATAAAGTAAGTTGTAGTTTCTCTGGATGTACTTGTATGGCAGCAAATGATTTTGCTAAACTGTACACCGATTTTTGTAGAAGCAAAGAAGAATTGCTCCAAATTATAAGGATAGCGTAGTAAGCCCAGATGGTGGAACTGAAAGACGCGCACGCTTAGGAGGACTACAATGTCTATTAGACACATCAAGTATACCAATAATAATGAATTAACAAAGTTATTGAAGAATGAAGTTCATCTGGTAGTATTAGGTAAGGGTGAATGGGCCCATAAGATATGGGCTACCGATTCGGACCAAGAAGCCAATGACTTGGGGAGAAATATACAGAATGGTTTAATGAACCTTGGTAATCCGAACAACGAACAAGTTTTTCTATACTCTAAACCTAACTAAAAATTGCCATGCTATAGAAACCAATAACCGGGGGTGACGTAATTGGCAAACGTGCGAGTCTTAGGAACTCGATTCTGTCGGTTCAAGTCCGACCTCCCGGACCAAATCAGTTGAGGCGAAAGCCGTTGCAGGTTCGATCCCCGTCGTCGGTACCAAATATTGTTCACGATAGCTTAGAATGGAAAGAGCGGAGCAAACTTAGGAAGCTCGTCATAGGTAGTGAGTTGCGGAGGCCCCGAAAGGTACATCGTAACCGAGATAGGATTAACTCCTATCACTGAAATGTGTAGGAAAGCGCGTTATAGCTACTTAGACACACAATCTAATGTGTGGGTCGCGAGTTCGAATCTCGCCGTGAGCACCACAAATTAAACAAAGGATAAAATGCAGACTATTAACTTAGTGTTAAACAATGGAAAGTTTCATTGTATTGTTACAGCGACTATAACAAAGGTATCAGGAGATGCCATTGAACTACGTATTCATACTTCAGATGGGTCAGTAATAGCTATAAACGCATCTGATTATCAAGCAGCACAATCTTTCGTTGATCAAGCTGCTGAAGATCTACCGGGGTTAGTAGAAACGATTAGGAATTCCTTCCAATTAGCACCACCACCTAACGATGGTGTAGCTGAAGAAGGTAGAGCAAAGGCACAAGGTTTACCTCAGGATGCCTTCCGTACAGGTACTATAGCATTATAACAATGTGCTGGCGTGGTGGAATGCATACACATCCGGCTTAAGATCGGATGCCTTCGGGATTGGGGGTTCGAGTCCCTCCGCCAGTACCAACTTATTAATAGAGAGGAGTCTATCATGACAGAGAACTCCAAAGCAACAGAGGGCCCTACTGGGGGTACTAACACAGATGTAAGTGTTAAACCCTTCTCATTAAAAGAAATAGCTGATAAAGAGCGCGCATTGATAGGCTCCATCTATGAAAAGCTTGGTAACATTTCCACAAAGATAGCTGTTATAACGGAGTATGAGAGTAACGCGGATACCTGCATAAAGAAGATCGCACAACTGAACGAAGTGTTAAATACCAAGAGGAAAGAGCTCGATGATTTAATAAACGAAGCTGAAAAGTTGCGAGCTGAATTAATTGTATTCCATTCAATTAACCCTCTTAGACCTACGGAAACCTCAGTGATAGCTATAGAACAGAAGATTAGTAACAGGCTAGATAGAGAGGTGTTCTAATGTCTCACAAGAAAGAGGACGTAAAATTAGACGGTGTAAGCCTACTGAAAGTGGAACAAGGTCTATCAGGTACACTATCATCAGAAGCGTCTAACATCATTAGAATACAAGACGTAATAAGCAGAGAACAACAGATCTTGGCGAAGTATAATAAAGAACTAGAAGAGTACACTAAAAAATATGAAACTTCTAGACAAGCATTGATAATACACTTTAGGAAATACTATCCTGAACATAATTCTGTAGGGGATCTTATAGCTAAGAGTGCGGAAGAGACTTCTGTTAAAACAAATGAAAGATTAGACAGAGAAGTTTACTAGGCTATGGTATAATAAACACAGTAGTTATAACTTGTTGGAGACGACATGAATAAGATTCTTCACACTAGAAGGAGCATTGACACTCAGGTAGGGTTCGAGGGTTCTACTGTGCGCCTTGGTCAAAAATGGTTGGAGCTAGCTGGGTTAGAAGAAATAGTTGATATCTGTATATGTTCCCCTAGTGGGAAACAACATGAAGTAATAGGTACCGCTAGGATACTTGATCGTTGGGTAGGAATATTTAGGGATATACCGGCTAGATATGTGGAGATGGAACAGATAGTAGAGGACAGGAGTTATTCCTCATTACTTTCTTCTCTTAAGAGTGCGTATAGAAACGAACTAACTGAGGACAGTGAGGTTACTGTCCTCGTGTATTATAGAATTTCATAAGCGGGGGATCCAATCGGCTTCAGGGCTTAGTCTGCAAAACTAATAAATGGTGAGTTCAATTCTCACCCCTCGCTCCAAGATTAAAGGATTAGAGTATCCAATGAAAAGACACATTAGAGACGGAACTCCACAATATAGTAAATCTAGCCTTTGTATGAGTTGTGAGCATTGTTCAAAGATAATTGGTGAATCTGAGAGCGAAAGGCACTTCTTCTGTAGAGAGTTCACTGGCATTTATGGTGGTCCACTGGAGATCACTTGTAATGTTAAAGAGTGTTCTGAATACGTAGAGAAGGGTAAACCAGATCTATATCAAATGCAGAAGATGGCTCTAATCCTAGTTAACAAAGGTGATAAGGTTGGATTTGTAACCGCTAAGAAGTTCAAACAAACGCATGAGATGGAAGACTATGATAGTATCATACCTCCTCATATTTAAAGCTATTCAGTTTAATCGGAAAGTCGCCTAATGGTATGGCACTCGGTTTGGGTCCGAGAACAATTGGGAGTTCGAGCCTCTCCTTTCCGACCATTTATAAGGGAACCTTAACTGGTTCCCTTTCCCTTTGGAGGCAGCATTATGACTTGGTTCAACAAGAAAAGTGAAGACGAGATAAAGAGAGTAGCTAATGCTGGAGCCAAAGCAAAGGTTAAGCCTAAGAAAGACGCTTGTCCTCATGGAGAAGGTAGTGGATGTGTAAGATGTTTTATGGAAGAGGTAGAAAAACCATCTGCTACTATTACAATAGATATGAATGAAACAGACTTGTATAATGCTGTTCTACTTCTACCAGACAAGATTGTTCACTTCTTAAAAGTTAATTCAAACAAAGCTTATTTGGCTGGTGGGTACTTAAGATCAGTAATTGGTAATGAACCTATATCTGATTATGATATCTTTTTTTCCTATGACAAAGCTAATTTACAAAGTCATCTACATACATGGTCACCTTCTGCGGATCTAGCTGGGATTGAGGAAACAGAAAACTCTTTCCTTATACCAAAGAGATTAGATTGTCCCCCGATCCAATTCATTTGGCGATGGAAGTTCACAGATGCAAAGGACTTAATAGACAAGTTTGATTTCACAATCGCCAAAGCGGTTATATGGTATAATGGTAGTGATTGGTGTGGTTTAGTATGTGATACATACTATCAAGACCTAGCTGCCAAGAGGATAGTCTACTCTAGTGGAGTACCCGGTAACGAAGGTGCTGGGCATATAGCAAGGCTACTTAAATTCATAGCAAGAGGTTATAGCATAGGTCCTAATGACTTGGCTAATATACTTACGTGGAGTATCAGTTCTATCAAGTGTTTAGGTGAAGTAGATAGGTCTGCATTGAAGGCAGAATTATTCTTAGAAATAGAAAGAATGCAACAAGGAAACAAGCCTACCCTTGAGAAACTTTCTAAGCCTGTGCCTCCTACCCCACCTAGGGAGAGGTCTTCTTACAGTTATTCATAATTTCTTCTGCTTCTATTACCCCGTTGCGATATATCCGGACTGTTAGTAGAGCGTAGAATTTGTATCTAATATGTCAATTAGATACAATTAAAGGACAGATTGTTCGAGTTGACATAGGCAATCTGTCATTAAATTGTGCATGCCGCGAGAAGGCATACTGTATACAGTGCTGCACAATAAACATCAACAAGAAGTACAACCAATAAACATTTTATTATGAGGTAGTTACGTGGCAAATTTATGTACGTTCATCGGGAATATAGGCAAGGATCCCGAGCTCAAGACAAGTCAATCAGGAACGCCTTTCTGTACTTTCTCTATAGCTGTGAATAAAGGCAGCGGAGAGAAGAAAGAAACGACTTGGATTAACATGGTAGCTTTTAACAAGACTGCAGAATATATAGGCAACAACTTGAAGAAAGGCTCAATGGTATATGTCGAGGGTGAACTCAAGATTGAAGAATATACAAAGGACAACGTTAAGCATGTTGCCCCTAAGATTATTGTTAATCGTGTAGAGAACTTGTCTCGTTCTGGAGAAGGCGCTAGTAAGGTAAGTGAACAAACAGCAACTGCAGTAGCATCAACCGGGGCTGCTGGTGGTATTTCACCCGACGATATACCCTTTTAGAGAGGATTGGGCAGAGGAGTTGGCCTTCTCTGCCCGTTTATAGATGGATAACGAACAGTTCGATAGTTTTATAGAAGAGAGCATAGGATACCTGAACCTTAAATGGCAAGAGCTTGGGAGAACTGAGCTACAAGAAGAAGAATTGGTAGATTTATCTGATAGATTAGATGATTTCTTTGGTGATATCGTAGAAGACGAAGAAGGTTAAAATGTCTTACAATAAAACTCTGAACGCTGTAATAGCTTTCATTGAGGACAGACCAGAGGTAGCAAGAGAGATATTACGCTCGCCAGAGATGGAACAAGTTAGTATCTCGGACGTTAGCGCTAGACTTTATCATGCTTTGGAAGATTGTAAGGATAAAGCTATTGTAGAAGTTCTAAGGAAGGTACTTAGAAAGACAATGGCTCTTACATCTAAGGACCTTGTTTATATGCAAGCGGTAGTAGACGTGGAACAAATAATTGAAGAGTGTCTATACGAGCATGCCAGCACAAATAATCAAATGACTAGATCCGATATCGAATAAAGGACATAATATGAAGGGACCTACCTATAAACGTTTTTTATATACGAACACCCAAGCAACGTCATTGGAAGCTTCCTTGAATAACATTGCTTCAGAAGGGTTCTCATTAAAGTTTATTGAGAGCACACCTCAAGGTATGTTATTTATCTTTGAGTCTTTACCAGTTGAAAAGAGTATACAAGAACAGGTAAAAGAAGAACTCAAGAGAAGAGAGCTATTAAATGGAGAAAATCCCAATTCCATTAGCGGAAGTCTTGAAGAAGTCAATCAGCCTAGAGCAGGCGATCCAAATAATACGATCTAATAAATGTGTTTGCTTAGGAAGGAAAGAAGAGTTCCTAACTATATGTAACCCTTGTTTTAAATCTCTCCCATTAGAGTACTCTCTTGAGTTATGGAGACCGTATGATTATGATTTTATATGGTACTACAACAGAGTTAGGAGGTATTTAGGTGGGCTCTTAGAAAGAACGAATGCCACTACCTTTAATAGAAAACCAGACAAACTTAGGCGTAACAAGCCGGCCTTTAAACGAAGAACAAAAGTATCAGTTAATAGAAAGAATAATACTAGCAACTAGATACACCAGTGGTATGAACCCAAAAGCAAGAGAAGTAGCGTTGGCTTTAATCAGAGCTGTTATATCTGGTAGGAAGATTAGAGTAAGACCAAGAGCCTCTGTAATCTCTGTGATAAAGAAAGAAAGTCCTGAATTATACAAAACCCTAATGAAAGATTATGTCATTCTATGTCGTTATAATTGGTATACACATACTGAAGAAATTGATAAGAAGTTTGAAGGCGAACTTGGATTTAGTTGGTTTGCACGATAGGAGTTAAATTGTTTGTAACATTGCTATCAGATCTACACCTTGAGTTTTGGGGCGGAAGTGAACGTAAACATTTGGAAGAATTTAAGATTAGTAAAGATATGCCATTGATAATACCGGGGGATCTTACTACTTTTCGTACACCTAGTTATTCTAGATGGGAACCAGAAACAATATTGGATTATCTTTGTGATCAAGCACCAATGGTAATATATCTACCCGGTAATCATGAGTATTATAAAGCTGTGTCAACTGCTTATGTAGATGATAGGATAAGTGAGATAGAGTCAGAGCTCACAAACCTCAAAGTGTTACGAACTAATGAGGTGTTTCTATATGAAGATAAGCGTTTCATAGGAGACACGATGTGGTTTCCAAATATCCCAGAGGTTGAGATTAATAAAGGTTGCATTAATGACACCTTCCTAATCAAAGATTTACTACCGTGGGCATATAATAAGAACACAGATTTTAGGAATTGGGTTAGTAAGGAATGTAGGAAAGGTGATATTGTTATAACTCATCACCTTCCTACCAATGAATGTCAACCGGTTCAATTTAGAAACCACGAAACTAGCCCCTACTTTGTAAGTGATATGAAAGATATTATTACTGCTAATGAACCAAGTGTATGGATATTTGGACACACACATTCACGTAGAGACTTTACAGAGCATAATACTAGACTATTGTGCAATGCTATTGGGTACCCACTTGAGCTATATAACGAAGAATACCCAAAGTCAGAGTTCGAGATATAGGAAAGGAACCAATAGAAGTGTCAATGTTTTTATACCACATTAGATTCAGAGACGAAGGAGAGATAGTAGATTTCTCCTTCGATATTTGTGCTAGTGGAGAGTTGGAGGCTGTTGATAGAGCCAGACGGGCTATGTTAGAAACCATAGATAATGAAGGCTTTATAGACGTGCCAGTGACAGGCGGGGCAGTTAATGGTAAAATAGCTATAGACCCAATGTCTATAACATCAAAGCATATAATAAGCGCTAATAGGATAGAGGAAGCTAGATAATTTTGGCAACTACAAATAACATAGAAACGATTCGTGGGAACATACTCCGTGTTGTGTACCGACAACCAGAGGGATTGTGGAAGATAGGTGTCGTTAGAGAGCTAGATTACACTACATGTAAGTCAAAGCATAAAGAGATTACAGTAACTGGGTACATGCCAGAAGCAGATATCGATGAGTGCATAGAATTTACTGGTAATTGGGAAGACCATAAAATATATGGAAGACAGTTTAAAGCAACTAGTTCCATTAGACTTATTCCTACATCTACCGCTGGTTTAGAAAAGTTCCTATACAAAGAGATAAAGGGAGTAGGACCAGTCATAGCAAGAAGAATGGCTGTACACTTCGGTAGTGAGCTGAAGTTCATACTGGACAATAACCCAAATAGGTTAACTGAAGTAGTCGGGATAACACAAGCCAAGGCAAAGAAAATAGCAGATAACTGGGCGATGACTGTACCACAACAGCCATTGAAGATTTTCCTAGCTCATCATGGGATTAGTCCTGATTGGTCTAGGAAAATTACTAATGAGTTTGGAGCTAACGCACAGGTCACACTCATCGAAAACCCTTATAGACTAACACAAGTAGAGGGTATTGGGTTTAAAACTGCTGATAAAATGGCGCTGCTAATAAGTTCTAGCTGGGCTACATCCCCAGAAAGAGTTAGGGCAGCTTTCACCTTTGTACTACAAGAAGCCACGGTAAATGGGCATTGCTTCTTAGATAGAGGTAAGCTTATAGAAGAAGTAATAGTATTCACTGGTGCTAGCAGTGAAATTACTAATGTAGAACTAGATAATGTTATATCTTCAGGGACTTTAATCCAAGAAACAATTAAAGATCGAGCTGGCAATGAATTAAAGATTCTTTACTTACCTATGATACATAAAGCTGAGGTAGACCTCACCAAAAGATTGGTGGAAATGGCCACTCATAGGTTTACACCTAATCCTAACCTAGAAGATAGGTTACAAGCTGTTCAGAAGGAACATAACATGGTTCTTAGTTCTGAACAGAAAGAAGCTGTATTAAAAGCCTTTTCCTACCATGGATCTATTATTACTGGTGGTCCGGGTACCGGGAAAACGACAACCACCTTGACTATTGTACGTGTGGCAGAGAGACTAGGATTGAATGTAGTTTTAGCTTGTCCCACAGGTAGAGCAGCCAAGAGGCTAGCAGAAGTAAGTGAAAGAGAAGCATCTACTATTCATAGATTATTAGGATTCAATAAGATAACAGGACAGTTTACACACAATGCTTGGGATCCTATTGATGCTGATCTATTGATCTTAGACGAGTTCTCAATGGTAGATCTTGACCTAGCTAATAAACTATTTGATGCTGTTCCACCTCATTGTTCAGTGATTATTATTGGGGATGTAGATCAGTTACCTGCTGTAGGGCCCGGGATGGTGCTACGTGATATCATAGACTGTGGAAAGCTCCCAATGACAGTACTAGATACTGTATTCAGACAAGCGGAAGGCTCTCTTATCATAAAGAATGCCCATCATATACGTAGGGGTGAGGCTCCAGTATTCTTTCCAAAGGATGTAGTATCTAACATGTATCTAATGAGTGTACCACGTACTTATAGTGAAGATGCTGGAAAGAAAATGGAAGATGTCCATTGGTTAAAGGAGACTTTGATTTCACTGGTAACTAAGTACATACCACAGAAACTATTCCTTAATTCCATAAGAGATGTACAAGTTCTAGTACCAATGAAGAAAAACTCTGCTGGTGTAATAGAACTAAATGAAGTGTTAAGAACAGCACTGAACCCAGAGGGTTGTCTAGTTGGTAAAGCTGGCTTCCGTATTGGTGACAGAGTTATGCAGATGAAGAACAACTACAAGTTAGAGGTTTTCAATGGGGACATAGGCTTTGTGATGGGCTATGACCATACTGAAGATACTATGCAAGTAGAAATAGATAACGTTACTGTAAACTATGATGATGAAGATGAAAAGGAATTACAGTTAGCCTATGCTACTACTATACATAAGTCACAAGGTAGCGAATACCCAGTGACTATAGTTGTTATGTTATGGCAACATCGCCCTATGTTAGAGAGAAACCTATTATACACAGCTACTACCAGAGCTAAGAGAATGGCTTTATTTCTGGGGACACAAGAAGCGATTAACTTCGCAGTGAACAATGGTGAAGTCCGTAAAAGAAACACATTTCTTATGCAGAGATTAAGAAAAGCCTTAACCCCATAACTAGGAGGGTATGATGCCACCATTATTGGTAGGTGTAACACATGCAATAGTAACAACTTGCACAGAGGAAGTCTATAAAAATACTGGTGTACTAGCTTACGTTGATCTTTGTATTGTGGAAGATGGGAATGCTATAAGAGGTATCCCATACAAGAAAATAGCGTCTAAAGTATTTGCTTTTCAGAGCCCAAATACGGTACAATATAGGAATGGCAGTAAAGAAGTTGTTACTGCCTTCTCTGGGTCCATTGATACAGAGATTTGTACCAAAGCTCTACGCGCTATGGAACATGTAAAGAAGCTAGGAAAGTTCAAGTTTAATACTAGGTACCGTGTGTCTAGTGTTGGGGCTGTGGAAGAACCAGCCGTAAAAGGATAAATAAAATTCCTATATACGAATATATATGCCCTAAATGTAAAGAAACCTTTGAAGTAATCGTGGCCCACTACGATACAGATAAAAAAGAACCTTGTTCAAAGTGTGGGGAACTTGCTACTTTCACGATCAGAGATCGAAAAGGTACCAAGTTTTTATTTAATTACCCGGAGCCATAGAAAACAGATGCCAGAAATTAGATTCCCAGTAGACAAAGTTACTGAGGAGAATCGCGAAGAAGTACTAAGAAAGTTAGAAGAATATTTCGAACCTTCAGAAGTTTCATTTAGACCACAGAGTGTTAACTATAGAGCTAAGACAGCAGTAGCAGCAGCATACGCAGATACCCGTGTGTACTACGATCGACTTAATAAAGTAGTTGGTCGTTGGAACTGGGGCGTAAAGATCGAAAACATGTACCCAACTGACTATCAGAAGTTAGTTAAGGGTAAGAAGGGTTATGGTAGCTCACCAGCTACAGAAGATAAGGTATACCCCGGTAACAAGATAGGTTGTGTGGTAACCGTATGGATCGATGGATTAGGCGTAGCTAGCGATACAGGAGAGAAGGAAGGTAGCGATGAGAATGCCTTTACTTCTGCCTTTGCACAGGCTGTTAAAAGATGTATATCTACCTTCGGTCCGGGAAAGTACTTCTATCAGATGGAAGCAATGGAATTTCCATACGATTCTGATGCAAGGAAGTGGGTAGTAGAACCTAAGCTACCAGATCACTTTATACCCACACAGAAGTGTGAAGATTGCAGTGAACCTATAACTACTACAATTCTAACCGTGAATAACAGGGAAGTTACTCTTACTATACCAGAAGTTCTTTCGAATAGTAAGCAAAAGTACAACGCGAATCTTTGTGTTTCTTGTCAGAAGAAACGTCATATATCAAGTGTTTCTCAAGAGAGTCACGATAGACTAAGTAATTAAAGTGGGAGAAGCCTTATGAGGCTCAAAGTAAACATTGGAAGCCTGGTTGACGCTGTCAACCAGGTTTTTGCTACTGCGGATAAACGTGCTACCTCCACTGCTTGTGTGTATATACAAGCGGTGAAGAAATCAGCAGATCAGCAGTTTTTATATATCTATTCTACAAATCTACTTTCAGAAACCCTAACTAAAATACCAGCTATCATTGAGGAAGAGGGTAAAGTTCTTCTTAACCCAGATCAATTAATAGGTGGCTTGCAAGGCAGACCAAGAGACGACGAGATTGCTCTTACGTTAGAATCAGAAGGCAAGAAAATAAAGGTAGCCTTTGGTAAGGCTAAATTCCATGTTACTGCAGATATAAACGTTATTGCTGTTGAAAATCAGCTAAAGAAGTTACCATTTACGGAACCTTCTATCTTCAAGGTTAATGGTAAAGACATGGCAGAGTTCATTCGTCGTGCTCAGTTCTGTATACCAACAGATAACACTGGACAAAGTAACATATTTAGTTGTTTGAATGTAGTAAGTACATCTACTGGGTATGAAGGTCAAGCTACAGATAACTGTATAGCTGTAAGTGTAATCGTTAAAGCATCTAAAGCACAACCGGGGGAATTAGAAGGAATTAAGTTACCTCAAGCTTCCCTAGCCCCTTTAGGTAAACTATTAGGTAAGAGATCCACAGAAGTAATAAACATAATTAGGTATGGGAACAATAAAATAGTGTTTAAATGTGGTGACACTATGTATGGCACTATCTTATTGTCTGGTAAATATCCTAATCTAACTAGTGTGTTTGAGAAGAAGGGGAATATCACTTTCACTATCGATAGGATGGCTTTTAAAGCTGCCTTAGATAGGGCAAATACCTTTCGGAACTCCAAGGGATACGTAGACATAGAGTTAAAGAAAGCGGAATTATATATAACTACCAAGAATGACTCTGGGGTAGGTGACTCTTATGATGTTCTACCAGTAATGTTACCAGCGGATGTTAACACAGAGGAACCAATAAAGATAGCTATTGGTATAGACTACTTGTCTAATATAGTTAGTGTATCTAAGTCTCTAACTCTGAAAGTTGGGATTACTGGTCCGTTACAGCCATTAGTTATTACTGATGGTGAGGATGAAATAACAACTAAATATGTTGTTATGGGGATAAAACCATAGTGATCGACTTCATTGTGTCAATACTAGCCACAAAGAAGTTCTGGATGCTTGTACTTTGTAGCTTTACAATGGTGCTGATGACGTCATGGAGGTTCCAATTAAGAGACGAAATATTCTGGGACGCTTCAGCTACAATTGGTAGGAGAAAACGAACGTGGGGCAATTAACATTCCTTGTAACAGATACAAAATCGAATATAAAAGAGGACCCTAGGGTAGTAATCAAAGAACTATCCAAAACCTGTAATGAATGTAGGTTATCTTATTTACACCCAGACAATAGGGGATTAATTCTACGTGGTAACCCAGATGGAAATGTAGCGGTCATAGGCGAAGCGCCGGGCGATACAGAAACAGAACGTGGGCAGCCGTTAGTAGGTGTATCAGGTAGAGAGTGGGATAAGTGGGCAAGATTCATAAATCTAGACCAGAACAGATGTTTATTAACAAATGTAGTTCAATGTCAACCGGGAAAACAAAGGGTAGATGGCAGACTTTCACAGAAACCTCCAGATAAAGATGAAATAAAAGCCTGCTTTGGTAGTAGAACCCTTCGTGTGCTTACTGCTATGCCAAACTTAGAAGTGGTTATAACTTTAGGCTGGGTAGCGGCTAAAACCATACTTGGAGGGGAACCGAAAGGAAACACTCATGAAGGACGGTGGTTTACTACTTCTATTTTACCAAACATCGCTGTATTCTGCATGGTACACCCAGCTTATCTACTTAGAGAGCCTTCTCCAGAGAAGACTGGTAGAGTGGAACAAAACTTACTCCTATTTAAGAGAGAATACTTAGATTCAAATAAGATACTAGATTTAATGAAAGAGATTAGTGAAACAAATGGATAAGCTTGATATGTCTGGTCTAAATGTAATTGTGCAAAGAAATAACTACTCCACAAATTGGAGAGATAGATTTAAAGTAGCTAGCATATCTATTAATGAAGTTGAGCCTCACATAAAAATAAAAGATAGATACGAATCTATATTTTATCAAATAGGTTTTCATTCGAAAGAGTCAGTACCAGAGACATCTGTATACTTTGAAGGTAATGATTGGGCTCTCCGTGACCTTGTAAATGATATGTATAACGCAATGCAGTTAGAAATAAAGTGTGAGACCCCAACTAATTGGCCTTTGTATAGAAAACGACAATACCTACCATCTGTTGAGCTTAAGGAATGTGGTATACAATGTTATAGGTGTGGTCTAGGTAGACGTAGCTACTTTATATGTAAAAGAATATTAGTTTCTCCTGATATCCCGGTTCTAGATAAGCCTATCATGAGTAGAATTGACTTCCATAACAATGCTCGTGGTGGAGGGTACCCAATATCTATATACGGATCAAAAGTAGATGTGTTTTCTCTATGTTCTTCATTATACCTAGCTATTGGTGAATTTAGGACAGTAGAAGACTTTTCTCCAGAATCCTTTCTACGTACTGGACCTATAATAACAGAAATTGATATTTCTTTCTAAGAGGTTATAAAATGAGCGATACAACTCCAGAACATTCTTTCCTTATAAATCCACAGCTAGCTAAGACACTGAATCCAAAGAGATTTAAAATTACCAAGCCATGGTGGTTGGAACCAAAACTAGATGGTTTACGTGGTGTTATCGTAGATAATAAAGGTAAGGCAGTTGGATTTAGCCGTAATGGTAAGCCATTCTGGAACATTGATCATATACTAGAACAACTTACTCGCAAACAGTTTGCTAATCATTTCCTCGATGGTGAATTCTTCAGTGAGAATTGGAATAAATCCATGTCTATTCTGAAGAGACAGAGAGAACCACATCCTGACGCTGCTAACATTAGGTTTAATATCTTTGATATGGTACCCCTAGTACATGGCCAGTTGTGTGGGACAGATGCCCCACTACGAGATAGATATGCTAAGCTAGAAAATGCTTTGAGTTCTGCTAACCCTAATGGTGTGATACTTGTTGAACACCAAATAGTTACATCTTATGCTCAGATACAAGAAGAGTACGTTCACTTGTTAGAGAAGGGCTATGAAGGTGGAATGGTTAAGGATCCTGACGGACCTTATGAACTAGGCAGACGCTCCCCATATTGGTTAAAGATTAAGCCATGGACAGACGCTGATTTATTTGTTACTGAAGCCTATGAGGGTAATGGTAAGCATGTAGGAAGGTTAGGCAAGGTTCTACTTGAAGGGGATGTAGAGTGGAATGACAAATCTTACCACGTTATCTCCGAATGTGGCACTGGTTTTGATGACACCCAGAGGGAAACCTTCTGGAAAATGTATAAAGAAGGCAAGCTAATCGATCAAATATTTGAAGTAAAGTTTCAGGAAATAACAGAAGATAAATCCATGAGATTTCCTGTATTTAATCGTTTGAGGTTAGACAAATAATACTGGAAATATGGAAACTACTGAGAAAGAACTATCTGATTTACTTAAGAAATATCGTAATGCCGATCATCTAAACAATGCGGAGTGGTCATGTTTACGAGAGCTAGTAAAAGCTGCTAGGACGGCAGAGACCAAGGCTGCTGAGCTACGTATAGAAAGATTGGAAGAGCTTCTACGTGAGGCATTAATTGAAATTAAACACGATAATTATGAAGACGCTGGGTGCCTACGCTGCCAAATAAACGACGCCCTGAAGAAGGATTAGGTAATAGGAAATGAAAATCTACTATGTAAATGTATCACTAAGAGTAGCTGACTCAGAAGATGTAGATGCTGAGAGCAATGCAGTAGAGATAGATGATGAGACAATAAGGGTAGATGATGACCCAGATCAAGCGTATACAGATTACCAAGGTGCCCTCTATCCATTACGTAGGGAGTAGATAAGCAATAAATAGGAGATGCTATGTGTGAGCCTTATGTCGGACAGAAAATTATCATAAATCTTAAAGCTCCTTATTTCAATGGTGAACCAGCAGTCATAGCATACATAGGGGATAAAGGAGTTTCTGTATACTTATCATCAGATGCTTACTCAGACTTTGATGAATGTATACCATTGAATTATGGAGAATGGGACGAGGATTAAAATGGAGAATGAGAAGGAAAAAGAGGTAGTACCAGTAGTCCAGCCGGAGCCTGAGAAAGTGGAAGTAACTAAATATCACATACGTGAGGTTATACCCAAGCTTAAGCAAGAGAATGCTAGACTGATCCGTAAGAGGTACTTAGAAACTAATATGCGTGAGTACCTATTACAGATAGAGCCAATAGAACTACAGCAGAAATACTTAGAACTCCATGACGCCTACCCAGCATTCAGAAAATTATGTGCTGGTGCTAAGCATCATCACTGGTGGGTAGGTGGACTAGACCAACACTGTTGTGAGATGTTAGGTATGGGGTTAGACATCATGGAACTATATCCAGGGGACTTTACCTTCTCTAAAACAGACTTAATTATAACTATCTTCCTTCATGATTTTGCTAAGGTGTGGCTATACCGTGAGATTACAGATGAAGATAGACAGAGAAATAGTAAAAAGTTTCTACCTGCACAAGTGTTTACTTATAGGGAAAATGTCTATGACATTCTTACTCCAGAAGCAAAGACAGCAGTAGAGTTAATGAAGAGGGGCATACCAACAACAGAGGAACAGTGGTCAGCTGTCTGCTTTGCTGAAGGTGGCTTCTCATCTGAACACTTTGGTTTTGGTAGAGCGGTTACTACAAGTGAAAGTGTTTATAAACGTAATCCATTGGCTACATTTACAGCTATGTTAGATTCTTATAGTTCACAAATACTAGGCAGATCGCTCATTTAAGATTAGGAATAGTTGTAGGGAGAAGTTTAGTTTAAATGAATATACGTATAACTGCAGCAGACGTAATGCTATTGGTAGCTGGGTTACCTGTACATATTGGTATAAAAGGTAACAACACCGAAGAGATAATTATCATTCCTGAGGGTACATCACTCAACGACTTGATAAAAATAGCTAATAATAGAGACACTCTTTCCAGTGAAACTGATGCTGATGTTAAATATTTTGATGATTTTAATATAGAGGAACCGTAGTGGACCAAAATCTTAGTATAACGTGTCGACCTAAACGTTTAGACATGATGGTTGGCACGCGTGGTATAACAGATCAAATTCGTAATCAAATAGCCAATGGTAGAATCCCCAAAGTCTGGCTTTTCATTGGAGAGCCGGGCTCTGGGAAAACCACTATAGCTAGGATCATAGCTGTATCTTTACAATGTAAACATGTAAAAGAGTTTGGTGAGCCTTGTATAGAATGTATAAAAAAATATGATGAGAACTCATTTAGTATCACCGAACAAAATGTACCAGATAACAATGGTATAGATGATGCTAGGGCATTGGTTAGCTTAGCTGGGAGATACCCCTTAGAAGGTGATCACAGGATAATTATACTAGATGAAGTTCATAAAACGACTGAACCAGCTCAAACTGTGTTGTTGAAGTCATTTGAAGAGGAATCCAGTAATACTATATGGATACTTTGTACCACGAATCCTGCCAAGTTATTACCAGCGATAAAGCGGAGATGTCTAACTTTTGTTCTGCCGGGGGTCAATGAAGACGGACTAGCAGAATTGGTAACCTGTGTTAATCTACATTTGGCAGCAGCTAATCAACCTATGTTACCAGACAAAGTCTCTGATAAGCTAATAATAGCTCTCAAAGCTAATGGTATAACTAGCCCGGGGTTAGCTGTGATGGCTATGGAGAAGTGTTTAGCTGGTGCTAGTCCAGAAGAAGCTGCTCAACCTGTTGATCTTATTGGTGTTAATGTCTCTGAACTATGGCAAGCAGTTGTAACTGGTGATTGGATAAAGACTCGTGGTATCCTAAACAAAGCTAATACAGGGGATGGTAAAGCTATTCGTTCTGTATTAGCTAATAGATTTAAATGGTTACTACTCCAATCAGATGGTAAACGCGCTATGAGATGCGCTAATGCTATCCATGAACTATCTTTATATCAATCATGGGAAGACGGCTTAACGTTGTCTTCCACAGCAGCTAGTATCTACAAAATATGTTCTATGATAGTTGCTGCTAAAAAGGAAGACTCCGAGAATGCCGGAACCAAAGTGTAAGTATATCTTTCCTTCTGCGGAAGATAATTTAGATCGTAAATTTATTTATGTACCTTTGATAGAGGCTATAAAAGCCTCTGAGAATGGGGTATCAGTCCTCTGGAGGACTTGTAATTGTAGACCTATCCCTTGTGGCTGTCCTAAGGAAACCGCTATATTAGAATGGGAAGTCAAAAGAGTAATTAACCAGCCTGAGACTGGTAAAAGTATACTATAAAGGTATACATCTCGTAATATCAGGAAGGTTTTAATGGGAAGAGTTTTAAAACCTAACACCGAAAAGGTGTTAAGTGAACGCTACTATCTCCGTGATCCACAAGGCAATAAAATCGAGACGGAATGGGAGCATTGTTGTCGTCGTGTAGCAAAAGATATTTCCAGCGCTTATCCATCAGGGGAACCACAGGGTCTAGAAGAATCTTTCTTCAGACTAATGTATAATCAGGAGTTTTCTCCTAATTCCCCAACATGGTTTAATGCTGGGAATCCTTATGTAAGTAAGAAGTCTTTATCTGCTTGTTATATCCTCCATGTACCAGATGATATACCAGGTATCTTCAAAGCAATTCAAGACGGTGCCATTATTGGGAAGACTGGTGGTGGTATTGGCATGGACGGGTCTCAAATCCGACCATATGGTGCGTTAACTAATTCAGGTGGAATCGCTTCAGGTGTTATAAGCTTCATGGGTCCATTTCAGGCTATGAGCGAAGCGATTGTTCAGGGAGGCAGAAGGCGCATCGCTATGATGTGGATGTTAGCTGTCTGGCACCCTGAAATCTTGGCTTTTATAGATTGCAAAGTCAAGACTGGGCCTTGGTTGTTGAACACCCTGCTAAACCAGTACGGTCTGAGCCTAGAGCAAGCTCGCCAGGTAGCGCAGGATGTCGGTTGGCTTGACGTCACCGACCATGGAAACAGTGTTCAGCAAGATACTTGGCATTCCCCATTCTCTGGTTTCAATATCTCTGTTAAAGTAACTAATGAGTTCATGAAAGTACTTGAAGAAGATGGACTCTTTATGTTGCGCCGAGCTATTGTAGATGACCCGGAGAATGGTCCACGGGCAAAACAAGTACGCTATGAGCCCTGGAGAGGTCCAGTTCTGGATCCTCGCAATGACGCTAACATCGTTGTCGAGAAGGATGGTATCAAATATGTTAGAGCTAAGCTGTTATGGCAGAGGATATTAGAATCAGCATGGTCCTCTGCCGAACCCGGAATTATGTTTGATGATATTGTCAACGATGATAACCCAGTCAAGTCTTTAGGACCTATACATAATTCCAATCCGTGTGGGGAATACTATCAAGTAGATCACAATTCTTGCAATCTTGGTTCTATTAATGTAAGTAAATTCTTTACAGCTAAAGCATCTGATAAATCAGATGCTTGGTATAACTATGTAGACTGGAAGAGATTAGCAATTACAGCCCGTAAGGCCGCTAGATTCCTAGATGCGGTTATAGAGAAAAACGAATATCCTATCCAAGAGATAACTGACACTACCAAAGCTTCTAGACCTATTGGTTTAGGTGTAATGGGAGTAGCAGATTTACTATTAGATTTACATATCGCTTATGGTAGTGATGAATCATATGAAGTGGGTGAAAGGATAGGACAGTGGATACAATACTACGCTTGGATTGAATCTACTATGCTTTCCAAGGAGTTTGGACCCTTTCCAGAGCTAGAGAATAATGTAGAATTCTTTGATAATAAGATGGGACAATTATCTAAGGATATAAATTGTCATCCTGCTCATCGTTATATTACTCAAAACCAAACCTTATACTCGTTGTACAAAAAGCATGGAGTTAGAAACTGTCACGTTACTGTTATAGCCCCAACAGGGACTATTTCTCTTATAGATGAATGTTCTTCTGGTATAGAGCCTATATTTGCTTTTAAATATACTAGACAGGATACAATTGGTGTAAGAGAGTACTATGATTCAAGGGCAGAAGCTTGGTTAGCTGAACACAAAGAAGATAAACTTCCTAGTTATTTTGTAGATGCTAGTCAAGTAACCCCTGAACAACACGTTAGAATGCAAGCTGCATTTCAGAAGTATTGTGATAACGCTATATCCAAAACAGTTAATATGCCAACTACGTCCACAGTAGAGGACGTTGCTTATGTATATAACCTAGCATTCAAGCTTAAGCTAAAAGGAATAACTGTATACAGAGACGGATGTCGTGAAGGTGTACTAATAAGAGAAGAGAAGAAGCCCACATCTCTTAAAACAGTACTAAAACCGATACAAGAGAAAGAAGTTATTGAGCGTCCAGATTTCCTAGATGGGGGAACTTATGTTATCCCAGATGGTAGAGATGGTAAGCTATACGTAACCGTTAATCATCAGATTGAGGGTAGAGTAATAGAAGTATTTCTACGTGAGAACGCTGGTAATGAATGGATAGAATTAGCAGGTAGATTAATAAGTTTATTGCTTAGATCCAATGTGTCTTCCAAAGAGATACGCCAACAACTAAGAAGAGTTGGTGGGCAGTCTGCTTTATGGTATAACGGTAAGTGTTTTACTTCTGCCGTTCAGCTAATAGATGAAGTCATCTTTGAGAAGGCAGCACCATACTTCGCCTCAAAGATTTCCAATATACCATTTGTTATTGAGACAAAGCTAGCAGCTATCAAAGATGAAAATATAACAAAACATACACCTAAATGCCCTGATTGTGGGGCACAGCTAAGATTTATATCAGGCTGCACAGAATGTAGTGTGTTGTGTGGTTACTCTAAATGTAAGTAATCATTTTTTAGGAGTGATTGTTCTATGCTCAAATACATTAAGACTGTAGAAAAGTAGTAATCCTCAATTTAAACGCATACAGAGGTGACACGTGGCAAATGGGAAAGTACACGTCAATGTAAACGCTGTTTATAACAATGGTGGTTTTCTATTTCAAGATATGAAGGTACCAGCTCGTATCCAATTGATTAAGATAGAAAAAGCGCCAAGGTTTATGGAAGTAGCCCTTAGGTTAGTTATATCAGATTCACTATCTGAAGACCTGTATGAAGCTCTAAACACATCCACTACTGTAAGTTTGGATATTGAAGGTGTGAAGCCGCCATTGGAGCGGGATAATGAAACAAAACGTATGTAAACTATTACGGGAGGCGCTAGAATTAAATACCTAGCGCTTCCATTTGTTTAGATAAACTATAGCCAACTGGTGCAAAGAAACTAATGAGACGTGAAGCAAAAATATTAAAAGAAGCTTTGCCACTATACAACGCCAAGCACATTATCATAAGTGAAGTCAAAGATCTCGTCCTTACCTATCAAATACAACTACCTTTTAAAACAAAAGACAACGAACAAATCATAGTTTATGCATATCAAAAACCTAAAGGGAAAAAACTGTATCTAACAGATGCTGGAAGAGTTGTAAGGTCTTTGGAAAAATTAGGAGTGGGTATTGTAATGCCAGTCCTACAAAATATTCTTCGTGAATATGGTTTGAGATTAGATGAGCATGCTAGTATAATAGAAGATAGTGATCGTCCACTGGGAGAGAGGCTGTCTAGTGTAATAGAAGCCTACATAGCAGTAGATGGGATATCCAGAGGATGGATAGCAACTGAAGCTTGGAAAGAGGAATTAAAGGATGTCAGAAAAACCATATAATCCACAAGGCGATGTTAATAAGATGATGGAACTCTTTGGCCAAGAGGTTAAGAGTAGCCCAGAATTGCCTGATAAAGATACATTGCGTCTCAGAGCAAGATTAGTATATGAAGAGGCAATGGAATTTGTAAAAGCTTGTGGATGTAATTTATTCATTAATGATAGAGCTGGGCAAGTCCTAAGAATTGGTTCACAGGATGTTTATATTGATACAGACAATTTCGAACCCGACTTTGTTGAGTACGTTGACGCTTGTGCAGACCAATTAGTTGTTACTTATGGAGCCTTCAGTGCAGCTGGGGTAGAAGGACAAGAAGTATTCGAAGAAGTGAACCGCTCTAATATGAGTAAAGTCTGGTCAGATGGAACTATCCACAAGAGGGAAGACGGTAAGGTTATTAAACCGCCAGACACATACTCACCAGCAAATATACAAAAGGTTCTTGATAACCAAACCAAACATAAATAATGCTAATCATAGGTCTAGGACACAAAGCTAGACAAGGTAAAGACACGTTTGCCAAGTCTATATTAGAAGAGTATTCATACGCAAGAACTTATTCATTTGCGAAGGAATTGAAGATCTTTTGTAGGGATAACCACGAGAGTCTAGTAATAAAATATCCATTTATTGAATTGGATACTAAACCAGATCCAATCTATAATTATCCGAAGATGCTTCAGTACATAGGTACTGAAGTAGAAAGAGCAAGAGACCCAGATTGCTGGATAAGTAAGGTAAACGCTAGAATACTACAAGAAGAACCCGGAATCGCCGTGATAACGGATGTAAGATTTATTAATGAAGCGAACTGGATTAAATCATTAGGTGGATTGGTAATTGATATCATTAGACTTAATCCAGATGGGACACAATTCATTGACCCATCAAGAGATCCTAATCACGCATCTGAAACACAATTAGACGGGTACCCATTTGATTTAGTTATTGGTGTGGTATCAGGTAATCTAGAGTTATTGAGAGATATGGCAACACAGGTTGTGTATAGCTCCCTATTTTATAGACCTTTCAATGAAAAGTGAATGAGGTTAAGTAATGAGTAGAGCTCCAATACGGGGCAAATCTATAGAGATAGTAAGCCATCAAATAGAAGAGAAAATACCAATCAACTATTATGTTGTTGGCTATAAAGAATGGTTAGAGGACGGCTTCGAGACAGAAGCCGTCCCTCGTTCTCAATGGATAATTATTGATGAAGGTAGAGAATGTAAACAACTGTCTTGGATAGTTGATACCCTAATTGAAATGGGTACGATTGGGTTAGACACAGAAACTACTGGTGAAGATAAGAAATCTGGTTTAGATCCTTGGCGGGAAGGTTCTAAATTATTACTGTTGCAATTAGGTAATGAAAGTAAAGTATTTCTAATACAACCCGGACTAGTGCCTTACCTCGCCGATGTCCTAGAAAATAAAACACTTCTACATCTAGGTCAAAACCTAGTATATGACTTCAAATACTTATTTGTTAAGTATAAAATACATATAAATAATATGTATGATACTATGCTAGCCGAACAACTACTAACTTCTGGTTTGAATGGAATAAAGGTAGGATTAGCAGATCTAGCACGTAGATATAAGCCTTATAGGATGATATCAAAGGAAGTTAGAGCTGACTTTATCCACTTCAAAGAACGTGGAGAAAAGATATCCAAAGATATGGCTTACTACGCTGCCAGAGATATTATTCTACTATTTCCAGTAATGAATGAACAAAAAGAACAACTGAAACATTGGAAACTAGAAGTAGTAGCACAAGATGAGTTTAACGTACTACCTGTGACTGCTTCCATGGAACTCAATGGAGTTAATTTAGATAGGGACACTCTTAAACTAGCTCTCTCCTATTGGGAGAGTAGGCAGAAAGAATTAGAAATAGAAATACTCAATTCTTATGACAAGGAACTAAAAAGCAAAGGTAAAGTAGAATTATCCCTAATACCAGAAGTTAAGAATGTATTTGATCTTAATTCCCCTGCTCAGAAATTGGCAGCGTTGAGAAATCTAGACTTTGATATAGAAAATGTCCAGAGAGAAACATTGGAATCTATTGATCACCCTATTGCTAAAGCATTAGCAGAGTATTCTAACGTAATGAAAGTTACTTCGACTTACGGTGAAAACCTACTAAAGAGGGTCAATACAAAGACTGGACGGTTACACCCAGAATTTAATCAACTAGGTTCTGGAGACGGTAGTTTATCTAAGAAGGGAACAATCGCTACAGGTAGATACTCTAGTGACTTCCAGCAAATGCCTCGCCCAACGGAAAGGTTTTGTGAGGTGAAGGGAGAAGAGCTAAGTGAGATACAACAACTCTTCTCTGAAAAGATAAAACAGTTTACTTCCTAAAACGGTCTGAAACCATATTACACATCTCAATGAATTCATCAAAAGATTGAGTATGTTTAGCGAAGTTTGCCTGTTTACAACAAGGTACGCAATTATCCTTTGTATATCCCTTAGAACTATCTAGTCTATCTATGCCATTGTATAAATATAATCCTAAATTGGACTTCTCAGATCTGGATTCGGAACTTGGTAACCTCCCTGTATAAAAGCAAGGAGAACTCGTTAATCCCAGGAATTCTTCATCAGTTAATGTCCATTTTATACTACGATCTTTAGCACCACCCTTATATCTACGTAACAAAGTCCTAAAAGCAGGATTACCTATTCCGTTACGGCGTTTTGAATACTCTTTTCCTAAACCACCCATACCGAAATGGCCCCTACAACAACCACAACTTATAACACGTCCAGAAACCATATCAGAGCCGGCTATAGTTACTATTTTGTTACAAACTATTCCGGTTTTTATACTAGGCGCTGTACATCTACATTTCCAGAGGTATTTGCGGATCCCCTTCAAGTTCTTCTTAGAGTTGCTAGGTTGAAGTTTGAATCCGTCTTCCTCTATTATTTCTAGGTAACCAAATACCTGATTTTTAACTAACTTTAACTTAGTACCTCGCATATTGATCTCCTTGCTATTATATAGTATAGTAGATCCAGCGAAAACAAGCGAAATTGAAACTCAGATAGTCCGGAAGAGCGCTACGCAGTAGTGAAAGATCCAAAAGAGTTAGCATTTGTTAAAAAGCAATTCAAAGATGTTTGGATGAAGTATCAATAGGAGAATATAGCTATGGGAAACCAATTCCGCAAAGCATTTCGAACCACAAAGATTAGAATTAATGAACTATCACCAGAGGCACAACAGGAAATCGAACAGCTATTCCTAAATCTAGAAGCAGCAAAGACTGATGCTGTAACAGCAGAACGTGAAGCTGGTAAAGCAGTTAGTCAGGCTCAGATTCGTAGGGGCAACGCACAAATCGCTGAATTGCAACTACTTATGGCTGCAGCTACTCATTTCACACAAATTGCTGGTGATCGTGTTTGGATCCCATACAAAGATAACAATGGTGTTATTACTTTCGAAGGATTTACTGAGAGGTTACTACGTAATAACATGAGGGCACAGCAAGAACTCCTTGGTCGTCAACTCGCTGAGAACAATGACGATAACACTAACTCTAGTGATTTGTACGAGGATGACACAGAAGATCCAAATGGAGCAAAGGGTGAAGAATAGTAATGGGTAGTATAGTAGCCGAACGTCAACCACTCGGCATCAAAGACGGTAAAGAATATTACTATGATTTAAGGCCAGTGGTCAAGGATGACACTGGCCTAGAGGTTGTTAACACCCAATACAAGAAAATTGTTTGGAGAGTTCACCAATTCTCCTATACTATGTAAGGTATACGAGAATTACCAATGCAAAAATTATCAGAAGCCAAGTTATTATCCAGACTAGAAAAATATCCTGATTTACTACAGGAATATAGGTCTGGGAAGTTAACACACCATCAAACTCTTAGACGTTGTAACTGTAGGGATCACCACCACAACAACGCAATAGAATTGAGGGCTAAGAAACAAGAACATTACAGAAAGTCTAGGAAAGCTGAACAACCCAGATATTTACTAAACAATGCTAAACGTCGTTCAGGACTGGAGAACGTTCCAATAGATATAACATTGGACTTTGTTAACGAGTATCTAAATCAGACATGCCCCGTATTTGGAACAAGCTTTATGATTGGTACAGAAAAACCTGTACCGGAATCGGCAACGATAGATAAATTCATTCCGATTGAGGGGTACACACAAAATAACTCTTGGGTTATATCTCATAAAGCTAATACAATAAAAAGTAACGGGTCCCCAGACGATGTACTTCGTGTAGCCATATGGATGAAATTATGTTCTCGTTTTGGGCATACTAAATCTGTTGTAGAATACAGAAAAATGATAGAGGACACATTAGATAAAGTAAAACTAGTAATAGAAGGAGCAATTGGAATATAATTATAAGCCAATAGGTAAAATCGGCCTTAAAGAATACTATGCGCGCATAGAAGAAAATGGTAAAGTTTCACCAGATATCTATACCAGAGTTCCTGATATTAGAGAGGCTATTAGAGCACAAGAAGGACATAGGATTCTATCTGCTGATTATGCACAGATAGAAGTGAAGCTTATGGCTCACCTAAGCCGTGATCCAGTTCTAATAGCCGCTATTAACTCAGGTAAAGACATACATTGTTATAATTCAGTAGAAGTATTTGGTGCCTCACTAAATTTTGATTATGACACTATTAATATAGCTCGTAAGGATCCGTTACATCCTAGGCACCAAGAATTATCTACTATCCGTAACAACATTAAGACTGTAACCTTTGGCACTACTTATGGTGCCGGTGCTGCTAGAATTGCAGCAATGACTGGGATGACACCAGAGGCAGCGCAAGACTTCATAAATGCTTTCTTTGCTAAATTCCATGTCTTGAAGAGATGGTTAGAAGAAACAGGTAACAATGCTGTACGTTATGGGTATTCTACATCTCCTCGTGGTAGGATTAGACATTATACTTTACCTTCCGCTGAAGATAGAGACGCAGATGGTTTACTAGCACAAATACGTAGATGGGCTGGTAATCAACCTATTCAAGCTGGAAACGTTGACATGCTAAAACCAGCAATGGCTGGCGTTTACAACGAATTGATAGAGAAAAACTACGGTCCTGAAGATGCTAGAATCCTATTTGTCGTCCATGACGAAATAGTTATGTCTGCCAGAGAAGACTTATCAGAAAGATACGATGAGACTGGTAGTATATTAACACATAAAGAGATAGAAGCTAGAATAAAGGATGGTAGAGGCTTTGTAAAAGGCCCCATCGAAGAGATACTATGCAGACACATGCAAAAGTCCTACGATGATATCATTCCAGACATTGTGAATAAAGTAGATGTGGCAATTGAATACATTTGGGCAAAAGCCTAGAACTATAACCAAGAAAGAACTAGCAAAGCTAGTATCATCAACGATGGGTTTGCCCATCAGGAAATCTAAGGCTATTGTATCCATAGTATTTTCTGTCTTACAGGCAGCAATATCCCGAGGTGAAGAGATAATAATCCCTAACCTCGGGACTCTTTCCATCCGTAAAGCTCCTACATCAAGGAGATTGTGGAGATTAGGAAAGATTGTAACACAATTCAAAGGGAAGAAACGTATAGTGTTCAAGCCCGATAAGATGTAAAGGAAGTTAATGCGAATGTTTTTCGTGACCATTATAGTAGTAATGGTTGCAGTAATAATGGATGTGGCTTTATTATATTACCAAGCCACTAAGGGAAAGCTACCATTTAAGATACAGCTTTTCCCTAATTTAGGGGGATAGTCAAGTTGAGGAGAACGAAGATCCAAGTTCCAGTCGTAGGATTGGTAGAGACCGTAAGTGTAGTAAATGATCCAACACCGGAGCCACCAAAGAAGAAAGTAAAATCATCTAAACCAGCTCCAAAATTAGTTGTAGAACACCCATCAGTAACGTTCCATAAGGGTGGAAGATATTTAGTTATACAGCCGAATGATCTCGAAGCTGTTGATATATGGAGAGAGTTAGAAGAGCGTAAACACGTTATGGAAATGCGTAATCCTGCTTTCTATGGTGTTTCTGGGTGCTGTGACAACAGCCAACTAAATATGGAGTTGTGGTTATATCTAAAGAATGATTTTAAGGACCACCCCTACGCAAAGATATTCGAAAGCTATGGGATAAAAGTGTATATTTCTCCCACACTAACTAACTGGGCTAAGAAAGAAGCTAGACGTCAAGAGATAGAAAGTACACCTTTCCCACCGCCACCGGTAACTGGTGACACACCTCTGTTTGATAGATGTTGTGAGGGTACAGTTCTACGTTGTAATAAAGAATATAAAGTACCCGGTAGCACGAACGTTAAGTTCAAACCCGGTGAAAGATACATGGTTCTATCCACGGGTAGTGAAGGAAGAGACTTAGTTGTAATAGGTACCTCTTCGTTATCTTCCAAAGCCACATTAAGTATGGTTGGGGCTGGGGCTCGCCATGAATGGACGGCTTTCGACCCCGCTTTAGAGGGGTGGTTTGATGACTCTGAGAGTATGGATGTAGGTCAAGATAGACTACAGAAATACCCAGATAAAGTAAAAGCTATGCGGGACAAGTTAGCTAAGTTGAAACTACCATTATACGAACACGTCG